CTGTGGTTCCTTGAGTACCTTGTGTTCCTTGAGATCCACCTAGTCCTTGAACACTTGTTCCTTGAGTACCTTGAGAACCTGTGGTTCCTTGTGTTCCTTGAGTACCTTGAGTACCTTGAGATCCTGTGGTTCCTTGAGTGCCTTGAGTACCTTGGGTTCCTTGAGATCCTGTGGTTCCTTGAGTACCTTGAGTACCTTGAGTACCTTGAGATCCTGTGGTTCCTTGAGTTCCCTGAGAACCAGTAGTTCCTTGAACACTTGTTCCTTGAGTACCTTGAGAACCTGTAATTCCTTGAGTACCTTGAGTACCTTGTGTTCCTTGAGATCCTATAGTTCCCTGAGTACCTTGTGTTCCTTGAGTACCTTGTGTTCCTTGTGTTCCTTGAGATCCTGTAGTTCCCTGAATACCTTGAATACCTTGAGAACCTGTAATTCCCTGAGGACCTCTAATTTCTCCAACATTATCCCAAGTAGATCCATCATAAACCCAAAGATGTCCAGTTTCATTATCAATTACTCCATTACCTGCAATAGCATCCGGAAAAGCATTATCAAGAGTTATTTGTGGATCATTTGGGGGATCTATATTTGCGTTAGGTACTGATCCAATAATTGTTACTGAGGTTCCATCCTTACCAGTAAAACCTTGAATTCCTTGAATTCCAGTAATTCCTTGAGATCCTGTGGTTCCTTGAGTGCCTTGAGTACCTTGGGTTCCTTGAGATCCTGTGGTTCCTTGAGTGCCTTGAGTACCTTGGGTTCCTTGAGATCCTGTGGTTCCTTGAGTACCTTGGGTTCCCGTTGATCCTTGTGTTCCACCCAATCCTTGAACTGAAGTACCTTGAGTACCTTGGGTTCCTTGAGATCCTGTGGTTCCTTGAGTACCTTGGGTTCCTGTAGTTCCTTGAGTACCTTGGGTTCCTTGAGTACCTTGTGTTCCCGTTGATCCTTGTGTTCCACCCAATCCTTGAACTGAAGTACCTTGAGTACCTTGGGTTCCTGTAGTTCCTTGAGTACCTTGGGTTCCTTGAGATCCTGTGGTTCCTTGAGTACCTTGGGTTCCTTGAGATCCTGTGGTTCCTTGAGTACCTTGGGTTCCTGTAGTTCCTTGAGTACCTTGGGTTCCTTGAGTACCTTGAGTACCTTGTGTTCCACCCAATCCTTGAACTGAAGTACCTTGAGTACCTTGGGTTCCTGTAGTTCCTTGAGTACCTTGTGTTCCTTGAGTACCTTGAGATCCTGTAGTTCCTTGTGATCCTTGAATACCTTGAGTACCTTGGGTTCCTGTAGTTCCTTGAGTTCCCGTTGATCCTTGAGTACCTTGGGTTCCTTGAGATCCTGTGGTTCCTTGAACCGAAATTCCTTGAGATCCAGAAGTACCTTGAGTGCCTTGAATTGAAGTACCTTGAGTACCTTGTGTTCCTTGAGTACCTTGAGATCCTGTAGTTCCTTGTGATCCTTGAATACCTTGAGTACCTTGGGTTCCTGTAGTTCCTTGAGTTCCTTGAGTTCCTTGAGTACCTTGAATGCCTTGAGGGGCGGTTATACCAACATCAATAACACTAGTCCACGAAACACCCAATCCAGTTGAAACTAAAATTGATCCAGCTGTTCCAACTTGATTATTAATGTCAACAAGATTACTTTGTAACTTAATATCTCCACCAACATCCAAAAAATACTGAGGTATTGTACTACCAATACCAACTTTATTATTTTCATAATCAATGGAGATCAAAGAGGATGCATCAATATCTCCATTATTATTGTAAAGTATATCTCCTTCATTTCCCGGAGCAAATATAGTGATTGTAGAAATACTTCCTGATGCAGTAGATACAACTGCATTTCCTCTAAAATCTATCTTAGTAACACTGTTTGCAGTTCCTACTAAAATACCTTCATCAAATATACTAATGCCCTCAATAAAATTTGCAGGAGGCTCTGGTATCCAATATCTATCATAAACTGTACCATTATCAATAGTTACTAAACGATAATAAGTCTGCGCAATCGCAACATTCTTTTCTCCGGGATAACCAAGATTTGGTTCTGCTTGATCCAATCCCAGGTAACGATGTCTGTCACTACTTAGACCCGAAAAAGATCTAACTTTTTTCCTACCGCTTAAATATTCTGCCATTCTTATACTGTACTATTTTCTAGAATACTACAAATAAATTCCATTTGAAGAGGCCCAACTAAACCTCCACTAACATATGTATGTGTAATGCCAGCACCTATTCCACCATATGTCGTGAAAACGGTTCCTCCTCCACCAACACTCTCAACAGTAAAAGATACTTGAGGCGAAGGATAAATTGTAGTTGTAATGCCAGAAACACCAGCACAAGTAAACTCAAGACCACTCATTGTGACTTGATTTCCCTCAGAAAAATTATGAGGTCCGTAAGTAGTAACAGTAGTCAACCCAGTAATGTGATCATATTTGCAATCATAAACAGAAACAATACCTGCTTGAGTTCCTTCTATAGCAATTGAGTCCGAAATTAATGCGGTTCGTTCTAATACTAATCTTCCATCAATAATAATTACCGCATCATCTGGTGGAATTTCAACATCTTTAATGATTCTATTATTTCTAGTATTGCCAGCAGTTCTTGGAGCAACACTTTTTCTACGATGTGTAAAGGTGACGGTAGGATAAGTTTCACCAATCCCCACATTGGATACTTGAGCATATAGGAGAATTGCAGAAACACCTACAGGAGTTGTATAAACTGTTTGTTCTCCTGGTGCAACTGGAACTGCAATTGTAAGAAATTTATTAAGTGGTGCAACTGCCATATTATCTTAACGCAAGTATTAATGGGGTAACTTCTGCTTGTATTGCTCTACTAAAATCTCGTCCTCGGATTGTAGAAGTTGTCTGATCAATTTGGATGCCTTCCCCAATATCAAAGTTTCCTTTTTGGTCGGTGCTGGTAAATGGAATTTGTGCGCCATCTCTAGCAACAACTTCATTTGCTTTAATAGGTACTGCACCCCTAAGAGGTGTTGATGTATTTATATCTGTACCTGTACCAATATATTCAAATGAATGAGAACTTGTAAGAATTCTACTAATTCTTCTTAACTCAATTTCATCATCTTCAAATAATTGGTATGGAATAAATTCATTAAAAGTAACAGTTGTAATTCCAGTAGGATTTGTTGGTTCAGTTGACTCGGATACTGTGTAATAAATTGGAGACATTACTGCGGTCGCAAGACCAGTGTTTCCTTCAACATCAACTACAATATTTTGTGTTGATAGATAATTTCTTCCAGTGCTTATAACATCAATTGAAGTGAGTTGTCCCGACTCATTTACATTTGCAGATGCCTGCGCCACAATACCTTGTGGTCCTTTTGGTTGGAATGTTCCATCTGCATCACGAATAATTACATTTGGTGGTGATGCCTGACTAAATCCAGAACCACCATTTGTGACGGTAATTGAACTTAGTTCTTGTAAAGGTGCAGTAATTACACCAGTTCCAACTGCATCTCCTGTATAATTGTCTAAATTAATTTTAAACCATAATGCCTGTCCATCATAAGGTTTTCTTGGATTATTATCAGAATCAAACACTGATGTTAAAGTTATTCTATCAAGTTCTGGTAATGTGTCGGAAAGAACTTTTCCTGTAAATTCTGTTCTACCAAGACCTACTGCAACAAGACCAAAATTACCAAAAGATGAGTTTGAGTTTGTAAGATCACAAGAACCACCAGTATCACAATAAATTCCAATATCACAATTAATTGTGAAGATAGAAACTAATTGTGCATATCCATTGTTAGTAATTGAAACACCAATACCTGCCTCATTATATTGTGTGAATGAATCACATACCATAGATTTGAGATCTGCGCCTGGAGCAAAACCAATTGCATGATCTCCATTAATTTTCATTCCAATGCTACCGGACATAAAGTTGGTGCAGTTTCTTACATATGGAGACCTCCATCTTCCTGATGGTCCTTCAGATGCAGGCCCTGGTGCAATATAACCGGACATTGCAGAATCACTTGGAGAAATTGGTGGAAATGCGACAGCACCACAACCATTATGCATTACTGAGACATTTGATCCTGCAAAATTTAAATTCTCAATTAAGCATCCTCTTCTTACATGAAATACATCTTTAGTTGGATTATTTGGAACAATTGTAACTAATCTCAAATCTTGACCCGAAACAGTTACATCAGTTCTCAGACCAATAGGATTATTTTCATAATATACACCAGAACGCACAAAAATTGTATCTCCATCCTGTGCAATTGCTGCAGCAGCACCTATAGTTCTTTTTGCATCTCCTTCAAGTAATCCAGTATTTGAATCATTTCCGTCCATTGTAACCCAAATAGCATTTTGGGTTTGAACTCCAGGTGGTCTCCAAGATACTCCGGTTCCAACAGAAGCAAGACGATAATCTGTCTTTCCTATTGCAGCACTACCATTACTATCAATTAAACTGGATTTTAATTCTACAGATTGCTGAAATAAAGATGATCCACCAACTGTTAGTGATCCATCTAAAGTGAAAGAATCTAATCCCGGATTATACTTAATTCCAGAATCAACTCTAATTGTTTCAGATTCAGTTGATGTAAAATTTTGTACAAAAGGTATATAATAATTAATGTTATTTGTAGTCTCTACCGTTTTTATAAAAGTAGAGATTCCAGACCTATCAGAGTAACTAGAAATTCCAGATCTATCAGAGTAACTAGAAATTCCAGACCTATCGGAATAACTGGAGATTCCTGAAACATCAGAGTAACTAGAGATTCCAGATCTATCAGAGTAACTAGAGATTCCAGATCTATCAGAGTAACTGGAAATTCCAGATCTTTCTGCATAGATTGCAGTTGAAATAGTACCGGTAGTGAAACCGGTAATGATCATATTATTATCAACAAGTGTAAATCCAGAAAGAGTGGATGTTCCATCAACTATTAAGGGACCATCTAATGTTAAAGAATTTAAACTAGGATTATACTTAATTCCAAAATCAACTCTAATTGTTTCAGATTCAGTTGAAGTTGAATTTTGTACGAATGGCACAAAATAATTAATGTTATCTGTAGTCTCTACGGTTTTTATGAAGGTAGAGATTCCAGATCTATCAGAGTAACTAGAGATTCCAGATCTGTCGGAATAACTAGAGATTCCAGATCTTTCTGCATAGATTGCAGTTGAAATAGTACCGGTAGTGAAACCGGTAATGATCATATTATTATCAACAAGTGTAAATCCGGAAAGAATAGTTTCTCCATCTACCCTTAGGTTATTTCCAATATTTAAATTCTCTTCAATACCAACACCACCATTAGTAATTACTAATGCTCCAGTATCTTTAGATGTTGAAGATGTTAAATTATTGAATGTTACAATTCCGTCAACATCTAAATTTGAATTTAACTCCGCATCATTATCTACAATTAATAATCCAGATAATTTAGTATCACCAAAAACATCCAAATCATATTGTGGAACGGTGTTTATACCAACTTTACTTACTCGGTAGATATCTTTATCAGTTGTTTCCGACCACCTATCGGAAACAATTATAGAAGCCACAGATGTTTCTGCAGTTCCAACAATAACATCTACCAAGTTATTTTGATCAATGCCATCATAAAAATCTAATCTAGAAACTGTTCCTGCATATACTCCTTCATTATATACATCAATTGCTTGTATTGGAGGAGCAACGGATGCCAAATTGCCCCACCTTACCCCAGAAGCATCTGATATTAAAATCTGTCCAGGAACACCTCTACTATTAAAATGATCATAAAGAAATCTATTTAAATAGAAATCTCGTCTGAGGTAAATATCATTTGTTGTTAACGATCCTGTGTATATGCCACATGCATCAATATAAATGTCGCCAGTATATGTTCCTATTCCACAAGGATCTATAATATCGTATTCAAATTCTGCAGGTTCAGTTGCTATGCCTGTTGGACCATATACTTCATTTGCAGTATCTGTGGTATCATTTAGATACCAAAAATTAGGATCAAACATCTTTTAATATATTTTGTATTTCCTGTTTTATAAAGTTTTCCATATAATTGTGCTCAAAGTTGAATGAGTATCCTTCATTACCATTTGGATAGTCAAGATAACTATCTCCTTCATACTCCACAATCAAATCATCATCCAATCTACGACCAATAATATAATATCCCGCATTAATGGGATTAGAATTATTATTTTTTACAATAATTTGATTTTTTTCTTTTATTACTTTCTCTATATATAACTCTTGCCAGGAACCAATCGGAGTAAAGTTTACTGTTATATCATCTAAATTTACTAATCCAACCCAGAATGATGGTAAAGTTATAATTCCATCTTCTAAAACTTTACCTCTACAATACACTGCAATCTCTGGACCCTCTATACAAACATGTCGCAATCTCCATCCCTTCTTATTAGGATGTTCCATATCAAATGGTAAGTTCTTTTTATTGGAAAGAACATGCGCTCCCCCATTGGAAACAACTTGACCAGTTGCTAGAACATTTCCATTTGAAATAATGTTTGCCAATGACCATAATGATCCCACCTTCATATTATAGTAATAATATGGAACACATTGAGGCGGAAGATCTAAATCTACATTTAATGGTCCATTATCATTATTATCATGTTTAGGTACAAAATCATATCGCGATGAAGGAATACCTCCAATAATAGGATCACTACAGTCCGTTTTTCCGATATCCCTTAATATGAATCTATCTGCCATGTTTAGTTACCTTTTAGAATCATAATGATAACCAACTACGGAATATTCATCATTATTTCCAGGATAATCTGCTGGAGAAGTTCCTTCATATTCAGGGATTAATTTTTCACCATCTATTCTTTCCGCAAAAATAGTATAAAAACAATCAATATCCTTATTATTTTCTTCTTGAAGATTTATTATCTCATCAGTCCAATTTAATACAATAATATTTTGAAACTGACCTATTGGAGTTATTGTTACTACAATACTTTCTTTATCCACAAAATTCTTCCAGTATTCTGGTAATATAATTTGATTAGAATTTGTTAATCTACCTTTAATATAAACATCATTAGAAGGTCCTTCTGGACAAGTATGTCTCAGTCTCCAACCTTCTTTTGTGGGATGTGGAATATCAAAATTCTTTTTTAATGATAGAATATGTTTGCCGCAACGAGATACAACTTCACCTTGAGCAATTACATCTCTTCCCACATTAACATCTTCCGCAGTATCCACCGTATCCATAAATGCAGAAGGTCCTCTTACGCCTAATGAATATGGATTATTAGTTCCTGTGCATAATGCCCCAGGAATTATAGGAGGCAGAGAATCAGTATTACTCAACGGACCAATCATTACAGTCGCCCAGATTCCAGGAAATTCAACATCATCTCCGGCAATTAAAGGGCCTTGAACGTATGCCGATCCTCTAATTGCGGCAGGACCCCTACCCAAAATTTCTGGTTTTACTGCATCGCACGCTACAAATAATCGTTGTATATTTTCTTCATCTGTGAATGATGACATTTAATTTCTCCTTAAAAATTAGATCCTGGTTTAACGGAACCAAGTGCTCTTTTATTAACTGGCAAACAAGGACTCTTGAGGGCACTAGCATTACTCAATTTCTGAAAACTTCCTGCGGTCATTTTCATAATATTTTTAGCACTTGTATTTATTTCCGATGAATAAAGACTCATTGCTTCACCAGCTTTAATATTAATATGTTTAGCGGAATCTAATTCAATTTTTTCATTTGCCTGGAGAGAAATAATTCCATTGCTGTTATCATTTCCGGAAGCAATCAATTGAATATTTTCTGCTTGAACTTTAAATGTACCTTTAGTTACAATTTCAATATTTCCTTTAGCAATTCCATCACCACCAGATGCGTTTAGATAAAATGCAACATCATTTTTCTGTATATTATCACCACAAGTAATTTGATATCTTCCTCTACATCTAGACCATATCCACCCAGGTCTTTTTCCAACTTGTTCAATAGTGATAAATTCAAGTCCACCTTGTCCCTGTAACATGATAGAAGATTTTGTTTGATCACTATGAATGTGTCCAAATCTTAAATTTCCATCTTTAGTTCGTATATCTTTTATTTCTTTATTTTGTGATTTTGACATTAGAATACTCTCCCAACACAATCTATGACAGTTATTAATTGAACATTTTCTGGCACACTTTCAATTTGACTTTCTATTGGTAAAGTTAAATCTATTCTAATAGGTTTTAAAATTACAGAAAATGTTGCATTAAACCCAGTATTGGAATTTGTTCTTATACTAGGTAAATCCAAAAATCCCGCGCCAGGTTTAATTATATTTACCCGATCAATTTGACCAGAATCATTTACTACTAATTCTGTTGAAGAACCATTATTTGGAGTTATTATTAACTTATCGCCCGGTCTATATCCGAATCCAGGATTCAAAACAACAATTTCATCAATAACCAAAATTACTGGATAAGTTGGGCCAATATTTTCTGGTGATGGTGGTGTGACTGGAACTAAAGGTAATGACACAACCTCGTCCCTATCTAATATTCTAGGAGGTCCATCTGGCGGAAAATAAGTATCTCCTTTTTTAACTTCAATGGGTCTATATGGTTGAACAACATATTTACCACCACATTTTGTCTGCACATATCCTTCATCAGGTTCTTTCCAGACTCTTTCATTACCACCCAAACTCCCATCAGGTGCAGACAAATATCCATCACCAGGAGCGACTATGGTTATATTTTTTATTTTCTTACTTCTTTTTAATTTCTTAACAATCTCTTTTTCAAATTTATTTCTAGGATCATCACACTGATTAAAAAAATCTTGGTTAGATGTTCCAGTGTCCCCAGGGCCTCCTGTCCCAGCACCACCAGCACCTCCAGCACCTCCAGCACCTCCGGCGCCTGTCCCAGCACCACCAGCACCACCAGCACCTCCAGCACCTCCAGCACCTCCAGCACCTCCAGCACCTCCGGCGCCATCAGCACCTCCGGCGCCTGTCCCAGCACCACCAGCACCACCAGCGCCTCCGGCGCCTGTCCCAGCACCACCAGCGCCTCCGGCGCCTGTCCCAGCACCACCAGCGCCTCCGGCGCCTGTCCCAGCACCTCCAGCGCCTGTCCCAGCACCTCCAGCGCCTCCGGCGCCTGTCCCAGCACCACCAGTACCTCCAGCACCACCAATTATACCAGAACCAGTTCTATCATTAGTTGTTAAATCAATTCCACTAGTATCTTGATCATCATCTATTAAGTTTACTAATAATTTACTACCATTACCTTTTCCGCATGGGTCTATAAGTTCTGCGGAAACATTATTTAAAAATCCAAATCCAGGATTCACAATATCAAATCCAATAACTGAAGATGATATTGGACTTATAATTGCATTCGCCGCAGCACCAAATCCGCCACCACCAAAAAATTGAACCAATGGAGGACCACAAAGTTGAGGATCTGTTGGACAACTTGGAGCAGTTGGAAGTAAATTGGTTGGTGATAATTGATTGACTTCATTAATAGAAAGTTCCTGTTCAATTCCATCGCCATTTTGAAAATAAAACCTTTTTGATGGATCTGACTGAGCAACTTGATTTGCCTGATCTACAGTTAATCCACCAACTTTTTTACCATCATTATCAATGAATGAAACCTTTATACCAGTCTGAGGAATAATTTTTGATAAAAATGGAAATGACATTATTATGCGGAGTTTTGTGTTAATGTAACTACACCAGACCTAATCGTATCTGGTGGTAAATTAAATGTATTACTAGATCCAGAATTTGATGTATTTGCTGATACTGGTGAAGATGATCCTTGTCCCGTACCCGTTGGTGAATTTAATTGTGGATTTGATGGTATTGGTTTTGGATCACCACCGGGAAGTGCTGAACCATCTTGAGATATCTCTGTATATTTAACACATTCTTGTTCATCATCACAAGTAAAGAATTTTATAATTCCTGAGATAAATTCTAAAGCATTAAACAAACTAAAACCTGCAATGTTTCCACTTAAGATTCCGGCGATTGAAGAAATAAGTGCATTTATTGGGGCAAGTGCTTTTTCTAATATTGATGCGATTGGCCCTAAAATACTATTTAAAAGTTCACCAACTAAATTTTCCGCAGCACAAAGAGGAACATTAATAACATTATCTAGTAATTTAGAAAGAATGTTTGCTAAAAGAGTTTTAAGACCCGCGATTAACTTATTAAATAAACAATTAATAAGACTTATTCCATTTTCCAATTGTTGATCCAATTTAACAGCTTCGCCTGGAAATAAAAATGGTGCAACTGTTTTGATTTTATCTTGAACTTGTTTTAAAATATAACCACGAATTCCATTGATAGTATCTTTTGCAAATCTAGAAATTTCTTCAATCGCACCAAAAACTTGTTCTTGAACTTTTGCAGTGAATTCTGTAATTTTTGCAGAGAATGCAGATACTTGATTAAATTTCTTTTTAAGATCTTCTATCGTATTAATAAGATTTTTTAGGATTCTCTGTATTCCTTTTGTGCGAGAATTATTCTTCTTACAAACATCCAATAGAGGAATTTTCTTCCTCATATCAATGTCCTGTAAATTAGTTGCTTCGGTTCTTACATGTTGCGCTTCTGTTATTTGTAATGGTGTCTGTCCAATAATTCTATCATCAGGAACTAAAGCAGCTCTCAGTGGATCACCATCAGTATAAGTATTGTTAAACTGTTGATACCCTTGATTACAATTTCCAACCGAACCTGCATCTGATCCAGGTTTTCTAGATGCTTTGACTGTTGCGATTAATACTTGCCTTTCAACTTCGGATGCAGAAAGACCTGCTGCCCTTGCCTTTTGTCTTGCCTCAGTTGCTGCTTTAAAAACTTCCGATGATGGTGTTTTAGATGGATCTAATAGTTTTATAAGTTGCGCAATACTTAATTGATCCACATTTGGTGGAACCGGAACATTTGCTAAACTACCGGGACCAGTTCTTGGTGTTGGTGGTGTTGTTGTTGAAACAGATCCTCCAGATGAAGTTGTTGCGGGTTGATTTGGTGCAGATTCCCCTCTTACTCTTGGAACATTGTTATTGGAGTTTCCAATAACTCCCATAATATAACCCTCTTGACCTGCCATTCCATCCATAAAGAATCCAAATACAACGGATCCCGATTCAATTGATGGTGTTTCTGTTGCACCACCATGACCAGAACCAGCAGTTACAGGCATTACGACCTGACAATATGCCATGTCTTTTGGTGGAAGTTTATCTAATTCTCCAGTATGCCAATTAAACACGCGAACCTTATAACGATGTCCCCATCCCTTAATTCCGGTAACATTCGTAAAAGTTTCACCTTGAATATTATCCGACCAAGTTTCTTTTTGCTCCACTCTACCCAACCACCAAGGTGGATTCATGAAAAATTGAGGATTAAACAAAGAACCTGCAGTTACATCAGACATATTAATTAGTTATCGTATATACGGCATTCTAATGCGTCAGGATGAGAATCGCAATATAATTCTAATGTTGTTGGATCATGATCATCATCAGGATGATTAATTTGATATTTTTCAAGAGAATCCAATTCATCTTCCAAATGTCTTCTTCTTTGACTATTTGTGTTTGGATTATTTAACTCATCAATATCATCATTGATGTGTTGTTGCAAAGATTTATCCATCTTAACTGCGGACATTTTTTATTATTTATTACATTTTCATTGATCTTCTTCCGTAAGCTTCACGAATTAATTCTAAAGAAGTATAACATTGTTGTTGTGGATCTATTCTATGACATAAACTTGAAATTAAATATACTCCACTAATTCTTGGATCTTGAGTTGGATTTGGTTTTGTAGATTGTTCTGGGAAATCACAATATATTAATTGTCCAGCTTCCAAACTAAAATCTCCCGCAATTGTAATTTGAACCTTAACAGTAAATGCTTGATTGTATCTAGATGAAGAGGCTGAAAGATAATCTTTTTTAATGGTGTCCAGTTCTCTTGATTGTTCAACTGGCAACAAATTACCGATAGATTCTGTCCCCGTAAAAAATCTTGATGGATTTGAAATAAAATCAAGATTCATATTTTTACCAAATTCAGTCGCAAGAGAATTTGTGAATCCTACTTGTTGTGCAATATCTAATGGATTGCAATTATATACACTTTCTAATGTATTGAATAAATTCACCGAGGAATTATATGTTCCCATCTGAAGTTGATCTCTAAGATCCGCATCATCAATAACTTCAGAACTTAGTATTTTTCCAGTGTATCCTGGAGGTGGATCCGAAACAGTATTATTTTGAATATATTTCTTAATGTATTCTTGGCCAAATAAACCATCTATGGATTTAAATTTATAACCACTTTTTGTTTCAAAGAAAAAATAACCAGCGAGTAATCCAGCAGCAGTTGTATTTTCTTTAATTGATTGGGACGCTAACCACATTATAAAGTAAAAGGGTTTTTTAATAGTAGCAATAAAAGATCTACTATTTTTAGTTGGTTCAATGTCTATTGTTTTATTGGTTCTTAATCCTTCAGTATCAGTTTTAATAATTTTAGTTACAGAATCTGAAATTTTTCCATCATATCTTTTCTTTAATCTTACACTTTCATTCTTTAAAAACTCTTTAGATACTAATTCTATGATTTCAAATTCTCTAAGTTTATCGCTACCTTTACTTCTACCACTGATATACATTGCGGTATCATCAGTCTTAAAAGATATTTTTTGTTCTAAAGCATCTTCAAGTTCAATATAAACTTTTTCTCCTCTACTTATTTTTATCTTATTGGATGCGGTTATTCTACCACCAGTACCGTCATTTCCATCTGAAGCATAACCAGTGTCAGTAAATGCTATTGTCATTCTTACGGTTTCGGATAATATATTTTCATAATAATATAATTCAGATATTCCACCATTAAAAGCTACTGGTTCACCTCCAGTGTTCGGAAATACCTTAAAAATAGGTACATTACTTTTTGTTAGGATTTCTATTCTCATCCTATAACCTCTAAGTTTTCGAATGTATTATTATTTACTATTTTGGAAATTACTAAACTTCCACCACCTCTTCCAATAGGAATTGGAACAACTTCGGGATCAGTAGGAACTCTCATAATTACAACTTCTTGTTGTACATCATAATCCATATATCCAGAAATGGATTTTAGTTTTTCAATTATTCCTGGTGCTCTAGCAATTAATTGTGATTTGTTTTCAATATCAATTATTTCTTTTGCCAGGTCAAATCCAAAAAGATCTACGGAGTCTTTATCTATTACTTTAAATAATTCTCCTTTATGCAATTTCAAAATAAATCCATCTCTAGGAACAATACCAAAGTTCTCTCCATGAAATGCATAATAATCTGGAGCACCCGAATTTAATTTCATTAATTGTTGTGGCGCAAGAGTACCATCTGGTTTATATCTACCATGTCCAACAAATGCATTCGTTCCAACAACATCAGCAGATACACCATAACCATCAGTTGCACTATATTTCATATTTCTAAGTGCAAGAGGAAAAGCAACTTTATTTCCTTTACCAGTACCTCCTATTTGTAAATCTAATTCTGTTTTTCTATGTGCTGCTTGTCCTCTTGAAATATATGCTCTTATTTTTTCATCACTAGAATTTACGGGAATAGTTTCTCCAGATCTTCCGACGTAAATTGACTTTTTCCCCAAAAAATGTTTAATCACTCTGAATCCAGCTGTCGCAACTCCAGATCCATCTCCAGGTTTATTTGTTCCTATATGAAAATGAGTACCTTTTGACCTCCCAGAGTTTCCTTGAATAAATCTACCATCTCCGCCTCGGGTCATGCCAGAAAAATCTGCAGATGTTGGAATTTGGTATCCTTTTTTAGTTCTAAATCTTTGTAAACTTGCAAGATATTGTGCATGTATTTTTGGACCTTTATCATTTTGAATGTATTCTGCAGGTCGTTCCCATTTTCTCATCCACCAATCCGCAGCTTGCTGAGAAGAAGAAAACTTTGTATTTAAGTATTGTTGACTTGGTTCACCTTTTTCCGTTAATGCATAATCAATTTGTCCTTTCCAATTAGATGCATAATTTGGAACTGCTCTTAAAAAATTACCTTTTCTTGGTTCATTTGAATATTGGAAAAGACCCACTCCTGGCCCTCCTTGTTCAGATACTCCTGGTCTAAATCCACTCTCTCTATGAATATTAGCCATAATACCTAAAGCATGAATATCACTCATTCCTTTGGATATTAAATAATTGTATATGTCTCCTTGTAATCCTTCTGGGGAAAATTGACCCGCAATACCACCAGCACCATCATCACCCTCATTACCTCTATTAATATTTTCTTCAATCATCTCCTCCCTACCAGTTGGTCGTAATGCCAACTCTTGGGATAACTTGCGAATAGTTGCATTAACATCTCTGGAAACAGATTCTTCTACTGATCTTGCTATTACTTTCGTATAATCTTCTCCTTGAAAGAATTGTCTCGCATCCACTTCTCCGCCCCCAGAAAATGCAAGCAATGAAGAATCAAAAATTCTTCTCATCCAAGAATTTAATCCCTTACCAACATTCAAATAATCTATTTTATCTGGTGACTGACCTAAAATAGATTTGAATATAATTGTAGAGATAGTACCAAATATATCTGTTGATTTGCTCCAAATATCATTATAAGTCTTCAGTAAAAACTCTTGGGGATTAGGTGTTTTTCCAGTCGTAGTTGGAGATTTTTTCTTTACTTGGGATTCATCTTGCGATTGACTTTGCCTTACTCTTGCCGCTCCCCCAAACCACCCAAAAGGATCCCACCAAGGTCTTTGTGTTTGTTTCTTTTTAGTATCTGGGAATACCTTTTGAACTTTTTCTTCGCCGCCAATACTTGCCCCAGGTCTTATTTTTCTGGGCATTATTGAAATAGTTCTAGATGGTTTTTTCTTCTTTATGGTTCTTCTAGGGCGTGAAGTTTTTCCAGATATTTTTGGTTGACCTCCTCCAGCAGCTCTTACGGGTTTTTGTTTTTTTTGCTTTTTGGGAGGTTTATTGCCAAAAAACATATCATAAAGAACACCACCGGCTTCAGAACCTGCCCAAGACCCCAGAAATGCGCCAATAGGCCCACCAATAGCAGTACCTATTGCACCCACAAGAACAGCACCAATTCCTTTAAAGGCTGCTTTACCTATAGGTTCCCCCAGTGCCCAAGACAAACCAAATTCAATTAGTCCACCAATAATCGGTATTTTATTGACTAAAGGTTTTACGAACTTGAGAATTTGCTTTGCTCCACTTTTTCCCGCCGCACCAACAAAAGCATTTCTTGCAACTCTTGATATAAATCCTCTTCCACCACTTCTAGGTAAATTAGTTAAATTTTTACTTCCAAATCTAGTTTTAAATTGATCTACACCATATCTTCTAGCATATCTCTGTTGAGCATTTTTTCCAACTCTATTACCCTTCAAATCATAACCACGTTTTCCTGGGGAAGATCTACCAGTGTCAAGATCACCACTCAAAGAAGATAATGCTGCAACAACTGCAAGATCAAAAACTAAATTTAAATTATCCGTAAAAGTATCAAATAATTTTAAAACACCATCACCGCCTATATTACCAAGAAATGTGCGAGTGCTTTTGTATATTTTATTCCCCCAGTCAACAAAGGTAATAAAACCATCTAATAATTTGCCGCCCCAATTTATAAAAAATTCTCCAGCAGAAATTATAACTGGAACAATTTTCAAAAGTTTTGGTAGAAAATCTATTAATCTAACGAATATGAATCCCAAAAATGTTTGCGTTATATAGTTTTTTATCCAATCAAATATTCCTAATTTTGGTGTTGATGGTAATTTTAATTTATTATCCTGTTTTGGTTTTTTCTTTTCTAGTTCTTTTTCCCTCTTTTCAAACTCAGATTTCTCTAAATTCAATCTAGAAATCTTTGCCTGTTTTTTTCTTAAAGATAAATTCTTGTTTAATAGTTTATCAATTTTTACTACTTTTGTATATGACTTTTCGCAACAATTTTCTTTAGATTCCGGTTGTTTTTTATCTTCACCGACAAAAGGAACTAGAGCATTAGTTGGTTCAACTTTATTGGCATTTTTTGGTTTAATACTATTGTATGGCAGTTTATTTTGATTAGGAACAATCGCCAAATTACTCTTGGTGTTCTTTATAAGTGGAGAATTTGATAGAGGTATTAAACTTGCCATTTTTTATTTTCTAACTCCTAATGTTGATTGCGCAACGGATGTTCCTTTAGGATGCAATGGACTGAATGATGGTGGTTTTGATTTTGATGGAACGTTGACGGAAGATTTTCTATTTTGACCCGAGACTTTACCCAAATCTATAATTTTTGGTTTTGATGTGGATCTAGTTAAAGGAGTTACTGGTGATCTCATCTTTGGTCCACTGGAAAATCTTACGGGTGATGATGAGTTTGTTGGAGATAATTTATTAGTATCATAACCTTTTTTTGATGCATTGGAATTTCCATCCAACATTGACTGGATTACATTTGCATAATCAATAGCACCTTTTTCTGTTGCTTTTTTGGTAAAAATATATCTAGATTCTCCTGGTTGAGCAAAATATGAAAAATACTGTCTATCAGATCCTCCCAATTTTTTTCCATCTGGACTATAATCAGAACCAGAATTTTCTTTAATCATTCCTCCACCTTGATACTTTTTAGAAGATTCTTCATTTGGTGTTATCATTCCTCCACCTTGATACTTTTTAGAAGATTCTTCATTTGGTGTTATCATTCCTCCCATCATGTTTCTAATATCATTATTCTCTGAAATATTATTTGCAATAGGTGTAACCTTACCGCCATGTTGAAACTTAAAGAAATTTGGATTGAAATTTATACCAAAAAAAGAATTGTTATTTTTTGGTGGGGAGTTTGTTTCTTTTGGTTTTTGAGGTGCAATAGACCTTGATAAATCTTTTGGTCCACTTAAAATCAATTTTCGTTCTAAGGCTATTCTAGATGGAGAAGGGCCGCCCCTTTGAACATGGGTGGCGGCACTAACCATATCACCTTTAGTAAGAGCGGATGTTAGATTTCTATATGCACCTATAGGACCATATGGAGCATTATACCCAACTAATGTAACTCCGGCTCTTTGATTATCACTCATTTTATTCCAAGTAGGAATCTTTTTACTATAAACTTTACCCAAGTTCATAATATTGGTATTAAGAATATTGTCTGCCTTGGACTTTGTAATTGTATCTCCAGGTTTAACTGGTTTAGTACCATTCAATATACTATCATAATATGTTGATCCCCACCCTATTGTTGGTTGCCCCACACTGTCAATATATGAATGAATATTTGTTTGTGGTGATATTGTATTCCATGCTTTTCCGGATATAACACTTTTTCCTCCAGGTTTAATATAATCATTTTGCCCTTTAGATAATGAAGATAGTGCTTCATCATGCTTCAAATGCTTAGATACTGTTTGAACAAATCCACCACCTGCGGCATAAGTTATACCGTTTGCAATTTGTGGAACATTAGTTCCTCCACCAGCAGCATTCATAGATTCTAATGTTTCAACACCATATTTTTTAACTGCTCCAGCAGACATAACAAATTCTCCATCACTAAGCATCGCTGGTACTTTATCATCTTTAGGTCCACCAGGACCTTTTACCATACCACTAGATGGTGCATTATTCATACTTCCAAATAAATCATTTAAACCACCATTAGAAAATTTTAATAATGCTACATTTCCTCCCCCAGAGTATTTTTGAGTTGGAGGAGTTCTTTCTTGCTGTGATTCATTTTTTCCAGTGACATCTCCGAGGAATTTAGCAGTACCAATAGTAACAGCAGCTGTTGTTGCAAGTTGTAAACCTGCACCTATAAGTTTGCCTTTTGTTCCCAAAAAATTTCCAACTTTTGCAGCAGCACCCCGTTTACCAATAAAGGAAAGTAAACGAGGCAAAACTGCTTTAGTTAATTTTAAAGATCCCGCAATAAGTATTTTGGATAATGAACCAATAGCTCTACCAAATCCAGTTCCAAATCTTAGATATAATGCAGCAAGTATAGGCCATTTATCAGATAAAAACTCAATAATAGTTTTTATTTTACTTTGATTATCAGGATCCGCAATCCATTCCAGCAATTTAATGAATACTTTACCAAGAATTATATTAGTAATATAATTCAATATCATATCCCAAATAGATTGAAATGGTTTAGTTATTGCTGATAATGCCTTTCCAATCCCCTTGAATGAATTGGATTCCATTTGATTTTCTCTATCTTGTCTGCTTCTTTTCTCTCTTGTTCTTCTTTCCTTTTCTGATCTATTTGTTTCAAAATTATTAATTTCAGTAAGAGTGCTTATAATAGAATCTAGTTTTTCCCCGATCCTTTCACAGCATGTTTTTTGGGGTGTTCTAATTACTCTGGTCTTTTTAGTTACATCTTTTACATCTACCTCTTCAATTTTAGGTTCATAACGAAGTCTTTCTGTGGATAATTTTGAAACCGGAGATTTTATTATCGCAGAAGTTTTTGGTTCGGAGACATTAGAAGTTCCCGGAGGATTTTTATCACCAGAAACTTTAGTTTTTGTTTCTTTTAAATTAAATGTTTTTGTTTCTTTATCTTTTATTCTCCATACTCTTTTAAGTTCTCCTTCAAGAAGTTGTTGAGTTTCAAAAGGAAGTTTTGTATTTACTAATCTATATGAAGCAAGTGTAGTTTTAATTGCATCAAAATATGTCTTTGCATTAATTTTAGTTCCTGCTTTTAACTTCAGAAAAACAAGAATACCCTCATCTACTTGGTGATCTATTGTAACATTTTCAACTTTTTGTCCAGGTTCATCTTTCCGCGATGAAACTTCTGCATTTATGCGAGGTAACGTATTTGTTCTATTTACTCTAGCACTTTTTATTTTTATCTCAATAATTCCAGTTTTATTTTTTACCCTATTAAGTTCTTTTTGTAATAAATCTACTTGCTCTTGACTTAAATTACTATCGCCCAACTGATTTTCAATAAGAATCTCCGCGATTCTAGATCTATAATCTTCATAATCAATATTAGTTAACTGAGCATCATCAAATTGAAGCAAATCAAAAATTGCTCTTTCAATAGTGTGAGTAATAACTTTTGATCTACCATCCATGAGATTGTTGTTGCTTTTGTTTTAATTCTTCTTCTTCAATGTGTTGTTTCAACAATTCAACATATATATCTCTTTCCCAAGGCATCATATTTTCTATTTCTGTCAATGAGTATTTATGGTACTGCATCAAAGAAAAATTCAAACGAAAATAACTCTCAAGATCTATATAAATTAAGGCTAGGCGAAAAAACTTGATAACCCTTCAAGAGTAACTTCACTTTCAACTTTTGTCTTAGGGTTAGTTACTTTAACTGTATGGGAAAGTTTTGGCATAGTTTCAAAATACTTCTCAATTTGTTTAAATTGAGAAGTATTCATTTGATCTAAAAATTCCATGAGTTCTTTTTTGGTCACATCAGCAGCAACCCATACTTCATCCTCATTATAAATCTTGTCTATACAAGACGCAATAAGTTCAAATGATTGATCAATAGCATTATTATTAGATATATCAAAATTGTTTTTGATGAATTGGTCCAATGATGGATACTTCATTTCCATCATCAAACTATCATCTAACTTAATTTTATTAGTATGATCCTTATTTGTTTGTACTTTAATATCTTCTACGTTGATCTTAACTTCAACAGTAGTTTCTTCATCATCTGGGCAGAATATGTTTACATCTATTTCTTCACCAACAGATTTTGCTCGGATATTTAAGAAAATATATTCTATATCAAATGTTGGTAAAGTTTCAACTTTGATATTCTTGGCTTCTACACAATTTTTAATAACAGTTTTTATTGCTGTAGTAATTTGTTTAGTATCCTCAGACTCCAACGCAATAACCAGTAATTTTTCTTCTTTAACTAAAAATGGTCGGTACTTTATTGTTTCGCCAGTAGAAGGTAATTCCAATTCATAAGTTGGCGTAGCAATTTTTGGTAAAGGCATAATCCTTAAAACAATTCAGGTGTTTTTATTTATATGCATATTATTAATTAATCTACCCAAAATTTATTCCAGTTAAAGTACTCTGTTGAAAATTTTGTGCAACATTTGTCGCATTAAAATTAGCATTGGTAAATGTTCCTGGCGAATAATTTCCAAGATTTATATTTTGAGAATATATGGTGTTTAGATTAGCTTGCTGAATTGGATTAGATTCAAATGGATTGGTTGGAACTTCTGATGACAATGATTCAACCGGAGCATAAGAACCAGAATAAGAATTATTAGAAACTACATATCTATCATAAGAAAAAGACACAGTGACTTTTAATAATTGTGATGTTTCATAAGATACTGGTATTGAAGATATTGATATTGGAAAAGAATTGAAAAAACTATAAACTATTTTTTCCGACTTACCATTTTTTGGACTGGTTTCTGGTGCTTTTCCCGGTTTTCCAATATTTCTTTCAAATTTGGTTATATAAATTGTAGTTTTATATGTTTCGGGATAAGCAATTCTATATGAATTATTGAGGTTGGGTGCATCTTCTATCTGTTCACCAATAATAAATCTCATCCAAGCTTCAAATAATCTTATTTGAGTATATTTCTGATCCACGTAAAAACTAAAATCGGATTGATTATCATATAATCTCCGATATGCATGTCGTTGTGTTACACCAGTAAAATCGTTATTTAATTCATGTGTAGTTAAAGAAGATCCTGGTAAAACCGCATCTGAGCAAGAAATAATTAGATTTTTAGTAATCTCAGATTTATTCCCCAACTTATTGAAATTAAGAATTCTTTCCACTCCAGATGGATACGGAAAATAACATTCATAATGAGATGTTAATGCTGGTTGCATTAAAAATCTTTTAATATCACTTACTGATCTTACTTCTGGATTGGGTGATATAGACATCTATAAATACATAGACTATTATTATGTATTTATGGGTAAAGACGGTAAATATGTTCAAGGAAGATTCAATCCACAACACCCAGAAAAATATAAAGGTGATGTAAACAATATAATTTACAGAAGTTCTTGGGAACTTGAATTCATGAGATATTGTGATAGAAGAGAAAATATCCTTGAATGGGGTTCTGAAGAATTTTTTATTCCTTATCTGGATCCTACAACTAATAAAGTTCGTAGATACTTTCCGGACTTTATTGTTAAGATAAGGGAAAATACTGGAATCGTGAAAACTTATGTGGTTGAAGTGAAACCGAAAAAACAAACAAAACCACCTGTTCCGGGAAAAAAGAAAACAAAAACTTTAATTAATGAAAGTATAACATACGAAAAAAACCTTGCAAAATGGAAGGCGGCAAAGGAATGGTGTGATGATAGAAAACTAAATTTTAAGATAATTACTGAAGATGACTTGGGTATAAAATATCGTGATAAATAAAGAATAAAGAAGTTCTTATTTCTAAATTAATGACAGATGTATTTTCCCCTAGCGCCAATGATATTGCAGTCTATACGACAGATAAATTTGGACTGTTAAAGGATGGTACGGGAAATTCATATAGAACTGTCGTAAAAGCAAATATAAATGGTAGTATAGATGTCTATTCTAAAGGAACCGGACTTTTTGGTGCTGATGAATTATTATTTCAATATAGTCCCGTATCAAATAAACCCGATTTTAGTAAGGGAAAATTTAGAGAAGGTCCGCAAACTGCCTTAAATTCTTTTTTCAATTCTCCAAATTCTAATGGTCAGCAATTTTTAAAAGATGCAAAAACCAAATGGTATCAGGAAGTAAATCCAAATGCTGCCAAAAGACTGGCAACTTTACCGGGATACCGATCTATTGCAAGTACAACACAACCAAGAAACAAACCAAATGTAGACCCAAATGCCGCAGAAGCAATTGAACAAGCAACAGGAACCGAACAAACCCCCATTGAAGGTGAAGATACATCTCAAGACATACAACAATCATATAATGAAAATTTTAACAATTTAAATAATGTGACAATAGAAGGTGGAAAAATACGAGGCGTAAAAGAATATCCAAGTAACAATAATCTTCGTTATCCTATAGATTTAAATTTAAAAATTCAGGATTGTATTCAATTCACAATGGTTGAATATAGACCAAGAAAATTAAGCGCCAATGCAATTTCCGAAGGAAAAATATTAACAGAAAGATCAGTTGCAAGTGCAAAAGAAATAGGAAGTACAGTAACTTTACCAATTCAACCATCTATAACAGATTCAAATATAGTGAATTGGGGATCCGAAACAATGAATGCATTTCAGGGAATCGCTGCTGCAGCAGCCATGAGCACTATTTTGGGTGATGGGGGAACCGTAGCAGAACAACTATCTGCAGCCAAAAGTTTAATAACAAATGAAAAAGAAAACTTAAAAAATGCAATAGCTGCTTATTTTGCCGGAGAAGCTGCCAGCACCAAAGGATTATTAACAAGAACAACTGGTGGAATAATTAACCCAAATATGGAACTACTTTTTAATGGTCCAGAATTGAGAACTTTTAGTTTCAATTTCACTATGTCCGCAAGAAATTCTACTGAATCTAAAACAATAAAAAATATTATAAGATTCTTTAAACAAGGAATGTCGGTAAAAAGAGCATCCTCAGATTTATTTTTAAAAACTCCCCATACATTTGCTATAAAATATATTATGGGAGGTAACAAAGAACATCCTTGGATCAATAAAATAAAAGAGTGTGCTCTTGTAAATTGCACAGTAAATTACACGCCATCGGGATCATATGCAACATATAATGATGGTGCAATGACTTCCTATGAGTTATCATTAAGTTTTAATGAACTTGAACCAATTTATGATGATGATTATCAAAATGCATCAAAATCTTTTGAATCAGAAATAGGTTACTAAAATGGCATCATACTTCAGACAACTTCCAAACTTTGAATATGTCTCCAGAAATGATGGGGAACAATACTTATCAGATTATGTTCCGGTAAAAAATCTCTTCAAAAGAGGTAAAATAAGAGAATACATTTTTGCAAATTTACAATTTTTTGAGAAGTATCAAATCATTGGTGATGAGAGACCTGATAATGTTGCATATAAAGTTTATGATGATGAATCATTAGATTGGGTGATTCTTCTTTCTAATAATATTTTAAATATTCAGTCTGAATGGCCAATGTCTCAACGAACATTTGATCAAGTCATGTTGGAAAAATATGATGATTATGAGACTCTTTATAGTAGTATTCATCATTATGAGTCTTTAGAAGTAATAAATTCATCTGGTCTTGTTATCTTCCCATCGGGCGTAGAAGTGAATGAAGATTTTTTCGTTGAATACAATGATGATGGAACAATCGTATACGCAAGAGATATCACAGTACCAGTTACAAACTATGAATATGAAGTTAGACTAGAAGAAAAGAAAAGAAATATTTACATACTTAAACCACAATATCTTAATATTATTTTTAATGATATGGAAGATATTATGCAGTACAAAAAAGGGTCTCAACAATACATTAGCGAGACCCTTAAGAGAGGAGATAATATTAGACTTTATACTTAACTTTCTGCAAGTTTTTTGAAGTAGGAAAGAGTATCTTCAGAGTCATCTTCATCTTCAGTTGGAACATTTACAGTCTTACTATTACGGTAAGATTGTTCCAGTTCTTCCATCAAATTATCAGTGGTACTGCTTTGAGTGACATAAGAATCATATTCTTCTTCTTGGTCTGCAGTAGATGACTTAGGAGCGACTTTACCAGTTCCGAGAACAAAGTTTAGACGCTTTTCCAGATCCTCATAAGTCTTGAATTGGTCGGGAGCAACAATTGAAGCAAGAGAATACTCTTTCTTCCAGATTGCTTCCATCGCATCATCATCTTCTAGAAGTGGTTCTGAAGAATCAAACTCAGACTTATCATAATTCCAGTAACCTTCAACTTTACGGATCTTGAGGCGGAAATTCGCACCTTTCCAAAAGTCAAATGGATTGATTGGTTCTTCGTCTTCAAACTCCGGTTGCATGGAATTCAGAATCTTATCAAAGATCTTTTTACCATACTTGAAGAGAAATACTTTCCCCTCATTCTCTTGGTTTGCGGGGTCCTTGATTACATAAATGTTTGAGTAATAGGACAGTTTGCGCTTCCTTTGACGTGCAATTTCTTTGTCGCGATCATTTCCAGAGTTCCACAGTTCGGAATTGGATGCACATACTGGGCATTTTTGTCCGAGTGTAGTTAGGCAGTTGTCAATTAACCAACCACCATTTCCTTGGAAAGCGTGATTATACATTTTTACCCAAGGAAGGTCTTCACCATCAGGTGCTGGTAAGAAGCGAATAATAGCAGAACCTACATCACCTTTACCCATTGTGGGTTTCCAGAGACGATCATCGGCGCCGCCTTGAGCACCAGTATTCATTTTTTCTACTTCTTTCACCAACTTTTCGGTGAGAGAACCAAGAGAGGATTGTTTTTTTAAGGATTGAAATGACATGTTTAATTAGATTAGATAGATTTGGCCTTTGTGATTTAGCTTAAGGGATCATCCAGCCCAGTATTAAGTTTATCCTACATCTTCAGGGTTGTCAAGTTGTCTTTTCATCAGGTCAATTAATTTGGACATGCTGTTGAAAACTACATTCATATCAACATCAGGATTCATTCCCATCATTTGAGCAGATTCAATGATTTTTTGTTTCATTTGAATTGCCTCAGGATCATCAGATAAACTTAATCTAGTATAAAGAACTTGTTGTTTATTTAATAATTTTTCTAAAGTATCTATATGTGATCTTTTTTGCTCATTATCCATGAAGGCAAAATTAAAAACATTTTTATAAACTTCTTCTTGAAGAATAGATATTTGTTCCATTTCAGAACGAACAATATCGGAAGTAAAAAAACTCATAGCACACACTCCTTTAAAAGCGTTTTAAATTTATTATTATCTATTTGAAGAAATGGAGTGTATTTTTCAATCTTCATTGAAACGGATTCCCAAACAGGATCTTTTAATTTATCATCAAAATTATTTTTGTATTTGAGAATATTGTTTAATACTATCATAGTTTCTAATGATAGTTTATTTTGTAAAAATTGCTTCAAGATTTTGGGATGTTTATTACCTTCTATCTCAAACATTTCATCAAAATTATCGGGATTTAAAATACTAACTTCATTTTTAAAGATGTAAGTGAGAGATTGCGTTTTGCGAATCCATTGTTTATATGTTTGATCTCCCTCTTTTATTATTTCACCAATCCAGAGTGATTGAGGATCATCACAAGAAACAAAATTAGAAACAAAAAAGTTTACAATTTCTTCATCACTTTTCTGCCTAGACATTTTTTCAAAATAAAATCTATCGTTACGCTTATAAAAAGATTTTAAATTTGCTCTAACTTTTCCTTTATATGTGAAATAATTGTAATTATGTAAAGTAAAATGATTTTTGATGCTCAAAAAAGTTGTATAGACTTGAAAGGGATTCACATTTAAAATACTAATTTTGCTTTAGTTGTTTTCTTTAAGAAGTTTAGTTGAATTGCCTCACATTTAATCTTTTCTTTAAGAGGTTTTGAAATTAACTTAGGTACAGATTCCAAATCAATTTTATTAATCTCACAAAATGCAATGATTGCATCAATATAAGTTATACTTTCTTTTAGAACAAGGGTCTCAATCTCTTGAGCAAACCTTGCTGGACAATAAAATTTTTCTTCCAGTACTTTTTCTAGTTCTTGGTTTAAGTCGGAATTCATCAATTGAATGAGAGTGAGTGGCACAGTTATTGATCCATCATACTTAAGACATCATACATTAGTTCGGAACAAAAGTCAAGACAGCAGTTTGAGTTTATCGTCAACAAACTTTTTAATATATTTTACGACAAGTTTCATATACTTGTCCAAATCCCGTTCTTCGTAAACTACACAATCACCATTTTCGCAAGTCATTATAATAACTAGTTTTTTAATTTGAATACCAGTCATTTCATAAAATGCCATACCATAAAACATAGTTTGTACGAAGTATGACTCAATCCATTCTACGGGTTTTGGTTCTTTGGATGTTTTATAATCTATGACTGCAAGTTCTCCATCAAATTCGGCAATGGTGTCAACTGATCCAGCGACACCTAAGTGCATACTGAAAAGAGAACCTTCAATAGTATGAATATTATTTATTCGGTGCAAAGAAGGTTTAATAATAGTAAAGAGATGCTGAGAAATTGGTTGAACTTCAGGCAAATCTTTATTGAACAAATAATTTTCAATAAGGGTATGAGTACCAGTACCCCTACTTGTTGCTTTTTTAGTTATTTTATTTGCTTCTTCTTCACCAACTCTTTGACGCCATTTTGCAAATTTTTCTTTGTTATAATGACTTATAACTGAGGTAATAGAAACTAATTTTTTATTTTCCTCATTGACAGTATAATAACGAACACCATCTATAGTTTCCCTATTTAAAGTGGGGAGATCCAAATCAACATGAACAAACATAGTTTATATTTCAATATTTAAAGTGTGCTTTGCAATTAGATATTCTTTAACCAATCCAGACCTACATACATCCTCAATACCAAATTCAATAAACTCAAACGATGGCATAATCTGGAGAATCTTGATAAAGTCATGAATTCCATTTCTTTCATTTTGGCGAACTAAATCACTTTGAGAGGCGTCGCCACAGAACATAATTTTGCAATTTTCACCTACGCGAGTAATAATAGAATCATTCTCATGACCATTCATATTCTGAAATTCATCAACAATTAGAATACAATTATCAAATGTAGTTCCCCTTAAAAAAGAAGAAGACCAAAAACTTATAGTTCCTTGTGTTTTAAGATTTCCATAAAGCATTTCAAAGTCTTCATCTGATGGAAGTTGAAACATATATTTTACCATATTCTTATATGGTATTTCAAATAATGCACTCTTGTCTTCATGTCCACCCGGAAGAAAACCTATTTCTCTAGTTTGCACTAAAGAACGAATAATATAAATTTTTTCATAGGGTGATCTTTCATCAAGAACATCTTTTAATGCATTATAGAGAACAATAAAAGTTTTACCAGTTCCAGCAGCACCATAGGCAACTATATGTTTACCATCAGAATAGGAATCAAAAAGTTTTGATTGGTTATCTGTCAATGGTTCAATATTTAAAAGTAATTCCGAATTAATTGGTTTTCTGCGCTTAATTTGCTTCGCAGTCATACCAGTTCCGATTTGAACTTCTTGCGAATTTCTTCTTTTTCTTGCCATAGGTATTTAAATAGTTTTTACGCGAGATCCTGGGGCTTTTGATGCTTTATGAAGTACATCATTCCATCCAGGATTTTTTTTAATAAGTTTATCTCTCCACTCGCCAACTTCACCAGAAGCGGGGCAAGTGGATGGATCACTCCAATCTCTTGCCCAATCGGGATTATCTTGTTTCCATTGATCCCATTCATTTATACTCATAGTTACTTCTTTTTGTTCGCCAGTAACTTTATTGATAATTGGATAAGTCGCCAATTTAAACCTCCATTCTGTATTGGTATATTTATTCTAATGTTATAGAGGGTGCATCATCACATTCTACGCAATTAATACATTCATCCATGTCGGGATTTTCTTTTAAGAATGATTGCAGTTCTTCTTCAGTTAAGAGAATTTTAAAAATATGACCAGTAGAATGGTCTTTAATGCACCAACTTTTCATTGAACTTATGGAGATAACTTAGCTCTATGTAGGCGTTTTTCTTCATAGTAATCCCAAACATTAGGTGCCCAACGCTTAAGATGTGGTGCAATTTGTTCTGTCAATGCTTGAATTTCCAATTGAGCGTCTAACTTTGCCCTCAAGTCAATAAAGTGTAGAGCAGAACGAAGATTGAAAGATACTACAAAGTTCTGACGAATTGCTTGCGGAAGATAATCTCTAATGTGCTCTTCACAAGCACCATTTTCATAATATTCAGTATACTCCTCACACTCACTTAGAATTCTTCCAAATTTACGCTGACGATCTTCTTCGGACCATTCATACTTTTTACCATGACGGTTTGTATACAACCCTGGAGGACGAACGTAGAAAACATCTTCTATTGGAAGTTCTCTCTTAGCAACCTTAACAACTCTCTTCCCAGTATATCTTTGGGATTGAACATCAAATGTAATACCGATTCTGTGCGTCCTTGCTTGTGCCATAACACTATGAACATACCCAGACACCGACAAAGTAATTGCTGGGTGTTCTAGGGGTCCCCAGTGCCCTCTGTCGTTGCTTAGGAGACGCTCTACGATCCACTTACCACACTTAGATGGTTCTGGAATTGTTTGATCGTGAATAGGAATCTCAGAGTAATCGCATTTTGCTGCTTGATAAACTACCTGCTCTGGAATTGAATAACATTGTAGCAATACGACTTGAAGATTCTTATCAAGTTCAATGAGATCTTTTGCTCTAATTGGTTTCATTCATTAATCTCCCAAGTATTTTTTTCAACTTTACGAAGTTTTTTAAGTTCTTTGTACATTTCCTTTATCTGCTGATATGCTTCTTCTGGAGAAATTTTATCAGCAAGTTCAAGACCAGCAATGAGCGCACACTTATCACCAAATCTAGCGAGTGATCTTTCGTATGGCGTTATGTCTTCATACATCTTCTTCTCCCTCCACATAATACTCATCAACGTCATCTTCTATGTATGGAGCAATTTCTTCATACTCCAGTTCTAATGGTTCATTTAATTCTTTTTTTAATCCTTGAACCAACAGTTCCATATTACGAACCATTAGTCTAATTCTTTCTTGATCCATAAATCCTCAAATACTCCACCCATGATACAGGAAAGGGAGAAAGGTGTCAACCCCTTCTCCCGATTTAATCAAGCAACTTGAGGTTGCTTTGCCATATTAAGTTGTGCAAGATGAAGAAGTTTTTCTTTTTTGTCCTTCTTCTTGAGGTAGGTTACGACATACTTATTCATTTTACTACCTCATTATTGCAAGGTCTGTAAGATACTCCACGATATACATTTTTTGGATGTGCTGGGGAATGCGTTTGATTATACCAAGAAATGTATTGTTTCTTGGAATCTTCAGTGTCGTATTGACACCCCCTGTAAGTAACTTTTGACATTAGGATTTCCTCCAGAATGAGATTTTTAAGTCCCGTTCCTTCGGGCGGCGTTTCCGTTCGTTACCATAATAACGAATGAACGAGTGCGTTCCTCGTCGTCCTACTTGCGTCCGCCTGAGCGGATGAACGTTGGTCTACGATAGACCATCATAGGTATTTAGTCAAGCCCCTTTACAAACTCTTTACCTTTGGATGTATGTCAATTTATACTCTATAGGATCAAGTTGAAGGATGATTATATCACATCCAATTTTAGGATTAGCAGATCCGCAAGTATAAACATCAAACGATGCTTTACCCTCTTCAGGCCAACTATGAACACTTATATGACTTTCAGATAATAAACAAAGTGCCGTAACTCCTTGAGGATCAAATTTATGCGATACAGTTTTAAGTATCGTAGCGCCCGATGCAACCGCAGCGTTCTCTATTAAATCAACAAGAAAAATCTCGTCGTTCAAAAGAACCGACGAGCATCCGTAAAGGTTTAGTAAAAAATGCTTTCCCATTTAATCAAATTGGATCTTCATAATATTCTTCTAAAAGTTCCGACACAACTTTTTCCGTTCCGTCAATTTTTTTGACCTGATACAAAGAAGACTTCATGTACTTCTTAATTTTTTTGTAGTCCTTAAGAATTTGATCTATTCCATCCTTTGCAACGACTACTTTTACTTTACCAAATCCTTCACTCATTTTCTTTTCTTTCCTTCAGATTGCTTTTTCATTCCCCATACTTTTGGGTTTACCCTACCATATCCCCAAGAAATTTCTTGAATGGATTCTTTTCCAAATTTATCATAATAAAGATCAAAAACTTTAATTTTAGATCCTCTACAAAGATCCATAAAAATTTCACCATCAACTTTATATGAAACCACATAAGCATCTGAAGGAAGAGTAGGATCTTTAATTTGTTGCAGAGTTGCTCTTTCAATTAATAATTCGCACCCATATTGAGATGGGATCTCTTTTTTTTCTTCGGGTGTCCATTGTGCCATTTTATTCTCCGCAACTGCTGTCATGAACGCCCTCCCCATCTAATATCAGGGTAGGCTTCTTTAACGTTATCCCAGGATATTTTATATTTGTCGGTAAGTTTCTTATCTTTAACCAAACAAACTAACTCTGCCTCAAGAGGATGTAGTCCCTGAAGCATATTAATAAAAATAGTTTCTTTTCTAATCTGAGAAAGAGTTTTATTTCCACCATATACAAAGAGATGGAAATTTTTATATTCGTTGCGTAAGGAAGTATGTTGTTTGTTCATTAACTCATCTGTTCCCGCATACGCACCATTATTTAAATTAGTATTTTTAGTTTTACTGTCAATCAAATCAGTAAGATTTCCCCCGACTGATGATTGATCATTAGGATCAGCATAAGGAACCGGTCCTGGAGGAAGAATGCTAACAACACTCTGATCAAAATTCCAGATAAGAAGAGAAACCAGAGCATCGTTACGATACTCTTTAAGTACTTCTACTTTGTTAGCGTTTGTTCTTTGTTTAGAAGCGAGTTCCAAAATCTCATACTGGAAAGGATTCGCTTGAAGTTTTGTAATGGGTTTTTCGGTTTTTGCTACAGGCATAATCTTTAATACAATTCAGGTATAGTATAGTTTAATTTTTAATATTTATCAATCCTCTTCATCATCATCTTCATCATCAAAAAATCCTTCTTCAAATCTAACTGCTAAGACTTCATCAGGAATAACATTTCCGTTACTATCAAAAAACTCCGGATGAACATTTTTAATACCATAAATTCTTTCAACTTGGTATTGTTTAAATATCCATCCTCCAATAAGTCCAATAAACAGGAACATTACACAAAAGAGAGTTGTGAATGTTAATATAATTGATAGTTCCATGGCGTTCTCCCGAGAGTTACTTTTTTTCCATATTAAAAGAAAATTCAATTTGAAAATGCATCTCTCGGCGGAAGAGAGATAACATCTTTCCAAAACAAAAATGAAATGTTTTTGGTTTTGATGCCGGTTCCCTCCTACTATTGTGTCTTAGCATTAACTCAAATCCTCTATTGATATGAGGATCAAAACTATTTAGTTTGCTTTTTTCGTCTTCCTTTTCGTTTATCATTATTATATTTTTGAGCATCTACTAAAATGCTATAAAGATAATTTCTTATTTTTCTTGCTTCTGGTTTTGACAAGTGACCATAAGCTTCGCGAAGTTGTTTGTGCAAATTATCAGCACCACCCTCAAGATATGTATCTAAGTCTAATACAACTCCATTAAGATTATTAGCAGTTTTACTGCCAATAAATTCTTCTATTTCTCTCTTTAAAACACCTTTAATTTTTAAGTATTCATAAAAATTTAATACGAACTTTCCGTGGAAAGCGTAATCAATTGCTTTTTCAACATCATAATAAACTTCGTGAAAAGTTGTTTCCATTAGATAATTTTGTTCTCCTGAAGATACTTAACAGTGTCGGTGCATCCACCAAGATTATCCATATCATTCAGGACAACCTGAGGAAAAGTAGACCCTAGACCGAATTGATCATAAAATTGATCTCTAGTAAAGTCTTCGTCTAATTTATAAATTTTATGTTCCAAATTAGTAAGTTGTAGCACTTGCTGAATTTTGGAACAAAAAGGACATCCATCCTTAGAATAAACTGTGAATTTCATAATAGTAATAATTTTATACTTGTTTTCTTGGGTAATAAACTTTGTAATCCGTCTCCACCAGTTGTTTCTGCCATTCAATGATATCAGATAATCTCTCGGTTGTAAAGAAGGATTGTTTCATGTACCAGTCATACCATTTTTCGTGACCTTTAGATCTATTGCAAGAATTACATGCACATAACACGTTTGTAATTTTATCGCTTCCACCTTTTGATCTTGGCGTAATGTGATCAAGTGTTATGTTTTCATCAGACCCGCAATAGGCACATTTGTGATTCCATTTTTCTTTTATTGAATGTCTCCATTTTTTCCTTGCCTCAGAACTTGTTGTTGCCTCTAAATTATACAAGAGTTCTTTTGAAGTGGAGTATAGTGGCATTAGTAAAATTCATACCTGAAATATTTAGATTTTCACCGGTTCCTGCTTTCCCTCTGGTAGACTTTCTTTATATGGGTTTAGTTGCTCTATTTTACCAGGAGGTAATCCTTGTTGACCTGGAAGTTGTCTATAAGTTGTTGTCGTTACTGTGATTACTTGATCATTAATAAATTTTTGTTTCTTATAAATCCTATTAGGTTTAAGTAGGATCATCATTATAGCATCTCTTTCGTCACCACAATGAGCAACTACTTTTCCTGTAGTGTTTTCAATAACCACCCAATAATCATTCATTTTGTTTTTTGTCCTTTTGATCATTATACCTCATTTTAGGGGGTCTGTAAAGTTGAGGCCAGGTATCACGAATAATTTCTGCAAGTTTGTATGGTGTTTCAGTTGTTATCATTTGTTTTTATTTTATGTATGAATACTTTAAGTCCCCGTTTTTCTGCTTTTGAAATCATATCCTTAGTTCCAGTAGATTTTCCATCCCATACGGCAACTAAAGCATCAGCATATTCTGCCATTTGCGAATTGCGAATGTGACCGGCACCTCTTCCATACTTTTCCCATTCTGCGGGAAATCTTTTAATTGGAACATCAAATTCTTCTGCAAGCATTTCTCCATAAGAATCTGCACCTCTTGCGCAACCTGAAATCACTTCAGTAATCTCGGTAGTAAAAGGACAGAGTTCCAGTGCATCTATAACATCTTTAATTGATGCAGTTCTTGAACCTGCAATGATGGTTTTCATTATATTTTCTATATATTATGTTCTAAATGGAGGTAGAATGGACTTTTTATTGAAAATTAAAATTGGATGGATTTTTGTATTTGCATCATTTAAATTATGGTGCAAGCATATGATGAATAAATCTGGTTCCAATTTTTGGATAGATGGATTTTATAACTTTGATAATGGTCCAGAAGAACTGGAATTGACTTGGAGCAATTATGAAATTGCAATGAAACATCAAAAGAAACCCAGAGGTAGAGGAAAACCAAAGTATCCTAATAGTATCACAGGATTTCTAAAATGGCAACATGAGCATTTATGTTCACTATGATATGAAATTTATTTTATAAATAATCATGAGAAGAGAAATCTTCTCATTAGAGACAAGATGTATTACTAAAAGATTCCATTTTTGGTTCTTTCATTAATGCTTCACTCTAATTGGGTAATATAATCCAATTCTAAAGAGAAGTAATCCCAGACGACTCATCTACAGTCGCCTGTGGAACTGAATCGTCTGGCATTATGTCAGGGAAGGATTGGATTATATCCCTCTCCAATTAACCTTTCTTTCCCTTAAGGAGAAACAAAATGGCAGATCCCGTATATATGCCCGATCCTTGGGCAGCACTTGCCGCACAACACTCAGACATTCGTAGAGAAGGTTCTGTAGAACGTGGCGAGATTCGTTTTGATGTTGCTACTCGCACTGCTGACAACCGTTATGCTAATGCTATCGGTCAAGCAGATATTCGTAGAGAGCAAGCATTAGGTTTTGGTGATGTAAAGTATTCTATTGCAGAACACTCAGAATCAACCAATCGTGACATTCTAACTACAGGTCATAATAATCAAGTTAAAATTGATGAAGCTGCTGATAAAATTCAGCAAAGAGCTACTGATTTTTATCTTGCCGGTCAAGCAAGAGATTTTGATGCTTCCCGCGATCTTGCTGCTCTCAAAGCAAGTCAAGATATGGCTGCTCAAAAACTCAGCACAGAGATTCTTCTTTCTACTGAAAGAACTGCTACTGCTGCTGCTCTTGAGTCCGCTAAGGTTGCTGCTGCTGTAGCACTTGGTCAATCACAACTCAGCAAAGAAATTGCTGAGAGCAAGTATGATATCAGCAAGCAAATTGCTTATGAAAATGAAAAGACCCGTGATCTTGTTAATGCACTTAAGAATGACGAACTTAATCGTCTTCTTATTGAGCGTAACACCGATCTAACTCATTGCCGTCACGACTATTGGGGTGCCCGTGATGGACTCTTCAATAGTCAGTTCGCTGCACTATCTTCCCAAGTTAATTCTCAGTTAAACTCACTCAACAGTCAGATTGCTGAGACCCGTCAGGGTATGGTTAACTTTGGAACCATGGCTGGTGTTGGTCAATCCTCAACCAGCAACGCAGTTCGCTGATTTAGTTCAGTAGTTATCGGGGGAAGGTTGCCCACTTCCTTCCCCTTTTTTTAAAGGAGAATAACTATGGACTCAGCAGAAAGAAAACTCATTGATCTTTATAATCTTCTTGCACAATATCAAAGAAGTAATGATCCGAATCTAATTGAAAACATTCAATCTTTACGATCACAGATTACCGAACTATTGAATACCCGTGTTGGAGGAAATGACAACATCAACATCGTTATAGATGGAGATGATTGCCCTGATGAGTGCCCTCCAGGACCTCCAGGACCCCCCGGAGAACAAGGTCCACCGGGACCACAGGGACCTCCAGGACCCCCTGGAGAACCAGGAGTGTGTACCTGCAAATGCAAAAGCATCCTGGTTTCAGACGATTATTCTGCTACTTGTGATGACTATTACATCGGTGTCAATAGCAACGAACCTGTTACTATTTCATTACCTGAAAACTGTACCGATTGTTGTGAAATTATTGTAAAAGCAGAAATGGGTCCACCATTGGGTAATCGTAAAGTTACTGTAACTACTTCTGATGGATCATTGATTGATGGTGCTGATGATTACATTATCACAGTACCTTATGGAACAGTTTATGTGATCTGTAGAGGTGGCGATTGGTATATTATCTCAGCAAAATTATAACAATGAAATTTAATATTCAACCATCTCTTCCTGACGATAGAGATTACATCTATAAAAATGATAGCACAGAAGTTCTTAGAGAATCTGTGGATCTTCGTGAATGGGATACAATTGTGGAATCACAAAATTCATTAGGTAGTTGTTCTGCAAATGCAATTACAAATGCTTATGAACTTTGTGTGAATCGCATGTATCCAGAATACTTCACTCATCTAAGTAGATTATTTCTTTATTACAATGCTCGTGTTGAATACGGAATCATTGAAGAAGATGAAGGAATGTTTTTGAAAGATGGTCTGAAATCATTATCAAAGTTTGGTATTTGCACCGAAGAGTTATGGCCCTATAATCCAGAAAACTTTACAGTACAACCAACTGAAGAATGTTATGAAGATGCAAAGAAAAGAAAAATTTCAAAGTATCAAAAACTCATTAGCATTTACTACATGACTCAAGTGTTGAATTACAACAAACCAGTTGTATTTGGAATGCAAATTTACGATAGCTTCATGGATCTAAATGAGCGTATTTCAACTGTAACATTTCCTTCACGAAAGGAAAAAAGTCTTGGTGGTCATGCAATGTGTATGGTAGGATATGACTTAGGTAAGAAACTGTTTTTAGCAAAGAACAGTTTTGGTACTGATTGGGGCGATAAGGGATACTGTTGGATTCCTTTTGATTATGTAAGACAGGAAGGATACGACATTTGGACTTTTGATATACCCAATCAAACCGGAGAAAACAATGTACTATCCTAGACCCTACTATCCTTATTACAGGAGATATTATGACTATTATGACTACTATCGTTATGGGTGCAATCCTTATTATCACAGATATTGCCCTTATTACTCATATTATCCATACTATTATTAAATAGGAGAATTTAAAATGTATTATAGATATCAACCATATCCTTATTATAACAGATATTATAATCTAAATCCATATTATTATGGAAGATATTATAATCCTTATTACAACTATCAAAGAAATATAATTGATAGTCAGATTTCTGATGTGAATCAGAGTATTAATAATTTTGGTTCAATGACGGATGTGATTCAAGATGCAAACGTCTATCAACTTATGACACCTGAACCTGAAAATGTTGGAATCTGTACTGAACCACCCGCATAATTAAGGGGAGTGATTTTTAGATCACTCCCTCTTTTTTTTATCATTTCATAAATTCTTCAATTGTGTCTGGTTTATTCTTATTAAGACAATCCTTATGATAAATCTTTTCAAGATTATCACTTTCTTGTTTGTTCAACATCACCCAGTTTTCTCTAATATCTAAATATGCTTCCCAGATTGGAATTCCATCAGATTCCATTCTTCTGAATAATCTCCCCTGATAGGGAGCAAAATATTCTCCCATAAAATCTCTGGATACTGTTAACTTTGGATTCTTAAGTTGTTCTAGAGTTTTTTGAAGTTCTGCAATCTGTTTTTCAATTTCTTCGATTGTTTGTGCCATTTTCTAAAAGTAATAAACGGTTTTCAATGTTATCTATTCGTGTATTTGTCTCCTTGATTTGTGTTTCAAGTTTTGCAATATTTACAACATTCGTTGCACAGAATGAAGTAACGAGACCAAACCATATCCACAATAAGATTTGAAGTGTTTTACAAATTTCTTTTTGTCTTGGTGTCATGTCCAATCTATCATCGTAGTGAATAGATTTACACTTTCTTCATTTTCCTCATTATCAAAGAGTTCTAGTAATTCCTGAAAGTAATCTTCTATTGCATCATAACCCAAAGAACAACCAAGATCCCATGCCTTATTGAAGATTTTATTTGACTTAGGATGACCAGTCATATTGTATTTTTCAATCAGGTCTTTACGGAATTCTTCTTGTAATCTTAGAGTTTCTTCTTGATGAAGTTTCAAATGAGAGTTATATGAGACCTCATCAAGAACTTGTTCTTCCACACAGTTTTTAGGTGGTTGGAAGTCATCGTCTTTTGGACCAACTTTCATTCCAACCATCAATCCTTTTCGGTAATAGTAAATCGTCATATAATCGTCTTTTTTCGGAATGGATACCGATGTTGTCTGATAATATGAAAGGGGTTTCATGTTATTAATGTAAAGGACACTAGGACTGGGTTACTTGGAACCTCACTGTCCTGCATACAGTATAACAGGGTACAGAAGAAATGACAAGGGTCGTTATAACAGGGTTTCAACAAAAATGCAATAACTGAATAAAGGTCAATAAGGAAACAAAGACATTATGAAGAGGAAAAACCCAAATCCCAAAAAGACTGCATACATTAAAATAATTCCTTCCATCTTACTCTAAGTTTTTGAGTATTTATGAGGAGGTCTTATGTCAATAAGATTTCCAAAAATCTCCCCAAGATTGACCTGGAGGTTTAGTGTAGGTTTTTCCGTATGCTTCCTCTCTTAGTTCTTCTCTGGCAGTGTAATAACTTTCTCCAGTGAGTTTCATACGATTTCTAATTTCTCTTTCCGTGGGTTCAGTCATTTTGTTTTTGAGATTTTATGAGTATCTTAGAAGATTTGGGGTTTTATATCAGTCCTCTCCCACTTTCATTTTTTCCATTGAGCAATTCACTTGACCGTCACTCACAGATGCTCTGGAGATATAAAAAATAATTCCTTTACCATCTTCAAGTCCATCAAGTTGTTCTTGAATTCCTTTCATTGATGCATACTTAGAAGTTGTTGAAAAGTTCTCTGGATAACTCGCAAAGGCATCTTCCAGTGTTTTGATTTGTTCGGGTGTAAGTTGTGTCATAATCGTTTTGTTAATTAGGAGTATTATATCAGTTTTTGGTGGAAAGTCAAGAGGGGCATTATTGGTCGTAAAGATTTTCTAATCTTTCTTTGGTGAGGTCAACATATAAAAGTTCGTCACCTTCTTTTGGTGCCTCTGGGTGTTGAGGTTTTCTTGGAGTTCTCATTTCCTCATTGATGGATTGGATGTTTCCCCACATCATCGCAAAGGCACCTCCAGCGATGACTGCGAAGAATGTGAAGTATAGGAGAGGGAGTAGGATGTTCATGGGGTTTTATGTGTGGGTGAGTGTTTTTGTAGGTATTTAATCATTTATGGTCTCGTCCATCCATAACAAGATTTTCTTACGCCTCGCAAAACGGCATCAAGACCACATTTGATATTATGTTCTTTTGAAAATTCTGTTATATTATTGAAAGTATAGATTATTCCTTCTGGACTTTTAATTTTATAAATTTTCTTTTCTAAAATTGTTTCCGGTAAAGTCCATCCTTTATGTTGTTTATGTCTTTTGCCCAATACCTGAGAAATACACCCATCATCTAAATTATACTTACTACAAAATGTTACAATATTTTCAAAGATAATTATTTCACCATTTGGATTTTTTAGTTTATGTATTTTTTTATTCCTTTCTAATGCCTTCCTTTTAATGTTTTCAATAGTTTCTGAGTTATGTTTTTTCCCATACATAGGATTTCCTTCACCAGAAAATCTTTCACTTTTATTTTCTAAAAATCCAGGAGAGAATATACCAAGACCAAGTTCTTTCATCTTATTTCCATTTCTTTTTCCATTTTTACTTCTTTCTTCAAAAGATAGACCACAAATTCCACTTTTATTATCTCTATTTTTAGCACCACCTATTTTTCCAGCAGCACTTCTTTCTTCAAATCCAAATCCACATACTCCAAGTCCAAGTTCTTTATTTTTTTGACCTGCTTTCTTACTATTTTCTTGTTTTTGTTCTGGAGTTAATGAAAATATTCCAAGTCCATTTTCTTTTGCATAATTTCCATTTTTTACTCGTTGTTCTTTTGTGAGAGAGCAAACTCCTCTTTTTAATTCTGCATTCTGGTTTCCAATTACCTTTCCGTGTCTTCTTCTTGCTTTTCTAACACTTTCGCTAGGAATATATCCACTTACACCATCACCGCCATTAGTAAGATTACGAAGAATACCAGTTCCATTATCTTTTCTACCAAACACAGCAATCATATAAATTTCGTGCTTAAATGCTTCTTGTTCGGTTAAGTTTTGTTTGAGAAAGATTATTCTTGATTTGTCTTTGGGTGGAGAGACACTTTCTTTTTTACCTTTTATAAAACATCGGTCATCTTTTCCTTTACCAATATAATAAGGTGTTCTGTCTTCTCTCAAATAAGCATAGGTGTAAAAATCATTCATCGGTTTTAGGTTTTCTATACTTCCAATTTTGCTTTCCAGTATTTACTTCTTTTGTTCTTTCTATAATTTTATCTCTACAAATACCTTCACCATAATTTGGATTATTTTCTCCCGACCAAGCACCTCTTTCTATTGCTTTTTGCGAGATTTTATCCCTAACTTCCTTATCGTCCATAGGATTTCCATAATCGTTTCTATGCCTTATTTTAACTTCCATTTCGTCTAATGATTTTCTAATCCAAACCATTCCACATCCCAAGATTGATTTTATTTCTTTGAGAGTTTTACCTTCAGTATAAAGTTCAGCAATTTTTTCTGGCGGGCAATTTTTTCTCAACTCCTTTATTTTATTTTCATTCACTACTTGTAAATGATTTTTCTTTTTCATTATTTTACTATGATTTGGTCTTTTCTTCCCTCTACGAAGTTCTCCCATTCTTTTTCTTTGTTCTTCTGTATAAACATACCCAGAAGGACCATCTCCACCATCTGTTAGATTATAAAGAATACCAGTTTCCAAATCCTTTCTACCAAAGACAGAAATCATATAAATTTCGTGCTTAAATGCTTCTTCTTCAGTTAGATTTTTCTTTAATATTAAAATCCTATTCCTTGATGGAACATAAGCACTATGCCTTTTTCTATCATATGCTCGTTTTCCTTTTCCCTTACCAATATAGTAAGGAGTTCCATCTTCACGCAAATAAGCATAAGTATAAAATACATTTTCCATTACTTCCAATCCAAAGTTAGTTCTATACTTATTTATAAAAAAAGGAACTCCGAAGAGTTCCCTTATTATACCATTATTTGGTTTTTATATCAACCAATAGAAGGAGCAGTTAGAGCAACCGAAGTTGTTTCCGCTGCCGCCAAATCTAAAGGAAAGTTGTGTGCATTCTTAAACTTTCCTTAACTATCTGATATTGCTATCAGGATTGGACTATATCATCACCATTTCTGGTGTCGGACGCTTATTCCTGTTATTAAGGGAACTATATCCCTCAGGTAGTCTCTGAACCTTTCTTAGATGTATCTAAGACTTGGATGCTGATTGCCCACTTGGGGTTTCCAGCAATTCATCCGATTTAAAGAGCGCAAAGCACAACTTGACGCTCGTGCATAACCTCCATTCCCAGTCCTGCTCTTGTTAAAATGTCCGCCCAAGTAGGAACTACTCGGTTCTGACTATCCAGAATACTCTGGTTGAAATTTAGTCCGTTGAGGTTAAAAGCCATCGTAGAAACCCCGAGAGCAGTGAACCAAATACCAACTACAGGCCAAGCGGCGAGGAAGAAGTGTAGTGAACGGGAGTTATTGAAGGACGCATATTGGAAAATAAGACGACCGAAATAACCGTGTGCAGCCACGATGTTATAAGTTTCTTCCTCTTGACCGAACTTGTAACCATAGTTCTGAGATTCAGTCTCAGTGGTTTCACGAACCAGTGAAGAAGTCACAAGTGAACCATGCATAGCACTGAACAGTGACCCACCAAACACACCTGCAACACCGAGCATATGGAACGGATGCATAAGAATGTTATGTTCTGCCTGGAACACAAGCATGTAGTTGAAAGTGCCAGAGATACCTAGAGGCATTCCATCACTGAAAGAACCTTGACCGAAAGGATAAACAAGGAATACGGCAGTGGCAGCAGCAACAGGAGCACTGTAAGCAACCATAATCCAAGGACGCATACCTAGACGATAAGAAAGTTCCCATTCACGACCCATATAGCAGAAGACACCAATCAGGAAGTGAAATACAACAAGTTGGTAAGGACCACCATTATAAAGCCATTCATCAAGACTCATTGCTTCCCAGATAGGATAAAAATGAAGTCCGATTGCATTAGAAGAAGGAACAACAGCACCAGAGATAATGTTGTTTCCATACATGAGTGAACCAGAAACAGGTTCACGAATGCCATCAATATCTACAGGAGGTGCAGCAATGAAGGCAATAACAAAGCAGATGGTCGCAGCAAGAAGGCAAGGAATCATAAGAACTCCGAACCACCCGACATACAACCTATTGTTGGTTGAAGTCACCCACTCGCAGAAGTCCTGCCAGGGATTAGAAATTGAACGTGTAGCAATTGTAGCAGTCATAAGAATTAAAAAGAAAATAAGATGAATCCAGGGAAGATTCTGTGCGTTATTTTCCTTCTCTACCCTCAAGAGAAGGTAAGATGAGAGACGTATTTTACTTGCAAAGTCCCGGTAAGCAAGGCAACAATGTCAGGGTTTCCTGACCTGTTGATGTATTTATAGTAGCACAGGATACAAGGGGTGTCAAGTGGTGTGGACGGTTGATCAAGTGTCCATTGACTAAATACTTAAAAACCTCAGATTTATGCCAAGAGAATGGAATAATCCCCACAGAGAACCTTGGAATGCTCCAATTCATCAGATTTTAAAGGCAATTGATAATCACAATCAAGAGTACTTTAAAACTGGCAATTCTTGGCATCTGGAAAAAGCAGATATGTTAAGAAACTATCTGAAAGAATTAAAGTTTTGGATACATAAGAAGGAGAATAGAAAATGAAAGAAGTAGTTTGGTCTGTAAATATCTTACTTGGAGTTGGAATGATTGGGGTTTCTTATCTCATTTTTAAAATCCTACAATTAGCACACCAGGAAGAAAATGTATCAGTACAAAATAAAGAAGATCAACAAGGTCATTGATGGAGATACCATTGATATAGACATTGATTTGGGATTTAGCATTACAATCACTCATAGAATTCGTCTAAAAGATATTGATGCACCAGAAACCAGAACTCTAAATCTTGATGAAAAGAAGAAAGGATTTATTGCAAAAGAGTGGTTAGAAAAAGAACTCTCCCGTGAAGGAGAGTGGATTATTGAAACCCATAAAGAGGATAAGTATGGTAGATATCTTGGAACTCTTTATTTAATTGGAGACCCAGTTACTGTGAATGAAAGAATGTTAAATGAAGGTATCGCAAAACCATACTTGGGATGAAAAGAATAATTCTTTTAACTCTTATTATTATTCGTCTTATCACAAACGAAGGAGTTTTCATCAGTGTCCGAAGACCCATCCCAAAAAGACAACCACCAGAAATCTTCAGATTCATCCGAAGACCATCCAAAAAAGGTAAAAAAAAGTCCCAACCTTTTAAGTAAACTTATTGTTCTAATTGTGATTACTACAATTGGATATGTTGGGATTACTTTTTTAAATTGTAACTTTTTAATTCCCGGTAGTATGGAACGTGCAGATGCATTAGGGGGACTAAAAAATCCCCCTCCTTTGGATTGCGAAGAATCTCAAAGAAGGGGGTATGATGCTTTGTTTATGTTACTGACTACCGTTTTGGGATTAAAAGCAAAGATGGAAGACTAATAATTAATGATTTGGGTCAATAAAAATACCTTTATGTTGTACCGGATCCAATGGTTTAGATCCTTTCGCTTTTTGTTTTGGAGATCTATTTCTAACAATTCCCGCCTGAACTCCTTTTTCATTTGGTTCACTCATACCTTGAGTCCTACTATTCAATGAAGCACGACGAGATCCAACAGGTTGAGATACTAAAGTAGTTCCAGGTCTTGCTGCTGTAGATACACTTTTTTTAATAGATTGCATTGCTTTTGCTGTAGAAACCGGATTTTTCGTATCTCCAGTTTTTGTAGAATTTTGAATAAAGGTATTTGGTTTGTCTCCAGGAGTATATTGTACTTTGATTGGATGTTTTTTATGTGTAAAAGTATGTGTATTAGATCGTTCATCATGCTTATAGTCAATATCAGGATCCCTTGGATTATTAATAGGACTAGCGAATCTATGCACAGATTGACTAACTTTACTAGTGTCAGTACCCGCATTTTTTGCTGCACTTAAAGGACTTTCTTTACCCCCTCTTAATCTTTTTGCTGCCGGAGGAATCCAAGCATCTGCCATAAACTGCTTAAATGTCTTCATTTGCAACTATCTCCAGACCATAAGGCACCTTCTGCTTTGCGTCTTCTAAGAAGTCCTGCTTCTACATTTGTTCCTGGATTCCTATAAAGTTCAAGTGCTGCTGGAACTTCGTCCCACTTCTTCTCTCTAAGGACTCTGGTAATAGTATTAAATCCAGAAGAACCATAAAAATTAGCACCAAGATTATAGGCAAAACTGAGAAGTGCCCCCTGTTGTTTTTCATTCATTTCACTCCAATAAGGAATTTTTTCAAGAGGTGGTAAATATTCCTTTTCTAATTGATAGATTAAAAGGTCGTCTGCTTCTTTTTGAGTAATTGTATTACCAATCATGAAACGAGAACCATCCATTCTACGAGTGCTTCCCCATCCGATTGTAATTGGAAGTCCACCAGTAAGGGGATCATAATATGCTTTGAGGTGACATCCCTCAAATTCCTTGATTAAAGCAACTCCAGGATGTGGGAGTTTTCTTTGTATTTTATTTTCATTTCTAAATCTTCTCTTAAACTCTTCAACAACTTCTGGTGAAGTATGTTCTTGAAGATATTCAAAAGCATCAATTTGATAAGGTTCTCCAATGAAGAACTTTGCGGCATTTGTGAATTTAAAATCTGACATAATCATCCTTCTTGAAATACGGAAACATAAACAGTCCCGGTTTTTGTGAGTGGTAGAAGTTTATCTCTTAAATCTTGATTATACATTCTCACACACCCATGTGTGGAGAATAAAGGTTGTTTAGGTGCCCATGCTCCAGGCCATCCAGCAGCACTCCCTCCTCCATGAATCATAATGCCTGCACGACCAAATTTTGATTCTTGATTTTCCAATTCAACCAAATCAAAACTATACCATCCATATGCCATCAGAGTTCTATCGTAACCAGGATTTGCTCCAACTCTTTCATAATCTCTGTAAATCTGTCCGATTCTATACAATCCAGGAGGAGTATCAGTTCTTACTGCACGAAACTCAAAGTCACTACCTTGCCCTCTTGCAAGTGCTGGAACTTCCCATAGAAGTTTTCCATCAAAACTAAATGCCTTTGCAGTTTCTACAATATCATTTACAATGATATGAGAATCTCCTTGTTTAAATCCAAATTCTTGTGGTCTACGTTTTGGTCCTATCATGGTTAATACCTAAACTCTTCTAACTTATCTAATATTTCATTAAGTTGCTTTTGCGCAAACAACTTACATTCATCACTACGGGATTCGTGCTGTAGTCTGTTTTTTTGTTGTAGAATTAAAATCTTGAAATGATCTTTCGTAATTTGCCCCCTTGACATAAGCACAAAAAATCCCCAACACCTTATTTAGGTATTAGGGATATTATATTAGTCAATTCAAACGGATGCAGTTTCCCGAACAGTTGACTTCACATATTCTAGAACATTTTCTGGGGAGGATACTTCATAAGGATCAGTATCTGCATTATCCCTAAATCCAGGTTCAACAAAGATTTGTTCAATAATCCTGTTGTTTACCACAGCAGCATATCGCCAAGAACGCTCACCAAAACCAAGATTGGCCTTGGTAACGAGTTGACCCATAGCACGAGTGAAGTAAGCATTGCCATCTGGAATAAGTTTTACATTTTTGATGTTTTGGTCTTGTGCCCAAGCATTCATCACAAATGCATCATTGACGGAAATACAATAGATTTCATCAATACCCAATTCCTTAAATTCTTCAAACTTTTCTTCAAATCCAGGAAGTTGATATGCTGAGCAAGTTGGAGTAAATGCACCAGGAAGAGAGAAGATAACAACTCTCTTACTATCAAAAAGATCGTAAGCTTTACGTTTTACAAATTCGCCAGACTCCCGGAAAATAAACTCAACATTCGGAATCTGATTAGGTGTGTTTGTCATAGTTTACCTCACCACACTCCCGGAATTATCTGCCCACTAACGAAATATGCGCCGACTGCGGCAACGAATCCAAGCATCGCCAGTCTTCCGTTCCAACGTTCGGCAAATTCAGTAAAAATTTTGTTCATTTGAGTACTCCTCAATAAGTTTTAGATAGTTGATTAACAGAGTGTGCAAGAAGCACAAAAAATGCAATACTAGTAACAGTAAAAATAACTTCAGTCATCAGAAGATCCCGAAGAAGAAGTTGCCAGTGAGAGTATAAGAAATAAACCCAGCAATAATACCGACCATTGCCCAGCGCCCATTGACTCTCTCCTTGACTTGATTAGGGGTTAGCATTCCATAATTTTCATAATACATTACGGGTTCTTTTGCGAAGAGATTTTGCTGACCCCTTTCATTTGTCGTAACCGTCATTGTTAATTTTTGTAACTACTCCAGTAGTATATAGGAAGAAAAAGAAAAAGTCAAGGGGGGAACCCACCCCTTGACCAGTTTTGTCAGGGATTACTGACGAGCATCAAGTTCAGAACTTGAATCCAAGACCAGCAGTAAGAACTGGGGAATAAGTGCCGTCAGTAGCACCATAGGCATTAGCAGCAGTGGTGGTTGGGAACTTCAGGTCAGCAAAACCAACGAGAGAGTTGGTCAGACGACCTTCAAGACCAAGAGCAAATACGACTTGACCACGATCACCAACAGCAGACTGGAAGTTAGCATCAGTGTTGTTAACAAAAGGAATTTGATAACCAACACCGGTATAGATGTTAGCACGACTTACGCCACTGGACGCCTTAGAAATACTCCAATCATAAGAGAGGAGAGCACCACCACCAGCACCAATTTCACCTGCAGGAGTGCCAACAAAGTTGACATATGGACGAACGGAGATGGCGTTCTGATTGTTGAAGGTTTTTACAGCATAACGACCCTGAACCGTGCCACCAGCAATAGTACGTTCTGCATCGTAACCATTACCATCAACACCTTGTTGGTTCAGAAGAACACCGGCACCGAGGTAATTACCAACTCCTTGTGCCTTTTGAGCAGCAGCAAGTTCAAGAGCACTTACCCGTGAATTAGTTGCAGCAATCTCACGGGAGAATTCTGCACGGAGAGCAGCAGCAGTACGAGCATCTGCTTCAGTATAGAATTGAGTGATATTATCAAGGCAAGCATTAGTCAATGCGGCAAGTTCAGAACGAGTTGCAGGTTGACCAGGACGGAAAGTACCATCGGGATAACCAGCAACGCAACCATAACGACTAATCAGGTTTGAGATTGCCTGATAAGACCATTCGGTTGGTTGAACGTCACGCAGTTGTGAAACACTGGTAACTTGTGCCATTGCAGGAGCAGCGGTAGTAGCAACAACAGCGGCAGCAATAAAAGAACGAATCATCATAGAGTTTTGTTTTTTAATAAACGACATTTTGTTAAGAATTACAACTGAATTCTTAACACCTATTTAGTGTACACCAGAAGCGTCCGGTTGTCAAGCTTTCTTTGCGGATGGTTCGGTAATCCGTCCAAGATAGGGGTCATAATTGGTTATTTGCTCAATCGTTATTTCAGAACCTTGCTTCTGCCAAAAATCTAATATTGCATTATGACTATTGCGATGAAACACGTCAATATGTTCCGGATGAATAGAAGACCCAAGTTCTATTTTATAAAGAAGAACTGGAGTCGCATAAGTAACGCCAGAATTGTAAATTAGGTCATCTGCAACTGGTCTTGGTCTAACACCATTATCCAATTTATACTTATCATCGCGAATATGATTTTTGATCAATTTTGAAGCATGATGACGAGTAATAACATAACAAGCAGTAGAAAAGTCATTTACGAATCTAGTATGAATAGGAACTACAATATCACCCGTGCAAATAATTGCCAATTGAATTACATCCCAAGCATAAGGAGCGCGAGCAATAAAATCTTGCCAAGTAAAACTCCAATACTTCACTAACTCCAAATTACAATCATCTTCCATGATAATTGCATAAGGAGTATCAGATGTCTCATACCAATGTTTAATCGCTTTTAGATGAGATGTGACACAACCAATTTCTCCAGAAGTCATAGAATCTGGATATTTACCTTTTATGATTTCACTCAAATCATCTTCTCGCCCATCATAAGCAGATATACGGGTATAATTTTCAATTTCCCAATACTTAAATTGATCTTCCATATACTGTTTTCTTTCTGGTTGTTCATCCAGATTGAGATAATATACGGGACCAAAGTTTTTAAGTTTATATGCTGATTTATTTTTATCCATTATATTTTTTTAGATAATCTTGTTTTGAGTAATATTTTTGCAATTGTAATTTGTCCATAGATTGAATTTGTTTCCAAATATCATTATTGTTTACCATGTGTGGATTAGTGATCCAAGAATTATGTCCCCTAGAATGCTCCAAATGATAAATGGTATCTTCAATTCTCTCAATATTATACCCCAAAGTCGTAAATCTGTAAAATCTCTCCTTATCCTCTGGGGCATATGCTACAAAGTTTTCATTTTCCATACCACCTTCAATATAGACTTTACGGTTAAAAAACTGCACCCACCCAAAGTCGGAAAGATATTTGTTAGAGTTTTTTTCAAGATAATCATAATCAAGTGTTTCTAAAAACTTAGAAACAATCTCATCACTAGGAGGAACCTGCCTTTGCCATGTACCTTGTCCGTATGGATAAACTACATCACATTCATCTCTTAAAATAGATTCATATGCAAGTTTATAAGAATGCAGAGGAAGAATTACATCACAATCATAATTTACTACAACTTTAGTATCGGATTCCATAATCATTTCATTCAAAATTCTTTGACGATGAAAAGTAGAATCTAAACTTTTTTCAAAAATATGATTAATATTAATATCAACTTCAAGTATGGATTTTAGTATAGGAAGTGCTTCCTTCTTAAATATAGATTCAGAATCAACTTCTTTAATAATAATATTTGCATCAAAGTTTTCCAATAAAAATGCTGTAGTTGCAATTACATTACGAAGACGATCAGATGATTCAATACGAATTGGAATAATAAATGTTGCTTCAGTTAAATCTATTTTCATTTGGATAATTTCTAGTATCTTTATTTTTTTCTAAAACATAATCTAATTCTTCTTGATTTACCATCCAAGAACCTTCCGGATGATCAATTACTTTATTGTAAATCACACTGGAAGAACTAATTCTATTTGAGTGTTCTCTATTTGATATTAAATAATCATCAATAATAAATGGCATTCCATTTTCATATCTCATCCTATGATAAAAATCTGTGTCCATTAATAATTGAAGTTTTTCATCAAACCCAACAAACTTATCAGTCAAAAAAGAAACACATGACGGACTACCAAGAAGATTTCTACCTTCTAACATCATATCAGTCCATCTCGGAATCATGGGTCTAAAGTGTTGATTTCCATTCTGAGTATGCGCAAATCCATTAAAACACCAATTACAAGATTTATCATAAAATGCCAATTTTATTTTGGATAATGCAAATTTATCAATAAAGAGATCATCTTGGAAGATTAGTTTAGTAATTTTCCCACTACACATTTCAACCGCAGAATTTGTATTTGCTGGACCATTACCAAGATTTTCTTCATTCTTAAAGTACTTTATCTCAAAGTAATTTGCATATTGCCCACATACTTCAAGAATAGAATCGTCCTTAGATTGATCGGAAATACAAACTTCAAAATTCTTGAAGTCTTGAATTCGGATTGTTTCAAATAACTCAGAAAGATAACGATCACCAATACCTTTCATCTCATAAGTTGGAATTGCAATAGAAATCTCAGGCATCAAATTTTAGTCCAACGATCGGGAATAATATCTTCAGTATTATGACTTGCAGTATATCCACTATCCCCAAACCAGCGAGATGGTGCAATTACATTATCAGATCCAGATAACCATGCACCCCACCAAGAGAATGAAGAATTTGCAATAATATGATGAGAACACATAGACATTAAACACATATCAATTAAATTCCAACCAGACTCAGAAACCATAAATCTATCAGATTCAAATAACTCTTGCTGATTACACCATTCAATATCGTCAGAGAAAATAAGAACTGGAAGATTAGAATTAAATTTACTCAATGCTTCTTCATAATATTCAAGAGAGCATGGAGGATGATCTATGGATTTTTGCACATAATCAGTCCTTCTAACATGCAAAGATATTACTTCATCAAAGGTAAATACTTCCTTGCAAGGATTTATAATTTCAGGTTTGAAAGTAAAGTCTTCACGAATACTATCTACAATGTGTGAAAAATACTTTTCCGTCTGAAAATACCCAAACAAATTCACATTATCTGGACAGTTATTGACATACTCTTGAGAGTAATTATATTGCTTTTCTTGATAGTAATTACCTGACAAAAATTTTTTATTTTTTAAATTTGGGAGAGTAAATGCCTCAAACAACTGATGGTCTTCCCATTCATTTTTAAATTCCGATTCGGGAATACAAAACTCATATTCATTAGTTGCCGCAATTCCCCTAAGTGCTGCATACTGGAACATTTGGTTTCCAAGTCGCCCATGACGACCTATATGATTAAATCCGATCATAATTTTGTATTTTTTGGTAAGTGATAATGAAATCCAAAAGGTACTATTCCTTCAGTTTCTTTAATTGGTTTTTCGTGAGCAAACTTAGCCGCAACTTCAATTGGAGCAAATTTACAACCACATCTTTCGTATATATGTCTATTATGGACGCATATATTTCCATCTTCAGCAAAATTGTTTGCATTCATGTGTTTATAGAAGTTTCCCTGGTTAACATTCCATTCAACATGTTCATGTTTAGGGACATCTAATAGTTTTTTACTTCTTAGACTAAATCCTCCATTACCAACTCTTTGGTGATTCCCAAATGGATCAACATATGCGTTTTGAGTATATTCCCAAGGAGCACCAATATAATCATATTCTAACCAAGTATCATCCCATTTATTTGGATTAATGATAAATCCATCTGCTTGAATCAATAAGCAATGAGAAGTATCTACATGATTTGTTAAATTGTAAATGCAATAATAACTATAATCATTTATGTTATTAATTTTATAACACTCAGAGTATTCAATGAAATTGGGAAGATCTTTTGGGGGTTCGTGAGTAACTAATTTCACTGAACCAAAATTAATTCCTTCAACACTTTTTTGGAATGCAAAATATGTTTGTGGAAAATTTATTGAAGAAATGCAAATAAGAGTTACATCAGGAAGATTAATCATCTTTTTCAATTGATTGATTGATTATTTTATCGTAAAAATTTTGGATATCTAAATTATCAAGATTTATATCTTGCATTTCATCATAAAGATATTGATTAGATTTCAGGAGTTCTTCTGTTACGTCTGAATATTGATCAACAAAAAGGACAGGATAATCTCTAAAAAGATATTCAAGATATTTATTCTTCTTCATAACAGGAACTCTTCTCATATAAAGACACTCCCAGTTACGATGGCAATCTATTGCATTCCCGATGGGACAAATCATAAATTTAGATTGTTGTAAAGAGGTTAGATATTCTTCATAATTAACTGACCCAAATTCAACTTTTGCCCAGGATTTATCTAAAAATAATTCATTTATACCAGACCTTTCGGTAAAATTGGTATGAATACTGTGGTTAACATAAAGAAGGTTTTCAGTATAACCTTTTTGATTAACCATAAATGACAATAGTATTTCATGTCTATTGTCATTATTACTCATCTTTCGTTGAAGACCATAAGGAATTGGATTAACTTTTCCACCAAAACTTATTGCATTTACAGCATTCACACTTAAAACATTATCTGGTATTTTGTCAAAAATAACATCATCAATTGGAGTATCTTCTAAATTTGTAAAAATAATAAATTTTTTATCTGGAAAGTTTGAGCATAATTCTAAAAGATCATTCTCTTCTAATAAGGAATTTACATAAGATCTATCCTGAGGTTTTAAATTTTTAATTTCTCTCCTATAAAGTCTTATATTATCAATAAAAAGAGTCATGTACTCTTTAGATTCAAATAAAACTTTTTCAACAAATTCTAAATTTAATAAATTTGCAGGTTTCATAAAGTGATTTGGAATGCTTCCAAAACTTCCAGATTGGTCTCCAAAAGAGTAGTCGCAGAGATTTGAAAGACTTACGCCATCAAGTAATTTCATTTTATTTCTTAATTCCCCAAAAATATAAATCTTCACAAGGATTAATATAAGTTCTCATGTTTTTTATAAATTCAGTTGGATTATCGTAATCTACTGTACTATGAAACTCATACTCAGAAAATATTTCATCAAATGATTCCTCAAAGGACTCTCTAAAATCTTGTTCATCAAGATTCCTATAATACTCCCAACCAATATTTACAGTTAGAGGAGAAGAACCTTTATCAGATCTAGTGGTCCCGTGTTCTGCCCTTCCTGTCGTAGCGCAAGTAAAAAATATCAGTCCATCAGTTTTACACATTCTCACCATATTTGCAAACGTTTCTGCCCAATATGGGTTGTGCTCAAAACATTCTCCAGAAGCACAAACATCAAATGTTTCATCTGGAGCATCATACTCTTGCCCTTGAATTACTAAATCAACTCCTTTACCTTCACCAACATCTATTCCCAAATATTCGCAATTAGAAAAAAAAGATCTCATACTTCCATTAATATCTAAACTCCCAACTTCTAGAACTTTTGTATTTTCAAAATACTTTGGAAATTTATTTTTAACGTATGATATGAAATCTTGTTGTGTACTATGAGACATTTTATTTCGTGAGTTTTAGAATATATAGACCATTTTTCCACCGATTCAATAAATCTTGATATTTTTGCTTACCGGACATATCAAATGCTTCAGATTTAGTATAACCAATTGATTCTGACAATTTAAGAAGAGGATCTACCCAGGATGGATCTATAATATCTTCAATAATCATGACTCCTTTGGGTTTAATTTTAGAATAATATAAGTCCATCACTTTTTGAAAAGATTCATATGTATGAATCCCATCATCAATTACTATATCAAAATAAGAGTCTTCAAACAAATCTAAAGCCTCTTGAGTGTACATATCAATTTTATAGCATGTTGTACCATCAATAGGATTAAAATTTTCAATGTCTCCACCATAAACATTAGAATCTGGGTGAAAATATTCTTTCCATATTTTGATAGATCCTCCACCCCTAATACCTATTTCTAAAATGTTAATAGGAGAATTTAAATATGGTTTAAAATGTTCTTCATAAAAATGATCATAATAACCTAACTGATATTTGTCAGTACAATGCCCACCTTTGAGATATCTTTCCGATAGTGTAATAGTTGTTGTCTTTTTCTTTCTAGGCATTTTTAATTTGCTCCATAATCCATTTATAAGTTTTAGAAATTCCTTCTTCTAGGGGTTGTGAATAATCCCATCTAAGTTTTCCGCGTATCAAATCATTGTTTGAATTGCGACCACGAACTCCAGTAGGTGCATCCAACTTATACATTTTCTGCACATCTTTACCAGAAACTCTTGCAGTAATATCCACAAGTTCATTAATTGTGACCATTTCTTCGGACCCAATATTGACAGGTCCAATAAAATCAGAATCCATCAGACGACGGGTTGCTTCAATACACTCATCAATATAAAGGAACGAACGGGTTTGCTTTCCGTCACCCCAGACCTCAATAGCACCGCCTGTATCGGGTAGGTGAGCAACCTTGCGACAGATAGCAGCGGGAGACTTCTCTCTGCCCCCTTCCCAGGTGCCCTCTGGTCCAAAAATATTATGATAGCGGGCAACTCTTATTGGAATAAAATAATTGCGATGATATGCAAAATAAAGTCTTTCACTAAAGAGTTTTTCCCAACCATACTCAGAATCGGGATTTGCTGGGTATGCAGAATCTTCTCTACAATCTGGATTATCAGGATCTAATTGATTATACTCAGGATACATGCAGGCAGAACTAGAATAGAAAATTTTAGTTCTATTTGTTTGTTTAAAATCATTAAACTTACGAACAGACTCTAACACATTCAGATTAATAGTTACTGAGTTATGCATAATATCCGCATCGTTCTCTCCAGTGAAGACAAATCCAGCACCACCCATATCAGCAGCAAACTGATAAATTTCATCAAAAGGTTCAAGATACCGTGATGGAACAAAATGGTAGAAGTTGCCTCTTTTACCTTTAAATTGAATTACACGATCAACAAAATTAGCGTCACGAAGATCGCCATGAATAAATTCATTTGCTTCAGAGCGTGAAAATTCTGGGGATTTAAGATCCACACCACGAACCCAGTACCCTTCTGAACGAAGTCGTTTTACCATATGACTTCCAATAAACCCACCAGCACCAAGAACAAGTGCTGTTTTATTATAATCTCTCATATACTTCTTAAATGTACCATTTATATATTATACTAAAAAAGAGGAGTTTATGCAACCCCTCTTTTTTCGAGATTTTTTGACTGGAAACCAGAAACCAGGCGGCAATATCTTCACCCGCACCAGTCGGCATATTTAAAGTCCATCCGACGAGGACAAATCAGGGTTTGAACTTGACTCCACCAGTTCTGTTATAGACCATCCGTGTCTTTACGATGCGATTTCTAAAGGTTGAAGATCTTGAAAAACATGATCCATTAAAATATCATAATCATCAAGAACATCACCAGAGAATACTACACCTTCATTTTCATAGTATCTGCGAACTTTTTTATAAAGTTTTGGATTTTTTACATCAAGATAAAAATCACCGTTGGCAGCGCCACGAAGAGTTTGGATTTCTTTTTTGAATTTTTCTGAGAGTGTCATTGTTTATCGTGTTGACTTAATCAGTATAAGGCAAATTTAGATCTGTGTCAAGTGGACAGTTCAACAACCGTCCTCATGATGAGTATGGATGCGAATAAGATCATCAATCTCTTCACACCCATACTCATTACATGGAACCAAAACACAGTTTCCATAATCACCCTTAATCACAAAAGATTCTCCATTTTCAACTCGTTCCAATAATTCATCAAAATATAATTGAAATTCTTCGGTTGTAAAGCTTTCCATTTTTTGTTGAGACATTAATACCATTTTAATAATTTAGTAGATTTTTCTATTTAACGATAAGAATTAATAAATTCTTCATATTTAATTTTAATTTCAGAGTCAACTTCAGGTAAATTTCCTAAGGAGGGCATCCATCCTTCATTAATTATTTTGTCAGCAAATTTATAAGCATAAGTGGATATCAAAATTTTTGATCTACTTAGAGAACTTAGTATAAATGCTCTCTGCTTAATTTGATCATTATTCATCTAATCTCAAAATCTAATTTGCGAACCTTACGTTGTCTTCTATGTTCTTGCCACATAATATCTTCATTAGACAAGACATTTCGCTTTTTAGTTTCTTTGGGCGAATTTAGCATAACAATAAGAGATAAATCAATTGCTGTTATATTAGTATTGTCTCTTATAGTTGCCATATTTGGACATCCACAAGAGACTGTTTTAGATGCTCGCCCTTCAAGTTCTTTATTGCATGACTTACATCTTATTCTTATGTTTTCCATTTTACCATAATGATATATTTCCTTTATTTATCATTATATTAAAAGCCGAAGCCGGGATTCGAACCCGGTCCTTTTCTTTGGCAGAGAATTGTTAGAGTAATTGCTGTCTGTATCTTTTACAAGATAACCGCTTTTTTAATGCTACCATTACACCACTTCGGCGGGTCAAGATGAGTTTTTGGAATCGAACCAAGAGATCCTAAGATTGCTGCCTCATCTTTAAGAGGGGAGGGTAAGAATTGAACTTACGACGGACTGTTTTAGTATTTTGCTGTTAACATCAATTAACTCGATGTATTTATTAGACGGTTGCTCTACCAATTGAGCTACCTCCCCGGAGACTAGATAGTTTTTTATGGTCGTTTTGGAATAAACGGTAAATTGCTGAACTATCTATAAGCGGAGAAGATAAGAGTCGAACTTATTAGGTGCGATGCTGACTTATCTAAATCTAGATAATCTCCGGTCCCCCAGAGAACTTCCCCATAAAACAGACAGAGAACTGTCTGACGCCGAGACTAGGATTCGAACCTAGAACACCTCCTTAACATGGATTAATAGAATTGCTGTCTGTATCTTTTTCAAGATAACCGATTTTTTAAGCGTTTTATCCAATTAAACTATCTCGGCAAAACTAGATGGTTTTTGTTTTCTTTAACCTAAGAAGAGAATTGCTGAACCATCTATGAAATTATTTTAACAGAGGGGGAAGATTTTGTCAACCCCCTTGTGTCACTCAACTAAGTGGCAGAGGATGAAAGACGTGACCGACTTCATCATAACGCTCAGCATACACTGCATCGTTCATCACGTCAACTGGAGTCAGAGTTCCACCAGTCAGAACTGACTTGAGAATGGAAGGACTGCAACCAGACACTAGAGCAGTACCAGTGTCATGTGAAGTGATAGGAACGTTAGCATAAGAGTTCACGTTCCAGAATACCAGTTGAGGCATTTCATAACCTGCCTTGCGGTAGAGTTTTTGAATTTGCTCAAAGTTGGTACGCTTGTTGGAAGAACATGCTTGATCAAACTGCATGTCAGAGACAATGATCAGTTTTTGTGGCATATCTTCTGCAGGGACATCATGAGTCATTGCTGCATCCAGAATAGTCTTAAATACTGCCATGAGGTCAGTATTCATACTCCATTCAGCACGAGAAAGGTGTTCAATACGCTTTCCGATAGTAGAACCCGCAATTGTTTGCAATTTAGGATTTCCAGAGAAAGTGATGAACTTATCTTTCCAGACAGGAGAAGTGTTCCGTTCTGCAATATACATTGCAAGAGAGATGGAAACTGCCATAGGCATACCATACATGGAACCAGAAACGTCAGCAACAACTAGACCGTTGAACTCTTGACCTTCCATATAGTTAGGCAGTGCCTCCCACTGGAGATCAATAGTCTTGTCATGACGAGCACCCCTGTAGAGATACTCATTGACAATATCATAAGGATACAGAGTTGCAGCGTTGATCTTTGCTTCACCCTTAGAAACAGCATTCAGATACTCTTGGTAACGAGTTCCGTCTTGCTTTGCAAATGCCTTGCGGTACATGAAAGCAGCACGGGAAGGAACCTTGGAATAGTCAATTGCTGACCACTCCTTAGAGCACATTGCAGTCTCAATAATCTTGATGTAATTACGCAGATTCGCAAGAGTCTTACGATACTCACGCTCACTCAGACCAAGATATTCTGCAATCTTGCGACCAAGACGCTTGCTATCCTTGCTGGAAGCATTGATAGAAGGCAGCCACTTCGCAAGCAGAGAAATGTTACCACCAGAAGAGGCAAGAACATTGTCTGCATTGAGTTGCTTCTGAATTACATCAAGAACAGTGTTCCAAGCGGAAGTGTTCTCAAGAACAAGAAGGTCATCCCAACGACCGTAAACAGGAACGAATTCAACCAGCTTTGCACCGATTTCAGCATCTTCCTCTACGAGATACTTGAAGAGATTACGAAAGACATCACGCTCTCCCTGACCACCACGAACATCCCGTGCCCAGAAGAGAATACGGGTCGCAGTTTCAGGATCTTCCTTGAAGGCAAATGCGAACAGTTTTTGTGCCTGGTTCAGATCGTTCCGACATGCGGCGATCTTACCGAACAGATCCAGACACTTGTTGAGAGTAGAAGAATATGCTTTTGCTCCGTTCTCAGTAACAGTGTTATTCAGTTCAGTTTCTAGTGCAGTAATAAAAGTCATGATTTTTCTCCAAGTTGATTTTGGTTGTTTTGAAGAACAATTTGTTGATTGCTGAATCAACTTTGTTCTAGATGAGTTTTTTGCTGGTTAGATTAAACGTCTAGTGCAAGAATTGCTGACTCATCTAATACACCTTACGGTGTAATGGGAGATACTGGAATCGAACCAGTGGCTTCGCACTTGTAAGGAGCGCACTCTACCGCTGAGTTAATCTCCCGATGTGGGTGGTGATCTCTCAACCACCCCTTTAATATACCAGGAAGTCGCTCATTCGTCAACCCCCTTGTGCCGGTTGCTAAACTGTCTCAACCGATTACATAATCCTTCCATTCAGAAACCTTACTCTTCTGAAGATCCAAATACACCTTATTGAAGGGCGCTTCTGGTGATTTCTTCAAAGTCATATTAGTTTCAGAAAGAAGTTTACTTCCTTTTTTCGTATTACATTTGGTGCAACAGGCAACGAGATTATCCCATGTGTCCTGTCCACCTCTTGAACGAGGAATCACATGGTCAATCGTAAGATCTTTCTTGGATCCACAGTATTGACATTCATGGTCATCCCTCTTATAGATGAGTGCTCTTGTTGGATAAGCATCTCTTCCACGAGTAAAAGGAATTCTCACATAATTGACCAAACGAATTACACGCTTGGTAATGAGTTTTGCTTTCTCCTTAAAAAGAAGAACGATTGCTCTTTTCCAATTAGTGAAATGTAATGGTTCATAAGAACTGTTTAGAACCAAGACTGTACTATTTGGTTCTACGGATTCCATTGCTTTCTATTGCACCTCGTAATATTTAGAATGTGGCACCCTGAGAGGGATTTGAACCCCCGTCTTCTTCGTTCGTAGCGAAGCACTCTTCCACTGAGTTACCAGGGCATATGCTGGTGGAGGGATTCGAACCCACACTGTACAGATTTTGAGTCTGTTGCCTCCTACCTGTTGCGCTACACCAGCAATAAAGACTATACATTATGTATAATCAAAATTTAATTTTTAGTCCCATGTTTTTCATTTTAACAAGAACCTCAGCATTTCCCATAGCATCATCCACTGGATTGTGAGTGTGCTTGGTATCTCTAAGGTGCTTCCACTTTGCAAAAGAATCTTTTTGCATTCCACAATAAAGATCTGCAAGTCTACGAGAACTGAACCCAAAAGGATTAGATCCATAGAAAGCATGAAAGTAGTAGTTAATGAACTGCCAATCAAATCCATTGTTATCTGAGATAAAGATTGGACGACCAACACTATTTTCTTTGATCCAGACCGCAAAATCTTCCATTTCGTGTCTTGGATTTGCAAAACTCATAGTTTCTTCTCTAGTAAATCCAGAAACAGCAAGTGCTTCCGGAATCCACTTATCACTAATAGGCTTTAGTGTTACATAAAAAGTTGCTGTGTTTTTAAGATCCTCTTGGACCAATACAGCACCAAATGAAATCATTGAATATAGTCCGGGACAGGGACCATCTGATTCTACATCAACCACAAAATAAGACATAATAACCTCAATGAATTTCATGTCCGCAGAGGGATTCGAACCCACACTGTACAGATTTTAAGTCTGTTGCCTCCTACCTATTGCGCTATGCGGACACATGGGCGTGAGAGGATTCGAACCTCCACTGTATAGATCCTAAGTCTATTGCCTCCTACCGTTGCGCTACACGCCCTTGACGACCCCTTAAGAGTACCATAGGTGCTCCCAGAAGTCAATGTCCGCGAGAGGATTTGAACCTCCACTGTCCACCCCCTCAAGGTGGTGCCTCCTACCAATTGCGCTACACGGACAAAATGCTCATAAGAGCAATTCCAGAACTAGGATTCGAACCTAGATTATACACCTTCAAAGGGTGGTGTCCTGCCAGTTAGACGACTCTGGAATGAGAGTCTCAGGTCGGAATTGAACCGACGATTAGGAGTTTTGCAGACTCCCGCCTTACCATTTGGCTACTGAGACATAATGGGTCTGGTGGGACTTGAACCCACAACTTCCAGGTTAAAAGCCCGTTACTCTATCCAATTGAGTTACAGACCCATAAGCCCCTAGACAGAATTGAACTGTCGTCTCCGCTTTACAAGAGCGGTGCATCACCACAATGCTTTAGAGGCGGGGTGTACGATCGGATTTGAACCGACATAAACCAGATCCACAATCTGGCGCATTAACCTTTATGCTACGCACACATGGCAGTAGGTGGAATTGAACCACCGACGAAATGGGTATGAATCATCCGTTCTACCACTGAACTATACTGCCTAAAGGAGAGTAGAGGATTCGAACCTCTGGGACTTTGACATCCAAGACCTTTCCAAGATCTCACCATAAACCACTCGGACAACTCTCCAAGGCGGAAGATGTTGGGATCGAACCAACGGGGGCGTTGACCCCACGGTTTAGCAAACCGCTGCATTAACCACTCTGCCAATCTTCCAAATAGGAATACACAGAGTTGAACTGTGATCTATCGGTTATCAACCGATTGCTCTCCCATTGAGCTATATTCCTATAAGGCAGGGACTCCCGGAATTGAACCGAGACCTCATGTTCTTCAGACATACGTGCCGACCAACCTACACCAAGTCCCCATTTAAATGGCCTCTTTTGAGGCAACTGGGATAGCAGGACTCGAACCTGCAACGAAGCGGTTAACAGCCGCACGATCTGCCAATTGATCTATATCCCATTAAAATCCTCAATAAAGAGGAATAGTCCCAGCGGGGTTTGAACCCGCGTTTCAACCTTGAAAGGGTCGCGTCCTGACCAATTAGACGATGGGACCATATGGGTAACTGAGAGTCTCAAACATCTTCTGTCTTGCTCAGTCTTTACTTGATGCTCAACCCAACGGAGAGAACAGGAATCGAACCTGCGAGGCTGTTACCCCCAACTGTTTTCAAGACAGCTTCCTCGGCCAACCGGACCCTCTCCAAGCAGTTTCTACTATTTTTAGCGGACATTGAGAAACTGAAAAACATAACGTCCTACCACCCATAGGGGATTTGAACCCCTGATACCTCTTAGACAGAGAGGCGTGCTAGACCACTACACTAATGAGCGTTGGAGCGGAATATCGGATTTGAACCGATGACATCAACCTTGGCAAGGTTGCGTTCTACCACTGAACTAATTCCGCAATAGTTGTCGCGCATTGGCCACGACAGGTGCTTTTAACTCTAGCACGCCAGAGTTCTCATAAAGAGAATGGAATCTAGGGGAATCGAACCCCTAACCTCTTGCTTGCAAAGCAAATGCTCTACCAATTGAGCTAAGACCCCTTGGGAGCGGGAGACAGAATCGAACTGTCAACCTGGAGCTTATGAGACTCCTGTGCAACCACTACACTTTCCCGCAACACGCAGTAGAGGATTCGAACCCCTGAAAATTGGTTTTGGAGACCAACGCATTCACCACTCTGCCAACTGCGTATTGGCGGCCATTTTGTTAAAGCGGTATAGCCGAACCGCATCAATGCAAGGAGTTTGGACTTCCTTGGATCGGAATGACAGGATTCGAACCTGCGACAACTGGTTCCCAAAACCAGGGCTCTACCAAGCTGAGCTACATTCCGTAGAGTTGGGCACCACCCAACAGAGGACTTTCCCTTTGTCATCAGATATTTTACATGATTCTGCAAACATGTCTATCGTGTTATCGTAGTAGATAGAACTACGTCCTTCTTTTTGGTTCAAGGTCAGGATCAACCTCGTTTTCCTAAGGTAGCAAACTCCTTCGGAAATGGGAGAGAAGGGAATCGAACCCCCGATGGTTCCTATGTACGTGTTTTACAGACACGGACTACACATATTGCCGACAGTAGCCACTCTCCCTAGAGTTTATACTGCAAATAATTTTCACCAAGATTAATTGAATTTTTGTTATCTTTTATGATTTCTTTTGGAATAAGATACTTATCACCATTAGAAGTCAGTACGAATAACTGATCATAAAAGATTTCAGTGTTGAGTTTATTGACAAAATTAGATTTACTATTTCCGCCAGTAATTCTCAACCCTACTACATATTTCCCACTAGATGATTTTGAGTTGGTTGTCTTAACTTGAATTTTTTGTAATCCAAGTTCAGGAAAATCAACTATCAAATCATAATCTTGACTATCTGTTAAAGGAATTGAAACAGTATATCCAAGATAACAAAAGTGAGAAATACATAAACCTAATCCAACATCACCTTGTTTTTTGGTGTTTTTGCAGTTTTCAAACATCTCTTATAACGGAGTATTACTCTGTTATTTATAAGAGTTATGTTTAGACTAGATGATTGTTTTTTCTACCCAAAAGAAAAGTAAAAATTGCTGAATCATCTAAAAGAATTCGGTGTTTTACTTCGTCATTAAAGACAGGATTATAAGTCCAGCAAAAGATACTAAAACTAATAAGGATGCCTCCTTACTCCTCCAGATTACTCTGTTATGAGGAATACCTTATCCTATCACTAGGAAACACCAATGGGTCTGGTGGGATTTGAACCCACAACTTTTCGGGTAAGAGCCGACTACTCTGTCCAATTGAGTTACAGACCCAATAAATGGTTAAATTTTCAAGGTTCAAGCGATCTCTCAACCGCTTTTTAAAAGTACCACAAGAAACCGTTGGGGTCAAGTGGTGTGTGCCAGTTTCAAGATTGGAACTGGATGGGGTCTCATTCCCCCGCTGATAATGACACTAGCAACAAAAAAGGGGAGGAAACTTTTGGTTTCTCTCCCCTTCTTGCTTTATGGTTGTACTTTTTATACTTCCATAATCGCAGAAGGGGACTCACACGCAATAAGATCCCAATCGGACATATTGCCGTTTGAATATGTAAATTGGGGTTTTGGTGATAAATGAGTCATTTTCTTTGATAAGTGTGTTACTATTTATAAGACTTTTGTTTTTCAAAAGTCAAGAGCGGATGATCGGACTTGAACCGACGACATCTAACTTGGAAGGATAGCGTTCTACCGCTGAACTACATCCGCAATTGTTATTTTATTTATAAGACTTTTTTGGAAAAAAGTCAAGCACCTCAGGTAGGATTCGAACCTACGGCTAACCGCTTAGAAGGCGGATACTCTAGTCCACTGAGTTACTGAGGCAAAAGACAACTTAATGTTGTCAATAGGAACGCTGGGGATTGAACCCAGAACCTCCCACTTATTCGGTATAGAGGGTACTGCCCCCCCATTAACAATCTTTTGATACCGTAAGGTGGGTGCTCTAACCACTTGAGCTACGTTCCCAATCAGACAATCGTATGGTATTTATACCAGATTGTCAATGGGAGCAGGGGGACTTGAACCCCCACGGGCACTGCCCAACGGATTTTAAGTCCGGTGCGTCTACCGATTCCGCCACGCTCCCGATGGGACAATCATAAGGCACGAACCTCAGATTGTCAAGGGGTGGAGTGGAGAGCGGGTGGCGCTCCCTCAACCACCCCTACAAGATACCAGACAGATGGGGTGCCTGTCAACCCCCCTTTACCTCTTTCCTGGTGTTCTTCTCTTCTGTGATCTCGGCGCGGCGAGACTTGACTAGTTTAGTAATTTCTTGCAATGCCTTGCGTGCGCGGGTGCCTGCAGCATTATTACCATTAGTAAACTTTTCGTCTTCAACTTTCCAAGACTCAAAGGCGTCAAGAAGTTCTTGTGATGTAGACATAATAATCTCCAATAATTAAAAATTTATTTATACATGTTATTTGCAGTCTTCTACCCAAGGAGCACACATTCTTATTGGTCCTCCTAATGATTTACACTCTTCAGTATAACATGTGTCATTATTTATAGGTTCTTCAATGTACTTTGGTTCATATTTTTTATTAGCTTCTTTAATAATTCTATCATACTCGGGAGTCACTTTTTCTATTGCTCTATCAATATCTCTATTGATTCTTCTCTCAAGTTTTTTGGGATCTTTGATAATAAAATCATTAATAGGTGTACTAGGATTTACTTCTCTTTGAACTTCATCAAAGAAATCCCAAATAAGTTCTTCTTTAATTCCAGTACAATTAGATAAAAATGCAATTATAGAGGTAAGAACAACTCCTATAATTGCATAAGTTTTAATATCTGGTTTTTTATTTCCAAAATTAAATTTAAATTTCATTCAATATTATTTTTTCTTTAAGAGTGCTTTACGATATTGTAAATCGGTTCTAGTGCCGGAATCCATACGACCTTGATTAGGTTGATGCTCCCCTGGTTTAGCAGGACTTCCAACTCCTTTATAAGAACGATGCGAATAAGCAGCACCACTATGTTTAGAATCACCAGAAATCATCTTTCCGCCTTGAGAACGAGAATTCATATAATCAGTTTCTGATTGCCCATGCCTACCTCTCCATAATTCTTGAAGAATACTATCTCTCCAACCCTCACTCATATTTACCATCATTTGCTCTGCTGCTTCTGAGGTTTCAGCATATCCTTCATCAAGAAGATGGGAGAGGATTATATCGTAGAGGTCGTAACTTTCGCGGTTTGTGTTTTTCTTAACACCTCTTTTATCTGCATGGATTTTTTTCCTTACTGGTTCACCTTGGGTGTCCCAATCAGCAGGATGTAAAATATTTTCAAAATCGCGGGATTGTCTGCGCCCTACTCTTTGTCTTTCAGTTGCATTTCTGTATTTCTCAAGTTTATTTGCCTCACCAAGTTCCTGATCTTGATAAACCTGCGAATAAGCTTCTACTAAATCTACTGCTTCCATTTTAACAATACTTTTCTTTTATTTATAAAAAAAGGGACCCTAAGGTCCCCGCTAAAATATCAAATCACCCGATAACAAACTCTTGCAACTCCATTACTCGGAGAAGCAATGGATGCAAATGCACCATAAGACAAATCTAAATCACGACTAGCAATAAATGGACCCCTATCAGTCACACGAACAACCACAGACCTACCATTGGATTGGTTTGTAACACGAAGGCGAGTTCCAAAAGGAAGCCAACGATGTGCTACAGAATTACCATAAGCATTGAATACATTTCCACTGGCAGTTAATTGTCCGTGAAATCCATCACCAACTCCATAATGAGAAGCAGTGGTACATCCACTTGCTGCCTTAGACTCAATAGGCAAAAGAACAGAAGAAAGAATAGCAAGAATTGAAAGTGTTTTAAACATAATTGAACTTCCTCACATCAAGAATCAATGGTCGTATACTCAAACTTATTGAGATACTGCATAGCATAAGTTTCTCTTGGTCCCTTGTGACCCCAACGAATCCACTTAAACGCAAGACGCATATAATCGTTGATAGTACCTCCAGGACGACTCATGCGGTCTCTAATCATCTTCCAGTCAGGTTCATAAAACATATATTGAACCTGAGTCTCTAAAGTTGATGTATTACCACCATACCTTTTAGCAAAATGACCTAGACCATTGTATCTTGTTGAATCGGTCCATTGTAAGATTCCATAACCACCACGATGACACCTATGATATGGAACTCTTGCACCTCCCTCACAAATATTGGGAACAAAGGTAGATTCTTGTTTAAGATTACCCATAATTGTAGCAATTGCTACTTTATCACGAATACCTTCATCTTGAAGTGCATTTAAAACATAATGTTCATTTTCATTACACCCGTTACAAGTTATCCGTCTTTCTTTTGGTGTTTCCGGAGCAACCTCTTTGGTCGCTGTCTCCTGAATTGTGCTAGTTTGATTTAAAGTAGCATAACTCGGTGTTGGCAGTGTTGCCGCTGATGTTGCAACCGCACCAAGAAGAGATACGGTCACAGTTGTAAGGTTTTTTAGCATTTAGTTTAATAGAACTCTACATCCGTTTAGAAGAAGGGGTACACCTCTTTTTAGGAGGCATCTTCCACGGCTCTAATTTTCAAATCAAGGACTCATAATAAAAAACCCTGCTCATAACAGGGAATTTACATGATAAGTGATTATTTAGGTTTTGTCAAGAGAGTCACCTTCCAATCTGTCCACCTGAACGAGAAACACCAGTACCTCTACCACCAGGAACTGTTCCGTATCTTCCAGACACTCTGGTATCAGAAGGTTCTGCTGAACCAAGATCTTGACCAGTTTTTATGTTAGTCACTCGTCTTCTTTTGTTACCAGAAACTGTTCCAACAGAACTTGGCGAATCTGGTCCTATTCTACCTCTAACGCCAGTTTGAGCATATTGACTTCTATGAACTCTGCCAGAATCTTGCGCCCTTTGTGCTGCAGTTCTGGCAGGTTTACTCGCTTCGTGTCTTTGATCCTTATCGTTTATCGCCTTTGTTATTTGGGTGATTTTTCTTACAGATTTAGACATTGTTTGAGGATTTCTATCCCTTCGCAACTGAGCAACTTTTTGAGACGCTTTAGGTCTACCTTTTCCCCACCAGTCTATTGTTTCTTGCTCTGATTTTCTTGCTTCTAAAATAAACTCTCTAAAAGTTTTCATATTACACTTTTAGAAATATTTATCATTTAGACACTGCCTACAGTCTCATTTTCAGACCATTCATCATCATCTTTTTCAATAGAAAAGTAGTCAATTTCTTCAACACCTTCTGGAATGTTAATCCATTCCTCAAACTCCGCTTGAAGTGCCTTAGCATTACGATGCCTATCTGCTTCATGGAGAAGTTCAATTTTCTTGATTGCCCAACCACGCACTTGATTGAGGCATTCATTTTCAATGTTGATGTCCAAGTTAGTTTCTTCCTCTTGTTTAATGGGAGTGGGTTCCTGAGGAACCTCCGACACCTTGGACTCTACCACATCCTGATCCCTTGTCAAGTGGTTGAGGAAGTTCTTAATCTTTCTGAAAAATTTCATTCCGTTTTTAATCTATATATGAACCTACATAGTCATATTAGCAATTCTTATCTAATGACCTGGAAATATAACAATCAAGAGTTTACAGAAGTCCCAAAAGACATGGAAGGTTTTGTTTACCTTATTACAAATCTCACCAATGATAAAAAATACATTGGAAAGAAACACTTTTGGACAAGACAAAAAGATCGTAAAACAGGTCGCAGAAAAAAGAAAGAAAGTGATTGGAAAAAATATTTTGGTTCTTGTGATGAATTAATTGAAGACGTAAAAAATCTCGGAGAAGATAAATTTCTCCGAGAAATTTTATATCTATGTCCTCACAAGAAATCTATGAGTTTTTATGAGACTATGGAACAATTCAAAAGAGATGTAATTCTTAGAGAAGACTACTACAATACAAATGTTGAAGGTAAGTTCTTTAGTAGTGAAGTAGAGAATATTTATGAGATTGTTCTTAAAAGCTCTAAAGCTTTATAAACCATCTTCAAAACCGACAAACCGATCCTAGCAATAAAAAAGGGTCTTGTCAAGACCCCTTAGAGATGTTATGATTGAAAAATAATCATCTGCCAGATGCTCTCCTTCTGCGAGCACGATAATCAGTAGGAACCTCCATATAACCAGATTTACCTTTACCGCGCCTAGAATGATCAATGGAATTTTCATAATCACCATCTGCCTGCTTATGTTCTATATTTTTTTCAGCATTTAATCTATTAATACTTTTTTTATTTGCTTTAATTCTTTCACGGTCTCTTCTATCATTATTATTTTCACTTTCACCAGATCTTCTTAATTGCGAACCACGTCTAACCTGTGCTTGAATTGAATCTTTCCATTTTGGTTTATTATACTTTGTTTTCCCATCTTTATCAGTAACTGAGCGAATATCATCTCCAGTAATTCTATTAGCAATAGATCTTTGAGATCCTCTAACTGATTCATCAAGAATTTCTTCTCTCCACTCTTCACTCATATTTGCCATAATTACAGTTGCTGCTTCCTCGGTATCAGCATATCCTTCATCAATAAGATGCTCAAGGATTATATCATAAAGATCTACAGTATCTTCGGAAATATATGATTCTACAAGTTCATAGGTCTCATTGACATCAAGATTTTCAATTAAATCATAAGCTTCACTTTCAGTACTAACATATCCTTCCGCAATTAGATCATCAATTAAGAGATCTAGGAGTTCAAAACTTTCCTTAGCAGTAAGTCTTGCTTCTCTTTTTCTTGCTTCTCGTCTAGACTTTTTATCTTTAAAGGTTCCTGCTGGTTGACCTTGTTGGGGTTCTGTAGGACCTTCTCCAGCTGCTGCATTTTCAAGTTTTTTAGCAGCGAGTGATCTTCTATTTGCGGTTACAGTTCTTCCTGGGGGAAGTGCGGGTCTTTCTTTAGCAGGTTGACCAACTCTTGGATTTTCTGGAGTTCCTTCTTTTGCTTTTGGTTTTGCTGCAGGAGTTTCTTTCGGTTCTACTTTAGCGGCAAGATTACGAAGACCACCAGCTGCTGCTTTTCTGCCAGACTTAATAAATCCTTTGATTTTTTCCTTTGCGGAAGCAAGTTTACCCTTAACCTTCTCAGCACCCCTTTGCACCTTTCTACCTGCCTCAGCGGCGCCTCCAGCGGCGGCAGAGACTGCTCCACCAGCAAGAGTCTTTGCTCTACTTCCTGCTTCTTTTGCTCTATCGGAAATATTTTTAGCAGCGCGAGTAGTTGCAACTTGAAGTCTCTTTACTGCGTGCTTTCTACCAACTCTTTCACGCTCAGCAGACTTCATTCTAGTGGCAGTTGCTGCTGCAGATTTCTTTTCTCTTGCCCTTTTATTTGCCAAACGATTCATTCTTGACATTTCACTTTCTTCAGAAAGAATCTCATAGTCAAATACTTCTAGGCATTCATTGAGTGTTACTTCTCTTTCTGAGAGAATTTCTTCCATAATTTGAGTTAATTCATTATCAGAAAGATCATCAATAAATTCAAAATTTTCTTCTACTGTCAGAATATCTTCCCTAAGATCTTCATCATAAACAGCAGTATATGCTTCGTATAGATTAAAAGCGTTCATTTTTTAATTCTTAGTTTACTTTTAGTTATTTATAAAAAAGGGGAGTTATAAACTCCCCAAGTAACTCAAAGTTTAAATCCAGCAAATGTATCATTTTTCATATCTTGTTTAATTCCACCAATCAAATACGTCTCCTGCTCCGTTTCCTGGGGTGCCACTTGAAGTCCTTTTGAATTAATCCAATGAGAAGTCCAAGGTAAGGGGTTATTATTAGCAGGAATATCATAAAGAGGTCTGAGACCAATCGCCCGCATACGACGATTAGCAATCCATTCAACATATTGCTGAAGAAGTTTATCATTAAGACCAATCATACTACCATCCTTGAAAAGATAGTCTGCCCATCTCTTTTCTTCATTTACAGCAAGATCAAACATTCTATAAACCCACTCTTCTTCCTCCTTAGCAATTTGTTGCATTTCTGGATCATCGCCTTCTCGCCATTTGTTAAGAATATTCTGAGTAATTGCTAGGTGTTGGTTTTCGTCTCTGGCGATAAGGGAAATGATCTTGGCGGATCCTTCCATAAGTTTAAGTTCACCAAAGGCGAAACTGCAAGCAAAACTAACGTAGAAGCGAATACCTTCAAGAATATTAACGTTTGCAATTGCTCTGTAGAGTTTTCGTTTGACATCGTTGAGATTTTCCTTTGCGTAATTGACTCCCTCAAGATTATGCTTCCATGTTTCGGAAGTACCATACTGTTGGGCAGAATTAATAAAATCATTATACGCTTCAGTTACACTCTTGGAACGAACCATAATATGCTCGTCCTTAATAATAGTATCAAACACATCAGAGGGATTTGAATAAACATTCTTGATAATATAAGTGTATGAACGACTATGAATCATCTCCATAAATCCCCATACTTCCATACATGCCTCAAGTTCGGGTAGAGAACAGTAAGGAATGAATGCCATTCCCGGTCCTCTACCCTGAATTGAATCCAGCATAATTTGATACTTCAAATTAGAAGTGTAAATATGCTTCTGTTCTGGGCGAAGTATTTGATAATCTCCACGATCCTTCTGTAAAGAAACCTCTTCTGGTCTCCAAAAGTATCCAAGTTGTTGAGTAGTAAGTTTCTCAAAAATTGGATACTTATAGGAATCATATCTCTGAACCCCCAATGGTTTCCCAAAAAACATTGGTTGCTTTTTAGTGTCCACTTCCTCAGTATTAAAAACCGTCATTCCTTTAACTTCTGTGGAATGATCTGTGGAAGATACCTTAAATTCCATGCTTGTTTCTTTCTGCGTAGTTTTATTTAACATAATTCAAATAGTGCAACTTTCACAACTTTCTTCATCAGAATTTGAAATATCATCTAAGAGAGATTCAAGTTTTGCTTTAGCGTCATGAACCACTTCACCATTAAAATTTTCCAAATGGATTTTTCCAGCATGAAGATCAACTACTTCATCGGATTTAATGTCATATGTGTTTTGATAATATGCAGTTTTCCAACCATACTTATAGAGTGTAAGAAGGTCTTGTGCCAATACACTCACAGGAACCTCATTGTTTGGATAGTTCTCTGGATTATAACTGGTATTACCAGAAATTGCTTGGTCAAAGAACTTCTGCATTACCGCAACAACATTAATATAACCACGATTACTCTTCATTTCCCAAAGAAGAGTATAATGATTCTTTAGAGACTGATACTGAGGAACAATCTGCTTAAGAGGTCCTTTCTTTGATTTTTTAATGGACAAGAAGTCTCTAGGTGGTTCAATTCCATTTGTTGCATTTGACACAACGGAACTGCTCTCCGAAGGCATTTGTGCGGACAATGTTGAGTGCCTAAGACCGTATTGTAGGATAGATGCCCTAAGAGATTCCCAATCATGTTGTAGTGGTATTGATGAAATTTCGTCTACTTCTTTTTTATAAGTGTCAATTGGAAGAATTCCTTCAGCATACTTAGTACGACCAAAGTATTCACAATGACCCTTTTCTTTTGCAAGTTGATTAGATGCCTTTAATAGGTAATACTGAAAACTTTCAGAAAGACCATGAACCGCATCCCATGCCTCTTGAGAATCGTAATTATATCCAAGTTTTGCAAGGTAATGTGCAAGACCAATATAACCAATTCCAAGAGCACGACGACGTTTGGTGAAATTCTCCGCTGCCTTGACTGGATAATTTTGATAATCAATCAGTTCATCTAGAGAACGAACCGCAAGATCACAAAGTTCTTCTAGTTCTTCATCAGATTTAACTTTACCAACGTTGATTGCAGATAGAATGCAGGTTGCAATTTCTGCCTCATTGTCATCATCAATGTGCTGAAGTGGTGTAGTGGGAAGTGTGATTTCCTGGCAAAGATTTGACATTGTAATCTGATCCTTAAAGGAACTATGAGAATTACAATGGTCAATATTCATAATGTAGATACGACCCGTCTCAGCACGTTCTTTGAGGAGACTAAGAATAAGTTCCTGCGCTTTAACAGTTTTTTTCTTAACGGTTGGATCTTTTTCATATGAAACGTAGAGATCATCAAACCTGTCTGTTCCGAAAGAATCATATAATCCAGGTACATCGTGCGGGGAGAAAAGCGTAATTTCACTGTCTTGAATAAACCTTTCATAAAATATCTTACTTAATTGAATTGAATAATCAAGTTTACGAACACGATTATCTTCAGTACCTTTGTTATTTTTGAGAACTAGAATGTCTTCTATTTCTTGGTGCCAGATTGGAAAGTGGACAGTCGCTGATCCACCTCTGATGCCGTTTTGAGTGCAAGATCGGACAGTTGCTTCAAACTTTTTGAGGAAAGGGATAACGCCTGTGTGAATAACTTCTCCACCTCTGATTTTACTGTTAATGCCACGGACTCGACCTGCTCCGATACCAATTCCTGCTCTTTGAGCAACATACCTAAAGATTGCAGAATCACCAGACTCAATACTAGGGAGGGTGTCATCAATATCAACAAGAACGCAACTTGCAAATTGACGAAGTGGGGTTCTAACTCCCCCCATGATTGGTGTAGGAATGTTGATTTTGTGTTTTGAGAGTGCATCGTAATATCTCTTTACATATGACATTCGTGTTTCTTTTGGATACCTTGAGAACTTTGTCAAGGCAATCATCATATACATGAACTGAGGGGATTCAAAAACATAACCAGTTGTTCTGTCCTGAACAAGATACTTATCTACTACTTGCCTAAGACCAGCATAAGTAAAAAGAAAATCTCTATCATGATCTATAAAAGAATCTGCCTTTTCAATTTCTTCTATAGAATATTGAGTGTAAATATCACTATCATAAACTTCAGCGGAAACGCAATCAATAATATGCTGTTCCAGCGTAGGAAGTTCCTTCATTCTCCCATATAGTTGTTTACGAATAGCAAACAGTAGTAGTCTTGCAGCAACAAATTGATAATTAGGGTGATCTAAATCAATAAGATCACTTGCACTGCGAATTAAAATTTCTTGAATTTCTTTAGTTGTAATTCCATCATAAAATTGAATACCTGATGTCATCTCAACTTGACTCGCAGAGACCCCTGCAAGACCCTTACACGCCTCTCCAACCATCAAGTGCATCTTGTCTAGGTCTAACGACTCTATACGTCCATCACGCTTTTTTACTTTCGTTCCGTTGCTCATATTTTTTCCAATTAGTAAATTTGAGTTTTGCTTCCAACCCGAAATAGGTATTGGATTCTACCACATCCTGAACATTAAGTCCAGCAATGTACATTTGATTAATATCCTTCTTGTCAATTGAAGAAGGCCAAATCACAACCTTTTCCCCACGATCAATACACTTTTCAATTCTAGAAATAATCTCTAGATTTCTGGGTTCATTATCATAAATCCAAACCCTATCTCCAATATTAAGTTCTTCCACATTACCATCTGCTCCACAAAGAGCAATGCAGTTAGAAATAAACTCCGAATCAAATGGTCCCTCGGTAATGTAAACTGTCTTGTCTTTTTGTATATTATCAAGACCATAGATCTTCGGCGCATCTTCATCTAACATGATGGTGATGTATTTAACTAATGGATTTGTTTTTAATGATCTTCCCTGAAACCCGATAAGTTCTTTATTGTAGAAAAGTGGTATTATTATCCTAGGTTCATCATATTTAACATTCTCAAAAGTTTGTTTAATTGAGTTAACCCATAGTTTAAATTTTTCAGTATAATAGAATTTATCTGAGTTTAATTTTCTACCTTCCAAATACTCTTTGGCAATTAGATTTTCTGATGCTTTTGGTAAATCTAATTTTTTACTAAATTTTGGTTTATCAAAGTTAAACTTGGGTTCTTCTACAACAAAATTTTTCCCAGTAAAACCAGACTTAAATTTCTCCAAACAAAACTGCTTATGTAGAATTGGATCTATCTTTTTGAGAAAATTATTAAAAGACAAGTTTGCGCCACAATTGTGACACTTATAGTTCGTGTTACTTTTTATGGAATAAAAGTATCCCCTTGCCTTAGATTTATTCTTCTTAGAGTCCCCACAAATGGGACATCTACAATTATAAAGTCCGGGTTTAACTTTTTTAAATTTTTCTAGACGTGTTGACAATAGATTGATAAACTTATCATCAATCAAATTCATGATCAGGGTTTCGGATTCTCCTGGATTATAACAGGAGTCGGGTCGGGTGTCAAGATGTCGCCAAATATATTATTTGGATTGTTGATTATTACGGTTAAAGCAATAATAATTCCCATACCAATCCACATCTTCTTTTCTATTTCTTGAATTCTAAGCAAAACTGCGTTATGATCGCTGTCCATTTTATCACGGAGTTTGTCAATCTTTGCAAATAATACTTCGTCCGCATTTTCTTGCTTTTGGATTTTTTGCTCATGTACCGCGAGTATTTTTCCTACGCTAATATTTACCTCGCTTAACTTTTCTATTGCATTATCTATTTTGACAACAACATCTTTCAAGTCAACAAGTCTTTGCTCCAAAATAGCGACCTTTACAGATTCTTCTGACATATCCCATGCCCTTAGGTAAGTTTTTATCCTATAACTCACCTAAGCATTTAAACAGTCTAATATATTTATTTATTTATAACTCACATCATACCCAAAGATTTCACCCAATCTTTGTATCTTTTGTTTACACTTCTTCCATCTAATTTACCATTCTTTTTTTTGAAAAATGGAAGAGGATTAGATGTACCTGCATTAGGTCCACGAGAATCTGCATAAGCACTAAATCCTGCAGATCCATTAGGTGTTCCGGTATTCATAGATGGTCCACCTTCTTCTCTAAGATTCCTAAAATGTCTTACTATTATATCAGTTTTATCCATTTTTGTCATAGATTTTTTGAAGTTGTTCCAAACAAGTTATATCAACAAGTATATCGTGAATATAAGTCTTAGGGAACTCTGGAAGGCGATTCAGAAATAATATAATAGTTTTTACCTGAGACCACATCTCTTTTTCAATTTTGAAAAATAACATAGGAGTTGTGGCCTCACCAAATATATTATAAAGAACAATAAAATGATTTATCAGTAAGTGGGTTTTTAAGATTCCCGTTTTTTTATATTTTTTCAGTAACCTCTTAATATATTTAAAATGATTTAAATCTTTTTGAAAATCATCTTTGGTTACTGCTTGAGGATTCTCGTAATTTTTTATTGCAAATAATAAAAAATTATCCTCATTCAATTCATTAAAAATCATATATTAATTATCATGCGTAGGTAATTGTTGCTGCGGCAGAAACAACTGAAACATCTCCAGAAACAATTTCAACAGTATATTCTCTTCCATCGTTTTTATCACTATCGTTTGCAACTGTAAGAATTGCAGTTTGAGTTCCAGAATAATCTCCAGCATCAGAAAGTGCATTGGCATCCTCATACCACTGATAAGAAACTGGTGCATAGGAAGGAACTACAGTTACATCAACAGCAAATACTGCATCTTCATCTGTTGCAATTCCAACCACATCTTCAGGGTCTGTCGTAATGGTGATGACTGCATCAGCAAAAACTACATCATCAGAAGCATCGCCAGAAGAAATGTAAGAAGCAACGGTTCCGCTAGAAATTTCTGACATTGCAACAAGAGTTTCTGATTTAACTCTCAAATTGCCGTGCATATCAATATAAGTGTGGATTCCAACCCAACCAGCATGAATACCACCATACTGTGTGGCAATTCCGGATGCTCCTGGGGACAAAAGACCAATTTCATACTTATCCACACCATAAACATCATGCTTAGGAATTGTGGTTGTTATTCCAACAACATTAGAAGAATAATTTGAATCTTCTAATGTGTAAATTGGTTTTTCTGATATTGTATATGCGACACCAGAAATTACTGCACCAGTTAAGTATTGTGTGGTAGCAATAGCAATTAAACGGTCTGAAGTAATTCCAGAAATTACAGCAGACCCAAAAGTTCCACCAACTCCTATTGTTATTACATCGCCAGTAGAAATACCCGATGCAGTGAATGAAGTTGCAGATCCAATTATTTCTTTAGTTTCATAATTTACTTCTACAGTTCCTGTAGAATAAAGACTATCTGCGATTCCCCAAAGTGCCATTCTTGTTACCTTTAACTAATTGTTTCGTAGAAGTATTTATAAAAAAGGAGAAGTATGTTACTTCTCCTTTTCATTATTATTTTTTGTTGCCGCCACCAAAAAATGGTGTATAAATTGGTAAAGTGTATTTTCTTTTATATTTGGATTTCTTCCAATATATTCAGATAATGCATATAGCACTGCAAAGAATATAGTTAGTCCACTATTTAATAGTAGACAACTATACCAAGTAATCACTTCTCAGGGCAATTGGTGAGTAGTTTAGTTCTTACCATTTGTACTGCAACATTATCAATGTCATTATCAGTGCTTGCAGCATACTTTTCAAGAAGATGAATTACAAATCTTTTGACTTCACAACTTTGCCAGAACATACCGACAAGACTTTCACCTAATTTTACCAGCACATTAAAGTTCATTGGTCTTCCTCCTATGGAAGTGGGTGTAATTATTTAGTATTTCAATCACCTGACCTATAACCACGAATTCCACCTAAACCATCTCTTGAATATACATCATTTTCATATTCTCTTGATGGAGTTGGTTTTGCTTTTTTTCGTGCAAGTCGCTGCATCGGAGTTGTTTGTTTTGGTTGTCCAGGTGGTTCATATCTACCAGGAACTCCTCTTCTTCTTCTATGTTGCGCGACAGTTCCGCCACTTCTAGTCATCATCCCTTCAGGATTTTGTGCATCTTTAACTATTCGCATGGCTCTCCATGCAGGATCTTTTGTATTAGGTCTTGGTTGACCTTTTCTTGATCTTGCCCTTTCATCAATCATTTCACCTTCCATTTCGTAAGATTGATTTTGATTCTCTGAGGTTTCTGGTGGTTCAATTTTCTTCAATGCCTGCTGATTTGCCTTTGCAACTTTTCCCTGCACTTGTGATAATTCTTTTTGGGTTTTTATTTGTTGTGGGGTTGTTGGATTCAAATCTTCTCTCAATCTAGATTGTTGCAATAACTTTTGAAGTAAACTTATAGTAGCGGCAGATTGTTGTCCTCTTGTTGTTCTAGGCGATTTCTGGCCAGAACTTCCTTTGGGATTAACAATTGCTTCATCTACTTTTTTGGGAATACCTTCATGCTTTGTTTTAGCAAAGTCACGAATTTTCTTTTCACTCATACTATCTACGATCTTAAGAACTTCAGCACTTGCTTCGGATCTTGGGGTTTCACCTCTTTTTACTGAAAGAGCAAGACCAAAAAGTTTTTGTTGCTGTTCACTTTCTGCCTTTTCGCAAATCATATTAAATTCTTCTTGAAGTTCACCAAATGTCCAATCGGAAAGGTCATATCCTTCATCAATCAAATAGGTAATCCACTCTCTAAAATGTGCAGTTCCTTGCTTTTTAAAAGCACCAGAAGCAGCACTTAGACCCCTACGGATTGCTTCTCCTGCATTTCCTCCAGATTTGCGGGTCTTCATCGCTTCTTTATGCCCTTCCCATGCAGATAAAACACCCCTAGCAATGGTATCTTTAATAGATCTTTTTTTATCTGGTTGAGATGAAGGTGCTTGAGTTTCTTTTGCCCGTTCAATATTTCTTTCCCTCTGCGAATCTTGTAATCTTGTCAATACTTTTTGTCTTTCTGTTGGTTCGGGTTCTTGTTGTGTAGATTTTCTTGCAGATCTCCTTTTTTCATCTGCTGTTTTTTTTGTCGTAGCAGCACCACCTTTTAAATTAGATGCTCTTTTTCTAGATATTGGTTTTCCAGTAATTCTTTCTCTTGTTCTTGCAGGAAAAACAGTTTCTCCTGGTTTTAATTTTCGTTCAATTAATAAACTATCTTCAGCAATATCAAATACCCATTCAACAAACTTTTCCTTTCCAAGTTCTTCAATAACAATTTCTACGCCATTCTCATTTAACCCAAAGTTGTAGAAAAACTCAGTGGCAAGTTCAATAGCATTATCAAAATAAGACTCATCAAGTTCAACAGACTCAACAACATAACCACCAAGAACAGAAATTTTTTCAGTAACTTCTGGTTTTAAATTTATAGTTTTATCTGCATAATTATCAACTTTTTTTTCTTTTATTTGTTTTTCATTTCGGGATGCTCTTTCATCAGCAACACCCAGAACTTCTTTAAGATCCTGACGCCAATCTGAAAATCCTTCACTCACTCCATATGTTTTTTTATTTTTAATGGCGTTGCTTCTAACATTTCTGCGATTTGAAAGATACTTATCAGTTTTGGTATTAGATTTTCCATCATTATTAATATCACCGTCTTCTTGTCCAACTGGATCCAACTTACCTGCTCTAGATTTATCGTAATCATTTTTGGAACGATTACTACTAATTTCAACCGAACGAACTGTTGGTTTTGACCTTAATCTAGAAATTTCATCATATGGAACATTTCTTTTATCTACAGTGCCATTTTGATAATTAATGGTCACATAAACCATTCTTGTTTCACTTTCTTCAGAAACTGCAACAGATCCACCAACTTTAATTCCTAGTTTTTCCTTTGCAGTCTTAATAACGTCTGCGCCATAATTTGTTTTTGAAGATCTCATTTGAAATGCCTTTTCTAGTGGAATATTATTTCTTTTCATCAGATGACGAACATCATAGATAAATTGGCGAACTTTTTTTTCAAAAGTATCCACATCACCATCGTTATCCAAATCCGATGAAACTGGTTTAGATTTTTTGGGGGTAGATGCCCCAGGCTTCCCCAATTGTGGTTTAAAAACTTCTTCAAGATATGCGCTATGTAAATCAGTAGCAATATGAGAAAGCATCTTCTTATTTTCGGTTAACTTTATACTTATTTATGAATTTCCTTATATTAAAATCTTTTATTTTTTTAGTTCCAGTCATATCCATAGTATACTGACGATAAGAATCTGTTCCAGTCTCTCGTTGATCTGCAGGAACTCCAGACTTATCAGTCCACTCAATGACATCTTTAATCCAAGGTTTAAACATCACACTATCTTCAGTGACGCAAATTAAATAATTTGTACCTCTACGAATTATCTTTCCAACCAATCCATTATTCAAATTTTCTACCAAATCACCCTCATTAAATATTTCACCATTAATATACTTTTCTCTAAGATTTTTTTCGTATTCTTCCGAAACTTGATGAGAAGCAGGAACTAAAGGTGACGGTTTAGATCTATCTTGATCCGGATCTCGCTTTCCTGCTCTTTGATTTTTATTTGAAAATTTTATTCTAATTCCATTTGATTCAGTTTCAGATTCTCCCTCATACTCTCCAGTTTTTGGATTGTACCAACCACCATGACCATCAGGAACTAATCCCAATCTCATGGCAGTAAGTTTTGCAAAATTTGGTTTATTTGCTTCTTTAATAAATTGGGAGAATTTTTTCATATATTTTTGATTATAATTATATTTATTGATACGAAAAAGAGGAGCGTTTGCTCCTCTTTATTTACTATTTAGACATCATTTTCTTCACGAACTTCTGATCGGTAAACATCAAATGCCCCTTCTGGGTATCTTGCGCTAAGTTTTTCATAATTCATCTGCAAAATTTCATTGAAATTAGTATCCAATGCCATACATGCTTGAGCAATATACCAACAAATATCTCCAAGTTCTCTTTTCATATGGAAGATATTTTCTTGATTATAAGGTTTTCCCTGCAAGAAGATTTTTTTCACAACCTCAGTGAATTCTCCCGCTTCTGCAGTTAATCCCAAAGCAGCAGTCATAAGACGACATGTATCTGCTTCCTGGGTTTCCAAATCAGTCAACCTAGTAACCAATGCTCCAAAATCGCTACTAGCGGGCGATGTAGTCTGACGAACAAATTCAATATACTTATCAGAATCAATGTGCTTTTCCATATTAGAATGTAAATCCTCCAAATTTGTTTTTAAATGATTGCTTTTGTTGTTCTTCATCATCATACTCGGATTCCTTTCCATTGTCAAGGATATCCTTTTGAGCACTCTGCTCAACATCATATAATCTCATTTTTGCTCTATCAATTCCAACAACAAATCGTTTATGAAGTGTTGGGTCAGAGTATCTATTCTTCAACTGTTTAACCATAATCTGTCCCATTTCCTCTAATTCTTCAGTAGATATTAAAGCAAACATGAGATCAGCAGTTGCTGGCAAACCAAAAGATTCTGAAGTGTCTGTCAATTCTGGATCAGAAGAACCATATCCAGATCTTGTGGTTTGGGTAGCACTAAGGATTGGGACATTAGATTCAACAGCAAGTCCACGAAGTTCTTCGGCAATTGCTTTAATATATGAATATGAATTTATGTTACTATTACCCTTATATCTGGATGAAGAACATATGTTCAAATAGTCAATAAAAATAATATCCGGTTTAAATGATTTCTTAAGTGCTAATTCATTTAAGAGTGCCTTAAAATGTCCAGCATGAGCAGATGCAGTTGGATATTCTTTAATGATCAATGTGCCGTGAGATTTCTTTGCTAGATTTAATACTTTATTTTCAAAAATAGTTTTAGGTAAATTGACAATATCAGTGATGTTTACATTGAATAAATTAGCGTCTATTCTTTCTGCAATTTTCTCTTCTGCCATTTCTAGAGTAATGTATAACACATTTTTACTTTGTATTAATGCTGAAGCGGCAAAATGACACAACGCTAAACTTTTACCAACACCAGTTCCTGCAAGAATTATATTCAAAGTTTTATTAGGAAGACCACCCTTCGTAATTCTATTAAAATACTCCAAATCAAATTCTATCTTATCTTCAGTTTTATGATAAAGTTCGTATCTTTTCTCATAATCCAAAAGATAATCATGTCCAATGTGATTATCAAAAGACACTGCCAAAGCATCTTGTAAAATTGATGGAATTGCATCCCGGTTAGTCCCTCCAGCAAGTTGAAGGGACTCCATCAGTGCCAAAAAAATAGCACGATCGCGACACCACTTTTCGGTAGTGTCAATTAACCATTTCTGCTCAACTACAATTTCATCAAGGTTCTTCACCAAACCCATGATTTTTTTATAACCTTGTTCAGTTAAATCGGTTCTTTTTTGTATTTCAATAGAAAGAACCTCTTTTGTAGGAACATTATTATAAGTTAAAACAAACTTAGAAATTTCTTCAAATACAATTTTTTGTTCTTGGTCTTCAAAATATTCTGGGGTAATAAAAGGAAGTACCTTTCTTAAATAATCTTCATTGTTAATTAGACTCCTGAGAACTAAAAATTCAATCTTCTCCATCAAGTTCCTCTTCTGTATCTACTTCTAGTTTTAACTTAGAATTTCCATAACTAAATTTATGCTTAGCAATCTCGTCTAGTTTATCCATAAGATCCTTAGTAAAATACTTTTCCGGATCAGATAAAATAGTTTTTTCTGCAACTTTCTTCCCATTTATTTCATATCTACCGGCAGATCTTTTCCACATTCCACCATACTCTCCAAGTTGAAGAAGACCGTAATAACGATCTAATCCTCTTTGATCATAGTACAGTTTGATTTCTACCTCTTGGTTCTCTTTACTCAAACGAGATTTATAAGTTCTTGCTCTGATTAAATTACCAACTACATCGGTTCCATCCTTTTCCTTACTCTTAGAAAGGTATATGATTGTAGAAGCAGCATATCGCAAACCTGAACCACCAGACATTTCTTTAGAAGAATACAAACTCATAGAGTCATATACATGATTGGTAACAATCATTGGAATATTTGCTTGTCCCAACTTAAGGGTAAGCATTCGGAATGCTCCCTTAATCAGTTGAGGTTTTGTCATGTCCCTTGTATCCTTCTCTGCTAGTGTATCAGTAATCTCCTTATTTGTTGATAACATTCCCAGACTGTCTAAAACAAATATACATGGTTTTCTTTCATCTTCCGGTTTTTTCTGATAGATATCAACTGCCTTAAGTGTCTTTGCTCTAAATTCTTCAACAGTGACAACATTGATTACGACAACTCTAGAAGTATCTAATCCTCTACTTTCTAACAATGCTTTAGTTATTGCAGATTCAGTATCAAAATATAAACAATAACCATCTGGATTATTTTCCAAAAAATTCTTAACCATCGCTAAAGCAAAAAAGGTTTTACCTGTTGCTTGCTCACCTGCAATCGCAGTGATTTTATTTCCAGAAACACCACTGTAAATACTACCAGACACTAAAGCATTGAAGATATAAGATCCAGTATCCACATATGTTTCATCTTCAACAATATTTGAAGCAAGTTGTGCGTATTCTCCACCAATTTCTTTTACAAGGTCTTTTAAAAAATCCATTTAATTTCTATCCTTATTTTTAAGTTTATATCTATAAGACCATAATCTACCATAAAGTTCAGAATTTTTATATTTAACTAACTCTATAATTAAATCTAGGTCTTTTTTGGTTATAGGCAATTCCATTATAAGTCTAAGTGAAAAAGGAATCAAGAGTTGCTTTCCTTTCGGAATTCCACCCAATAGATCTCAAAATAGTATTCAACGGTTCAAGAAATCCCTTTTCAAACTGCGTATCATAATCCACATAAGGAATTAGGTCAAGTTCTTTTGGAAACTCCTGAATAAAAGAAATCACATTCTCATAGATTGGGTTTGGTTTTTTCAAATAGCAAAATTTTACCTTTTCGCCATTTTGAATCAATGAATACTTTTTATCCAACTCTTTCTTTTTAATATAATAGTTAAAAAGAAGAGCACCACGAACTGCTATGGGAGTACTTTTTTCGTAGATTGATTGGACACAACTGTATTTTGTCAGATCATTCACAGATCGGGGGAAAGAAATGTCTTCTGGTGTTAGAGTTTTAAATTCTGAACGACAGTTTTCCACAAATGAAATTATATCATCTTCAGTTCCGCTCATAAGGATTTTAAAGGAATCTTTTAGCATTTTGCGACATGGTGCCGGTGTTGAAGATTTGATTGCTTCAATTCCTTTAATTTTAAGTTTCGGTTCAGAATACCGCACACCTTCACTATCCCATACGCTCAAAATGTAACGCTTTTTTGCAGTCCAAATGCCACGCTCAGCAATACACTCCCTCTTCATTACCATTTTTTGCTCATAGGCATTTACATAGTCGGCCAGTTTTTGGTAAGAACTTTCAATATACTTTTCAAATTCCACCTGACAGACCTTATCAAGGAACGAAACAACGCTTTCAGTAATTTTCTCTCTTCCAGCGAATACCTTTTCAACCAAAGGACCCATATTGATATAGAGAGAGTCAGTATCAGAAGCAATAACATAGTCTACTCCATCAGTTTTCAACGTCTTGTTTAAATAAGTGTTCATCTTATTCATAATCCACTGAATGGATACTTGCCCAGAAAGAGTAATGGCCTCAGCATTTTCTAATTTATAGTATCTAAAGTATTGATTTCCGATAGCACCATAAGCAGAGTTAAGTTGAATTTTTCTTGCCATCTGAATATTATTACATCTGGCAATCTCTTTTATGAGATCTTTCTTCTTTGTTTTTTCATACTCCTGTTCGGCAGCAAGCATTTTTTTCTTGAATATGGAACGTTCACTATAAATTTTTTCCATCAACTCTGGAAGAAAACCACGAACATCTTTCCTGAACATCGCCCCATTTGCACATATGGCATAATTATTATATTTCTCAAAATCAAGTTCTTGATTAAGAATTCTATCAACATTTACTGTAGGATGTTTTTCATCCATAAGTGTTTCTGGAGAAATATTATATTGCATGATGAGGTGGGGATAAAGTGAGTTCAAGTCAAAACTCACAACCCATTCATAAACACCAGGAATCGGTTCTTTTACATATGCTCCAGCATACTTTTCATTCTTTTCTGTTCTGTCTCTTTGTGGAATGACAACATTTCTTTTCTTTAAGTAGTTGTATATAATATTGTCCCACATGCGAACTTGAGAAAAAACATCCTCATAGTTTGTTTTTGCATCATATGCCATAGTAATGGCAAGTTCAATAAGTTTTAACTTATCTTCTAGACGGTCTACAAGTTCTACGTCAACAATGTTATATTCTACAAATTTTTGCCATCCTTTAGTATAAAAATCCTTGAAGGTATCAAACTCCGAGTGGTCAAGTTTCTTTTGCCCCAACTCTTGTGAGGCAATGTAATCAAGTCGGTAAGACTCTTGTGGTGGAGTTCCAGGAGACCACTTATACAGTTTTAAATAATCAAGTTGGGTAATTCCGCCTATATCTATGCAAATTTGATTCCGATTATTTATCCAAACTTCATTTTGCGTAATGAGACCCCAAGGCGAAAATCTTTTCATTCTCTTTTCACCAAGAACACGCAACAAACGCCCACAAATATAAGGAACGTCAAAAAATTCAATGTTCCATCCAGTCAAAACTTCTGGAGGATTAAACTCCCAATAATTTATGAAGCGATTAAGCAAATCATATTCAGAAGCACATTCAATGTATTTTACATTTTTTTGTTTGTTCGTAAAGGGTTTGGTTCCCCAAGTAGTTATTTGTTTGCTTGAATAGTCCTGAATTGTAATTAGCAGTATTTCTTCATCGCAGGATTTTGTATCCGGAAAACCATTTTCAGATGTAGTCTCAATATCAAGGGTTACTAATTTAATCTTTGTGATATCAAACTTAATTTCATCTTCCGGATACTTGTCGGAAATATACTGATAGACATATCTTTCATTTCCATATACATTAAAGTTTTCAATTCCATCATACTTTTTATATAATTCTCTACATTCTCGCACAGATCCTGGTTTAATTGCTTCTACATATTCACCATCTAAGGTTTTATATTTTGTAGGAATATTTGATTTCAGAAAAAGAGTAGGTGAATACTCTTCTTTGAACATAACATGCTCACCATTATCATAACCTCTAACCAGGAAATTATTCCCGATCATTTGGACATTTGTGTAAAATTTCATTTGGTAATATTTTGATACTTTCCGAGAATGATTTCTTTAGGGTTAGTGACAGTAAAAAATTTATCAGAATGTACTAAGAAAGTATCTTGGGATGAATAGTCAGATAACCATGGAGAAAGAGTACTGTCCGAATTTATTATGAAGGGTTTTATTAGTTTCCAATCAGGATCTCCGAGAACAGCATCAACTTCCTCAACTTCACTAATAATTGCGGTTCCATTATCAAATATAAGAATCTTAATTTTTTCCATTTTGCTCATCTCCAGATACACGGTTTTCGTAAAGTTCTTTTAATCTATCAACTGGTTCCACTATGGTAACAATCCACTCAGGATGTATTTCCACAGTTCTATCTTTAGATAGAATAGGCCAGTTATTCAAAGTTATGCTATGAGTAAAATCACCACCATTTAAAGCATAAGATCCTGCTAATTTGACCTCACAAGGATCCTCAAAAATATAATACATTAATGATTCTTGATAATATGCTTCTTTGATATTGGAGATTAAATTTTCCCCAGATTTTAGAATTGCAAGTTTTACAGTCATATCAGTCGTACACCAATACACATTATACCACAAAAAAATGGGGGAGTCAACCTGGATTTTGCCAGGAACTCCCCCATGCGGCGATGATAGTTAATACTATTTATTTAAAAATAATCTTTTCTTTTATGATGCTCAGGAACAATTTTTCTAATATTAATAATTAGAAGTCCATCTTCAAATGTTGCATCTTTTACTTCTGTATCATCTGCCATAGTCCATGACCTCTTAAAAGATCTCTGCGCTAATCCCTTATGGACATAATCGGTATCAGTTTCCTTATCTTCTTTTTGCCCCTCCACAAAAAGTTTCCCATCTTGGGTATACACATAAACTTCTTTTTTCTTAAATCCAGCAAGAGCAATTTCAAGTCTAGATTCTACATTACTAACTTGCACAAGATTATATGGAGGATAATTTGTTGTAGTTTCGTGTAACGTCAATAAGCGATGAAAATATTCATCCATTCCAATACTGTATCTACCAATTCTATCCATTATTGCAGAAAGATCTGCTGTAGTATATCGGGAAAGATTATTCATAATAGTTCTCCTTTTTAAGCGAGTTTGTTTTTGACCCTTTCGGCGCCAATTAACAATGGGTAGATTTTAGTCTCACCCATCACTATTATATATTAGATTTCAATAAAAAGGGGAGTGTAGAACTCCCCACTTTTCATTCGGTTTCCTGAACCTTTACTTTTTTCCCGATATTATATTTTTGCTCAAGTTCCCACTCTCCTTTCTCCCGATAAGAAATTACCTTGATCTGGTTAAGTGGTGCAATGTCTAATATTTTATCAGTATCAACTACTGCGATTAGACCCCAATCGGAAAGCAAACGTATAATTCTATTTCTTCGTTGAATATCGTTTACCGTAAGATTTGCGTGCTTACCATCAAGAGCAAAAAGTTCCTTAAAACTTACAATATAATATCTACCTTGCTTATGTAAAATGTGGCAAGATTGATACAGTTTCTTTTCTTTTCTTGATGCAACCCCAATCCTTGTCAAAGTCTCACGAACTTTCAAGAAATCATCAGGTTCATTAAGAATGACCTCCACCATCATGTTTGGAGACCAGTTTACTTGTGGTTCAATTGTTTGATTCGTCATTTTGTTCCGCCTGTGTCAAGTCGTTTTTTTATAAAGTCAATCTGTTCTTTATTTAGAATTTTTAAAGCTTGTAATGCTTTTTCATTATTATAACCATAATATTTTTTTATGTATTCTAAATCCGTGACCTTATCTTTTCGGATCCAAGGAGAAAATCTTTTCCTTTTCCTTAAAGTATTTAGATAAAACGCATATTGCATATCTTTATCTATATGACTATTCATGTTCATTTCATTAGCAAATAATATTGCATCAATATGACCAGATAGACATTTATTTATAATATAAGGTGGATAATCCTTGATGGAAGTTGGATCTTCGTTCATCAAGTTCTTTTTAGTATTATTAATAGAATTCAACCAATCCTTTAATTCATGTGTCATCTAATAATCTCCAATTCACTGCCGGGTTCCCATATCTCTAAGGTAGTTCTCAATCTGTTTTCTTCAATTAGTTTTTCATACCTTTTAGATGATTTTTTCTTCCACCAAGTAATAACATCATTGACATCATGCTTAAACTCAGAAATATAATACCTTTTCTTTTCTGTTAATTTTTTAGCATTTTCAATTGCAGTATTGAATTGATTCAACTTGGTCTCATCCTTTAATGAATTTCGGATAATAGAAATCATCTTTTGCTGGATTTTCAATTTTTTGGAAGACTTGTCTGCAGGAACCAATCGTTCCCCATTATTTCTCTCATTGAACCACCAAAAGAAATCTCTAAATTCATCATCATGGAATAATGGAAGAAAATTACTTTCAGTGTCCCCAATATGTTTGAGATATGGTTTAAGACCATCATACATGGAAACGCCCTTAGTTGTTCCGTACAATGAAGTAGTCTCAAAATATTTTAAATCTGTACCATACTTTGTATCAAATTGATTTTTGAGTTCTTTAGAGCACGCTAAAAGCGCAAGAAGTTTACCCCCAAGATAATTATATCCAAATGGTTGAACAGGTACAATATTAAACGCCATCACGAATTCATTATTAATAGTTTCCAGAGGAAGAACTTTATTAAAGTATTCGTTTCTTGGTTTTGAGTTAATAGTCGGAGACCCAAATCTAACTACCCCAAGAACCTTTTTAGTGTTAGTTTCTTCAACTATCCATTTATGGGTTCTACCTGGAATTGCTTCTTCTACGGCATTTGAAGCAGTTAAATTTAAAGTTTCCGAATACAACCACTGATTAAATTTAGATGTAGGTTTGGAACTTGTATCAACAACATGAATACAAATATCCATATCATTTGGATGCATTTGAAATGCATCAAACATTTCAGTTTCCGCACCAAACAAACATCCAGATCTAGAAGTTATTCTGTCTTTCTTCACAAAACGAAGATAATCATCAATACGATTAAATTGAGAATAGTAATTTATAAACTTATCTGCCGCATAAATGGCATCTTGTTCGGTTAAAATCAGTGTCATTTAAATTCACACCCTAACGAAATTCGCATTCACACATTAACTCAGTAAGACATGCCAAAAGATTGATCTCTTGGTCCGCAACAAATGCACACTGATATTGATACTTTGCAATAATAAGAACCGCAGCAGGAATTGACAATGGAACTAAGTGCTCATAAAATGCGTCATATATTCTTCTCATTATCCTGGATGTATCATTATCCAAGTTGGAAACTACCCATTTACGAACTTCCGGAAAGTTCTTAGATTTCATATTTTTGATCAACTCCGTTACAGAAATATCAGAGAAAGATGCGAGAATACCCGCATCAATTTTTCCACTTGTAGAATATCTCTGACATTCATTGAGAATACGTCTAAAATCTGGGAAATATTTTGTGATCAGTTCAGCGAGAATTTTGTCTTCATATTGAATGTTTTCTAAATCTAAGATTGTTTGCAGTCTTTTAAAGAATGCTCCCGCAAGTTGCGTCTTTTGCTTTCCTTTAATTGAGAAATCAATTACTGCGCAGCGAGAATGAAGGGGTTCAATAATTTTGTTTTTATAGTTGCATGTGAAGATAAATCTACAGTTATTGTAGAACGCTTCAATGTTTGCTCGCAAAAGAAGTTGAACATCATTGCCAGTATTATCTGCTTCATCAATAATAATAACTTTGTGCTTGGAAGATTCAACTAAAGATACAGTAGAAGCAAAATTCTTTGCTTGATTTCTCACCGTGTCCAAAAATCGTCCTTCATCAGATCCATTAATAACATATGAATCAACACCCAGTTCATTGCAAAGCGCCTTTGCAATTGTGGTCTTACCAATTCCAGGAGGTCCAGAAAGCAGAAGATTTGGAATCTCTCCTTTCTCCACAAACTCCTTAAATGTTTTTTTGATGTCATCAGGAAGAATACAATCCTCAATTACTTGGGGACGATATTTTTCAAATAAAAGAAATTCACTTGTCATAATTAAAATTAGTATGCTTCAATGTTTGGTTGAATGATCGCTTTGTTATATGGATCATTAGGATTTTTTATATTAATATATCTTCTTATTGATGATGACATAATCTTAGCATCAACTCTTTCGGGTTGTTTAGTAACTGCCACTCCATCAACAAACCATACAGTGTACTCTTCGCAACTATCATTGAAATACTTCAGAATTTGCCAGTGAGTGGTAGTAAATAGAATATCTTGCTCTAACTCATCAGCAGAAGCATAATTTAGAAAAACAGAATATAGATATGAATCTAACTTTTTTGATGGATTAAAAAGATAATTTTCCATTATATATTTTTGTCACTAAGTATAAAGAGAATCAAATTCAACCCTAAATTGGGATGCTTTATAGATCCTTTAAGTTTCCAAAGTATTAAAGCTTGAGTAAAACTTAGTCTCATCCAAATTTGCTGTCAGGTTCAAGAGCAACCCAGTAAGAAACTGGCATGTCAGTGTTTTTAAAATGACAAAGCAGTTTTCTAGAAATCACAACTTCATAGTTTCCTGGAAGAATTTTAATATTTTCAATTTTGAAATTAAATACAAACTCTTCATCAGTTTCCCCAACAATAATTGAGAAATCGTTTGAGGTATCATTCTTTTTATCGCGGACAAGCAATTTAATCACTCCCGCTTCACCAACAACAGAAAGATCTGGCAACTGATAAATTGCAGAAGCCTTGATCAACTTTTCAAGTTGCTTAGTATCCACCAAAAAGCAAACATCACTACTAGGAAGAGTAATTTCTTTATCTGGTGGTGTTACTATGACACTAGGTTGTGCAAAGAAATACTTAGAGCGACTTCTTCCCTCTCGGATAACAACATAACTATCATTCTCAAAATCCAGTTCAGCATCCTTATGTAACAATAGTCCATTGAGAAACTGGTTGAGATCATAAATACCAAAATCTCTTGGGATCTCTTCTTCAATGGTTGCTTCAGCAAGAATTGTTTTTGAGACACTAATAGTTTTTAAAGTATTTCCTTGCTTAAAAAATAAAGACTGATTAATATTAGAAAAGTTTTTAATAATAGCAAAGGTGGTTTCAGAAAATTTCATATTTTATAAATCAGCGAGAGAATTCAGTTAGACCGTTATTTTGGCGAGAATAATGCTTATCAAAGTGCATGAGAAGCATCGCATAGTGGATGACTTTCAAAAGATCACGCTTGTTTCTTCCATCCTTCTCACCATACCGACTTCCATATTTCAGTATATTTGCTTGACAGAAATCTTGGGCAAGTCCTTTTGCCGCCATTAGATCAATTGTTTGAATATCTTTATAATCATCGTCAGTTCCACAATAATGACTATTATAAGTAGAGGTCACATAATCTTCAATATCCTTGATGATTTTATCTTCATTATATTTCCAAAGGTGGTTTGTATTTTCAGACATAAACGTAAATCAAACATTAAAAATGGAGAGGATGTAATTCCTCCCCAACAGTATACCATCATTTCTGAGGTGTGTCAAATACCAGGACTACTTTTTAGGCATGACAAAATTTGGGTCAATTTTATCGTACAGTTCCAGAAAAGCTTGTTTGGTTTCATCATCAAATCGGTTTATGCAAACCCGAATTGCCTTACCTTTATCTCCAAAGATGGCATAAGCTCTGATTATATGAACAAGGCGACGAGTAGAAATGATCTCATCAATTCCACCATCATAAAATGTTTTTCGTATTACATCTGCCCAATCTACAAGTTTTTCGCAAAAATCATCATCAGTCATTCCTAAGGTATAACAAATAGACTCAAGAATTTTTCTTTCCGATGATTGTGGGGGATAAGACTGCTCAAACGTAACAGGAAAACGCTCAAGAAATGCTTCATTCAAAACATTAGTTCCAATAAAACGCCCATCTTCGGAACCTTTACCCTTAGTATTAGCAGTGGCAATTATATTAAATCCTTCTGCTGGAGAAATGTACTTTCCGATTTTCTTCAGAAAGATTCCAGTACCTTCAAGGATAGATTGAAGACACAAGATCTTATTTGATGCCAAATCAACTTCATCCAAAAGAAGAATAGCACCACGTTCTAATGCTTCAACTACTGGACCATTATGCCATGCCGTTTCTCCATTTACAAGACGAAATCCTCCAATAAGATCGTCTTCATCAGTTTCAATCGTAATATTGACACGAATAAGTTCCCTCTTTAATTGAGCACATGCTTGTTCCACACTATATGTTTTTCCATTTCCTGAAAGACCAGTAATAAAAACAGGATAAAACAAACCAGATTTAATAATACCTTTAATGTCATTAAAGTTTCCAAATTTGACAAAGTTATCATCAACTTCTGGAATAAGGTTTTGTGCATAATCAGGAATAACTGATATGGAATTAAAAGACTTTTCAATCTCATGAATATATTCTGTGGGTAACTCAAAATTCCACTTACCTTGGCAAATTTTATATTCTTCTATTGTTTGAGTTACAGATTCATAGTCGTATGAATTAATTGCACAAAATGCTCTAATGTCTCCAGTTGTTACTTCTGTCCCATAAAGAGACTTTAACGAATTTACAAGTTCTTCTTTTGTCACAATAATTTGGTCGTACATAATTTTTTGAACTCCTTTAGATCATATAGTATAAATGGTTAGATGTCAAGTGATTAAGCAATTTGCTTAATAAATTCATTTAAAATTTTCTTGTTGTTTCGTTTAGTCTTAAGACTATTCATAAATGCACTTTTAATTTCTCTTTTTGTTGCATCACTAGAAACATTGAATTCCGGGGATTCTGAAAGATTACTAGATCCTATCCCAAAATAAACATGATATGCAGAATTGAATAGACAAAAAGATTTTTCTTTCTTCCAAGACGACATCGCTTGGGTGTATTCATTTCCATTTTTGTCACAATATTTTCTAATAAAAGATCCAGAGTGTAATGAATCCAATACTCTAATTCCAATAAAACTAGTATCGGAAAATTTATCAACTAAATTTTTTAATATAGTATCAGTTTGGTAATTAGTATCTTTTGGGAATAGATATGTTTTTCCAATTTTGCGATCCCTCAAAAAAACTGAGTGTACTGAATCAATTCTACTAGTCCCAATATATGGCTCGGTTTCCCATTTTCTATTAAATTGCCTATGATAAAACAATTGACTAGAATCGCCATCAGTCAAAACTACACATTGCACTTTTTGAATTTTATTCTGCTTTTTAAAGATTGGAATAATCTCATGTAAACAAATTAATGCTTCATTTAAGGGAGTGCTGGATAATGCCAACTCTGGAGGTGCTAATTCTGTATTAATGCACATACAAACTCTGTAAATATTTTTCATTTGAATTTCTAGATTTAATGAATTTACCTTACTAGTAAATAAATTCATCAAAGAAAATCTAGGATCAATGCAAAAAATACCAGGAATTTTTGTATAGCAATTTGGTCTAATTTTATATGATGTATTATTTGCTATTGGATAATGCTCAGTGAATGCATAGACTTCAAAAGGAATAGAAACTTTTTTACAGAACCAAATGAGGTTGTATAACTGTTTTATAGTATCTAATAGAACCTTACCCATAGATCCAGACCAATCTAAAATAAAAATCAACCCATGATTTTTACCCTCAGTGACATTAGTAATTTTTTTAAAAATATCATCATTGAATTTATACATATGAATTTTAGAACAATCTAAAACCCCAGTGGGAGACACTAAAGATCTTGAGTAAGAATCTGCTGCTTTGCGACACTCAAATTCTTTAACCAGATAATTAACTTCTTTTTGGGCAGAAGTTTTAAAATCTCTATATCTAGAATCTATCCTATTAATGTAAGTTTTATGATTATCTGAAAGATTATTCCAAAAATTTGAACATGTGTTATGTATGGTAATATTATCAATTATTACATTTTTTAAATCAATTTTTGGAACTTCAACATAAACAGTTTCTTGCTTTTGGATTTCACTAAGAAGTTTTTTTATAGATTCTTCAAAAGATTCCATAGTTTCAACTTTTGGATCATTACCTGAAGAACCATTTTCTTTTGACTCTTCATGATCTTGTGAATCTTGAGAATTGTCCTCATCAAACGCACCAGTTAAACTATCCGATTTAGTGGTATTTTCGGAATTTGTTTCTTGTTTAGAGGACTTTTCTTTAGATTCTTTTTTACAATACTCATACAGAACTTTTGAAGCGTATAATACTTCATCAAACGTTTCGGCAGAAGCAATAAGATCTACAATATCTTTTTCTTCGCAAGAAAAATTTAGCCTTATAAAATTTCCTATTTTAAAATGAAGATTTACCCTGTCTGCAAGATTCATATCATTGATTTCTTTATTTTCAAGAGAAAAGAAATCTTCATCATAAAGTTCTTTGTATCCAATAAAGAAAGACTTTGATATTCCTGGATATCTACGCTTGATTAATTTTTCAATCCTGACATCTTCAACCACATTTACAAAATCTTTTGGGATGTCAGTTATTTCCATCCAGTCTTTAGTTGGAGTTTCTAAGGCATGTCCAACTTCATGTCCAACGAGAAGATCATAAACATTACTACTCGCTTTCTCCCACATAGGGAGAGTTAACACTCTAGTATTGACATTGAAAGAAGCAGTTTGTACAGTTTTATGTTCTACAAGAAGATCCTCTGTCGCCAAAAGACGAGCAAGAATTCCTTTGATTTCGTAGTTTACCGACATCAAATATTTCCGATAACGACATTAAGAGCATACAACAAAACCCTTCTTTTGGGAAGGGTTAAGTAGACGGTTTTTCAATTGTCTCCTCCTCGCCTTTGCTTGACGCAAAGCCTGAGGTTTAAGTTTTCGTTTTTGCTCTTTTTTGGAGTGGTGGTATCGGTTTGGGACTTGCATGGGACCAAAAGAAACTATTTATAGTATATGGGAAAAATTGCTTCTCTTGTCCACCTGTATGACACTTTCAAATTTGTCCTCAAGTCCAGTTTTATGTGATATTACAAAAATATTTGCATCTGTAATTACATATCTGATAATCTTAAGAAATTCATCAGTACCAGAACTATCCAAAGAACTATCAAACACCTCATCAAAAATGATCAAATTGCAAGAAACCGAATTTTTCAATTTAGCAACTTCTCTCCAAGCAAAAAGTAATGATAAATTAATTCTAGACTTTTCACCTTCACTGAAAGAACTGTAAGAAAAATCTTCATGGATTGGAGATTGAACACTTTCATTAAATTCATCATCTAAAGTGAAGTTAATATAAAAATCCATCATTTGAAGATATCTATTAATCTGTTGATTTATCAATGGCAGATATTTTTTGATAATCTTAGTTTTCACTCCACCATCCTTAAGTAATAAATACGAAAAATCATAGTAAGAAATTAATTCTTTTCTACTAGATAATTCCTCAAAGGTTTCATTTAAACTACTCTCAAATTGTTTCAATTTCTCATGTTCAGTATTTCTATTTTCAAGTTGTTTGGCAATAGTTTGAATTTCCTTTTCCAGATCTCGGATTTGTCTCTGATGTCCAGAAACTCTTGTATTATTTTTAGAAATTTCATGGTTTAAATTAGTGATCTCTTTTGAGATTCGGAGAAAATGACTTTCTTTAATTTCTTCGTCTTTAATTGCATTTTCAAGTTCTTTGTAACCGGTTTTTAACTCTTTTGCTTTTATTTCTACTTCACTAATTTTATTTAAACGAAATTCTTCATCAATTTCTTGTGTGCAAGTTGGGCAAATTACATTATTTGAAAAGAACTTATGATCATGAGTTATTGTAGATATTTTTTGAGATATTTTACCTTTAAGATTTCCAAGTTTTCTAAGTTTTTCTTTAGATTCAGAAACTTCTTCTAAATCTTCAGTTAAAGAAAAAATATCTTCTTCAATTTCAGAACTCTTTAAAATATAGGCGTCACATTCTTTAGTGAGTTTATCAATTACATTTCTTTTATTATCTATATTTTCTTTACCTCTACTTTCAAGTTCTTCAATAAAGTCTTTTTGCATTTGGACTTTATCCTTTAAAGATTCTTTTTTTAAATTTAAAGTTTTAATATCATCTTTTATAGTTCTAATCTTTTCTTTAATGATTGCATTCATAGTGGAAAAGACCTTAATATCTAAGAGATCTTCAATCACTTCTCTCCTGTGTGTGGGGGAGAGTTGCATAAATGGAACAAAATTACTGCTTCCAATTATAACAATTTGAGTAAAAGACTTAAAATTCATTTTAAGTACAGTTTGTTCAAACCATTTTTGTTGGTCTACGGAAGAAGATGTTTGATCAAGTAAAGTATTATTAAAATAAATTTCAAAAATATTTGGTTTTATTCCACGACGAACTTTATAATTATTGGTTCCAATTTTGAATTCAACTTCAACTAAACAATCTTTCTCATTAATAGAATTAACCAATTGAGGTTTATTTATTCCTCTAAATGATTTACCAAATAAACCAAATGTTAGTGCATCAAGAAAAGTACTTTTGCCGTAACCATTACCACCAATTATTAAGGTAGTTTTAGATTTCTGAAAATCAATCTCAGTGAATTGATTCCCGTATGAGAGGAAATTTTTAAATTTTATTCTTTCAAAAATTATCATATCAAATAAACTCTACGTTCTCCGAATAAGGTGGAATAACAATATCTTCCGATGAAAAAATTTTATATTCATACCCATGAAGATTACACGCTTTTATTGCAATCTCTTTTTCCACTTCCATAACACTCATTTTAGGATAATCATCTTCTTCTAATAACAATGCAAAACGTACTGCATCATCCTTTTCCTCAAAAATATAAAGAATATGGTTGCCAAGTTCATCAACGCCAGCATAAGCGCCTTGGTCTTCTTTCCCATCTACAGTAATTAAATACATTACACCATTTCCAAAGACTCTCTATAAACTTCTTCCAGCATATTAATTATAATAGTTTTATCCAAGTCACATTCACTTTCTGAAACATATCTCTGTAAGATTGAAAGAGTATCTTCAGATTCAAGTGCTTCAAATTCTTCAGATTCAGTTATTTGGTGATTCTCAACTATTTTTAATTCAGCAACATTTGCAGTATACAGGTTATCAATAAATTTTTCAAATTTCTTTTGATCTGTCTTTTTACGGACAATCACCCGAACTATTTTATTTTCATATTCGCGAACATCAAAAGTTTGGTATGGAGTATCTTCATAGTAGATATTATAAAACATTCTATATGGATTATCCACATAAATGTGTTCTGTGGTTTCAGTATCAAAGATAATAAAACCACGATCATCATTTACATCATTCCAATAAATTTCATAAGGATTTCCAATATAATATACCTTACCATTGTCTGACCTAGTGTGATAGTGTCCAGAAAAAACCTTGGTAAAATTATCAAATATACCAGAATCCAATCCGCTATCCATAATATGCCCACGATAAGGCGCAAACCCATTTAGTTCTAAGTGTCCCATAGCAATTTTACATGAAGTCTTTTTAATTTTGGTAAAAGACTTTTCACTGTTTTCTACATTTATCCAAGGCAACAAAAGTACATTTAAATTGCCAAGTTTTACTTCTGTAGGTTCTGAATATGTTTTTATATTTGAATAATCTTTAAGAAGAAGGTCTGGGGAATTTATTTTATTTGAATTTCGGAAAAAAATGTCATGATTACCAACAATCATGTGGACATTATATTTGGAGAGAGGTTCTAAAACCACTCTCCTTGTCCAATCTAGTCCCCAGAAATCTATACTTTTACGACTATCAAAGGCGTCTCCCATGTGAATAACAGTATCAATCCCATGCTGTTCCAGTGTTGGGAAAAATACGTTTTTATAGAAGAGTTCAAAGTAATCGTGAAAAAGTCTTGAAGATTTTCTCGCTGTAAAATGTGTATCAGTGAGAATGGCGACAAGCATTTCAATACCTCATTTTAATATGAACGGATTCCTTGATACTATTATACTCCGAATAATTGGATCCGTCAACACTTGAGTCGTCAGCAAAGACTTCCGAAAACCCAGTTCTTTCCAATATTTTGTTTTTAATTTCCAATTGACGCTTTTCTCTCTGTATTCTACGGAGAAAGGCATAGTGAATGATCTGCGTAAAATATGCAAAGGGATTCTGAGACTTTTCTGGGTTGAAATTGTGGAGGTATTGGATGCAGTTTTCAATGCCATCAGAAATCATATCATCCTTAAACATATAATTTACAAAATTAGGTTTAAAGGACAAATGGGTGGCAATTTTAAGAATGCATTCGCCAATGTAATTAGGTATTGGGGGTTTTGGATTCCCATTTTCTTCCGCAACAGCAACCCTTCTCCTATACTCAATAAGAGCCTCTAAAAATTGTTTATTATTGACATAATGTTCAGATCTTTTTCTTTTTTTCATTACTGCGGTTGAAATCATAAGAATGCTTAATTCAATATGTAGTTATTATAGCATTTTTAATGGATAATGGCAACTTGACAGACCATTAAAAAGTGTGTAGAATAGGCTTGTCCGGTTTGAAGGTGATGGCTCTAGCTATTATTATAAAGCTTTTCTAGGAGTATTTTAGCATCTGTAACACTACTAATGTATCCCATCTTTCTAGATAAATTGCTTTTAGTGTTACCCATGTTAGGGTTTTCTGCTTTTTCTATAAATTGTTGGTGTAGTAAAATCATTTCAATATCTTTTGATTCTGACATAGTAAGTACATCCTTTAAATTTAAAATAAACAAATCATCAGTAGTAGTCTTTAACCAAGGTTCAATCTTATAACCATCTTTACCTAATTTGGATTTATAAGATTTAATTACTACTGGATTATTAATAAGAAGAACATTATTGCCATTTTCTTCTGATGGAACTACTCTGGCAAATATTTCTTCACCTGTCTTTAGTTTTATTGTGGCATAAAAATCATCTTCCATAGTTATTTTAGTTGAATTGGTATAATTTCGTAATTAAAGTCTTCTTCAGAATATATTTTAACTCGTTCTATAAAATGATTTAAAGTATAATTCTTTCTTGAATTATATGTAGTATCATCGGAAATGTCATATAAGGTTGCTTTTTCTTTATTACTACTTTTTCTCAATACTCTACCGATAGATTGTAAGTTTCTGATTCTAGATTTGCTTGGTGAAGCAAATATTACATTATGTAGGTTTTTGATAGAAATACCAGTACTAAAAACACCATAAGAAGCAACAATAATTGCATTATTTTCTCTTTCGGTTATTTCTCTAACTAATTCTCTTTCTGAAACGTTTACTCCACCATGAACAAAAAAGACCTTACGGTTTGAATCACTATCACTATTTATGAGTTGGTACAATGGGAGTCCATGAGTTTCTACTCTAGAAAAAAGAATCAAAGTATTACCTTTTAAATCTAAAGCAAGTTTTTTAATAAAGTTGTTTCTTTTTTCATTAGTAATAATAAACTGAATTTCATCTTCATACTTATCAAATTTTTGTGGTTTATGCTTAAGTACTATACAATGAATATCTAATTTAGATGCTCTACCTTTCTCAATAAGTTCCTTAGTTCCCACTGCTTTGTATGGAGGACCAAATAGACCCGAAATGACCCATTCATGAGTCTTAGAGTCCTTTCCTCCATTAGATAGGGTTCCTGTGAATCCAAATCTATACTTCGCATTATGAGACTTTTTCATGATGTCTATTAAAGACTTTGATTTGCATCCATGACATTCATCAACGATTACACAATCATAATCTTCAAAAAATACTTTATTCATATTATAGATGCTTTGCCATGTGGACAAAGTTACTAATTTATCGGCAATTTTGTCTTGTCCTGAATAAACCATATGGCAGTAATTTTCCGGATCCCAACCATACTCTTGCCAATCTTTATACATTTGATGTATCAGTCCAGTTGTAGGGAAAACAACCAAGCACTTCAATTTCTTAGAAACATAGTATCTTATTAAAGAGTAAATCATAAAAGATTTACCAGAAGAGGTCGCAGATATGACTGTTTTTCTATTGTACCTTAAACATTCATATACTGTATTAATCTGGTATTCGTAAGGATCAAGATTAGAAATATACTTCATATATCCCTTAACACCTTCTTCTGTAATCTCTTCATTGACTTCAAATGGGAGACCATAATACTTATTATCACGGAACTCATATGTATATCCGTAATTTTTTATTTTGGCAATTACTTTATCCAGAAGTCCAGCATAAATTTCTCCTGTTGCAGTGCTTAGGAGTCTTATTTCTCCATCCCATCCTTTCTTTCTATACTGTGGCATAAACTTTGCCGACTCCACACTAAATGTAAAGTGTGGGGCAAGTTCATATAAAATATGAGGTTCACATTCTAGTTTAATGTAAACCTCATTTTTCTTATGTATTATTACGTCACTCATAGAATCATTAAATTTCTATGATTATTTATGGGTTATCCCAAACCACTAGCAAAACGCATATATTCAATGCTATTTTTTATTTGAAAAGACCTATTGTGTATCATTTTTAAAATATCTTGAAGATATGTAAGCATTATGTCATAATATTCAACCTTCAAGGATGCTTGCGATAAATTTTCATCAGCATCCATATATTTTTGTAGCGCATCTTTATCCCTTATTTTTTTGGGAAAAGGATTTTGAATATAAACATCAGGATCTGCTTTACCAGTATAGTATTCGTATTTCTGATGTCTGATATTTCTTTTTTGTTGTTCTGCTTTCTTTTTTAAGAGCATTATATTATTATAAATGTCATAGTATTTGGCATGTAAAATTGGGATATTTAAAGATTCTGTATGTAGATTGTCTGGATCTATTTTAGAATCTTGTTCCCACATCTCTTGTATTTTATCTAAATCAATCATAGTTTATTTTGTAGGATTTAATGGTTTCCCCGTCTTGTCCACTATATTATACATCAAATACTTGAATGTGACATCTGCGGTTAAATACTCATTGTCCCTGTTTGTGGCGTCAAACTGGAGAGCACTCAACTGGTAGGGAAACATGGACTTAAATACTACATTAAAATTGAAGTTTTGACTACTGTTGAGTACCAATAGAGTCCCATCTGAATATAGATTCATATCTGATCTGAAAGGTTGTTCAAAGATTTCATTAGTCTTTTGCCAATCGTATATTTCTTGAAGACTTTCCGGAAATCCAAGACCCCTCATCCAATTCTGTATTTCCATATAGTTCTCTAGATTTTCATCAACCAAGAATTTTAATGTAAAATCCTCAAATTCCATTTTGTCACCAGGAACAGGGACATCATTTAAATAGTTTGGTTGATTTGCAACTCCCAAAGTAATTCCAGGAATGTTCGCCACATTAGAAAAAAATGCAACCTTTGGCGCTCTATTTAAGGTAAACCTAAAACCAATTGAGGTTAAAAAGTTCCTATTTTCTATTTGATTTTTTGGCATTTTTTTAGTTATTTATTTCCATTAAAAAAGGAGTCCCGAAGGACTCCCTGTAACTTATATGAAATGGTTCACATAAGGTTGCGAACTTGTACTCTTCTATAGTATACGTTGCTATTAGGATTAATAGCACCCATACCTTGTGTACGACCTTCCGCAAATGGGTTAGCAACAAGACCGTAACGAGTCTTGAATCCAATTTTTGGTTGGAAGCTGTTCTCACCAACGGCACGAACCATTTGGAGAGGAACATAAGGACAATAGAAGAGTCCAGCGTCATAAGGAGAAGAACCCTTATAACCAACAACGTAATACTGGTTAGAACTTACGTTTGCAGCATATGGGTCAATATAGACACGGAACTTACCGAGAAGAACACCAGCAAAGGTGTTACCAGTGTCATCAACGTTGAGATTTGCATTAAGAGCAGGAGTGTAATCAAGTACACCAGCCATGCTTAGAGCAGAAGCAACGTCAGCAGAGCACATGATAACATTACCCTTTCCTCTACGTGTTTGCTGCGCAATAGCGTTAGCGTCACGCTCAATTTGGAAAAGGAGACCTTTGAACTTCTCAACAGACCAACGACCGTTGGAGTCAACATCAAGGTCAAATGCACCAGCAGTTGCTACGTTTGCCTGAGCACCAGGACGTGCAACCTTGTAAATGGTACGGATAACTTCACGGTTAATTTCAGCAAGAATTTCGCTAGACAAAATGTTAGCGAGTTCTGCTTCAGCATTAAGACCATGAATTGCCTTAAGGTCTTGAGCAAGTTCAAGACTGTACTCAGCTTTCAAAGCACGGGACTTTGCTTCAACGAGAACTTTCTCAATAGAGAAGTTCATTTCGTTGAACTGAGAGTTACCGTAACCGAGACCTTCTGCGTCAGCAGTGCTCATACCCTGACCAGTGGTATAGGCAAGTTGACCATCTGGGTTCAAGAGACCAGGGTTATCGTTGAAGTTACCTGGGCTGTTGTTTACACCAGCATTTGTAGTACCGAATCCTACAGTAGATCCAGAACCAACTCTTGCACCATCTACAGATGTGTACTGACCTTGATCTAAATCAAACTGACTATTCTGTGCGGAATATGCGGTATCTACTTCGTCGTATAGGTTTTCTGGACCTTGACCTTGGACTTTACCATAGCGTGAACGCATAGCAAAGATAAGACCAGTAGGACCATTCATTGGTTGAACGCCAGCGAGGTCATAAGCGACCAAGTTAGGCATTGAACGACGAATGAGACTAATGAGAACGGGGTCAAAACCTGCAACTGGGCCTTCAGATGCGGCATAACCACTAAATCCAGCAGAAGTGCCAGAAGCAGTGCTCATGGATGGGGTTTCTGTCAAGAACTCACCATGAGAGAATGAATTCTGTTCTCTTAAAAATCTTTCTTGGTTTTCGAGCAAGACAGCGGTTACAGCTCTTCTGTGCGAATCTTTGATAGGATCTAATCCATCAAAGTCAAGAAGCGGTGCCCACTTTTCTTGCAATCTTTCGGATTGAAACATTGCTTTTACCTCTTTGTAAAAATGAAATTGTTTTTGTTTGATTTAATATTAAATTCAGCGGTTTGCAACTGCTGAAAGAGTTCTGAGATAAGCGTTCATTGAATCTGAGTGGAACTCAGGTGAAACGTCTACACCTTCAGATAGTGTTTCAGATGTTGCTAATGGAGCAACTACTCTTGATGGGAAATATGATTCCCTCAAAGTCTCCAGTTTTTCACGATATTGTGCATCACTTTCAAACTCAACACTTTCAGCAAGTGAAGCGAGCTTTTCTTTCTGTGTGGTAGCTAGACCTTCAGAAATTTCATCAAAGATTCTGTCTGCAACAGATTCAGATAAACGCTTGTTTAAATGAATGTTCTTTTCAATTTGCTCGTTGAGTTTAGTCTCCATATCATCAAGTTTTTCTGCCATACTCTCAAGTACATCATATTTTTCTTCAGGTAATTCTACATAATGCTCTTCAAAAAGTTGCTTGAGACCACCAAGGAATGACTCAGTGAGTTCTTCCTTGAGTCCGTTTTGAACGGCAAGAACGTTTTCGTTCATCCATTCATCGGCAACATATTCTAGATATGCGTCTACACGCTCTTCTAGTTCTCCTGCGATTTCTTGAACTTGTTCTACAAGACGATTCTCGTATTCAACTTCAAGAGACTCGCGGATTTCATTAACTTTTGTGCGAAGTGCTGATTCAAAAATCAGTCTTGCTTTTTCTTGGAATTCTTCGGAGAGTTCCTCACCTTCAAGAAGGGCATTGACATCTTCATCAATGTCAAACTCTTCCTTCATATCATCATCTTCTTCTTCCTTTTTCTTTTTCTTAGAATCACCTTTTCCTTCTTCATCTCCTTCTTCATCATCTTCTTCATCATCTTCTTCTTCGGTAATCACATCTTCATCTTCATCTTCCATATCTTCTTCAATATAATCTTCATCTTCTAGTTCTTCTTCTTCCTTTACGGCATCAGACTTTTTAATTCCTTTCATAGGATCGGAACCTTTTGCGCCCTTATTTACAATATCCTTGACTTGCTTAAGGGGAGATCCTGCATCCTTTAGTTCTGCAGAACCATCGTCTGGTTTGTAATTTTGTGGTGTAGGTCCACCCAAATCTATCCAACTAGTAGATTGACCATCGGGAATACCCGTAGTCAATTTTTGCATAGGATCTGCTGCTTTAGCGTTTGCATTCACAGCAGTTCTGGATTGCTTAGTGCCTACTTCCATTTCCTGTAGATTTTTGCCACGAGACATTTGAAACTCTCCGTTTAACTTTTAATTAAGTAACTATATTTATTTATAATTTAACATTTTACAATGAGTTTAAAAACTCATCAAATAGTTCAAGTTTTTTCTCTTGATACTGTCTTGTTTCAACTAAACGATTTATTTTTGTTCTAGTTTTTTCTATTAACCAAGAATTTCTAGATGCATCATAAATCCATTCAACACCTTCCATAATTCCTTGAACAAAGGCATCAGGTGCAGAAGGATCTGCTACAATATCTGCAGCAGTAGCAAGCATGAAATCTTCACCAACTTCTTTATAACCTTTATTATTTTCTCTAAGAGAACCAATTCCACGCGAAGAAACACCAAGGGTAACGCCATCATTGAGAAGTGATTCTGCAATTTTTCCCATTGGGGTAGAAAGAATTTGCGCCTTTCCAATCCAATTATTTCCCTCACATGTAAGAGAAACAATTTTATGAGAAACTCTATCAAGATTTACTGTGGGACCTTCTGGGTGTCCAAGTTCTCCAAGAGCACGACCTTTTTGAATATAATTTTCATTATAACGTCTCACTTCCTTTTCCATAATTGAAAATGGATACATTCTTCCATTTCTATTCACACATTCCGATTGTAAAAAAGGTCCTGTAATATAAAGTCTTTGGGAATCACCCTTACCTTCTTTAATAACTTTAACCTGTTCTATTTCTTCTGTGATTAATTTCATTTTCTTAGTTGGTGAATCCTACTTTTGATACTTTTATTTCTGCCGATGTCCAAATAACATCTGTTGGAAGTTTTTCCAAAAATTCAACAGAATTTCCAGGCATTGAAAAGTAGTTACTAGTCGCTGCACCAACTGAAGATGCAATTGCTACCGTAACAATTCCTGAAGTAATATTATGAAGTCTTAAACAAGTTGCATTTGATATACTTGATGCCACTCCAGCACTAATTGGAGTAGATATTTCAGATTCAATTATTCTTGTTCTTTGCATTTTATGAGATTGTATTTTAACTATTTATTTAAATCATTCTCCTTCAGCATCTTCTGCGTTAAACAGAGAAGATGCTACATGTGGTCTTATTGCTTCAATTCTTTCTGCAGCTTTAGCAAACAAAACATCTTTAATCGTGTCGCTGATTTGAGCAGGTGACTCATCTGCCACAATCATATTCATAAGTTCTTCCATAAAAATTAATATGTTAACTATCTTTTATTTAGATTCTTTTTTATTTTGGAGGTTCTACTGCTTTATCATTAACTAATGGTTCTATTGGAACTTGCCCAGAAGCACCATTTATGTTGTCTCCTGTAGTAGGCATAGGTAGACCTGTAGCAGGATCAATAGGAGCATTGGGATCAGGAATTTTGCCCTCTTCAATTTCTTGTTGAATGAGAATATCTTCTTCCAAAATCTCTTCATCAGTTTGACGAAGTATTTTTCTTCTAATATAATTTTGTGAGTAATACTTACCGATATATGGTTCCGCAGTTGCTGCCATATTTAATCTTTCTGTCATTAACTCAGCTTCTTTTAGTTCTGAGAAATGATTATCATACAGGAAGTCATATTGAATATGTTCCCGCATTATCTTCCAATCTTCTGCAGTAATTATATTCTTAAGAATTAATTGTGTTTTTAACATGTCGTTAAACATGTTAGAGAATCTTTTTCGCAATCTACCAACAAACTTAGTAAATTTCAGTTCATCGCGTAGAATTTCAGAAGAACGCCCAAGATTAAATCCACCTTCTCCCCCAATTCTTGTTGGCGGAACATTTAGTGAACGATAAAGTTTTTCTTGGAAATATTTAATATCTGTAATCTCTCCGAGATTTTGACCTCCAGGAAGGGTGGTAATTTCTGTACCTCTACCACCTTCTCTTCTAGGCAACCAAAAGTCTTCAAGCATACTCATGAATTTTTTATCATCGCGTAGTTCTCCAGTTGATGCATCATAAACAAGTTTATTTCTATAGCGCATCATAACATCACGAAGATATTGCTCTGCTTTTGCTTTTGGTAGATTGCCAACATCAATGTAAAAAATTCTACGTTCTGGTGCTCTTGATAATCTATAGATAACCAAACTATCTTCAATCATTCGGAGTTGATTGAGTGATTTAATTGCTTTATGGAGATATGAGAGACAAGTACCTTTATTTCTATCTACTAGACCAGAAGTGCAATAAGTGATAGAATCTCTTGAGAACTTTACCCCACCATTTTGCGATGAAGAAGGTGTTCCAGGTTGACCCCCAAGCGATCCAACAGGATATGATGCTTTGGGAGTATACATAAAAAATTCTTCAATTTCTGGAAAATTATAATCTATTGGGTCATTTAAGTCATTTTTTATTGAACCCACACCTTCGTTCTTTTTCTTTTTCTGCTTTCTGATGAATCTCATCTTCATTGCATCAATATAACGAAGTTCTTGTATACCTTCTTGTGGATTTTTTATATCAATTAGTTTATGGTAATAGAGTCTACCATCAATATACCAATTTCTATAAATTTCATGACATTTTTTATCAAAATCTAATAATTCAAGAATATATTTAAATTCTTCTCTTATTTTTTCTTTAATGCCATCACTGGCGTTTAAATTTGATAATTCTATTTTTACCGGGGAATCATTAGTATCCGAAACAATTGCTTCATTTACAATATCTTCAATGGCACTATCAACTTCTGGATGAAGTGCCATTTCACGATATCTTTTTATCATTTCAAATTCGGTTCTATAGACACCTTCAATGTCTACATAAGAACCAAAAAATCCACTAGTCAAATAATGGTCAACCCCGTCCTCATTATTTTGAGGAACGGGGGACACTACTCCAGGTGATTGGAGATTTTTATCGTCAATTGAAAATCCAAATAATCTTGCCATTATTATAATAACTGTAATTGTTCAGTTATTTAGGCTGCTTTTGGACTTGTAGGATACCAGAACTGAACTTGGAATTCTACGGTGAATTCTTCAATAGTATCTGATGTTTCGTATGATAAATCAATCTGGGAAATATTTGTTGGGAAAATATCAACAAATTCATACTGGGCAAGTATGTTTGCATTTCCGCCAGTACCTTGACCACTCTCTTGAGCGACTACAGCACGACCAAGTTGTCTTACCGTAGCATTTGTCATATAAGATGCTGGTTCAGTAAGTCCACTATGGTCTGAATATTGACCAACATTTTGCATCCAAGCTTCAAATACTCTTCTGTACATGAAATCTTCATCATTGATAACTGTAATTGTCCAGGTATCAAATGTTCTGTCTCCAGCAACTTTTAAAATTCTACCTCTAAATGGTATATCAATTGGTGCTATATTTGATGCTGGTAAAGCAGCTGCTTTACATAAGAATGTGAATTTTTCAGCATCAAATCCAACACTGTCTCCTTGGACATTAAGATTAATTCCAGGTAGAGAAGGCATTGTTACCTCAAATAGATTGGGTCTGGCGCCTCCACCAGATAGTTTTGTTTTGAATTGTGATAAACCTTTAATGGTTGCCATTTTTAGATCCTCCTATTGTAATTAATTATAAAGATCAAACAGAACCTGCAACTTCTTCAAATGAAACACCAGTTCTGGTTGCAACAAATGTTAAAGTTACATAATTGATAGACTTAGCTGGTTTTAGGAAAATGTCTGCCCTAAATTCATTATTATCAATAATGTCTGGAGTATTATTGGAGGCATCGCAACGAACAAGAAATCCGTAAAGACCACGTTTTGCCTGAACATCGCGGAGATATGGTTCAACGACATTGATAAAGTTTGCTCTGGTAATTTCATCATTCAATTCAAAGAGTTGAGCCTGCGCAGTTCTCTCTAGTGATTGCTCAATAGTTAAGAATAAGCGACGAACATTAATACGATCAAAAGCGGAAGCGTAACCAAGAGCTGTTTTATCACCATAAAGTAAAATTCCAATTCCTGGTTGATTTACAATTGCATTAACTCTTTGTGGATACAATTGATCTCTTTGTGCCTTATTTGGATTGTATGCAAGTTTGATTGCATTATTAAGAATTCCTCTTTGTTGTCCAGCTGGTGAGAACCAAGGATAAGCAAAAATGGAAGTTCTTACCATCAATCCAGCAACGTCTGGGTTGCAAGGAATATAACGGAATTTATTGTTGAATCTGTCATAAGTGTACTTATAACCTGAATCAAAAACAGCGTATGATGATGATGGTAATGGTGCAAAGAATTCAATAATATTATCGGTCTGCGTGTCAGTATTGGTAATATCCACTACCGCTTCGCGGTGAGGAGAAATAACTGCCATGCAATCTTTTCTTGAATTTGCAATATCAATCAATGTTCTAGCCTTAGCTTGAGATTGATAGATATCACTTAGACCTGGACCCATGATTAAGTAATCTACTGCAATTTCATCTCTATTTGAGAAAAGATTATAAGAAGTGATTAGATCTCCAAGTGTAACATTCATTCCACCATTATCGGAGTAATCTTTACCACCAGTTAAATTATAAACTACATTTCCAAGGGCACTAAATGTTTTATCCTGTGCTGGTTCATTCCAGAGACCTTGTGGTGCAGTATAGGCAGTAAAAGAAGAACTAAAACCGACTGGAGCAGTATCTTCATTTGCATTTTGATCATCAGAAGGATTGTCGCCAACAAAAAGATACTTTGAATAAAGTGCAATATAATTTTTCCACCAGATTTTTTGTGGGGAATTTACCGCAGAAATTGCATCAGAAGCTTTTGATAGTCCAATATGCTTTTCTAAGATATTTCCTTGAATTCCTGTAACGGATCCAGTGTCATCAATTACAACTACGTGAATTTCATCACTTTTTGAGTTTCTTTCGCCTGCATACTGACTAGTGCCAGGTTTTGGTGCAATTGATCTCCAGAAAACTGAAGCATTACTTAATTCAATAGTTTGGTTATCATACCAATCAAGAACATTAGATGATCCTAATGTTGCACTAGTAGTTCCTACTCCTGCATTAGTAACAAATGTTACAACATCACTTGGTCTAAATGATCTCAGATCACTTCTCTGAGCATAAGTGATAGGAATTTCGGCATTAGAACCATCAACTAATGAAACTATTTTAACATCAACAGTACGATTAGATGTTGATACGCCAGTTACGATACCTTTTAAGTAACCAGTAAATGTTGTGGTAGTGCCAATTCCAGCCGAAGGTACACTAGTTAATGAAGTAGTAACACCATAACCAACTGCTATCTCTTCAATTACGGATGTTGCTATACCAGTAAAAGTTTGATCTGCTTTATCATCAATTACACAAACTTTTAAGTTATTTGCCCAGGATCCTGGATTTTTTGCTGCAAAAATATAATTTGCAACATCATCTGCATAGTTTGCCTCATAATCATCAAAGTTCTTGATTTTGAGACTTGGTTCACCTGCAGTTGATACGCCGGATGCATTTCTAATAGCGTTTGCATTCACTAAATTAGAACCACTGGTTCTTACGACCTTAAGAACACCACCATAAGAAAGAAAAGAAGATGCACTCATCCAGTATTCGTACTGTGCATCTGTGGAAATTGGTTTTCCAAAAACGTTAATTAACTCTTGCTCTGTAGTGATGTCAATTGGTTCATCAATAGGTCCAATTGCAAAAGGTCCTGCAATTGCCCCAATATTATCTAGTACATTATCAGCTCTTCCTACAGTTAAATCAACCTCACGGATAAGAACACCGGGAGATAATTGAGGAGTAGCCATTTAAAATTCTCCTAACTCAGTTTACCTAAAAAATATTTATTAAAACCTTACTTTTCATTCGGGAAACGCTGCGTGAACAGATCTACCAGTCAGGATATTCCCACATTTTAACACTTGGAGTATCTTTTCTACTTCCAATGATTCTTTTTTTAGTGCAATTTTTACATTCATAAGAAAAAGAAGAAGAAACCGGACCTCTATCTTTCCTTGTCCTATAAAATTCATCTATTAAATTTTTAGTCAATCCGCATTTCTTACATCTTCGTTCATATAAAAATAAATGATCAAGATTTAAATTATCATCTAGATTCATTACAAATAATTCCACATGTATGAAAACTCTGCTTGAGCATCGCCATATTCATCGGTATACCATCTATCACCATTATTATCAACAAAAGTATTTTCATCATTTATTCCATCAACAATAAATCCAAAAGGAGACATATCTTGCTCTACTTGATTTTTTTGTTCTTCATATATCTTTTTTCTTATATCTTGATCGGTTAATTCTTTAAAATAATCTTGAAGGATTAACCAAGCATATATTACTAAGCACATAACTAAATCATCATTTCTACCTTCTTCACACTCAAAAGAATTTCCTTTTTGTATAAATGTAGTTAATTCGTTTATGATTTCAAAATCTTCAAATATTAATTTAGTATCTTCAATTAGAGTTTTTAAATTTAAACATCCAACTTTTTTAGTAGTTTTGGACATTTTTACGCCAAGTTGAACTTTTTTTCCAGAAAAACCTTGTCCTAATATTTGTCCAGCACGACCCCTCATTGTGCTCATTAAAAGATTAGGATATTCTAAGTCGTAGTGTAGACCTGCAGCAACTTGATCTCCAATATCATTTACTTCACAAAGTATAAATGCTTTATTGTAAGAAGTTGCAACTTCTTTTATTATTTGAGGGAATAGAATAGGTCTTATTTGATTGTTTCTATACTTAGCAACTACCTTATGTGGGAACTGTGAGACATCTATTACCAAAAAGGCAGAATAGTCCTTCTCAACGCCTCTAGCAACGTCTACAGTGACCACATAGGTGTGATCTTCCTGTGGGTCTTCATATACATCTAAACCGGCACTAGAAGTCTTTGGATTGGTGAAAACTAAACGATTTAAAACGGGACCAGATATTAGTGTATCGGAAGATCCTAAAAATAGACATTCAAATTCCTGCCTCCATTGACTTTCGCTGGTGTTTGCAATGGTAGTTTTTTTGAAGTTTTCATCTCTACCCGGAACATCAGTCCAATGTACTTCAATGGGAACATATTCGTTTTTATTCTTTTGAGCATCATCCCATAACCGATAAAAATGATTCATACCGTAAGGAGTGCTGACCACGATAACCTTAGAAGATAATCCGGAAGTAATTACTGGATATACCGAACTAAAGAAGTTATCTGCAACTTGGTTTGGAACGAACGCAAATTCGTCTAAGAAAATAATATTATAAGTTCCTCCACGGATTGATGATGCAGAGGTTGACGCTGCAGTAATTTTTGATTTATTTTCCAGTTCCATAGAACCTTTATTCCATGAAACAACACCTTGCTGTAACCATTTTGGTAGGTTCTCATAACCTGTCTGTAGACGATCTAAAAGATCTCTGGCAGTAGATGCTTTGTTGGCAAGAATTGCTATATTTACATTATCATTAAAAATAGCATAATGTAATAAGTATGAAACTACTGTAGTACTCTTTCCAGACTGTCTTGGTAGTTTACATATACTAAAGCGGTTATTGTGGAATGTATCTACCATTTTTTCCTGGAAAGGATACATATCAAATCCAGTTAAACCATGGTCAAGTGTTACGATTTTAATATAATTTCTTGCAAAATATACCGGATCTTGGGCACACTTGACCCATTCAATAATTTGATCTTCGGTAAATTCCATTTTGGTATTCGCTTTTTTTAGAAGCGGATTACCAAGATAATACTCATCTGCCATAAATCACCACTTTACCTTTTTTACCATTTTACAAGATTAGACCAATAAGCTGCCGACATCTTTCCTTTTGCAATGTTTTTTGCATGTCTTGATTGAAATCTATGTCTACGACTTGCATATTGCTTAGATTCTCCCTTCTTTTTAGGGGATCCTTTTACGCCACGTTGACCAAATCTAATGATTGTTTCTTTTCCATCTTCACATGCTTTGACGACATGAGATTTTCCAGTTTGAGAATCTCCTACAGGTTGTGCTTTAGGTTTGTTGCAAGGCATTTCTGCCTTACTCACTTTTTTTCATCTAATATTTCAACCTCTTCACCCATAGTTTTTACATAGTTTTTGTTTGATCCAGGTTTTCCTCTATCACCACCTTGATTTGCATAAAGTAAGGGTTCTCCTGGTTTTAATTCGGAAATTCTATAAGTTACTACTTTAGATCCGGGATAAATTTTTTCAATCTCATAAGATATTTCTGCTCTTGACGGAACCTTTGCTTGTGGGAAAAATATTTGAATAGAGTAATATTTACCTCTCCAAGAAAGAGTTACGAAAAGATTATTTCCAGTTTTAGAAGGCATTCTTGTTGCTTCATTTACTTTAACACATTTATCTTTTCCATTCTCAGTTCCAGCATATCTATAATTTTTCCAACACGCCTTTCCATCAATACCCTGCTCTTTTCCTTTTTTGTTTTTAGATTCTGTCCAAACTGGATTTTCCTCTTCAATAGTTCCCGCTTTTATGATATCAATAAACTCTGCATAGAAATTACCATTAGCGTCTCTTACTGTAGTACTTTCTTTTTGAGTTTCCATTTTTTTCAATTTACTGTAGTAATCTGGAAGTTCATCAAGATGTTGAAGTGCTGTTATTTTTGCCTTTTGTTTATCTGATGTATGCTCAAGTTCAACTTTAGTTCCCATTTTAATTTGTTTTTCTATGTGCGCTAATGAAACACCATGTTTCCTGGCAATTTCTTCTACAGTCTTATATGGTTGAGTTGGTCCTTTTGGATCTTTTTCTTCTGAAACTGGACATTCATTCATACCATGTACAGGGCACTTTTTACCCTTTCCTGTGTGTGTACATGAACCATCAACTGCTTTACCTATACCAACCTCAGTAGGTTTAATTTTTTGTCCAGGAACTTTGAGACCAGTTGGAAGTGGTTTGCATACCTTATCAGTATTGCACCAATACATTCCCTTACCACACTTTTCTTCGCCTAGAATTTTTTCTACTAATGAGATTTCTTCTTTTCTAAAATTTGGTAATTGCGCACCAGTTCCACCTAATTTTTGTGCAACATTTTTAGCAGCATTACTTTCTCCAGCAGTTCCTGGACTATCTATTTTTTTAGTAATTTTATTTTGTTTTGATGCTTTTTTATGCTCAGAACCTATAGTAAAACTTGTTTCTTCATCAACTTTTTCGTCACTTTGAAGATATTCTGCTGCAGTATCAATATAATCTGCTGCCTTAGTGATTTTTGATTGAACCCAAGCAGGAAGTTGCTGTTTTCCTGATTTTATGGATCTTCTGAGGTTTTTAACAGCATTTTCTATAGAGTCCAACTCATTTCTTGCCATATATCCTTCATCATCTGTTTTCTTACCAGAAGAAATTTCTTTATGGTCTTCGTTTAGTTTTTTCATTTTTTCTTTAATCCAATCGTCTGGTGTTTTTTTATGCTTATTTTTAAAAGAATTGTGAAGTTCTTTAGCAGTTACCCCATAAGATTTCATTATTTTTCGCATTAACTTATCAATAGAATCGTAAGTAATTTTGTTTAACTTAACTAGACCAACCTCTAGTTCTTCTACTGCTTTGGATAACATTTTTATTTATTTTTCTGGAGTATTTAACTTATTTTTTAGTAGTTTTGAAAGTTCTGCAGTAGAACCAACAAACAGAGCATTGGTGACATTAGTTGGTCCAGATGAGCGACTACTACCTTCAATGTCTTTTAGTTTTTTCTGGAGATCTAAAAGTTTTTCTGTAGCATCTGCAACGTTTTTAATTAATTGACCAGCGACTTCATATGCTCTAGGTTGTTCAGATTCCTGAGCAAGTTCTAAAATCCCATTTATCGCTTCTTGCCCCTTTTCTATTATAGAATATAAATTACCTCTAGTGTATTCATAATCTTTTTCAATATCGCTGATATTGGAAGTATTGATTTTTATTTTTTCTTGAGAAACTTCAGCATTTGCGTCAATATTCTCATTAACAGTGCTTATATCTACAACTTCTTTTGTTATATTAAAAACATCATCTAAACTGTCAAAACTTTTAGTCATAAAAATTCTCCACTAAACCCAAAATCATCTCCAAATTCAATTAAATCATTATCTGCTTCAGTTATTAACTGTATTTCTGAACCAGAAACATGATCTGTTATTATGGTATTATAAGATCCCCTAACTACAGTAATATCATTCCCATCTATAGCAGAAACTAACATAGTCTCATCATTTATTGTGATGTATGATTTTTCTGTAATTGAAGATATATCATTAACTGTAAATTTAGTATCTCCAGGTTCAATATCATTATTTAAAATAGCAACTGTATTTTCCGAGTAACTTCTTGTTGCTACTGGGGTTTGGGAATAAGTCAAATCTCTAGTGAGTGAATTTGAATCCCCAGAAACAAATCCCAAAGAAACTTTTTTAATGATATCTTTTCCAACACCACCAGAAACTGGACCAAACAAATATGTTTTAGCAGTAAAGTTTAAAGTATAAATTAATGCTCTCCTTGTGGAAAAATCTCCTTCATAATCATCTTGCATAGTGATACTATCTAATACTATAGGAATATCACGCTTTTCCCCAATAGTCTCTACTAAATCAATAGTTAAATTATATGAAGGTTGAAAATATGGTAAAATTTGCTCCACAATTTGAAGCATATCATCATTTATTTTACAAAATATAGATAGTTCAAAACTCATATTATAAGGTACTGGCATATACACTTTTTTCACATCAGTCCTATCTGAAACGGAACTAGTGATAAATGTTTGAGTTGTTGTTAATTTTCTAGCAGCATCATAAGATAGTCCAGTAAACTCAAATGACATTCTTGGTAAAGTTATTTGAACTGGTTTATTCAAATTTGGTTGTTGTTCTAATCTTGCAAGAAATTTCTGTGTTGGACCATATGCCAAAGGAACTTTTATAGACGAAAATACATCATCATTATCATCTTTCTTTTTAATTATAATATTATTGAAAAGAGTTCCAAATCCAATAATAGTTTTACGAAATATTTCGTGATAAAAGTGTCCAAACATTTTCTATACCAGTTAAATTAAGGATTCCCAAAAGGATTTATTTCATCAAAATCCAAAATTTCATCTCCTAAATCTTGGATATCATCATTCTGCGCAAATCTATCTATAGTGCCAGATGTATTTATGGTTCTAATATTATAATTTGCTCCAGATGTTTCTCCTACTATGGTTTCTCCGGCAGAGAATTCTCCTGTAGCATTTGATACTTTTAAAATCTTAGTAACCACATCCCAGGACTTAACTCTTGCACTAATTCCACTTACAGATCCTACTACTTTTTCATTAAATTTATATGTTCCCATTCCAACAATAACATCTGGAGGAGATATTTGAATAACAGGTGGTTCTATATATCCCAATCCAGCATTTTCAATTACAATTCTAATTACTTGTCCAGAATTATTTATTATAGCATTTGCTGATGCCGCAAAAGATGATACACCAACAAATGAAACTTCTGGAGGTCTTAAATAACCAGATCCTCCATTTGTGACTGTTATTATTCCAAGTACACCGTCACCTATTGTTGCTACTGCAGTTGCTCCACTACCTCCACCTCCACGAATTACTACTTTAGGTGGTGTAGTATATCCAGATCCAGGATTTGTTATATCAATACTTTGAACTCTCAATAATTTACTATCTGGTTCACATAAATCAACTATTCCTCCAATCATAGTAGCAATACCAGTTGCTCTTGTTCCGGTGGGGGAAGTTGAAATTGCTACAGTAGGAGTAGATGTATAACTAGATCCTCTATCTGTTACTGTTATAGATCTTACACCACCATTAACAATGGTTGTTATAGCACTTGCTGTAGATCCTAATCCAACTAATTGAAGAGTTTGTGTTACTGAATATTGATCCCTATCAGTAACAGTATCACCAGTACCATCACCATCAGAACCTCCTCCAGAAGGATCATCAATAAAGTCTACGCCAGTATTAATAAGCTCATCTTCATACCTAAACAATTCACATCTTAATTCATAAACATAATTTTTTTGTAATTGATAAAAAGGTTTTTCATGTTCAACATATTTTATTTCAAAAATTTTATTGCCAAGAGGGAAATATATCAAATCTCCTTCTTTAGGTCTAGATGATAATTTTACGTCAGGTAAATTTTCAATTAACGCTTGTATGTAAGTCTCCCATCTTTCTTTGGAAATTATTAAATTTAGGTCATCTAATTCCTGTATTCCAAACTTTGAAAGTATAGTTCCTTGACCACCATAACCATCATAAGAATCTACATATGCTTCTATTGGATATGCAAAATTAAATTCGGATTGAACTACCTCTTCAATTACTTTATTCGTAGTTAAATACTGTCTTGGTAAGTAATATACTTCTACACCATAAATCTTAATAGATTCATTGATAAGATCTTGCAATAGACCTTGTTCACTTTTTGATCCGTTTAAAAAGAATGGGTTTAACATAATTATCCAATCATATCCAATGGTGGAAGTTCATACGTCAACGAGAATTTATCCATCAAAGAATCAATTTCTCTTTGTGCATCTTCTACTAGAGGTCTACCATCTATTTCAACGCCACCAGGAAGTTTCATTCCTCTAAATTTATTTGAAAGATTATAACCCCATTGCCTTTTTATTAGTGCAGTTGTATACGCTTTCAAAAAAGAATCATTCCAAACTCTAGAATAGTCACTTGGATCTAATAATCTAAGGCAATCAATAACTAAATATTGTCCAGGTTTTAAAGAAGACCAATCAATATCTAAGTATAGTCTATTTTGCCTCTTATTAAATCTTATTTGTTTTTGGGTTGTTAGTAAAAAGTCAATATCTTCCAAATAAGTCTTAACCATTGAATATGTCAATAATTCAGTAGATCCCCAATAATAAAGATCGTTTAAGAATAATTGATATTTAATACTAAACATTCCACTTGATATAGAATTGGACCCTTCAAAATGAAATATTTTGTTTACTCCAAAAACATGAGGAGGAATAGACAAGTAATTACTATTTTCATAAAAATTAAAAGTTGTTGCTTGTCCATCAATAACAGAAGTTGTTGAGGTGGAAGCAATCCCAACACCACTAATTCCTGTTGCCCTTCCCCTATCAATATCGTCTTGTGTTATTTGATATTTTAAATATGTTTGATATGAACCATCAAAATGTCTTTGATGAAAAAATTGAAGGGCATCATCTACTAAGTCATCAATTTGTTCTTCAGCAACATTAATTTCCAAAACAGGATATCCAAGTTTTCTCAAACAATAATCTACTAATTCTTGTTTACTTGATGGTTGTGACATTATAGTTTTGAAATAACTTCTTGTTGTTTTAAATACAATTTAATATAAGATTTTGCAAAATCTCTTAAAATATTAATATCGTCTATATTATCTATCTCTCTAGATATTTTCTCATATTCAAACATTTTAGACATATTTTCTAGTGTTATGGCATCAGGATCCATTGGTCAAATTCCGCAATAAGGTTTTTATTTCATTAATATCATCTTTTAGAGAATATATTTGATTCTCTAAATTTTTAATTTTTTCCACACTATTAATTTTATTTTTATATATTTCAACATATTCATTATAACCATCAATATCAGTATTAATAATTGCATTATTATCAATATCACGAACCAAATGATCTTTTTCTTTTACTTTTATATGATTCATTTTAATTTACCTATACTTTGGGTTTGATTGTTGCAATTGCTCTCAATTGACTTATAATTGGTGGCGTTGCTTGATTTGAACTAGACATCACAAGTTTAATTGCAAACCCATCAAAATCTGGTAAATCGTCAATTGAATATTCATACTCACGGAATGATCTATCTGAAGATTGTTGAACAAAAGAGTCGGAAGAACCATCATTTTTTGATAAATCAACTACTCGTTTAATTCCTTGACCGTCAATACTATAATTTGAATATCCTGGGAATAATTCAAAATATTGAATAGAATTTTCAGCATCACTTCTGAATAATTGGTACAATACTCTCATATCATTAAACTCATTTCTACTTGCAGTTAAAATAACTTTTAGTGAATTTGCAGGTATTTTAAGTCTTATAGGTTTAGATATGTAAATTGCACTATGTTTGTCATTAATCAAACTTCTTACACTGTCATCATCAGCATAGTTAGAATTTTCACCAATTCCTAATGGATTATTAATTAAATTTGAAGTTAAAATCGCAGATGTTCTTATAGTATCAATAACCGGAGATACTCTAGAATCACTAGAATTCATTAAAAATTCCATAGTAAATGATTTACTTCCTGGAGTTTCGTTTAGGAAATTAGTTTCATTTATTTCCGAACAGATTATATTTGGATTTGCGAAATATGTAGTCTGATCAATTGGAATATCCACAAAACCTTGATCAATGAATGATTTTTCATTGCCTCCAATACTAGTTCCACTGGTCGTTCTTACTCTTGTTGATATATTTGTTTTTGATGGTATAATGTGGGCAATATTTGGTGTTAAGGCTTCATATTGAATGTTATTTGATAAGAGAGCGCCAGATCTTCCAGTTTGTTCGGTTGATTGGAAATAAAGATCATTTGATCTATTAGTTCCAGTACCTTCAGAGTCACTCATGTTCACTTTAATATGATATGAATTTAAATCAATTGCATGTATACTCTTATCAACATTTGTAAAATTATGAACTTTATTTATTCTTCTTAAGGAAATGCCATTAAATTCATACTTATACACTGGAACATTGGAATCATATGATTGACTTTGCGTGCCATCAATTCCTCTTTCTGTGGCGAAAATTGTATTTTCCCCAGTAAGAGAAGTATATTTGATTATTTCATTTCCAATTATTACATATCCTGGATTAGATGTGTTAACTTCTTTTCCTTCAAAAGTTTCAAATCCCGAATTAGACAATACTGGAATAGTTAATGTTGAAGAATCAATTTGAGTAGATAACTTTGTATTAACTTCAGAAAGTGATGGTCTAACATCACTAATTGAAACATAATTTTCGGAAGAATGCATACAATGGTTCATATGATATATTTTCATATGCAAACCATCATAATATTGATCTTCAATTATGTCATTAATAGTTACTCCAATACCTGTTGGAACTTCGGTTCCAGAAGAGTTTATATAATTTATTGTAGTCATTCCAGAAACGAATGTACCCTGTATATTGTCAATTATAAAAGAATTATTGACCGAAATAGAATCTACTGTAAGTTTTCCACCAAATCCAACATTTAACCCAAAATTATTTTCCGGAATGATTAAAGAGTCTCCAACAGAATATCCGAATCCTCCATTAGTTATTGTTGCACTTGAAATAGAACCATTATTGACAGTAATATTTGCGACAGCACCTTGACCAGAACCTGTTTCAGTATCTAAAATTACATTGGTGAAGGTAAATTGTCCGGAAGTTGGAGTATATCCAACACCCACTTGTGAGACTGTCACACCCAATCCAGATTGAGTAATACTACCTCCAATTGCTACAAGTGTACCTGTTGCCAAGTTCTGTTTTAGTGTTATTCCAGGTTTTACTGTTGCTTGATTAAATCCTGTAGATCCTAATCCAACTATGATCTTTTTAGATAATGTTGTAAACTGATTTTCTCCAGTAACAGTTATTTTTTGATTTTTTAAACTCAATGTAGGATTGAAAAATCTAACCAAACCTTCATTTACAAAATCTGCTCTATACAACCTATATTTAAGATCTTCTAATTGTGAAGGAGTCCAAGTAGATCCATTTTGGGATTTGAATAGACTTCCTAAAGTAGGTTGTGCAGATAATTTAATACCAGTTTGTATATCATCCTTACCAAGTTCCGCAACAAATACTCTATATTGAGGACTATTAGAAAGTAAAACTACAGCAAATTCCGATGTTTGTTGACTTGCAATGGGCGATTGTCTTACTTCTAATTGTTGAGGACCTGGCAAATAAACTGGTGATGGGAAAGTAAACCTAGTAGCAACTGATCCATTTGAAGATACTTCTATTTTGTCTGGAGTATAGGTTACTTCAGAGAATGGGATAACTACATTACTAGGAACTCCTCCACTCATGGTCCTTATTTGTAAAGTAACTGGAATGGAATCATCTTTAGTTTCAAAGAAAACATCTACGGCAGTTAAGAATATACCAGTATCTTCTCTAACATAAAATGATTGTGCTAGAGGATCAACATTTTCCCAAACTCTGGTTTGGAAAGTTGGATTTGTTTGTTGCCTTCTTTGTGTGATTGTTGTTAAATTAGTTGTTGTATTTGTTATTGTAGTTACATTAATATTTCTTGCAGGAATTATAGTAACATTTCTAGTTGTTATGATATTACTTTCTGTTACATTTGAGACTGCAGAAGAAGAAAATTCTGCTTCTGCGGAACTTTCATTTACAGATTCATTAGAAATTTGCTGCAATGATTGAGTATCAATAACAGTAAATGTGTTTTCTCCATTAATCCATTGTGGATTACCTGGAACATTTGGATCTGGAATGAACAAAGATCCTATTAATCTTCCTTGATTATCAGATACTAATCTAATATTTGAAATTCTTGCTATTGCTCCAGATTTTTTACCAATCAGCCTCATTCCAGCAGAAATTGATCCAAAATAATTTGTTTCTGATGGCATCTGTAATGATCTAGTATCTACATTTAATACTGTAGATGACTCACTATAATCCTCTGGAAACGGACTTTGATTATAGGGATTTAATGCAAATATATCCAACTTTTGTGTGTTATTCTGATCTAGAATTTGACCAGTGGTAAAATCTAGTACAGGGATAGGATTTGTTATAAATGGAGGATTAGATCCGTCAAAAGGACCAGTTCTGTGATTTGGTTTACATAATCTAAATCTTATTTTATTAGTTACAAAATGTGGATCACTTTCAACAGTTTCTCCAATTTCAAATTTACCAGAAATCATTTCAATTTCTAGTAATTTTGGTATTATGTATTTACTAACATCTATACCTTCAAAGAAAGAATAGAATCTAGTAACTGGTCTCAAACCTTTTACATCAAATTCAATATTTCTACTTCTTAAAAATCTTACTGGTTCTGTATAGTTAGATATAGATTCGGAAGTAGTTGTTGTAGTTAAAATTTCTGGAGGAATAATTATTGTTCTAGTATTACTAGTGGATTCTGTACTTGTAGTATTAACGCGATTTTCAATAATAGATCCATTATTGCCAGGAACAAATCTAATAGATAATGATCTAGCAGTTGATCTACCAATCTCAGTTAAGAAATTATTTGCAGCATCAGTGGGCAATAGTCTTCTTATTAGTTCTCTGTCAGCATCTGTTACACGATCTCTAATCACTGCTAAATTAATAATATCAGAACCCACTAAATTTTGAACATTATTTGAAAAAATTCTTGAATTTAGATCTGGTCTAAAATCTATATCAATTCCACCAATTCTTCTAATTCCAGTAAGTATGTTTCTAGCATTTGTAATCCAATCAAAAGGAGGTATTCCAGTTTGTGGTAATGGCGGATTAGTCCACACTTCTCTGTTGACTACAACATTTTGAACCCTTGTTATATTTTCATCGGGCAAAGGTTCTTGATTATTGACAACTTCATTAAAACTTGTAGTATTGATTGTTCTTTCTTCAACCCAACTATCAATTGGAGGATTTAATTCAATAAGACCTGACCAATATTTTACTAAAAATGGAGTAACACTTTCAGTTTTAGATGCATATGGTTGCTCAAAATATTGAATATTATTATAATTTAATGTAATTAAATCGCCAGTTTTTCTTATTCCAGGAGAACCTAAATCAGATACATAACTTTGATCCTTATTTGGTTCATAAGTTGTCCCAATACCTTCAATGACCTCAGAACCTAACTGTAAATCAATTGAAGTAGTATAATGTAGAGGTCTTAGAGTATTTGTGCTAGTGTCAATGCAAGTTCTAAAACTCGGATTCTGTAAATCATGATATTCATGGGAATTAAAATTATCTACAAAAAATCCAGATTTAAATCTATCTAGACCTGTTTCTACATCACGAATAGTGAAATTTTCCGTCTTACTTTCCAACATAGAAAGTGTGGTAAATTTTTCAACCCTTTCAATTCTATCTTCCAATAAAGATATATCTTGCATTCTATATCTCTTATGGACAGACATATCCACATTTATATTTTTGGCATTATAAACATAAGGTGGAATGTAGATAGTTGCAATATCAAATGCATTTGATTTCAATGGTGGTGGAACTGGATTTTCTGAAGGAATTCCCTCAGAAACCTCAAAAGTTCCATCTGAATTGAGATACACTCTATCAATTCTACCCAAATAGTAAGAATATGATATTACGATATTCTCATCTGGACAAAGAGGATACTTAGAATATTGACCAGAGTTATCAAAATTTCTTGAATCAAATTCAAAAGGTGACTTGGTTGATAAAACATAAGGGGCAACGCGAGGTCTTATGTCAATATAATCAGTAAGTCTTGAATTTTGATAATATGAAATATCATGTTTAAATAAATTTTCTGCATAACTATTTGCAGTTACAAATTCTCCAGTATCTAAAGAATCTATGGTATAATTTTGAAATACTATTTTTAGTTTTTTCTTAGGTTCTTCAACATTTTTCTTTCTTACAATTCTACTATAATCGTAGATAGTATCTCTTTGTCCATCATCAAGTAGATAATTTTGAGTTATATTTTTACTACCATTGAAGAGTTGGGAAACTGTTGATCTAGTATTAGATTCTTTACCAACTATAGTTTCATTTTCTGCAAATTGGAAAGTATTTAAATAAACATACTCTAAAGAATCTGAATCTATTTTACTTACGACAATTGCAACTGATCCAGTTGTTTCTCCAATAATTTGCTCTCCAATTATAAAATTTTGATTATTTACCAATGGATTGGTAAATGATGTCAATTTAACCCTTGGAAGAAATGGATCTTCTATTCCATTTGATTCATAAATTCCGATAACGCGGATAACATCACAAACATTTAATGAAATTTCGTCATCTTGAACCCTCGTTCCATAAGGAATTCTGTATGAAAGACCATCATTTAAAGTAGTAGTTCCGATACCCGAAGAATTATATTTTGACCCATCAACGATTAAAGTAGAAACTTTGTTTAACTTTTTAATTTTAGAAGTAGGTTTTAAGTTTATTATAGTGGTTATAATATCCGCAGTTCCACTGGATTTGGTCAATCCTCTAAACGTTAATATTTTTCCGGTGGTATCCAAATCATATTTGTCTCTTCTTATGGGTTCAATAGAACCATCAGAGTAAGTTATAACAAATCTATCTTCGTCAAATGAATCAAAAAATATATCTTTTTCTATAGAATCTATAGTTACACTTATTGTACTATTAGAATTTACTGAAACATCTTTGTATATTCTTCTTTGCTTTAACTCACCATCATCAAAATTTATAGAAGAAATATTAGATTGATTTAATCTAGTTAATAATGAAGAATTTTCAGAACTCAAAATAGAGGATATTTTTAATACATTTGTCACTTCAAATGTTCCCGTAGTCAAAGTTCCATTACAAACTCCAGAAACTGAAATGATACTAGATACTGTAAAGTTTGTTCCGCCAGCACCAACATTAGTTACTACATTATAAATTGGATCTCCACTAAAACTTGTGCCTGTGTATGAAATTATATCACCAATTTTTATAGTATTTGTGAATGTATTCTCTAAACCAGCAGAAACTACACCATTATTAAATCTAAATGTTGTGCCCGGTTTTGCAATATAAGATTTTTTATCTAATACTGTGTCACAATTAAATATTTTTCCATCAATATTTGAGTATATAGATTTAATATCATTTATTGAATAATCAGTAACTTCATTTATTAATCTACTATCTTCTATACTATCTATGATAATAGGTTCATTTTCTAAGAAATTTCCAGAAACATTATATAAAGTTAGAATTTTACTACCAATAGAAAGATTTTCCGTCAAGTAACCAGATGCATTACTTCGTTTACCTTTAATATGAGTAGATTTTGAGAGGATAGAACTAAATCCGGCAGTTAAACCAATTTTAGTGTAAGTTTGAATATCAAATAAACGCAAACTTAATCTACTGGTGTTATCAACATAATCACTTTCTGGAACAAAATCATATACTCTTGCTACTCCTATTTCATCGCCTGCTGCTACAGATTTATTTAAACCAAGTCTAGAATTGTTAAGACTTACTGTTGCATCCGTCCCTAACCCTATTGCAGCGGATCCGTAGATATTATTAACTACGACTAGAGATCCCGCATTGTATGGGATTACTTGATTCTGTAAGGTTTTTGTTGTTCTAGGTTTCTTGACATCAAGTAATCTTGCTGATATAGTTTCTACATCATACCCATTAACATACGCCTTTCCAGGTCCAATCTGATATACCATCATATCTTCTGATGGTATATTTCCATTTATTGTTTGCTGACCTTCAAAGTAAATACCATTACTTAGCACCCTATCGTTTAAACTGTCTCTAACAAATAATGTGAATGGTTTTACAAAATAATTTCCAGACTCATCAAAAGTTCTTTTTGCTAATTCGTCCCTAATTAAGTTATATTGAACATTTGTATTAAAAAATTCTGGTATACCGTTGCTTACTCTTAATAGTTCTACAAAATTAGATGTTTCAAGGTCATTTAGATCTCTTTTATCTAAGACCAATTCCATTGAAAATCTATCTGCACCAGGGGCGGCATAATTATTAAACCCTTGAGCATTATCCGATAGAGATTCATCTTGATTTTGATTTACAATACTTTCTATTACATTAAAACCAACTTTATATGATGGGTTTAATGAGTATTGATCAAGTAATATAAACTGTGGCGATACTCTTGCAAAAATTCCGCGAACAAAATAAATTCCAGAAGCAATGGATACTCCAGATGCTCTAGAAGTTCTAATAACATTAGCAACTCCTTGACCAGCAGGTATAGAGAAAGACAACTCACCATATGAGAGACTAGACTCTAATACTAATGTTTCACCATCCTGAAATATTTTGTTTTCAAAATTACTTCCACCACTTTCCAAATATTTAACATAAAGTGTATAGTTATTTCTTTCGGAATTTATATTGCTTAAAACATAAAAAATTTCAGCAGAAACGCCACTTAAGGAACCCCTTACCTTTTTCCCAACAAGATCCTTAAAATATACTGATATTGGAATATTTCCAAATTGACTTTCAACTTCAACAGCATTGATAGGATTTTCATACCTGATTTGTCCAGGTATTACCATGGAACCTTCTTTGAAGATATGACTTCCAAAATTTTCAATCTGATTTTGTAAAATAGATTGTAAATTGGTTAACTCTCTTGCCTGTATTGGATACCCAGGTTTAAATAATACCTTATAGTAATCCTTAATTGGGTCAAAATCATCATAATAAGGAAAAACATTTAAGTTAGTTTCTTGTGGCATAACCTTTAGAATTGCAAAATGATTTTAATATCTTCTTTTTGATTTTTAGATCTTGTTATGGAAGGTCTATTATCTACATATATTATATTACCAGAATATTTTTTAACTTCCGGATTAGAAATTCCGTACTGAAATTCTTGACCCAAATAATATACTTTATTATTTATTTGGGTTGTAATACCGGGGGACGAAGGAGTTCCAAATTCATTATCTATTTCCAAATTGAAATTTTCACCTTGAATTATTAAACTTCCTCCTGCACCGGGAAAAGATGTAAAACTAATTTTTTTAAATCCGTAATCTGGACTATCATTTTTAGTTTCATCATAGTTAAACCCATAAGATGATCTATCCTGCCAATACTTCAATATTCCGGTATTTCTATCATACGAAATGACTTTTCCTACAGCAGTCATTCCTGCCCCTACAGTCTGGGATATTTGACTATCTTGAGGGAAAACCGCATCTTCAATATTTCCTTTTAATTTTATTGCGGACAAAGAACTAACTTTATCATCAGTTAATAAATCTGTGGAATTATATTTTTTTGGACTTTCCACAATACCAAATCTTGAAATTTGATTTCCTACAATAAAATCTGGATTTTCGTTATCATTTTCAATTCTAGAATATAATAAGACATTAAAAGATCCAAGTTCACGATAAACGTCATGACCATGCCCACCTTTGGGTGGAATAATAACATCAAAAATAGGAGACGAAAAGTTTGGTGTATTTGTATCTATTGATGAATTTTTTAAATTTATTGTTCCATATGTATAACCTTCACCACCATTAGAAACTGTCACTGATTCTACTTGCGATTCATTATTAATTACAATAGTAGCAGTTGCTCCAGTACCATCACCATCAATTGGAACATTAGTGTACACCGTATCCCCAGGACCCAAATTAGATCCTCTGTCAACGATTGTTACAATTTTTAATTGTCCACTTGTTTTCGCATTTAATTTTATGGGTGAACTGGAAGTATCTTCTCCCCAATTTTTCGGGACAGGAATAAAATTAATACTATCAAATTTAATTATATCACTAGGAGGTATCGTGAATAAGTATTTCCATACATAACCATCACCACTATCACCCGCAGATCTTGGTTCTAAATCTGAAAATGTTGGTTCATCTAAAGATGGTCTTCCTTCCGGATTTTCCGGATCTGTTCCGTTATGTAAACATATATAAACCTTGTACTCACTATTAATTACATAAAAATTTGAATTATATAAATTTGTAGACTGTGAAGGTAAAGATAATTTTGTTCTACTGATATCATGACGATACATGTCATAAGTTATACCAGATTCCCACGTTATTTTTCTTACAACCAAACTAACATCACTAGGTTTTATTTTTTTCAATGCGATCATTGAATCCCAATAATCATTCTCTTGATCAAAATTGTCTTTTGGTGATGGTGGAGTTGCATCCCAATTTTCATCATAATCGGTAGCATTTGGAAGACCGATAAAAGTATAATATGATCTATCAGTAGATATTAAATTTGAAACAAAATTTTTCGCATTTAATATCCTTAATTGGTCAGTTATAATTGCAGACATTTTACGGTTTTTTATATATTTATGTAGTTGAATACCCGATATATTTTAATCTATTAAATCTTTGGATCACTGGAGAAGTAGATATTCCATTATATCCATAAGATATGAATTCATTTTCGGTTTTTTCAGTTGAAGAAGAAATTCTTCCCCAACTATATTCGCCATAAAAATCACTGAATCCTAATCCGGTCAAATTATTATATGAAGATACTCCAACAATTACTTTGGCAACATATGTTATTCCAATGCCCGGAACTGATGTTTGTGCGATGGAAACTGAAGCAACTTGATAAGTATTATCTATAAAACTATTTCCTATAGATAATACATTTCCCGATAAATCTAAAGATTTTAAACCATTACCGAGATTGGAATTTTTAACTATAAAATAATAACCAGTTTGAATACCACTAATTCCCGTTGTTGCTATCCCCACTTTTACTATATCAGTATCTCTCAAAACCGAATCTTGAGGAATGAATAAATCAAACACAATACCTGTTAATGCGGCACCAACTGATATTGTTGAAATTCCAGTAATAACACCAAAATCTCCTTCATATGAAATATTATCTAAAATTTCGTATTTTGGAGATGGAGACTCAAAAAGAATTTCTGGTGGTTGCATTTGATCATAACCAAACCCTCCCGTTGATATTGAAACCGAAGATACAGATCCATTTGTAATAAAAGACTGTGCTTGTGCTCTACCGGTAGTTCCCAACCCAATTGGATTGCTTATAGAAATTGATGGATCAGTGCTATACCCTATACCACCATCATTAATAATAATAGATGAAATAGTTCCTGAAGATGAAACAATTGCTGTTGCTGCGGCAGAAGTCACAGAGTCTTGAGATATTATAATAATTTTATTTTGTGGTTTTTCATTTACCCCGTTATGGAAATATTCTTTTTCACTATCAAAGAAAGTCTTAACACTTTCCACAAAAATGATGTCAGTACCTAATCCGACATTTTGAATTATATTTGTTGTTGGATATATGTAAGGTTCATAATATACCCTATCTTTTCCGACATAATTTCCATTAATAATCTTATCTTCAGTTTGTTTGCACCATAAAACTGGTCTAAAACGAGTAGACTCTCTATCTATTCCTTGATCATTATAGAAGTTGGTTTTAGTAGTATCTACGTTAGTTATAGATTCTATAATTCTAGTTTTTTCTTGATATAATGGATCATCACTATTAATTGTTAGTTCATCCCCAATTTTAACAGTTTCTAAAATATCAAAATTAAATGTATCTACATTACTAGTTCCGGTGTAAAAAATTATTGAACACTTATCTTCTGGTTTTGGAGATTCTGTAAATTCAATTATACTGCCCCCATTAAAAACATAACCTTCGCCAGGAACTTGTAAAATATCGTTCACAAATACTAATAGTGTTGATTGTATATCAATATTAGATCCTTTTTTAGATACTATAGATACTAGATTTCCATCAATTGATATTGGAAATCTTTTTCTAGTGCCATCAAATAAATCTTCAAAAGAATCTAAAATTTGTAGACCCCCGACAGTCCAAGCAGAGAAACTATCACTAAAAATGGAATCAACAAAAATTTTAAATTCCACAAAATTTGAAGTGGTTGGTATTCCAGTTTGCCCACCAATATCTATAGTTAAAACATCACCCTTTTTATATCCATATCCAAGGTTCTTGAATTCAAAATCTACAACATTAGATGATTGTCCTACAATTATATTTACTGTGGCCTCTGTGCCAATACCAATGGATCCAGAATCATTACTATAAACTAAAGGTATATCTGTATATGAATATGGAGGATCAAAAACAACATCTGGTGGATTAGTGGATGTATAACCAGAACCAGGATTAGTTATAGTTACGCTAACAACTTCTCCGTTAATTATAGAAGCAATTCCAACTACTTCAGATTCATAATCTGAAGAATCGGTTTTTAATACTGAAACATTCACTGATGTTTGTATTCCTGGTCTATATCCAGATCCAGTATTGTTTATTAGGATAGATTGTATAGTTCCACTTGAAGATACAACAGGTTTACCTCCAGCAGAAACTAATGGTTGATATCCAAATCCCTCAGAAGATCCAACAGATAATATAATTCCACCCTTAGGCAAACTAATTATTCTTGAATCATATGTAGTTGATTCTGGACTATTAACTTTTATGGTAGTTATGCCAGCATTTTCGGTTAAAACGTAAGATAATTCTGGATATTGAACGGCACTGTTAACTAAGACTATAGCATTATCTGTTGATATTCCGGTAATATTTGAACTATCATACTTTAATTCAAAAGTAGATTTTATGGTATTGAATTCACTAGAAATATCATCTATAATTTTATTATTAATATAAGTATCATCATTAGAATTAGAAATACCAGACCTCAAAAATACTCTACCATTGAATCTGGAACTTATTTCTAGTCCAAAATAATCTATTTCATCAAATCTGGCATTGGGGTTTGAAACGGGAACTTTACCAAATGGTGCCTCTGAAAAATAAATTTTATTATCAACTATATTATAGTTTCCCTTTACTTTGAATACAGTGGAATTTTTTGGGTGAGAAGAAATTCCTGTTCCCAATAGAGATCTATCTACAAGTAAAACATTTTTAATTGGCGAATCTACGGCTCGGATTAACATTATTTCATTATTTACTTTAATTAAATCGCCACCAAATAAATCTTCAGAATCATCAACACTAAGATATAAATTTATCCTACTCATAGAAGTTGTTAATCCAGCAGTTGTTGATGTAGAAACAATAGGAGATTGTATTACATTATCAATTGCAATCAAAGATTTTTCATTTCTCTTTTTGGAAATGAATTTATGTTCAGTACCAATTCCCAAATTTGTAAAATTCAAAACATCTGGAATGCTTTGTAAAGATTGTGACGCAGAAGCAGAAACTCTAACTTTAATATCACTATCCTTTACAATATATAATGTTGTTGGTAATTTATCAGTTACACCTATTCCAGATATAAATGTTGGCGTAATCTCTATCGCATTTTCGGAGGAAGTATCTGAATTGTTGTATCTATATTCTATTTCTTCGCCAGTAGTGAAGAAATGGTACGACAATAATACAGAACTGTCATTAATATTAACGACTTCAGAACTAGATGCATTAAATACCTTCTCAAATATTGTACTTCCTTTATATGTTAGGTTAAATTCTTTTCTAATATCTAAACTAGTTCCAAAATATTCTCCATATCCAGAACTTAAAGTATAATTATTTAAATCTAAAATATTAGGATTATTATACGCATCATCAAATCTACCAAGAGACATTTGGAAGTATGTAACTTTTACGTCAATATTTGGATTTGGAGTAAAAAGTAAATTATATGAATCTGTACCATAAGTATTATCCGCACTATAAACGCCAATATTTGTATCCGTATTTAATATACCATACTCTGTCACTAAAAGTTCACCACTAATTTCATCTTTTAATGTTATAATTTCGGAAATACTATATTCATTATTGGTAAGATCATGAACCAAAGATATGATATATGATGTCTCACAATTATTTGGCATACTTACTGCCACTGAGGGAAAAGGTAAAGAATTTGCTGCAATAAAAATAGATCCAGATGCTATTGTTCCTTCTCTGAAGTCTAGGTAGGATACAGTATTTGGGGAATCATTTCCTATAGAAATTGCTGATGTGTTAACAACAAAAGATACTCCAGAACCTACATTTGTTTTTATATCTAATATTAATTCATTATTAGAAATATATGCATTGTAAGTTGCGATACCAACCCCAGAATTTTCTAATAACGAAGAAGTATTAAATTGTCCATATTCCAAAACAGAAACATCAACATCATTGTGTAATAGAGTTAGTTCATGAACTTCATAATAGGCATCATTGGGTATAGTATCATCATAACTTCTAATATGTACTAATACCTTAGATCCTTTATATGAAGTTGGTATTCCAACAATCTTAGTGGTAACACCATCCGTTACATTTGTTTGTGTAGTTATTAATGTAGGATCATTTCCGAATGAAGTTTGTCCAATACCAGTGATAGTATTATATAAATCAAAACTTATATAACTTACATCATATGATCCAAAATCAAACTTTTTGGGGAAAAATAACAAATTACCAAATGATCCAGACCTTCTAAACTCAAAATATCCAAGATCAGAGATATTTCCTACTACACCATATTGACTCAAATAACCAAATTCATTATTTTGAATTAATGAAACCATTGATGATTGTTTAAAATCTACAAATACCTTATCTCTAATAAAAATAAAATACTTTTTGTATATATTTTCCAAATCAAAAGAATCAACAACACTGTAAATATCTGATCTTGGATTACTATTGAAAGTGTCCGATAGATCATCTATTACTAGAACTCTATTTCCAATAGATTCAATATAATCTTGAATAAATTTGCTATTAAAAATTATTTGATCAGTTACTGATTCATTATTAATGGTAATATTATTTTCTTTAACCAAATCAAAATCATGATAACAATTTAAATCTACAATTTGGTTAATATGAGAAATGCCCACAAAATCACTTTGGTTTTGTTCAGTTGAAATGCCAGTATAATCTGATTTTGAGTCTATAACTAAACTACCAAATTTTTTAAATCCTGATGTGTGATTTAAATTACTTACATATGGATTCCATGTCTCATAATCAATATTTGATTTTAAGTCATAAGAAAAATATTGATAATAATTACTATCATGTATTCTTTGTGTAGTATTGTTCAAGAATCCAGTTTCCCTTTCCCATCCCTCTTCACCCATAAAATTGGAATTTATATTATATACTGAATTAAATGTTGTAACTGATTTAATTTGCGCAACTGAGTTAGACGATGTTCCCTTTAAAATATCACCGGGGTTAAACTTATCTTTACTGGATATTTTCAATATATTATTGAAAAGATCTATACTCTGTATTTTCCCCTTTGAAGATCCACTTTCAATAGATTCATTAATATAAAATTCTTTTTTCTTTGTATTTACTCTAAATGATGGTAAATATTTTTCTGGAATTATTTTACCCGAGGAATTAAATGAATCAAATTGTCCAGGATTATCATTACCACTCAAATATTTTGAAATATTATATGTCACAGATCCGCCAGATCCACCAATATTTTTATCAACAGAAGTTATTTCAAATAATTGATAATCATAATCAGAAGAATTATATCCTTTACCATCACTACTTATACCAACACTAATATTTTCTATAAAAACTTTATCGCCAATATCAAATGGGAAATCCTGCTCTCTACTAAATCCAGGATTTAATATTACAGTTACATTTTTTGTAATGTTATTATAAGAAATGTTTCTTATATCAATACCATTACTATTATTTACTGGTATTATTTTTGGTATATAATCACTAATGCCTAGTGTATTTTTTATGATAGTTACTTTTCTATTTCTAATATCATAATCTAATTCAAGATCTTCTATAATTTTATTCGTATATCCATCAATCAGGATTAATTTTGGAGGTATAGTATAATTTTTACCAGGCAATAAAACTTCCACATTATCTACTAATGAAATATTTTCAACTTCAAAAAGAAGTGGTTGTATTGAAGTTGGGCGAATTGTAAAATCAGAAGAATAATCAAATGAAACATCTAATTTTTTAGTTTTTAAAATAGAACCTATAGACTTACTATTTAATTTTAAAACCGCACCATATCCATTATCGGAAGATATTGATTTTACAAATGGTACGGATTTATAATTAGATCCACCGGAAAATATTTTTATATCAGATATTTCGCCTGAACAATTTTTAGAATTTGTTGTATAGTAAAGTGATGAATTATTGGTATTATACTCCGATTTTTCTGGATTTCCAATTAAGTTAAAATTAAACGATGTTGTAGATATTCCAACTATAGTGTGATTCCCATTCAATAGACTTTCATTGAATGAAATTTTGTTTGCTTCAATAACATCAGTATCGGAAATAATCTCTATATTTTCTTTATCATTGATCTTTAAATTAATTGGTGTTAGATTATAAAAAAGATCACCATCAATATTTTCCGTAGAGTCAATAACTAATCTTGCATCAGTATCAATGCCAACTTTACCAAATCTTCTAACATTAAAGATTGTATTTTTTTCAGAGGTTTCAAATTCATTGGAAAAATTAGAATCAGTATATAATGTAAATTTAAATGCTGAATAGTCAAATGAATTATTTTTAAAGGATAAAGAAGAATCTGATAGATCAAATATAACTTGATTATTTTTAGTTATGTTTATTTTTGGATTTATCGGAGATATTGTTCCTGAAGATGAAGACTCTATATTAATGAATGATGGAAAATTTTTAGTTGAATCGTATAATGTAGATGAGAGACCAATATCATCACTACTTACATTAATTACATAATAAATTTCATTGTTCACCAATCCTAGTGATGGTGAAGATGATGTATAAATTATCTTTTGCCCACTTCTTAGTCCATGATTTGGCAATCTTATGGTATTATCATCAACATTTACAGCAGACGATAAGAAATTTATAGGATTAATCAATAATCTTCTATTATTTTTATTATATCTTACTTTAAATGTTTCAATGGTCTTTGATTGAATTTTTAAATTTATTTCATCATTTAACAATAAGTTATGACTACCATCTGTAGTAGATGTGACTATAGTTTTAGAAACCCTACCTTTGAATATATTTTTATAATTAGTTTTAAAACTATGATTTATACCAGAACCGGAAGAAAGGAAATATAGTGTATTATTATTATCAGTAGAAATTCCAATAAGATTTGAACTTATTCTTGAAACATATACCTTAGAATCATTTGGTAGAGAAAATCCATTTATTCCATCTAATGAGACTAATATTGAAGATCCATTGTTAGTTGAATAAGTTAATTCATCGCCAGTTTCTAAATTATGCTCCGGCAAATACAATGATTTTGTTGGTATTGAAATAAAAGTTATACCAACACCAGGATTAGAGAAGTATATAGTGCTTGTTATCCCTACTCCAGAAGTAGTTCCAATTCCAATAGTTTCATTTGGATCAAAATATATTTCTTTATTGACATCTAAAATGCTTTCTGTAGACAACCCAGATGAATTCAATCTAATTTCAAATTTTCTAGTCTTTTCTGTAAGTATAGATCCAGAAACCGCAGAATTAACTCCAACACTATTATCAAATTCCCGAAGAACTTTAATTCTAGAAGAATTTTTATCAATTGCTAATATTTTTACCTTTTCTTGATCAATCTGATATACATCATTTTCTCTTACATTTGGATAGTTGAGATTACCAGATACATTCAAATAAGTTATAATTCCAGTAGTTAGTGTTGATCCAATACCGGTAGTTAATACCAAATTATTTTGAGTTAATTTTACTAATCCTCTTGCATTAAAGTCATATTTTGAATTAATTGTGACTATATCATTATTAAATAAGTTGTGTGGGGAAGTTGAAAATGATATAAGTTTTGAATTATTGAATAATATTTCAACATCATCAATAATTTCAGTGGCAGATTCTACCTTTAATAATTTTATACCCTTTATTGAGGAAACTGAAGCATTAAACCCAAATCCACTAGTATTTGTATCATCTACTATTAGTTTATCTCCAACTTTATAGTCGTAACCGCCAGTAATAATACCAACAGAATCTATCTTTCCGCTATTAATTTGCTCAACAATAGAAATTTGTCTTCTATTTTTATCTGAATTTTGTATAAAATTATAATATGTATTTTTATTCAATAATGAATATGGTTTTGTATTTCTTAACCATTTTTCTTTATTTAAATCAAATTTATTTAAATTTGAATTTATTGAAATATTAAATTTAATAGGATTAGATTTATATGTATTACCAATCAAATATGGAAATGCTGGTTTTTTATATTTGTTGAATAGTGATCCTTCTCTGGTCTCAACAAAAGTATTAAAAGTTGAAAAATACGCATAAGTTCCATTTGGAAATTCGGGAGTTATGCAATATCTTCCATTATGCTTATCTAAATCACCAGTATTTAAGAATTCGTAATCTTCTATAAAAATTCCCAATGGATATAAATCTAAATTCGGTCTATTATCTTTAATCACAAGTTCATATCCAGGTATCATCTGTTTTACAGAACCACCAGTTATAGAGGAATATCCATATGGACCATAAATTGGATTTCCATCATATGCCCATCCGATTATAGGGGAATGTGATACAGAATCTGATTCTTTTCCATCAATTAGTTCTAGGTCTTGTGAATATATTGTGGATCCATTTATTGTTCTTGTTCCAAATACGGATGATCTAAGTTTTCTTGGTGCATATAGATGTGTATATTCTAAACTAGAATTTTTACCTTTACCCTCATAAATTACTCCATCATCTGATGTAATAGTATTATTTCTGAATATTCTTTCTACTATATTAATTCTCCAACTTTGAATTGAAGCTTCAAATTTTGCTCCAATTCCTGGGGGAATTACATCAATTTTTGTTTGGTTATTGTATCCAGCTCCTGAAGATATAATCTTTACTTCAAATAAAACACCAAATTTCACTACTGGAGTCAGGATACAACCGGATCCACTTCCAGTTATTTCCAATTTAGGTGTTGAATAATAATTTTTTCCTGGATTTTTTATAATTACATCTACAATTTTTCCGTCAGAAATTATAGGTTCAACTTGAGCATCAGTTCCAGTTAAAAGTTTAATCTCTGGTTGTTTGGTGTAATTTAAAATCTCATTAGATCCGTAAGAGTTTCCCCCATCTTCAATAAAAACAGATTCAATTTTTCCACTAAAAATTGGTTGAATTTTAGCCTGATATGTTTGAACTGTTGAATAAGTTCCAACTTTTCCAGAAATAGTAACTTCAATTTTTGGATAGTTAAAGATATGTTTTCCTGCTCCTTGAGAGCTTAATTTTACATATTGTCTAGTTTCATAATAGAATGAAGTTGAAATTCCTAGAGTACTGATACCAATTTGAGATAATTTAAATTCATTATCATTAATTTTAGTGACATAGTAACTTGTAGAACTAGTTAATCCAATTGGAGATCCTTGAGTTGAATTATATGTAATTATTTCGCCACTTGAATATCCATGATTATTAATTAGTATAGTATCGCTGTATGTATTGATTCCAGTTGGATAACAAATTCTTTTTTTGTTTTGATAATTTTTTCCACCATTAACAACTCGTATAGATCCAAGTTTTCTTTTTAAATTTTCTGATGTTAATCTATGATATTTTCCACCAACATTAGATAGTGGTAATGTGTTTATTCCAGATACAGAATCTTCAAATGATTTGTGTAATTTTATATTTAAATTATCAATAACACTAATATAATATATTGAATTAGTAGTTAAACCACTTACTGGAATATTATTCAAAGGTAAATATTTTACTACTTCTCCTGTCCTAAAATTATGATAAGTAGAAAATCCAATGGTATCTGTTATGACATTAACATTTGAAATGTCAAAATTAACCGAATAATTATAATTTACTAGTTCGGCAACTGCAGATGCTCCAGTTCCGTTTCCTCCGGCGATTTGTATTTTAGGAACTTCCAAATAATCAAATCCGGGATCAACAATATCAATACGATCCAATGATCCATTAACTGCACAATATGCTTGAGCGCCAAATCCAATTGGATCACTAATGATTAAATCTGGTGGATTAATAACATCATAACCACTACCTTCGGATGAAGGAATTATTGATTTTATTTCACCATAAAATATTTGATCGTTAGATTTATAATTTAATAGTTCAACTCCATTTACTAAAATGCCAATAGTTCCAGGCAAAGTAGTTGAATCGGATTTATCAAAATCTGGAGTTATTTTTCTCAGAATATTTTGAGGTTCTAATAGTTTAGTTTCTAAATTTGGAAAATTAAATTTAGTAAATTCTAATTTATTATTTACTACATCTCCACTTAGTCTCAAGAAGTTTATATTTGTGTAGATATTGTTTCTACTTCTTGATAACTTAATAGTTGTACTATTTACTCGCTTAACAAAATAAATTCCCTTTTCTATATTTAATTTATTTGAACCTTCACCCGGTTTATAAATTACGGAATCGCCAGTATAAAAATTATGAGGTCCTATATTAAGTTCTTCAGTATTATTATATGAACCAGAAAATACAATAGAATTATCATTTATAGTTAAAGGTTCATAAAGATAATTTGGTAAAGACTGTGAATTTACATATATTTCATTGTTAGCATCTGAATATACATTTTGCACATTGGAAGAATATTGATTCAAACTTTTATAGTTTGATGAGTCTACCTTTGATATATTTTTATTTAATATGTATTTTAATGATGGATCTAATAAATCTTTTATTCTTACTGCTACTGTTTTTTCGTTTATAAAAGAAATAACCAATCCATCAGATTTTTGACCCAATGATGAAGATAATGTAATTGGATCGCCTATTTTTAATATATGTTTATCAAATAAAATAACTTCATAATCTTTTTGATTTTCATTATTATCAAGTATTGATACTGAAGATACATCATAAGATACTGGAATATTAAAGAACCAGTTTTCTGATCTAACATCATCTAATTCTATACCTAAGGTTTTAACCTCAATTTCATCCCCAATTTTATTGTAATAAGAATTATCAATTAAATCTAAATCAGAAATTACACCTACAATTCGTACTGAAATTGTTTCCCCATCAACTATTGAGTATACAAAAGTATTCAATTTTACATCTGTTAGTAGTGGTATAGATTGTGTTATACCTTCACATTCTAAAAATTGAGTAGATGTTTTTGATTTATATGTGATAATATCACTTGTTTGATTTTCATATTCAACTACTAGTTCACCAGATTCTGGGAATCCAATTGTGGAATCTACATCAATATAACTACTGCCTATTTGGGATTCAAAAGTAACTTTTGTTTTAGGGTGAATACTAAAATTACCAAAAATTAAATCATAACTATTTTCCTTTGTATTATCTAAACTGATAATATAATAATCTTTACTATCCTTTTGTACTTTTTCTACTTTAGATACAATACCTTTTGCAGGATTAATACCTGCAAACTGATCTTGATATAGTGTCCTATTTGCTAATTTTCTTGGATCACCATTGACAGATTCTACTATTATATTCCTAAAGACCCTATACTGTGCGTCTGATGGAATTATCAAATAATCTCTAGGTTTAATAATTTCCACATCAGAACCAAATAATGCTCTGAATAATAATTCAAAAGAACAATCTGTTCCTTTTGATGTATAAAACTCCCTAATATTCTTAACAAAAGTAGATTCATTTAAATCCCCAAAAAACTCTATGTTTTGAAATCCAGGAGCGATTTGGTATTTTATTTTTCTAAAAAACTCTTTTAGGAAAAGTATACTTAGATTTTTAACAATGGAACCAAATATGTGATCATTAGATTCGGATTCGCTGAAAGTAAGTTTATCTATTGCATTGATAGATGTATATGAAGTTACACCACTAAATCCCCTTTTGCATCCAATAAATCTACTTCCGACAATTTCACATACATATTCAGATTCAAAAGTTTCATCAGAGATAAATGGAATATCAGATAGTATCAATGATAAACCACTTCCAATGGAATCTATTTTTATGATTTTAATTATGTTATTGTCTTCATCTTTTATTCTCAACAAACAACCCGCATAGTCGGAAAGAGATCCAATAACATCAATCGGATATACAATATTTGAATTAGTTGGTATAATGATGTTTATATTTTCTACTTTTTGAAATTCTAATATTTTCTCATAAAAAATTACTTCAGAGTCAATCTGCAACAATCCATTTCTCTTAGGGAATCCTTGAATAGATTCAACATATATTTCATCATCAAAAAAAGTAATATCCGTAACTAGATTTGTGCTATCTATCAGATTTGTAATATTATCAATTTGCACATATTTGTCTATATTTTGTAGAAGATCAAGTGTTTGTCCTTGATTTTCAATAGACTTATAATATTCTTTCAAAAATTCCAATACTAACGGAAATTCTTCTCTTACATATTCTGGAACTAGATTTTCTAGAATTAGATTGAATTTTACTCTGTTATTAATCATTTTACTTTCTTATAAAATTTCCGTTAGAATAACTTGATGTTGTTTTATAAATCGTTCCGGATATATCGGAACCGGAAGAAATTGGATCAGATATCATATTAATAATACTATTATTGATATCTAGTTGTAAATATAAATCTTGTAGTCCAATTATATCATTTGATTTTGGTATTGCAGATATTTCTATAATAGGATTGTTAAACTTTTCTTTTCCTGCTCTTATGATATTTACTGGATATATAATCACCTCTCCCTTCTCATAATCAATTTTTCCTGCATTCGGATTGACAATATATGGCAAAGAATTTTCAATATTTATTTTGAAAAATATAATTCTTCCAGTTTTTTTATTTGAATCTGGTATGTCTGATAAGTATAAATCTTCTAAAATACCAGAAACCCCAAAAGATGAAGATTTTATATTATAACCACTTTCATTTTTAATGTGGAAACCATTACCAAAACAAATTTCATACTCCGCAAATTGATTTAACAAAACTTTCAAATCTCTTCTCATATTAATTTTAGTTATATTTGATGTTATTGCCTTATTTGTTTCATCAATTATTTTTAAAAATTTACTATATTTAAATCTAGCACCATATTTATTCAATTCTGTAGAATCTGAATATCTAATTAAATTGTTTAAGATTTGAGTTTTTAAGTCTGAAGGTGATTGTGAAAAACTAGTATTATAATAAACAGAGGAGTCAAACTCAATATAAAGATACTTTAAGTCTAATATTTCAGTAACAATTCCAGCAACACTGTATTTTCTTAATAAATTTTTAAGATTGTCTTTAATTGTTTCCGGAAGAACCTCTCCTTCAAAAGGTTTAATTGTAATAAAGACTTTTCCATATCTTGGAGGATCCAATTCTTCACCACCAAAAACAGAAACAGATTCTGCTTCTGGGTACAGCATAGTAACAATATTTTCATAATCGGAAGAGGTTACGGCTCTTTTTTGTGAAGAATATAACCTAGGCGCATATTTTCTAATTGAATCTATTGATTCAATTTCTTTTCCACCTTGAGATGGAGAAATGGTACTAATTAAAGATACTCCTGATGCAATTACCCGAGCATTATTATCTACTAGTCTTCCTATAAAGGAAAATGATTCAATACCATTAGAACTTTCACCGTTTGATACAATATAGGTAACTTCTACTACATTTGAATTATCAAGTTTTTTTCCAAATATTCCATCACCAAATATAATTTCATATCTTTGATCTTCTATTTCTTGTAGAAAAAATACTCTACTTTTATCATTAACTACACATAAGTCTTCACATAAGTTAAATTTATTAATAATACTACTTTCTTGGGAATTTCTAATATTAACTGACAGAGTTGAAGTATCAATATTTGCATTATTTAATATAAATTTTTGTTCTGAATTATTTACATCCACAATGAAAGATTGATTTACATAGGAACCTTCGTAAATCGTGATATTATCAAACAAGGCTATTCCATTTACTACTGGAACAGTGATATCTTCAATAATTGAAAATGTATAATTCTGACCATTAGATGCAACAGAACTTACACACACCAATCCTTTTTGAAGAGTAACCGTTAATGGCGCAGTTTCTGCTGTTGATATGCTTGTAGTATCTACGAAAAAAGATATATTTGCTCTTGAGGAGGTTCGGGATCTTGGTGTATACCCAATATGCTTTGCTAATGAAACAACATTCTCACGCAAAGTGGCACTATCAATAAAAACTTCATTGCTAATCATATTAGCATTATATGAAGAGATATAGGTATTATATGCTAATAGATCTATAATTGTAGAAAGATTTGATCCTTCAAAATCATAATCGGTAAAATTTGAATTTGATCTCAAATACTCGCGGATTGATGATTTAATTTGATCAAAATCTAAGTTTGTGAAATTAACTAATGCCATTATCGGGTTGGCTGAAGTGCAAAGGATAACTGTTGCGGTAATACATCAATACCAACAATCAAATACTGTATTGTCACATTAAATTCGCCGTTATCATAATCTGGTGATACGATAACATCAATTAGATTGACTCTTGGTTCATAATTTTTAATAGTATTTTCAATCTCATCTTTGATTATAGATGCTGAAATTTCATCAAGATTTTCAAAAAGTGATCTTGAAACTCTAGAACCTAAATTTTGATTGAAAAATTTTTCTCCAGGTTGGGTAAGTACAAGATTTCTCACTGATCTTGCGATTGCAGATTCATTCCTGAGCGCCACAAGATCATAATTCAGAGGATTAACCTGAAATGACATACTTATATCTTTGAACCCTTTACTTACCCTCTCTAGAGGCATAAAACTGAATAATAATTTATATTATTTATTCAGTTTTTTTGGAATTCATAAAGAGGTTCCGTGCCGTATTCCCAATCATCATAATCATCATCATTGCGGATTTTTTCGTGAATCTCATTTTGAATCAAAAAATCATGCTTTTTGGGTGTAATGTCATCGTTTGAGATTTCACGAAGCATTTTTTGCTTATTAACTTTTGATTCCCAACCATATTCACTTGACAAATATTGTGTACCCCACTGACTTCTCATAAAGTTTTCATCTTTATCTACTTTTTTAGTCATTTTTTGTTCTCCTGATTTTTTATAAATCAGAACTTTTTACGGGGTTACTATCCCGGTTAATAATATCATAATCCTCCTCAAGAATTTCTTTCAAATACTCATCATCCCACAGATCATAATACGAGGTTTTAGCTAGTTTTTTTCTAAATTCTCTGAGTTCTTTTCTGGATTGCCCTAAAATTAAATTATATTTGCCATTATTTGTTTTAACGCCATTAATATAAGTATCATAAGATCCACAATCTTTAAAAAATTTCCAATCAGGGTTTTGGAGATTATGATAGTTTACCCAATATTGGACTTCCTCTAAGTTGAAATGATCTTCAATAATAAAAATGATGACCTCATAATTATCTATTGGAATTATGTTTTCTGCATTACATTCAATAATTTTGTAGTTTGATCGAGAAGAAAAAGGACATATAGAAAACCCCTTCAATTCTTCTCGTGTTTTTGAAACTTCATGAATCCAATTTAAGATATAAGATTCCTTTTCTACAAAAGACATAAAAAAAAGAGTGCTTAATTATATTTAAGCACTCTATGAAATTATTTACCTTGACCTCGGTATTTTTTTCTTGCCTTGTTCTTTGAAGTCGCGGCATACTTTGTATTCTTCCCAAGACCCTGACGGGTAGACTTGGGATGTGCTTCAATTTGTTCTCCGTTGAGATTAGGTCGCTTTGCCATAGTTTAATACTCCAAATAATTAAATAACTCTTGTTTTTTCGTGACCGACTCTTACGCGAGGGTCACACCAGATTTCAAAACCTGCGTCTTTTGCGTCAAGGCAGAATGAAACATCTTCCCCACACATGTCCTGAACGGCGCCTGATTCAAAAACTTGCATCTTAGGAGCAAACCAAGGATACTCAAGATTTTCAAAAACACCTTTCTTAATAAGGACCCAACCAAATCCAGTATAATCAACTGTAAATGGTTTACGACGCTTGCTGATGGTCTCAACAGTTTCGTGATTCATGACACCACCGTTACGACGAAAATCTTCTTCGTCTAACCAATGGGCAACAGAGGTTGTGACACCATCTTCTGTAGCATACCATCCGGCAACAATTGATTTTTCTTCGCCTTCTTCTGGTAGTGACATATCACATAACTGCCAAAACTTTTCTGTGTTGAAGACAATATCACTATCAATCCAAAGTTGATAATCATATTCCAGTCTTCCATCCCAAGGAACTTGTTTTGGTCCCCTTAGAACATTTGCTCCGAGACACTTGCATCTTGCAAAGTTTACCATTGAGGAATAATCCTGGGATATTTGAATGCTCATTCCGTTTTGTACTAGATCAAAACAGAGTTGAACAAATGCCTTTAAGAAAATGAAAGAACATCCTCGTCCAGGTAGACAGAAGACAATAGATTTGCCTTTCATTCTTTCTTTAATTTTTTCGTAGTCCCACTCCTGTTTTGGTGCAGTTGTGGGAGGTTTCGCTTTTACTGTAAATCCACGAGCCATTTTCAATCCTCTAATAAATGTTTAAAAGTTTTATTATTTACAACATAAGAAATTGTAGAGCGATGCACATTATACATTTCCGCAAGTTTAATAGTTGTATAATTATCCGATTTATATAGTTGTCTAATTCTGATTACATCAGTATTTTTTAATCTTGATGCCCCATTATTTTCGCCTTTTTGATTACCAGTATAACATCTTCCTTTATTGACTTTATCTTTGACATTATCAAGATTAGTTCCAGAAAACAAATGTGAAGGATTAACACACTTTGGATTATCACATCTATGAAGACAGTGGAGATTTCCCAAAGGTTCTGCATAATGAATTTCATAAGAAATTCTATGCGCCTTTAAAGTTTTTTTGTTTCTGCAAATGTACCCATAACCATGAGCATCAATTTTTCCTTGCCATTCCCAACATTCATTATCATCAAGTATATCTGGAAGATACTTGGAAAATTTTTCCAATAAATTCATCAAATTTTTTTAACAAACCTCAAACTGATTATAACAGTCTATATAGGGACTTGTCAATGGGATGAGTTCAGCGCGATTTCCCGGTCTATGGTCACTTCCTCATAAGAGAGATCTGGACAGTCTGACAACAATTCTCCAAGGCGATTTAAGGCAATCCAAGTAGTATTGAACTCTTCCTCCTTCAGAGAATGATAAATGCAACTGTCTTTCACGTAGATGTGATAAAGTTTTTCAATCATTTGATTTACTTCGTCAGTGCATTATATATCATTACTAATAAGATTCCGAGAGGGATTCCAATGATCCTAAACATTTGCTTAGGATAGCGTATTAACCAACCGGCAAATACTACTTTCCAAAAATTCCAATATGGCGGATTTTTTCTGGGAGAATTTTTTTTATACATCGGATTTTACTTGGGGGGAATTTTTATACCTCGGAGGATTTTTTGTTTCTTGTGAGTCTTATAGAACTAGCGTGGGTCAGAGTTGTTATAGATTAGGGTAGTTGAACGTTTTTCAATCGCTAGGCGCGACCCATAAGGCGCCCTTATCCATCGGCATACTGTCGATAAGCACGGTTAATAGGTGTCATTTAGCACGTACACATAAAGTATAGAGAAAGGGGGAGAGACTGTCCCTCCCCCGGTATACCTCACCATCCGAACTTGTCGGCACAGATAGGACCAATCCCCCGCTCAATGCTCTCCGGATTCGTTAGTTCCCGCCCACAGCATGAGCACTCCCCGGATACCTTACCGTAGCGAATCGCTGCGGTGAGGGGATCGGACGCTGCCGCCATGATGATCGCTTTGACATCATCGGGCAGGCGCGAATCCAGCGCCTTTCGGGTAACTTTACCCAGGTACTTGGGTTGGATTCCGTAGTTCCCTTCCTCAGTCTCAGTCTGAGATGTAACCCACAGCGCAGACATGTCGCGGTTGGGTTTCACATTAACCCCGGCGAATCGCAGGGTCAAACGCTTAGCACCCTTGCTACGTGCTGCCTCGAAAGCATTAAACAGTGCCTCAAACATGGAGAGGTCAGCATCATTCACCTTAGCAACATTCTGCTGCTTTTTAACATTATCCACGGCAAGTTTATGTGCCCAGGCATACTGAGATGCGCTCAGACGATTAAACTTAGCGGCAAGATCTTGTGCAAATTGTGAACGCTGACCGCGAAGGGATTGCAGCACCTCAGCATCACTCAGATCAGAGGTAAAGTTAATCAAACCGTCGCGGCGGGTTGTTACACTAAACTGCTGCACTTTACGATCCTCACACTGCGCCAGATCGTGCTCAAGATTAGCTGCCGCCTGAGGATTAGTACCGTGCAGACCGCGCAGCACCCGCTCCAGCAGGGCGTCAGTTTCGTTATGGCGGGCGGTGGTGGCGGTAGTCATAACCCTGGAACCGGTGGGGGATTCGGCGCTCCCCCGTTGCGCTTGATGACATCCTAGACGATCGCGGGGCACCCCGGAGGGTGCCCGTTACAATCGTTCACACTTCCTCAGGGATCGCCTGCAGGCGCCCATCCTGGCGAGCGCGGGCGATCATCCGCCCCAGCGACTCGCCTCGCAGGTCAGTGTACCCGAGAACGTCAAACAGATCCGCCGTAAAGGCGGGGTCGGCGTCGAACCCGTAGGCGCGGGTCGGGTTGCGGTGGAAGATCACCTCAACGAACCCAGGGGCGCCCGTGAGCACGCTGCCGGGTTCGACGTGCAGGTTGCGGATCGCGCTGCTCTCCGCCTCGCTGAAGGTGCGATAGAAGGCGCCGGAGAGAACGGTGGCGGTAGTCATAACCCTGGAACCGGTGGGGCATTCGTGCGCTGCCCCGTTGCGCTTGATAGAAGTGTACAGGATCGGGGGGACCATCGGACGCCCGTAGGGTGAGGGTTAGGTGAAAGTTTCCTGAAAGTTCTAGGTGAAGATTTAACCATTAAAGGCAGGCAGGGGAAGTGGCGACCTTTTGCGTCATCGGGGCGACCCTGCCCCTCTCCCTGTTGTCCTCTCAGTCTACAGGATGGGGGGACCGTTGCCGATCCCCGATGGACACCTCACCGATTGGCACGGCGGCGGCGCAGTTCGTCGCCGTAGGTACACGCCTCGTCGCTGTAGCGTCCCTCAGCGATCGGGTTCCACCCGCGCATAGCCGCCTCCGCCTGGCGGGCGTCACGGGCGCTGTAGAGCAGCTCTTCGTCGCTCATCGTCTTCGCTCGCGCCTCCCAGCGGGTAAAGTCGGCGGCGGTGGCGTGGTTGGCGATCATGGTTCGCTTGCGGTTGACTCTGGAATTGTAGCATGGCGGAGGGCACCCCGGAGGGTGCCCCGTAACCTTTGTTCACAATGCCTCGGAATCCGGCAGGATGCCCCAGACGATTTCAAACCCGCCGATGTCGGAATCGCTCAGGCGGTTGACGCCCAGGTAGGCGCTGCCGATGCTCACGGCGAGCACCTCATCCCGCAGGCGGGCGCGGGTGTTGATCGAAACGTAGAAAGCGCGGCGCAGGATGCTGGGCGTGCGGATGATCATGGCGGTGCGTTGATTGCTTGTGGATCGTAGCATGGCGGGGGACCCGCTGTGGGTCCCCTAGAGGATCTCAGGCGGTCATCTGATCATACCGGATCCACTGACCGTTGACGTAGCACTCTACAACCGGGAGATACCCCAGAACAGGAGCGAGGGCGGTTGCTGCCGCCGCTGCCATCGTCGGGGTCTCAAACTTCGCCTCCATTGAGAACCCGTGCTGCAGGCGGGCGTAGAAGCGGGGGGTGATGTTGAGTGCCATAGCGGAGTGTCGCGTGTTGACCCCTATAGAATCCCACGGATCGGTGCCCGCGTCAACCCCCGAACGATCAGCAACGCTTATCAGTCACAATGAGTCACAATGCCACGGTGGCGCCCATGATGCGCTAGACTATGGACACAACGGAAGAAGAGCGGGGGCGCCGCGATGATACAAAACAAGTAACCTACCCTGCCTGCAAATAATGGTTCATAAAGTATAAAAAAAGGAGGCATTTCTGCCTCCGGTTGATTATACTCAGGGGGTGGGATCGTAACCGTCCACCGCTTCATTGACAGCGGCGCTAGGTGTCATCCCTTTGTTGTAGGAATCAACCAGACAATCAAGGCACCAACCATCATCGGGGCATCCCATGATGTGCTCGATGTAACTATCGCCCATGATGTAGTCGTATGCTTCGTTCCACCAGGCGGGGAAGTTGGCATCATCAAAGCAGGTCTCAGTGGTGATCTGGGTCATCGGGGTTCTCCCTTTGGTTGACTTGTCCATTGTAGGGCATGGGGAGGCATCCTGTCGCCTCCCCTTGTGCAGGTTCACAAACCGTCACAGCATGGAAACTAGGCGCATGAGACTGGATACCTGCACCGGAGTCTGCCATGGCATAATTTCATCCAGCATGTTGCCGCTTGGGCGTATAATTGCCACCTCAAAAGTATCCTGCCCGATTGTACCCTTAAGACCGGAACCTTCGGGTCCAGAAACTACAGAAACTCCCCAACCATTGTCAAAGGTACGCTGAGCGATTGTAGCACCTTTGAGACTATGATCGCGGAAGGTGAGAGTGGAGAACATGGTGCGGTTCGGGTGGTGAACTGAAAGAATTGTAGGGCATGGGAGGGGGGATCGGTGTCCCCCCTTGTGACAGTTTCAGCGTTGGAACTGTGCCATGCTGCTGGGGGCGATGTGGGCGGGCGATCCGCAGGAGCGATAAAATCCTACCATACGCTGCGCCTCCTGAACAGTGGGGAACCACTGGGAGCGCCACTGGCAGTCCCCGTAGGGGACTTGATAGCGAACCTCAATCCTCATCGGTGTCTGCATGGGTTGGTTGCGACTGGATACAGTGTAGGGCATGAGAGGGCAGGATCGCTGCCCCCAGTGGACACCTAGGCGACTGTCACAAGGTCACGCCAGGCGCCATAAGTTTCTGACACATTCTCCAGAAACTTAATCACTGCAGGATAAACCTCACAGCGCACCCAAGTATAAGAAACTGAAAGAAAGTTCCAAACTTTCTTGATAATCTGAAGGGTAGCATCTTTGCCACCATTCTGATACCATTCTTGTGTTTTCTTGAAGATGACATAAACAATGGCGGCGATTGTGAGGCACACGGTTTCTACCGTGTCCATGTAGTTGTTGAAATGTTTCTGATAGTTAATGCTCTTAAGATGAGCGATCAGAGCATCAGCGGGGGGGAAGGCGGGGGAGTTCATGATCTTAGGCGACGGGGGGGAATGTAGAGCGGTGCCCGTCGTTGAAACTACCATAACCGACAGGGAGGCATCCTGCCAAGGGGTCTTGTGCCACCGCTCAGACTGTCCACCTGATGCCACGCTGGGGTCTGATGGGGTGCTATGATTGTCTCACAAGCGAAGAAGAGCGGGGGCGCCGCGATGATACAAAACAAGACACTTACCCTGCTCGTAAATAATAGGATCTTAAGTATAAAAAAATGGAGGCATTTCTGCCCCCATAAGTTATAATCAGCGAAGAATCATTCCTGATACAAAATCCTCCACAATTCCATCATGTTTGATCTTCCATTGAAAGTCTTTCTGATAGACTTTCTTATCACCGCAACCATTCTCAGAAAGAATAGCATTCAGGCGGGACTTTGTGGTGGTTGTCTGATGTCCGCCATCATAAAGTTTCAGGAAACCTTCTCCAATCTCAGCGATCAGGTTTCCATAAAGAAACACTCGTGAGATCTCATTTCCTGCTTCATACTCTACACGAGTGTTTGCAGATTTCCAATCGTAACGATTGGAAATCGCTTTGTTCATTTTGCGTTCGATGACTCGCATGGGGTGAATCCCTCAGGAACAGATCTAAGATAGCAGGGGGAGGGGGGGTTTCGCAACCCCCCGGTGTGTCAGTTGTCGGATTGGTCGGATTGGTCGGATTGGTCGGATTGGTCAGACCGGACCAGGATAGCAGCGACCAGGCGGTCCCGCTTGCGGATCGCGGTGGGAACCATTTCCCACTTGTGACGCTTGCCATTGGCGCTACGGGTGGCGCTCAGGATGCCTGCATCCTCCATGTCCACCATCAGGGCATGGATGGTGCCCTTGTGACGCTTCGGGTCCAGTCCCAGATCCCGCACCAGTTCGGAGCAGGTCTTAGAACCGGTCTGAATCAGGTGGGAGCGGATGCTGGTGCGGATGATGCTGGAAAGCATGGGGTGTTCGTGTGAACTGAAAGAATCATAGGGCATGGGATGCCACCAGGCAACCACTCCTGACCAGTTCCCAAACTGGCACACCAGACCCCACACCTGACCCCATCCATGCCTTATACTATGGGGACAATGAAACGAACGGGGGCGCCGTGATGATACAAAACAAGACACTTACCCTGCACGCAAATAATAACAACAAAAGTATAAAAAAAGGGAGAGGATTTGCCTCTCCCAATTATTCATGATTCCTCTTCGTCGTTTATCATAACTTGGAAGAGTTCGGCAAGTTCATCATCGCTCATGTCGCTGATAATGATGTATCCTTGCTCTTCAATTTGCTGTTTCAGATCAAAGATCATGAGAGGTTCGGTGGTGAACTGCAGATAGTGTAGCAGACGATCAGCGGCAGTCGCGGGATGCTTCACAGATCGTAACAGCAACCCGGTCGGCATGTGCCTTGGCAACCTGAAGGGCAGACAAACCCAGACCGCTGCCAATGTAGAGCAGGGAACCGATCAGGAGGATGTTAGGGAGGCGTCGCATGGTTCAGTGGTGAACTGAGAGGATTCTAGGGCATGGGGACCGTTCCCGGTCCCCTTTGGTGGTCACTTTGCAAACAGTCTCCGAAACGCTCCAGCAATCTCCCAAGACTTTAGAATCTGAGGTTGACCATGAATCAAAACCATTTCCTGATGATTGTAAAGAACCCAGGAGATTTGATCCTTTGGATCTTTATCTTTGTCTTCCAACTTACAGCAAGTTGCGTAAGTTCTTACCAGTTGTGTGAGAGACATTGTGGTTCAGGTGGTGAACTGAGATAATCTTATACGGTGTGGGATCTTATGTCAAGGGTTTTCTGATAAGGATCTCTTATGATAGGAAAGGGGGCATAAGATTGCCCCCTATTCCTTATCTCAGTCCGCCCAACGGATGCCCTTGATCTCAAGATACTCCACCAAACGTGTAGCGTATTCGCCACAGTGAGGGCAACGGATTTCATGCCGAACGATAGCACGATCCTTGGACTTATCTGCAGGATTATTATAGTTCTTCATTTTGAGGCGATAGATTGCGGCAAGAGTGCGCAACAGTTCTTCGATCTTAAGATCCTTTCCGCGATACTTGAAGTAAACGGGGATGAAGTGGCGGAAGTCATTCATCCGGCGGCACTTGTCAAGTTGAGAAACAATCCAACGCGACTCATCAATGTCGCCCAGGATCTCATTCAGGCAAACCTCAAACGCTGCGTTCGTTGTTTCAATCACAGCAACATTTTGTCCGATTTCTTTCATGCGCTCATCATAACGCTGTTGCTGAACAGAAGAAACCTGATCATCAAAAGAAACCTTACGCTGCTCCATGTGTTGCTGCATGAGCACCATAAGGGCACGCATCTGATCGTCGTTGAAACCGTCAAAGTTGAGAGCAGTGGCGGCAGGCATGGTAGACTCTGGGATTGGGTTTGCTGGCGGTCGGGGTGTTTCCCTCCCGCCGATGCACATAGTATGCCACGGGGGAACCCACCCCAGCAACCAGGATTGTGCCACTGCCCAAACCGTCCTCAGGTGGCACAGCAGACCCCCATCATGCCCTATACTATGGGGACAACGGAATGAGGAGCAGGGTCGCTCTGATGACATAAAAGGTCGCCACTTACCCTTCTTTATTATAATTATTACAAAAGAATAAAAAAGAACCCCGAAGGGTTCTTTATAAGAATCAGACTTCATCGGTTGGGTCTAAGATCTCTACCCATGCGTTAGGATAGCGTTCTGCCCAATAATCATACCGATCATCAGCATCATCATAGGTGCCGAAAGTTTCCAGAATCTTGAAGTTTTCGTTCTCAAACTTGGCGATCTTAAAGAGTTTTGCCATGGGAGTTCTGTGGTGAACTGAGAGAATTGTAGGGCATGGGGGTGATCCTGTCACCCCCTAGTGTGCCAGTGGTCAGACCGTCACAGTTTTCTTACTGTAACCTCCGAACTGTTTGTTAGAACGACGGGCACGGATTGCGGCGCCCCATTCTGAACCTTTCGGTTGCGTGCCATGCACAAGCAAAGCGAACGGTTTATCACCGAAGCAGTGTGAATCATCGTGGTCAACTTCCAGACCCAGACGTTCAGCGTCCGCATCATTCATGCAGACTTTGCTATAACGTGGGAAGTAACCTTCGTCGATCAGGTAATCAAACCGACCACCATACGATGCGGTCATGTAGAAGTTACTGGGCAACTTGAAGTTAAGAAACAACCGCAGACTCTTAGAGTAGCAGTAGAACTTAAGATCAGGATTGCGATGGGCAACCTCAATCCATGCGTCAAGATACGCACCAGAGAAGAAGTCTCCAGACTCATGAATGCGCACCAATTCTGTTTTCTTAGTGCGATGATGTTGGATGCTGTCGTGGATAAGATCCGCAGCACTGACAGAGTAACCTGGGACAGTTCCGTTCTGCAGAGCATCAACAATCAACTCCAGATTGCGGGCGCGATTGTTGAAGACAGCATCATACTGCACCTCAGAAGATGCAGCGAAACACCGAAACTCAGTGTGTTCGCCATCAACAATCCTACGCTTTCCGTCGTCACCAACGACAGCAAAAGACTTGCAAAACATTGCACCGGGGCATGTCTTACCTGCAGGCAGGTTGAAGATCAGCGTGTGAGTGCCAAGTTTGGCGTTGCCTTTGGAGAAGTTCAGCATCGGAGGAATCCCGTTGACTTGATCAGTATAAGGGGTGAGAGGGCACCCTTGCGAGTGCCCTTGTGCCAGTGGTCAGACCGTCCAGTTCAGCACTTGACCACGGTAGGCAATCCGACGCACACGGTTAGCGTCAAAGGAACGCCATGCACCGATTCCGTCACGTTTCGCAACATCAAAGTCGCGAACACGGAAGATGTCAGGATTATTGCTAGGGCGACCAGTGCCCACAATCTCCTGGCGATCTTTAGGATTAAAACGAATCTTCCGAAGCGTACCATCACGCTTCACAAACTCTACAGAAACAATGGTAGAACCTAGAGTAGAAAAGAGTTCGCGGATCTGTTCGGAGCGAGTCATGAGAGTTCAGTGGTGAACGATGTAAATGTAACAGGGCACCTGACCGGAATCAAGTGCCCTTGTGCCACCTGTCAAAGTGTCAGACTGTCGCTTCCTTCAGTTCACCGGAACGGCGAGCATTAAAGACAAGCGAACCAACGCTAGCACCCTGCGCAAGAGTGTCGTTAAGTTTAGTTACGAAACTGCCAGAAGTGCTGACATAGGTGTAACTTTTGTCGGGATTGGTCTGATAGGCAAGTTCTACCCGATCAGACTGACTGGTAGCACTAATGCTAGCAATCGCCTCAGATTCTTCAGTTGTAAATGTGCGGTTAATAACAATCATATTCATACTCAAAAGTCAATGTAATCAGTTTCAGTAGTTGTACCTGCAGCGACAAGTTCGCCGCCTTCAGTTTCCTCATTCATATCTTCCGCGATGCTATCAAGCACAGAGAGAATGTCGTTACCAGTGTTACACTGGTTAAGCATGATCTCAGCAATGGTGAAGTTCATAATAAAAACAAAGGGTTTTCTGATGTGTGCAGTTTATAGTCTTACTCAGGACTATCAAATCTTACAGCACATCAGGATCTTATGTCAAGTCTGATGTGCCAGTTTCTTATGTGTCACACCTTAAGATCCATGATCTCAAGAAACTGCATTCTGATAGGTTCACCATTGACAGTGAAGAAAACAGAACATCTGTCAATCTCAATGTCACCATCAACAACACTAAGATCAACATAATGCCCACCATCATTATCAGAAATGTAAGGATTACCTTCAGTTTCATACCCAACATAGTAAAGGGTATCATTGACCACTACAGCATAAGAATCCCCAAGAAGATCATGGAACTTCTGAACAGAATCAGGATACTTCAGATTCGGTGGTCACAGTCTCATCAGTGGACGGTTTCACAGGTGGCACACGGAGATTATAAGGACTGTTAAAAAACCTCCTAAAAGAAGTGACCAGAATAATACCCGTTGAAAGAACACCAATAAACCCAAGGATGGTAACAGCATTACCAGTGAAATCAAGAGTGTCAGGCATCATCAGAATTCGTAAGAGGAATCAAGGGGAAGACCAGCGGCAAGATCATCATAATAATCTTCCACTTCAAACTTAGTTTCTTCATCATCCCAATCATAAGGAATGACTTCTTCAATCTGCTGTTCAGCAACAAATGGGTCCATGTCGGTGATTTGCGGACGAATCAAATATACCCCATCAGAACCCAACCACACAATACCCCTTGTGCCACTGAACAATCTGACCACTGATCACCCCATCAGACATCAGATCCCTTATGATATACACATAATCTGATGAGGTCTGGGGTAGGACTTATGATGTAAACAGTCGTAACTTACCCTGCTTAATAATAATCATAAGAATATAAAAAAAGAGTTGGGTATAATAACCCAACTCATTCATATCAGGCAATCTGAACACATGCACCTTTTCTTAGTTGAGTGTATGTATTATACGGGTTCTTACCATCATATCCAGAATTGTAATGATGAATGCCATAATAATAACGGCGTGCATTGGTTTCAGTCATACCAAACTGCTCTCCCATTTCCCGGAAGGATGCTTTAGGATGTTCTTTCCTGTAATGATTCAGGACACTACACCACATCAAGGCATTTTCAGTGCAGCGAATGCTTTTCTCCGGGTGAAGTTTAATGGTTTTCATGAGGTTCTGATGTGAACAGTAATAAGATAACAGAGATCAGGATGCTTGTGGAGTCTTATGTGCCAGTTTGGAAACTGGTACAAGACCATAATCACGAATCATAACATCCCTCACTATTTCCCTATCGTAAGAATCACCACAGAAGTCAACATTCTCAGTCTTAAGATATTTTGCTGTTGCTTCCATGATCTGATCCATTGTTGCACCCATATCATAGATGCCACTCTTACCATAGAAACTGAACACATAAGAATAGAAGAGATTCATTCTCTTAGTCTCTTCTGATTCCTTATGCTCATTCAGTTTCCTTTTGATGGAAATGGCAAGCTGTTCATTCTTACCATTGAACATAATACCCAGATTCTTATTGTCAAAGAGATCAATAAGACCAATCATCAGTTCAGACTCTTCAATGGAAAACATAAGATTCCTTAAGTAATGGAGAAACGAATCCCTTCAAAGCGGACAAACCAATTCTACTGGGATTCTTATGAGGTGTCAAGTGATTGTTACGGAATGTTAACAAACCATTTAATACCTCCGGTTGGTGTCTTTGGTTGTCTTAGACAGTATAAGGGTCTTCTAGGCGCTCCTGGGTGCCTCTCAGGACGCTTCTGAAACTGACCCACAGACATAAAAAAAACTCTGATTCCCGTAAGAACCAGAGTCTTATGATATGTTCACTGATCACCAACGATCAGGATTACTCAAATCTTCCACATAAGACTTGACCTTCTCAGCAGGTTCCAGTTGAAGAACCTTATTCCAGTCAATCTGATGAGGATTCATGTCACCAAATACTTCCAATTCCAATGTGATTCTGTACTTTGTCTTTTGTGATTGTGCGTAGATAGATGCCATGAGACTCGGACTCCTTGTGAAACTGAAACCTCAGTGTACCTGATTTCTTATGTAGGGTCAAGTGGTCAGTTTCTGAAGTGTCTCTGAGGTTTTATGTCAGGGTTTCTGGATTTTTATGTGGGCGCCTTGCAAAAAATTAGCGAGTGTGCTATAATGCGTCATTTAAGAACACAAGGATTCTGACCATAAGAAATAAGATCTAAACATTATAACATAATAATCGGATATAACACTAACATAATATCATAAACAAATAAAACAATTATATTATTTTACTATTTTCATATATTATTAAATCTTACACAAAAAAGACGACATATTATAAATACTCACTATAGTACACGTCATAGTATAATGAAAACAGGAACGATTTACTGTATTACAAACATTTCCAATGGTAAACAGTACATTGGTCAAACCAAACATGAATTGAACAAAAGATGGAAAGAGCACTTATATGAATCTAAGAAGTATAATACCAGACCTCTTTACAGAGCATTAAACAAATACGGTACTGATTCTTTCAAGATAAGAATACTAGAAGAATGTCCTATAGAAAAATTAAATGAAAGAGAAACTTATTGGGTTAATAAGTTAGATACTTACCACAACGGATATAATGCTACTTCAGGTGGAGATCATTTTGAACATGCAGAAGAAAATAAGATAAAAATATCCAATGGAATGTCTAATGTGGAGAGAACTGATGAATGGACCAATAATGTATCTAAAGCATTGAAGAACAAAATTAAAAATGGAGAACTATGGGGCATTCTTACTGGAAAATATAGCAATACGGATAAATTAAAACGTAAAGTGAAAGCGATTAAATTAGAAACCGGAGAAGAGTTTATATTTGATAGTATGCGAGAAGGTGCAAGAGAACTTACTGGAAATGTGGCAAATAGTGGAAATATATGCAGATCAATAAAGGAAGGATTTACTGTATATGGATATAAGTGGGAAAAACTGGATCAGACTCCAACAAAAAGACCAGTAATAGGTGTCCATAAACGAACAGAAGAAATTGTTAGATATGATAGCATGAGATCCGCTGCTTACGATTTAACTGGCGAATCAAGAAAAGCGGGTGGTGGTTTACGGAAAAGTGTGTTAAATCCAGGAAAGAATAGTTGGATGGGTTATTATTGGTATTATGAAGAAGAATACAATCCAGAAGTTCAATAAGAAGACAATCTTATTCTATTGGATGTGTCTATACCTCTTGCTTTTTGATAATGCGAAAGAGAACCAGCATTTGTAATAAATCCAGTTACAGTACATTGCCATTTTATTGAGGATGCTTTTCTTGCTACCTCACTTCGTTGTTCAGGAGTTCTACTGGCATTTGCTTTTCTTGCTACCTCACTTCGTTGTTCTGGTGTGCTTGTAGAAAGATATACTTCTCTTGCTTTTCTTGCTACCTCACTTCTTTGTTCAGGAGTTTTATTTGCTTGTCTTTTTCTTGCTGCCTCACTTCGTTGTTCAGGAGTTCTACTGGCATTTGCTTTTCTTGTAATTTCACTTCTTTGTTCAGGAGTTCCCCAATTAGAAATACCATCACCACCATCAGTCATATTATGAAGAATACCAGTTCCCAAATCTTTTCTACCAAACACAGCAATCATATAGATTTCGTGCTTGAATGCTTCTTCTTCAGTTAAGTTTTGCTTGAGGAAGATGATTCGTGACTTATCTTTGGGTGGTTTTACTCTTTTACATGTAGAATAAATCCTATTTCTTTTACCTTTACCAATATAATAAGGCGTTTGATCTTCTCTCAAATAAGCATAAGTGTAATAGTTCATATCATATTGAAACAGGATAAGATACTTTAGTCCAAGGAAGAGTTTTTAGTTCTTCATCGGTAAACTGTTGTGCATTACCATAGATTTCCTCTTTCAAAAGACAGGTTCAACACAACCATTTACAGCACTGGCATACCGATATGCCCCAGCATAATCCTTGAAGGATTTGGTTTCCACTTCTCCACTATATTCATTGACACTGAAGACCAGATAATACTTGGCGGTTTTCATGGGTGGTGCCTTGACTACTTGTGTAGAATATCAGAGTCTGGGGTGCTGGTGGGGATCAGTGTGCCACTTTTGGTTGTGTCTACGTGATTTTATTTTCTACAATCCAGGAAATAATGTGACTTTGCTTCTCCAGGTGGAATAAATCTCACCACATCACATCCTTTGTATGTGTCTACAACAGAAAACCTTGGAGGTTCCGATACTGCTTTGAGATATCCTGCTTGAAATCCCGCAAAAATTATACCACCCACAATAACGCAAATGGAACTACAAACAATAAGTAATGCCTTTTCGTCGTCTTTCATTTGTAGTCCTCAATATAAGTTTCATAATTAAAATCTCTTTTATTACCAAAGAGTTTTTTAAGTTCTTTATAGATAAAAGAAACTGTTTGTTCATCAAATCCAGCAGTTTTCTTTCTATCTAAAAACTCATAGAGTTCTTGTGCTTGAAACTCTGTAAGAGTAAGTTTAATTGTGCGTTCATATTCAATCATTTGTTTTCTCCAAAGTTTTGAACCATCCATTGCATAGTTTCATCAGGAACAATAGGTGTTGTAAATTGTTCTTCTGTTTCTTTAAATCTAAAGGGGTATCGTTTCTTTATACCATCACTTCCATACTTGATTGCACATTCAAGTTGTAGAATGTAGGTATAAACAGGTTCTGGGACTTCATAATAAGTTAGTTGATTTTTATTAAAGACAGAAACAAAACACTTTGGTCCATCTTTTGTGAAATGTGATTGGTCAGTCATTTCAATAAACATCCAACTTTAAACATTCTTCAATTTCAGTCTCAACATATTCCATATCATAAGAATACTTATGATGAAATCGTGCCCAGATTTCCCATTTATCATTTCCCAAGTTGTTGATAGAAATAACGTCACAATCATCAATACCTTCAATCGCATTTGCAACTGCGTAAGTATTCACAAAACCACTTGTAGTTCTACGAAAAACTTCAGTCATTTTTCTTTCATGCAAGGGTATTCAAATTCCACTCCAATACTTTCTAAAAGAGTTCGTGAAAGGTGGATTTCTCCATAGTCGGCACCATCCTCAAAGACATCATCGTTAAACACTGGGTTATATTCTGGGTTTTCATCATAGCAGTGTTTTTGTTCTGCAATTCTTTTGAGACCCTTAATAAGATATTCAAGTTTTTCAGTGTCAGTCATTCACTCGTCTCCATATATTGATTAAACCTTTGAGTATCAACACCCTCTTTCAGTTCATAATAAATGCTTTCAATATCATCATCCCAAAACTCACACTCACAATTACTCACAAGAAATTGAAGAAGTTTACATGCTTGAATATCAGTGAGAGTGAGTTTGTAAGTGGTCTGTTTTTCTAACATTGGAGTTTCTCCTTTGAGTTTAGGATGAATTCTAATCAGTTCTTTTACTTTCTCAAGATATGGTTTGTATATTTCTTCTTTATACTGTTGATAAGCATCTTCTGTTTCATATGCAACATAAGTTTCTGGATTACCGTACACTACTTTCATATAAGTAGTTTTTCCACAAGCAGTACATACCATAGCAGAAAATCCAGGTTTAACTGCATCATAGTTGTACTTATGGTTTGTTTTGCAGTGAGGACAGAACCACTTTAGAGTATAGGTCTTATTCATTAGATTTGTTCAAGTTCGGTAATAATAGAAAGCATCAAAGCACGAGTTTGTTGTCTTTGCTCCCAACGAATATCCAGTTTGTCTTGCTCAAACTGCCTCCTCATATAAGCTGAATGCTCATATCCCCATTTTTCTTCCTTTTTTCCAAAGTTATACAATTTACGAGGGGGACAATCAAACTGTGCCTTCGGTGCTTCTGCTTCTTCAGGGACTACACTATCAATAGCAGCACGAAGAACGGCAGCAAGAGCAGCATACTTATCAGTAGTTTGCTCATAAGCATCTACAACTGCTTGTGTTTCAGGAGTAAGTTCAGTCATCAGTGTACCGATTTCAATAGGGTTCATAATGTTGCTGCAATAATTGCTGGTAGAATGTTTGAAGTATCGTCTTGAGGTTTGACTATTGGTTCTTGTGATTTTTTCTCTTTATGTTCTTTGAGTGCTTTGAGAAAGATTTGTTCTTCTTCGTGAAGGTCGTCAGGCATTTGAGTTCTTAAAGAGTTTGTAAATCGCATCTGCAAGAGCAATTGCAGTTTCCTCATTCATACAGATATGTTGAACTCGTTTATCACCTGTATCTTTACCATATTCCCAATAAGAAACAGTGAACCCAGAACATCCAACATCAAGGTGAGTGTCCTCGGCAGTGTACCAATAGTCTTCGTATTGTTGAATGCGAACTTGATTGGTGATTTCAATAGTCATTGGGGTTCCTCATTTCATATTTTTAATGATAGTAGACAGATTATTAACTACATCTCTTACATCCTGACCATGCCTAATATTTCCACTTTCAAATAGAAGTTGGGAAATATGCCGAAGTTGGGAAAGTTGTTCTTGAATTTTTTCTTTTTCAGTGAGTTTCATTGCAGTTCATCCCACTGCTTAAAAACACTGGGTTTCTCAAACCAGTCTTTAGGATTACAATCAGTGCCCATAGCAAAATCAATTTCAAGTGTTTGGTTTGATTTATTTACTCGGGGAACACCATATTGATGTTCTGCACCTTTGCAGGGAGTATAGTTTTCATGGACCCATTCCCAGAAATCTGCAATGTCAATTTCAATAGTTCCTTCAGCAGTAAAAGACATAGGTGTTTCTCAAGTACAATGATAGTATAACACCTCCCAGGTGCTCCGGGAGGTGTGAGTGTGACGGTTTCTCAAGTGTCGGTAGAGAAAGGTTCAATCTCATCATCATCCATTGGTTCTACATAATCCAAAATCACATTTTCAGGTCTTTTAAAGTCAAAAGATTTGATAATAGCATCAGGGACTACATCCAACAACCAATCGCCAAATGCATCTTCACAAGAAATGTCTTGTTCTTCACGACCTTTGGGATTATAAAGAACAATAAATTGAACTTTGTATCCACGAAGTCCTTTTTGGGAATTATCGTATTCCTCAATTTGTCTTTTCAAATTTTGAACTTCCTCATAAGAAAGTTTTGAAACGTCAATCATAAGGTTTTTGCGTTGATGGTACTATCATAACACCTCCCGGAGCACCTGGGAGGTGTGAGTGTGACGGTTAGTCATCTGTCCAGGGGGAAGGTCGTTGCATCAACCTTGCAAGATTTTCATTATATTTTGGAGTTTCATTTAGTCGTTCCACAAGTGCATCAAAGTCCTCAACCGAAAGAACAATTTTCTCCACCTCAAAGTTTTTACCCCAAAACCACTCCTGGTTCATTTTATACCATCCCTCATTGAGAGTATAAAAAAACTGATAATGAGAAAACCAAGTGTATGGGGAACTCATCAGTCCTTTCCACCAGTATATGGAGTTTAGGAGGTTATTCATTTTTGATTTTTGTATTCTTTGTATGCTTCATTTAGTTCGTCAATGCATCTTTCACTCACTACTTGATAGAGTTTTCCACTCTCAAGAATATACCAATTATTCCAAAACAAAGCATATTGTTGTTTATCATAATTTACCAGTTCTATATCATATACTCCACCACCATATGACTTATCTCGGGTCATTTTAGGTTTGTGAAGGTCCTCATATTTCTCCAAAACATTTGTTTGGTTTGATGAAAGAGTACCTCTAAAATTCTTTAGAGATTTATAGAATTCCTCACAAAGTTCTTTGTAGTTAATTTCTTCAGTCATTGATTTGTTTGGGTTGTTGAGGGTATTATAGGACAAAGGACACCTGAAATCAAGTGTCCGTGTTCCAGTTCGTCAAGTGTCCTCCAATCAGATGCCTTGCGCTCAATTTCTTCAATGTTCATAGCAATGAACTTCTCGCGTTCGTCACGAATCCATTCATTCATTTCACTCAAAAGGTCATTGAGTTTGTTGTCAATTTCCTCGGAAGTCATGTAGTAATCTTCAGGGGGCATAGGAGTTCCTTGACGACTTGAATAGAATAACCGGGACAGTGGTGATTATGGGAGGTTGATGTGCCAGTTAGGGAAGTGCCATATGCGTTGAATAAGTGTTCAAAAGATACTTAACATAATCATCAGGTGCATCACCTAGATCCTTTCCATCTGGAACAACCTCAACATAATCGCCAAACTTAGCAAGTTTTAGTCCTGCCGGATCATTGTCACAAACTGCAACAATTGGACGAGTCAGCATTTGTAACCAGTTTTTATAATCCTTCGGTGGATTATTTGTCATTGCTGCAATTGCAGACTCGCCAATGTATGTCATTCTGGCGGCGTCAAAAATTCCTTCAGTCAAATAAATCACTCCATCTGATTGATAAAGACTTTCAACGCCCCAGACTACAACTGTTGGTGTATGTTTATTCCGGTAGGTATAATACTTACCTTCCAACTTGGAATTAAAAATTTGTTTATTTCCAGTTGGATTGTATTGTTGATAACCCACCAGTTGACCAGACAAATTCCAACAATAGAATGTTGCAATGTTGAGTTCTTCATCCAGAAATGGTTTATGAAGTTTTATGTCAAGGTGTCGCTCCTTCAAGTGTTGTTCAATTGCCATAATGAATCACTTCTTTAGAGTTGGCATCAGACGCAGACCATCACGGAAGATGGCATCTTGAACTCTAATGTTGATATTATTCAACATTTGTAGAGTCCATCGAGTATCTGCAAGAAACATTTTTTCAAGTTCCTCACGAATACGCTCAACAGAGACTTTCATCAACATATCTGCTGCAAAGTCACTATTGATTGCTTCCCAAGTATCTGCATCAATATCAAAGTTTTTGGTAACAGCAAACCGAAGTGCTCGCATGACTCTCAAACCATCTTCTTCGATTCGGTCAATAGGATTGCCCACAAACCGAAGAATAGCGTCCTGAATATCAGCAAACCCATTGAAAGGATCAATCAGTTTCCCATCCAGAATTGCCATAGCATTGACAGTGAAATCCCGACGTTGAAGATCATCCATCAGAGTACCAGGAAGTACAAAATCAGGATGCCGACCATCACTACTCGGACCATCTTTCCGAGCAAGTACAAAATCAGCAACATTGGTACGTTGCTTCAGAGGATGACCGTCAGGAACTTGTGCCCGAACAGTGAAGAACTCAGGAGTTTCCAGGAATACTTTGAACCCCTTTAGTTTCAGATGAATGCAAAGAGTAGTAAATGCAGCATTTGCATCTACAAAAACACTGGTATCTTCGGGAATCGCAACAAAATCTACATCTTTGGATTCCAGACCAAGAAACTTGTCTCGGACTGCACCACCGACTTCTGCGAATTGAAACATGAGTTGCCTCGTTGATCTGTGATTATTGTAAGGGATCAGGTGCCAGGTGAAGAGGAAGAGTGTGCCAGTTTCTCAACCGTCATTCTTCAACAACCACTTGTTAGAGATTGCCTTAAAAGTAAAGTCACTATCCAGAGACTTGAATACAATACCTTCACGTTGACTTGCATTGAGTGATGGTCCTTCTGAATACTTTAGAAGATCGTCCATTGTTTTTATATTAAGTTTATCAAGAGAAGTTAGAACTGTAATGATAGGAACATGCAGACCCCTGAAGGTCCCCCTGTGACAGTTTAGAAAGTGTCAATCAAAAGTCTTGACGACTTCTTGTTGAACAGGAGAATTTCCTTTGATTCTATTTTGAATCCACTCTTCAACTTCTTTAACATCTGCGTCTGAAGCATTCCAGGTATCTACAAAAGGATCATAGTTACAATCAATCCAGATACCAAGCACATTCATTTGGGCATAATACCATTCCCTACGACTTCCGTTAGGTGCTTGATCACGACGAACGATACGATACTTCATAGGTTCAATTTGTTTACTAACCTATCATAGAGCATTTGGGGAGACATGTAAAGTGGGGGTTGTGACAGTTTTGAAGGTGTCCTTATGCTATTCTTTCTCTTTTGGAAGTATCTATACCTTTTGCTCTCTGATACATTGTAAGTGCTCCTGCATTTGTAATGTAACCAGTTTCTAGACATTTCCATTTTTGGGAATTTGTTTTAATGGATCCGAGTTTACCTGCTTTTGATCCATATTTTTTGCCATTTTCTATTCTTTGTTCTTTAGTGAGACCGCATATTCCAATTTTTCTATCTTTACACATTTGTCCTACTTTTTCCCCCACCATTTTTCCTCCAATTTTACCACCTATTTTACCACCTTTTCTACCATTTTCACTTAATTGTTCTTTGGTCAAAGAATGAACTCCTATTTTAAGTTCTGCTGCCCTTTTTCCATGCTTCAATCCACTTCTTCTACAAACATCCAAAGAAAATTTTCCACCACATCTTTGGTTTAAGCACAAAGGATCATTTAGAAATGGTCTAATTAACCGTTCCTCAACTTCCCTACATTCAATATACCCTTTATCACTATACTCAAAAAATTGAAGTATCTGTTTCTTTGGAGTATAGAATTTCCAACACCACTTATGAGTTGTGGGAGATCCCCAATATTCTTGATTATAATACTTTTCTTTCTTACTACCATAATAGTAATAAGGAACCTCTTCAAAGGTAATCTTGTATGTATAAATGCGTGGTTGCATAACTCTGCTCTTTAGTTGACGGCATTATTATTTATAAATGAAAAGGTGCCCACAAGGAGCACCCAATCGTTTTACCTGTAGAGATTGCCGTCAACTTCAGGCATGACTATTTATAGTGATTATTTATCAGTGGGGAAAAACTGAAGAGGAGTACCGTTCACGATTAGGATTTTCTGAATACTTCCATTATTGAAAGCCGCCTTCAAAATCTCATTTCTCTGGTACTCAAGAGATTGTGCCGATACAGTAGATGCAAGTGCTTTATTTTCCTCTGCCTTGAGTTGAGCAGTCTGAGTTTTAACTTGCTGTTCTTTATTTGCACTCTGAGCAGCAACCACACGATTTACGGCAGCAACCAAGTCTTCGGGTAGGTCTGCTTTCACAACAACCACAGATTCAATTTGAATTTTACCTGCAAGATTGTTCTTTTCTAAAGACAGATTCAGGTTATTCTTGATTGTGTCTTGGATCTTATCAAGACTGGAATTTACTTCCAGTGCAGGATATTCATCGACTGATTGATTCACCGCAGAAGTAATCAAACGCTTAATGAAACTAGACATTAGTTCAATTTGACCATTTTGACTGACTCCATGGTTACTCATGTCGTAACCAGTATAAAAGTCATAGAGACTCGTGGGTGACAGACTATAAGTAACAACAACATCCATATCTTTCATAATGGTGTTGTCTTTGGTTTTAGGGGTCAGGTCATTTGATTGAACTGTAATTTTACGAGTGTTGAAGACCTTAATTGAACCAAATCCATCATATCGGATTCCTGGCTGAATAATCTCATTCTTTACCTGGCCATCGAATCCGATGTATAATCCATTCTCCCCAGTATTGACCGTAGTAAATTGACCAGCAGTGAGAATAAGGGCAAGGGCAGCAGCACCAACACCCAGAGCAATTTTAGGACCAGCAGACATAGTTAATAATTAAATAAAGGACAAAAATTAATCAGAAGTTAAACCTGCGTAGATAAACGCAATGGCAACGAAAAGAAGAAAGACGAGAGGCAGCATCTTCAGGAAGAAGAGTACGGGAAGTCCTCTCAGAAGGAGGATAAAGAGTAGGAGTGCGATTCCTACTCCTACTCCGATGATGCGGACGATCATATCATTCAATTATAGGTACAAAGTTGTGTCCAGCGACCATACTGAATTCCTTCAGACCATTTACCACCTTGAGAGATACATGATTCTTTGGATGGAAGAAGAGATTCCCCTTTAATTGCCAGTCCTAGAAGACTAAATGCAATACCAGCAAGAGCAAGTGCAATCATCAACTCTACGAGTGTAAATCCTTTGGATTTCATTTGTTCAGTTCGCTGATGAAGTAAATTCCCAGGAGAACCGCGAGAATGGCAAGAATAATCAGAGCACTAATCCAAATGGGAGATAGAACCCAGATCCAAGGCCAATTGATATAACCAGTCAGTTTCAGACCAATAAACAGAATGGTGAGAAGACCAGTAAATCCAATACCACTAGAAGATGAAGAATTGTTAGACATTCGTTTCTTTGTTGATTACTTCGTAAGTTTAACCGATAAAGGGGCACCTGTAAAGTACCCCTGTGACAGTTCAGTTACTGGCGCGGTTGCTCAGGGCAAGTTCAACACGCTCGTCAATCTTGGAGAGGATGTAGTTCTCAAGATGACTGTCAATATCGTTCTTGATCTCGTCCATGACTTCACGCTTGATGGTAGGAATTTGGTAACGCTTGTGATAATTCAGGATGCGTGTGTAAAAACCACGATCGGAAAGAAATTCTTTTACCATGCGCTCAACTTCAGATGCGCCAAGCATTTCAATTTGACGCGAACGAACTTCTTCATGCAGATAACTGATTGCAGTGAGAAGATTGTCAAGTTGAACCAGTTGCTCATTGACGTTCACTTGGGCAACTTCGTTAGCAACAGGAGTCTCAGTAGCGGTCATTTGGGTGGTTTCTTTGATGGTGGAAGTAACAGTGCTCATGATCAGGAAACGGAGGTGGTAAGAGTACGAAGGTTGAAGAACATGCCGCTTTGCTGCGGATTGATCATTTCATCCAGGACGTTCTGGATGACCGACAGAGTGATTGCTGCCGCCATGAAGTTGGCAGAGATCAGTTGAGGGCGGGAGGGCGCCTGAGTGGCGCATGACCCCTTGTGAGGGACCGAATCTTCTGGGTTCTCAATGTTGGGATACACCAGAGAAGGATTCAGACCGATGCTTTGACCACCGACACGTCCGAACCAAAGAGTTTGACCCTTGACAGTTTCAGTACCATCGGAATTGCCTGGAGTGATGAAGAAGAAGTCTTTATCTTCACAAGCAGAAGAAATAGCAGCGATAATGTCCTTGCGAGTCGCGTCATTGTCAACGGAACACACAATCATAGGGCAATTGGACCTACGCAGAAGAGGAATGAAGGATGTCATAGAAATATAATCATCCTTGTAATCAACGTTAGACAGACCCTGGTAACTACAGAAGTCCATCATTGCTCGCGCTTTGTTGAGTCCAAGTTGCGCTTCGCCAACGATCTGGCGAGTCATGTTGCTTTCCTCAAACTCATCACCATCAATGAACACAACTTTGGCGTCCTTGGTGGAAGGATGATAGGCAACAAGACGGGCGAGAGGGGAGGAAATGTAACCTCCAGTACCTCCAACACCAATCACGAAAACATAATCAGGAGAAAAGGTCATAGGTGGAATTGACTACAGATCAATAATAAGGGATGAGAGGGTGGTTTGGAAAGGATGTGTGTCAGTATCTCAACTGGCACACACGAAGGACTCGTCGAGTTGACCAATCAGATACCCTTCTGTAGAAACATACCACTGACGACCGACAGAATCTTCCATGGTCACGAAACCAAGATAAAGATCATCACCTCGTTGAATGCTGGAAGTGCGGGCAGGGACGATCATAACGTGCGGAAGTTGGGGGAGAGGTTTAAATCCTGCCATAAGCATGGTGAAGAATGCCTGAACATCCGTATCTGCGGAGATCATGATTAGAGTATCATAACCGGCGCAAAGAAAGGTGTCATTCTCCAGTTTTTTAAACGATGTTTTCCTAGAACTGTGTTTACGCATATCTTCACAATTGCTTGCAAAAGATTGCAGATTGAGAAGATCGTTATTTGTTTGGGAAGAAAAATAAGAAGTTGAGATCTCACGAAGATTCCTTGGTCGCGTATAATCATACTGATTATCGCTGGTGGTTACGCTTCCCCAACAAATAGGACCACCAAGATAACTTCCCCATTCACCACCGTAGACATTAGAAACCGAAAGTTTTTTAGTTGCAACTACTTGATTGTTGTCGTCAACTTTACCGGCACAAAGATATGCTGTGTCGTTAATTTTCTCAAAGAGAAGATCTTTATTATTATGAGAAATATGACATTCAAAAACCATATTGGAGACGCTCACATAATCGGCATCATTATCACTTTCATCATATACATTGCCCTCTGGACAAGTACCAACCCAGTGACGAAAGGGCCGCTGCCAACCAGCATAAAAAACGCTACATTCATTGATGTTTGGATCCCTGGCGATTTTTTCATAGGCATTCCAGTTAATATCAATGCCGTAAGGACCGTCTTCTACAATATCTGGATAAGTATCCATAATATATTGACGACTATTTCTACGACACCCGATACAATTGGATTCATAGAAACAATTGATTCGCTGAGTCTCACTATTGGCAACTTTGAACCTAGCAAAACCATTAGGCATCCATGCTTTCAGGCGAATCATATCAGGTTGAACCTGATAACTAATAAACTCAGACTGAGTAGGCAGAGAGTGAATATGAACTTTGGCGGGTTCGGTAGGAAAAATAGCAGACATCAGTTCACCTCCATGAGATCAAGTTCAAGTTCCGCTTCAATGTCGGAACAAATTTGGGTCAGAAGAGTCATCAGATTAGATTTCTCTTCAATGTCGCCACGATTTTGCTTCAGGAAATCAGTGATAGAATCTTCAATGTTCCAGAGTTTGACTGTTTTTTTCTGGGCAGATTCAACAGCGTTCCAGTAATCATCAATTGATTCAAACTCAGTCCAATCAACAGAATCCTGATAATGGAAAGGATCCTTGTAGTTACTTTGAGTGTTCCTGGAAGTGGGAGGATTAAAACGACTGGGCGCCAGGAAATTGTTGGTGCGCTGTTTTTGACCCTGCCAGGTGTTGATAATTGTAGTAATCTTGGGTTTCTCAACAGTAACGTAACTCAGAACATCTTCATGATACGAAACATCATCAACAGGAGTAGCGTCAATCAGATGGTTGTAATTAACTTTGAACCGACGACCACCAGCAACAACAGACGAAGCAATGGCATAAGACCGTTTGGAAATGTTGATAGAACCAACAACAAGGTGAATGCCTGGATCGCCAAGTTCGTACTTGTCATCTGTTCCTGAGAAGAATGCTCCCATAGTGTTATGACTATGAGAAGAACCAACAGGAATCCAACCTACAGGAGGATATTGAGTAATAGGTTCACCCGTTTCAATATCAATTGCTTCATCAAAACTATCTACACGGACAGAAGCACCACTGACTTCTTGACGAGGAACCAGAATACGATATTTGGAAGGATCTTCTTCATTGCGAAGAATACGAACCGAAACCTCAAGAGAAGCGGCAACCTTGTCCACATAGTAGAAGCAAAGTTGAACCCATCGCTGCCAAAGATCCGCAGGAATCCTATGAATGTTTTCTTTCAGTTCAAAAGTTTTGAGATCATCATTATTGATGATCACATTTGCTTCAGGATCATCAATAGGGCGAAGGTATTTGCCCCAACCACCAGTGTAGTATTCAAAACATCCGTCCCGAGGGGTACGAAGAATAGTCGGTTGCTCTTGGATTTCGGTCGTCATGATATTGTAAAGGTCAAGTAGTGGAGTAAACCTCCCCCGAAAGGGAGGTTGGGAAAATAGGGATCAGAAACCCTTGTTTTCGGAAGTCACAGCACCACGAACAGTTTCGCCAGGACGCACGGTGGTTTCGCCAGGAACGATCTCGTTGTTGATCACATAGCGGTTGATGCGAGCAGGATCCACGCCAAGGTTCTCACCGTACTGGGAGAACAGTTGAGCAACGGTCTTGCCACGGTAGTTGTCGGGAGACACGCTGTAGGTTTCCTCGTTGACCACCAGGGTAACAGGAGCGGAAGCGTCTTGGGTACGAACGTTGTTGAGGAATTGCATAATAAAAAAGGAAATGAAATGTAAAGGACAGGTGTTTGTCGGTTTGGTGTTTCCCTCACCGACCCCTTAAGAATACCACGGAATCCGCTGGGATGTCGTGGAGTGTGCCAGTCTTGTGATTGGCACTTGGGGCGGCGGTGGGGGTGCGTCCCTTGCCGATGAGATAAATGTACCCCATGCTGCTGGGGTCATGCCTGTTCAGTAGACAGTCAGATCATTGTCCCAGTGCTCTGGGTATTCCAAACACAATAAAGAAAGATAGCAACGCCACAATGTCCCAGCAGCGATTCTTTATCATGTAGGGCATCGCCAATGAGTTTCCTATCAAGTATAATCTTGCTCCTACTACTCCATCATAATAAAGTGTGATGATGTACGCTACGCAAATTACTAGACTTGAGATCATTCGGAGTAGATTAGTGTTCATATAACATACTATTAATTACTTGTCGTTAATCGCCCACAATAATAAATGGCGCGATAACAAATTTTGATATTGCATTTTTTGTGAATTTTTGTTTCTTAATTTTATCATATAAATCTGGATCAAATAATTTTCCACCTTTTTTGGACACTAATCCATATATTGTTAAAACTATTTGTTTTTTTAATATTTCATTTAAAAGATTTGGTCCACCCTTAACAAACATATAAAATGCTTGAAGTTTTGAATACTTTTCCTCTAAGTATTTAATGGTTTTGTTTTCACTTCCTTTAATTTTACTCAAATCTTTAGCGGAAAGTATGTTAGTTACATATGGATCTAATATGAATAATTTTATTTTATCTTTTGATCCTTTTTCTATGGGTTGTGTTAATGTTATTGTTTTGTTTTTGGTATCTATTGATTCAATTTTTGTACCAGTTTTAAGTTTAGCAGCGCCAGAAATAGCAAATACATAGTGCCCTTTTTTTATCTTTTTATCTATTTGACTTCCTGAAGTGAGAACATAGGGAAGAATCTTATCTCCTTTTTTTGTTGCAATTTCTACTCTAAGAGGAACTGCAATTTGATTCCTTTTTAAATTGGTAGTTATTGCTTTCACTTTTTCCCATACAAGACCTTCGGCATCATCCCATTTCATAATATATCGGTCAAGTTCAACTTTTGTTGTCAGTTTCAATGTTTCTTGTGAAGTTATTCCATATAGTTCTTTTATTCCTCTAAAGTCCTTAGATAATATTTGTATAGATTTTACCAAAAAATGTATATATTGATTGGTTGTTAATAAAGATTCGCGGATTGCACTAAGATCTTTGGTTTTATAAATTAATTCATTTTTTGATAAAATATTGTTTACTTCATTAGGAATATCTGAAGATATATTTTTATATGCATCTATTCTCTTATCTATTACTTCTTTAAATATTGGTTTATATTGTTGATAATTTTCTAAAATTTGATGCACGCCATTCGTATTGAGACCCCCAGACCATGCAGTTCCTCCGATCTTTTGCATATTAAATGTATCACCTGGAGTGTCTAATTTCCATTTTTCAATTCCACCACCTTCAATATCCACTCCTTCATAATTTAAGTGGAATATTAGATTTGGTTGCAAAACTTCATCTTTGTAATTCAGTTTTTTAATATCAACTAGGTCTTCAATAAATTTCATTATTTTTGCTCTATTTCCTTCCTGCAAAACATTATCAAAAGCAAACACAAATTTGGTATATGGATCAATGTCCATTTTATTGGATTCATAATTCATCATTGTACCCACAATTTTATATCCTATACCGATTGGTGAAGCTTTTGATATATTTTTATATTGTTCGTCTATTTTTAGACTAGCAGTACCAGATTTTTTTAGTGAAATTTGAAATAATTTTTTTCTAATAAAAAATCTGTTTATAATAGATTTATATGTATTTTTGTTAGTAGTGTAGTTAGCAACTATATTCGCCTTTTTACTAATTATATGTGTCCCTAATTCTTTTCTGATATTGTTTTCTTGATTTTTATCTACTATCCATATATCAGATGGGTTATATACATCAGGTTTATCTGAAATATTTTTTGTTTCTAGTGCAGTTACGATTTTCTTAATACAATCGTCTTTTATAAGTTTACCAAATTTAGACTTTTGATGATGTATTTCAAAGTTTTTGTTTAATTTTAATTTTTGTATTAAAAATCTTGCAATATCTATTGAAGATCTAACCCAACTAACACCAGAAGGTTTTGATGTGTGAAATACGCCCAAATTTGTTTTAATATCATATTCCCCATGAACAGATTTCAAAATACTGTCCGGATCCTCTCCGTCAGCGAAGTTTTCTATATATGCAAAAAAATCTTTATTTTTAGCATTACTTTTATGAATAAAAAAACTAAGAGCAGCACATTGTAGTATTTCTTGATTAAAAGTATTTGTTGTGTAATTTTCTTTCAGTTTTGCCATTTCTTATGCCCGTATTTATTATCTACCACTATATAAAAGTTTTCTGTAAACTAACGTTCTGAAATATGAAATCTCATTTTGTCTTATGTGACAAACATTAGATCCTACTTCTGGATAAGTGTAGTTTCTATTCATATTTAAGTGAAAATTTAATCCATAAAACCCATTCTCAGTCGTACCAAGACATGCAATTAATGGATGTTGATCATAAAGTAAATCTGGTGTCTTAGCATTGTATATGTAAGTATAATAATTTCCTGGAGCAATTGCTGATCCATTTACACCAAAAATGCTTAAAATTGCATCCATAATTTGATCTGGATCAGTTATATTAACAATTGCTCTCCTCAATCTCTCCACTCTACTTAAGGTTCCTGTTGCCTTCTGATAATCCTTATCATTAAGAATTACATCAATTAATTGCGACTTAGATAAAGAATTATAATTGGATGTAGAACCTTCTCCAGATTTGGTAATATAATATACTGTAAATTTTTTAGCAATCTGAACCAATTCATTTTTGGTCTTAGATTCTAAATCTGCAAAATCCATAGATTTTTGATATTATTTATTGCCAATAAAAAGGAGACCATGAGATCCCCAAATCTTTTAGTCGTAATGCTTCACACCATCGCGAATATAACCTCTTCCGTGCTTATCAGAAAACCTAATCCCCTTTTCTTCAAACTCTTTCCTGAGTTCTAGGCGGCGGGTTTCGTACTCAATTTCCTTAGCAATCTTTCGGAGTTCGCTTTTGTTCATGGTTTTGTTGTGTCTTTGGTTATTATACCAAGTTTAGTGGACTGTTGGGTGTAATGTGTGACAGTTTATCAACTGTCCTCGTCTGGTGTAAACTTACCATCCTTAATCCAACCTTTTCTTCCTCCGCTAGTTGCACGAATGCCACGACCACGAGTTCTTTCGTGATAAAGTTCATCACTTCTTTGTCGCATTTTCGCTATTTTTTCCTTTTCGCGCTTTGCTATTTCTTTCTCCATTCTTGCCTGCTCTTTTGAACTGCTCAAATCTATAAAAGTTGCTCTTTCAAGAATATCCATAAAGTCCTTAAAAGTCTTTTGCATTGATCTACTTTATATTTTTTATTATTTATCTTTTTGATAGGATTTTAAAGAGAACATATACTCCAATCTTGTCTTATCCTCATTTAATTTAATCTGTTTAACATATTTTTCCACATGCTCACAGAGTTCCAATTCTTCATCATTAAATGGTATATTGTTTAATCTCTTATGCTTTATAACTTGAACAAATTTTGTTACAGAATCTACAGGTAAATTTAAAAATTCCTCGTAAGACATGTAGATAAAATAGACATCTAATCTAATTTATCTAGTCTCTTAAGTCCTTCTGAAATTGTATTAAGAAAATCCTCTTCGGTCCATGTATTTAATTTTGATTCTATGGGATCATTTTCATCCCAACTAATTTCATATTCATTATCCTTAATATGCTTTACATTGATCATTGCTATCCTCCAATGTTTTAATGAGAATAGCACTCCCAGAAAAATCTAGGAGTGCCTCTTGTGTCAGTTCCTCAAGTGTCCTCACAAGGACCTTGTGATAGCATCACTTAATCCTTCCCAAAAAGACTTACGAGGTGTCCAAAATTTACCTTCGGGTCCACAATAATCTTTAAAATTATGAGACCGTTCATTCTCACAAAAAAGATATGCAGATTTAATTTCTACTTCACCTGTAACCAAATTTGTTTTAGAAGTAACAGGTCTGCGACAGTGATGATAACCGTGTTCATAATAATGATAATTACAATCTTTACAGAGTTTTTCAGTATCAGTCATTGATGAACTCCAGTTTGGGTATACCATTTACATCAAAAGTTACTAGTGCTTCAACTCTATGAGTAGCATCTGAATTCCAAACAGCATTCTTGAACTCTACAGTTTCCTTCTCTGGATACTTTGCTACAAAGTTCCCATTCTCGTCAAGTTCATTAGCATCTACATCTCCAAGATAATGAAGATTTAGATACTTACGAAGTTGAAGTTGTTGGTCTGCTTGAAGTTCCACAGTAATAGGAACAATAAATTCATTTTTAGGAGGGTAGAGGTCTTCAGTCATTTTACTTCACGAATATAGATACTATCAAAAATCATAAGAGATAGTTCAAATTTAAGGTTTTCATCCACTTCTCCCAGTGCATTTGAAATTGCTTCTGGAATGAGTTGATTTTGCATTACATCCACATAGTTATCATTGGTCTCAAGATACCGAATGACTTCAGGAACCAGTGCATCTGCGAGTTTAGTTTTGGTTTCGTTTGATAAGGTCATAGTCATTCTCCAATTACTTTGAAACTTTCAGTATAATCACCACTATCCATAAACCATGCAGAACTTGAATAATACTTTACATATCCTGTTGCCGTTGGTTTTTCTTTATACTCTTTACAATACTCATAATACTCTTCAGGAGTAATCTTAACGGTGCGAGCAATTTCGACAGGTTTCAAATTAAGATTATTCTTTTCCTCCTCCCTTTTGAGACGGTCAATCTCTTTCTGCATTTCTGCGACCTGTTTTTCCAGTTCTTCGTATTTGTTCATTGGTTTGATTTCCTCAATTTGGATGATGTCTCCTGCGGTAGGTTCATTAAAATCTTCAAGAAAACCATCATAAGTATAATCACACTCATAATCACCTTCATCACATTTAAAACAATAAGGAAGACCTGTAGTATTCCTTGTTATTTTACCTTCAAAAATACCGATATTCCTAAAAGTCACTCGGACTTTCTTATCAACAAACTGTGAAAGGTCAATCATTGGAGTTGTGTGTTGTATGAGAGTATTATAACCCATCAAGACCCAGAGTGGGAAGGGTCTTGTGACGGTTCTTGAAGTGTCTCCAAATCATTTGAAAGAATACGAAGGTCCATAGAACTCACCACCATTCTCCCATAACCATCATCACCCATAAACTCCTCATACTCGTCTATGATTTTAAGAATTGCAGTTGCGAGTGCTTCCCTCATATCATCTGTGGGTTCTTGTGTAAGTTCTCCACAAAATGCTTCCCATACTACAGATGCTCTTGATTTAGTCATTTTTTCCTTTTTGCAAGTTCCACAAAAAAATCCAAATCTTTTTTTCCTTGTTCACTACGGAAAACTTCTGAAGGGTCAACTGAAGTTCCACCCCAACTATCAATTTTAACCTTAATTTTAGAATGCTGCTTGTTATTGACTAATGAATTCCAAAATTTTTTAATTATTTTAACCCATATTTTTTTCACTATTTTAATCATAAGTTTCCCACCTACCACCCTTGTAGTCCCAATGTCTGTTATCATAAAACCTATAATCAATATTCCAACCAAAAAGTTCAAAATCAAAACCAAATCCTGCGTGGTCTTGTCTCATTGTAAAATCAATGGAAAATCCAATGATAGCACTATTTTTAGAAATAGTCAAATCCCAGAACTTATGAGGGTTCCAGGTTTTTCCCGATTTTTCATAGACAACAGAGAACCTGTTTGAGAATGGATTTGAAAGTGAGAAAGAAAGGTAAATCATTTTTTAAAGTTTTTCAAGTTCTTCGCATAGTTCTAAAATATCGGGACACATAATTACAACACCCACAGTGGTTCCTCTTTGCAGTTGATTTATGGTTTCACGAAGAACAGAAGCAATAATTTTCCTACAATCTTTATCCATATAAGTATCAAATTGATCTACAGGGATCATTAGTGCTTCTGCATATCCTTCAACATAAGTATTCCAGATTTTTTGTGCTTGTTCTTTCATAGTTCCTCCAAATCATCGGCAAGTTTCTTGAAGTCATCAGCAGTAAACCAAGCAAGTCCATTATCATCATACACAAAACTATCCGCCATAGCACGAATAGCAGCAGCAACACCTGTAGTTGGAAATATTGTAGCATTTGCTTCATATGCTTTCATAATCTTTTGTGCTCTTTCAGTCATTTAGTTTTTTCCTCAAGTTGTTCAATTCTATTATAAAGTTCCTGTAAATGCATTACAACCTTAAATGGGTTCATCTTGAGATTATCTCCTACCTCAACTTTGGTGATATCATCATATAAGGTTCCAACACTTTCGTAGTATTCCTGTAAATTTTGTTTATTCATAGTAACTCCAACTCATCAACAATAGCAGAAATTTCTTTGATGCATTCATCCCGTCCAGCATCATAGCACATACCTTTTTCATCCTCCCAAACACTAACACCTCTTGGAAGTGTAAGTTGTTCCCGAAGTTTAACAAGAACTTCTTGAAGTGCCAAAGCAGGATTGTGGTGTTTACTGTTCATAAGAACTTCCAAAAGTTCTTGTGCTTGTTCTTTTGAGTTTTCATTCATACCGTTCTGCCTCTTGACGAAGTTGAGATGGAGTTAGGTAATACCAGTTTGAATGGTTTTCAATCCAATCGGCAATCTCACGAAGAACATCTCGGGCATAAACCCTATCATATCCCACAACTGGTGTAATTGTTTCAACCAATGTTTTTTGTTTAGTCATAACTTCTACTCAATAAACCATAAAACTCATCAAACCAGGTCAATCCAAATGTTCTTTTACTTGAAATCTTATAGTCCGTAGTCATTATAGCACTCCACACTTGAAATGCATAATGAAATCTATAAAAACCAAGGTAAAACTCATATATCTTATCTGCAACTGGTTCTGGTGTATGTTCCAAAATCCATACTAAAACTTTTTGATTTGGTGTGAGTAAGTCGTAGTCACTCATTCCTGCAACTCCATTTCTTCAACACGTATTAGGTCTATTGCTTCTAACCAATAGGGACTTTCTTCAGCAATTTCCTCACTTACTTTCTTTTGCAGTTTCTCTGCATTTTCTTTTGATTTAAATACTCCGTGAATAATACTTGGAATAAACCCAGGTCCAACATCAACACTTTCAATAACCAGATAGATTTTCATAGTTTAAAATAAAAAAGTTCTTGTGCTTGTTCTTTTGAGTTTTTAGACATCACATACCTTATTATAAAAAGTAATAAATCCACAACCTTCTTCACCACAACCACACACCACATAATCAGTTCTTATGATGTTTGTAGTATCAATCTCTCCTCGTTTTACCCGAGAATTGTAAATATTCTGTGCTCTTACAGCAGCAGACAAATCTTTAGGGGTCATCCAACGGTAACTGCTCATAAAACCTCACATAAGGGAAACACACGAATATCTACGATAAATCCAGGTTTTGTATATTTGTCTCGGTATTCTGCTGCGAATACTCTTGCATCTTTGTTAGTATCAAAAGGACCAAAATAACGATGAAGACCTTTAACTTCTTTATATTTGTTATAGACACCTACTATAAACTTATGAGAATGTTCGGGGTATTCGTCGTTCTCGGCAATCCAGGAATAGTATGCGTCCTTATTCATACTTGACCTTACTTACCGTAATCACATTAGAAGCACGAGGAGCAACTTGAAGTTGTTCAGCATAAAGAACTCCTTGGTCTTTTACCATACATCCTCCCCGAACTTCAATGGAATGACCATTCAAAATCTTAATGGTAAATGCGGTTCGTTTGTCGTCACCGGTCAAGATTGTGATTTCATCAAAATCATTATCAATCTTGAGTTCATAAAAACTTTGCACTTTAATCACAATCAAATCACCTTTTCAAGAATGGATTTAATTTTAGATGCATCGGCACAACCATAAGTACTTTCTTCATCAATTAATTTTTTAATTTCCGCAATTGCTTCTTCGTGAGTAATTGAAAGTCGTTCAAGATTTGAAATGTGTATATTTGCTCCTAAGTACAATTTGTCTCTAAGATAATGTTCGGCAAGTGAAATGTCGTTTGATGCTCTATTAAATTCAATGGTTGCTTTAAAACGAGGCATAATGTGGTTCTCCGTTAGTGTTATTATCCTATCACATCCAGGTCTTTCCTGCGATGTCCTTGTGACGGTTCTACCTTTGTCTCCAACAGGTTCAAAAGTTCTCTACAAAGATTGATTTTCCCATAGTCAATTCCATCAGTAAAAATTCTGGTTGTTGGTTGAGGAATTCCATCATAAAACTCACCATACATTTCATAACAAGTTTTTTCACTTGCAATTTCTTTGAGTTTGTTAATAATAAGTTCTTGTTGTTCTTCAGTCATTTGCATTCCCAAATCCATCATTAGTACCGAAAAGTTGATTGTAGTTATTCAAATATAACCAAAAGAAATGTCTATCACATTCAAAACTCTCATAAAATTCTGGTGAATTTTTCATAAGTTTAACCCAACTATCAAAACACCAAGACCACATTATCCGTCTATACCAAAAGTTTTTCATTGTCCTTTATGCTCCTTATCAAAAGGTGCTTTGAAGTAATGATTAGCAGAACTATGATACACCATTACACCTTCTGCATTCATAAATCCCGGAGAAGCAACAGAACCATAATTCCACAGTTTATCCATCACATCGTCAAGTGCATTTGTACTAAATTCACCTTGATAAAGAACCGGAACTACAGAACAACACTCGGGTGGTGGATTATCTTCGTTCCAGATGTTGGTATTGAAAAGAGAAAACCTTTTCTCACCTTTGGTAAGATTATAACCTCGTTGAATACCACTGCCCCACCACTCACCATGATGACGACCAGGACCAAGTTTCATAAGTTGGTCTTTGTTCTCCATTGACCAACGATGAAAACCAAAGTTATCACTCTCCACACTCAACCAACGATTACGAGAACCAACAAACATCTCACCATCATCGGTGATGTAAATTACTCCATTGGTTCCGTCAATCTTTTCAGTAATGACGCATTCTTTATAGAGACGAGGAATTTTAGGAAAGGGAACGAATTCAGGGAGATTAGTCATAAGGTTTTTTGCGTGTACGATACTACTATAACACAAAACCCCGAGTTACTCAAAGGGTCTTGTGACGGTTTCTTAAGTGTCTACTCCGGCACTCTAATAAAATCCTTCACATTAGGAACAGAACCGCAAACTTTATTTGCATTTTCCTTTGCGACAATTCTACATGCAAGTATAGTTGTTAATGCTCTTTGGTAGTTCTCATAATTTCTTCGTGAATTTATGTGGTCAGAGACCTGAAAACCACCGGTTATGATACCAATGGTAACAAAAGAAAGAAAAATAAAAAATGTTTCGGGTTGATTAAAAAAATCCTTCATAACAATTAAGAGTGTTTTAAAATAGCAGCAATAACAATAGAAATTGAGGCAATTACAAATACAATTGCAAACCTATGGTCCATTAGATATTGGATGGGAGTTCTGGGTTCCCAACCACTGAAATTAACATCACAAGGTTTTTCTGGATTAATTCTTTGAGTTTGGCAATAATTCCCAGTGAGAAAACAATAATCTAATGATGGAACATCTGTGATGTTGCAATGAGCACAGGTGCGACAGTTTTTAATTTGAGGCATTTTTGTTACACTCTTTTAGGACATCACAAGAATATTTAACCCACAACAAATAAGAATGTTCTGGGTATTTTTCTCTTACGAACTCGCAAACAAATTTAATTGCTTTCACTTCAATGAAAAATTCTTCATCTCGTTCCATTATGAAAAATTGTAACTAACTTCAGTATAAAACTCAAGAGAACAAGGTTTATTGGAAAGTTCTTTTACACTTTCTGGAATAAAGTTTGAGAACTTATCAAAAAACTCTTCCCGAGTTGTAAAATCCATAAAGTTTGTGTAGTACTCCCCAAATCTATTCTCAAATCGTTTCTTCGCAATTTCTTCATCATATGTTGCAGTCATATAGAGACAATAAGTGGTCCATTCACCAGTACCGCATTTCCATCCAACCATAAACTTCCAAGGGTCATCCTCTTGAATTTCTTTGAGATGTTCTTGTTGTAGTTTCTCGTGATGTTCCTTGAGTTCTTCTTTAGTCATTACGGGTTTGGGGAGAGAGTTCAAGAACTCATCAATGATTTCTTGTTCTCTTTGAGTTGCAATGTCTCTCATTTCATCAAGAGTAAGTTGGGGTTCAGTCACTGTTCTCTACTCCAATAATAAGTTAGTTTATTGTCTTTTGCAAAGATGTTTAAATGGTAAATCTCATTGTCTTTTGTTGAAACAGACAACCATAAGTGCTCGTCGGGAACCATATTTTCCAGATGAAAGAGTTTCACATCATCCAATACAATCTCATCGGGATTTTCAACTCTTTCTGGAAGAAAGAATGCGTCTGGAATGTGCCCGTAGGTTTCTTCAGTCATAAGTTCTCCATTGATAAAGTCATCATACCACAAAATTCACCACCCCACAAGAGGTAGTGTGACGGTTTCGTTAGTGGTCCAAGATAACCTCAAAGATTACCTTATGCTCATCATTTTTATAATAAGTATTGAAATTAAATTCTGTAGTCATATTCACAACTCTTGCCGTTCCAGTTTTTAACATTTCTGCAACCTGAAAATAACTATCGTTGCAACTACTCACATCATAAGTTGTAACAGGTTTTGGTTTATAATTTATTGTTGAGTTTGTTGCGGTATAATAATTAGATGCAGTAATTCCAGTACCAGTATTTCCAGTAATACTTAAGGTTGATAGAGTATTAACATCCTTAAGTTTTTCTACAAATTCTGGGTCAAGTTCATGTTGAATTTTATTCTCAATCGGTGCAGGTTTTTTTAATTCTTCCCATTTTGCGATTAGTGGGTTCATTTAACTTCCTCATAAGTTGTTTCACCAAGTTGAGTTGCACCTCTCCATCTTCCATTACATACTGTACATTCAACAGTAAAAGTTGTTGTATTTCTATCTGGATTGATATTTACTCCATTTTTATCATATGTTGGAATATAATATACAAGAGTAGATGTACCTCCACCACATATAAATTGACAGTTATCCCGTTCACAATCAGGATTTGGATTTTTAAACATTGTTTTCTTTCTCCTTCAACCAATCTTTTTCTACTTCCCATGCCCAGTTTACCACAACCCAGTCCATAATGCAATCGTCCTTTGTGTAGTTTTTATCTACATAATCTTTTCCAAATTTCCTATACATCTCTTCAAACCAGAAAGACGCATACTCTACTAAAATCTGTTCTTCACTTAAGGTTCTTGTGATGCTTCCTATTGGGGAAGGGTAAGTATAGGCATAGTATTTCATTTTTCTATCCTTTGATAATCATTAAAACCATCAGGATTTAGATGCCCTAATGTTAGTTTGAGAATGGTTCCAGTAAGTTCGTGCTTCAGGACAACTCTATGAGAATACTGTTCCACAACAACATAAACATCATTAGAGTTCTTATGTTTCCATTGCTTTATATTCAATGGGGGCAATTCTCAAATTATGAAGAATGCCCTTAGACCCTTCGTTTTTATACCATAAATTCCAAGCAGAATAACCATTAGGAGGTTCTCCTTCAATTCTACAGTTAAACATACTTGGTGAAATTTCTGTATCTTCTTGAATTTCAACATCTTTTGATTGTGCTGCTTCATAACCTGCTTTGAAACCTACCCACCTTGTCTCATCATAATTGCACCAAGGTTCAGTTCCAGGATATTTACCCCACCACTGTTTATATTCCTCCTCTATTGGAGTTTTATGAGTTTCAATTTCTTCCAGTAAAGATAGTTTTGCTTCCAGAACTTTGATTTGCTGCTTTACTTGTTCAATTTCTTTAGTCATTTGAGTACAGGTCATTCTTCTTCTTCGTTATAACATTTTACCAATTTTTCTTCTATCCATCTAAAAATATCATTATCCATATTTTTATCAATTTTTTCAATCGTAAAGTAAGAAGGAGAATTATCAATATGATACTGTCTCCAAAGAACTTTGTGGTCTTTAACTGCTTCTTGATTTACAGAAATCACATATTCTACTCGGGGAATCAAAATATCATCAATAAATTTTCGTTTAGAAACTTTAATATTATCTGGATTATCCAGAATATGTTTTTCTGGTGGTACTGCTTTTAGTTGATATTCCCTCTTATCAAGTAGTCTTTGAAGATTATTTACTTCTTCAAGAGTGAGTTGTGAGATAATATCTTGATTTTTTAAGATTTGTTCGTAGTTAGGTTCATTCATTTGGAATTACCATTTGTGTTTTAGAGATACTTACAATCATTTTATCATCATCTTCTTCAATCACATCACAATATTCATAAAGATAATTTACAAAGTTTTCTGCGTTAGTTTCAATTTGAATTTGAATTTCTGTATCCACCAAATCTGGATTCCATTCACCATACGCACACTGAATAAGAAATTCATAGATCGTGGGTGTTTTTTCTTTCAATACCTTCTTATATTCTACTCCCTCAATCTTCACAGTATTTTCGTCAATCACCTCCAACATTGGATAATCTGCATTCTGCATTAGAACCTTCCAGTTATTAATTTGGAGTTTATTGACTTCTTCTTTCATTTTGTTCTCCACTGCTTCATTTGTGTTTCTCTGTGCGTCTTTCATTTCTTTGAGTTGATATTCTCTCTGATTAAGATAATCTTTAAGTTTGCCTATGACTTTTGCTTTTTCTTCTATTTCAAGTTGTAGTTCCTTGATTTCACATTCAAAGTCTCTTTTAGTAATCATTCCCTTAACCTCGTCTTTAGTTCTACAACACAATCATTCCATCCCTCGATATATGAAGAATAGGATTGAAACTGTTTAGGGAACATTTCAACCTCAACTCTATCCAAAATATTTTCAAGAATTTCTAATCGCACCTCACCATTATGCGCAATCATACACTCTATGATAATTCGTTCAAGTGTGATGGGAATTTCATTGAGTTGTTGTTCTTTTCGTTCAAGAGCAGTTTTGAGTTGATTGATTTTTCTTGTATGTTCATCAATTTCATTTTGTAGGTCTTGGATTTCACATACCAAGTCGTCTTTTTGGTTAGTCATTCTGCCTTCATAGTATTATTAATTTGTGGTGTTCCGGGCATAAGAGTAATACCAGTATCAAGTCCAGGTTTACAAGGAAAAGCACCTAAATGAGTATAATGAGGAGGTGAATAAACCAAAGGACTTCTACTCAAATACTCTTCAATAATATCACACTCCCACCCATCGTAATGTTGCTTTCCATACTGAATGCAATCTTCTCTTGTGAGAAATGAACAAACATAGGTTTTTCCTTCGTAATAAAGTGAATAAACTTTCATCGTACTCCTCCATCAAAAAGATTTCTAAGTTCGTTATAGATAAGCACCAGTTCTTTATCTGGTGTTAGACATCCACTGTCTTTTTCAGTTCGTAGAAGTTGATAGAGTTCTTTTGTTTGTTGCTCTGTGAATTCAATTGTGTAGTTGATTTGTTTTTTAATCATTATGGTTCCAGTAGTGGTGGGTTGGGGTCTCTTGGGGGAAGTTCTAAATCTTTCTCTGTAAGTTCAATATATTCTACTGTTGGTTTTCTTTTTGTAATAATATCTTGTTTAATAAAATAAATTGCCCACTCTAATGATTTGAATTCTCTATGTGCGTCTATACATACCCAGAATAAACCAAGAAACTTATGTTGAGGATAGTAGATAATCTCACCATTCTCATATTGATATTTTAGAACACGATAGTTTTTTAATACATCATCTTCTGGTAAGAAATCTTCACGGATAATCCTGGGTTTTGGTGGTTCAGGTTTCTTCATCGGTCTCTTTCCATAATCTTTTCACCAATATCATAAGATAAAACAATTACAGTAGCAATTGGAACACACCACCAAACTGAAAGTCCTGTGAGTGCTGCAAGTCCATTAACAACCACATAATAAATCGGGTATTTAAGTATAAAAGAAATAAAGTAGTTCATAAAATTACTCATTGTCCAGGGATACCAAAGTCTGCAGGAGATGGAACCTTTCCACAAAGATTGTCAATAAAGATTGCATCCATATCTCCAGTCTTAGAACTTCTACATTTTGCAATAGTTTCAAGTGCCTTTTGATATGCTGCAAACCTTTGTGCGTCTGTAATATGACCTGCTACAAACATTCCTCCTCCAAGAAATAACCCTAAACTCAAAATCATAATAGGAACATCAAAGTACTTAATAAGGTCTTTCATTGGTTTCAAGAAGGTAAAAGGTCAAGAAGAATTGCAAACTCCCAGCACAGGAGAATTGTTGTAAAGGCAGTAAAGAGATTAGTACGGGTCATTTCAGTTATTAAGAAAAGACGCAAAGGTAATAGAAAACACAATAACAATCATCGTAATTAGAAATCTATGGTCAAGAAGGAACATTGTGAAAGTTCTGGGAACCCATCCACTGAAGTTCTCATCACACAGATGATTTGGATACTTTCTTACCATCCAACATTTCTCCCCAGAAAGAATGCAGTAGTCAAAACTTGCTCCATCGTGAATTTCACAGTGAGCACAAGTCCTGCAGTTTTTAATTTCAATCATTTTTAATAAGAGTTCGTAGGTCTTGTCCGTATCGGGTTCCTTTAGGGTCTGGAAGTAGTGAATTGTTTGCAAGAATATCACAAACAATAGTTCTTTCTGGGTCTCTCATATAAATTTGAACTTTCTGAAGAAGTTCCCACCTTGACTTGTTAAATCTCAAACTATTTTCAAGTCTTTTTATTTGTTTATCTTGTATTTGTTGAATTTCCTTATCAAGTTCAATTATTTTATTGAGGTGTTCAAGAAGTTCTTTACTCATTTCTCAAGTTCCCAGATAATTTGTTTAATGTCTCTCACATCAATCACGAAATCAACCCCATACTCATCATCTTCATCCTCATCAATCTCATAAACCTCTTTGAATTGAATAATCAGTTCTTTGAGAACATTCGCAACCGCATCTCTATCTACACCTCCTAATCTTACTTCATCAATGTCTATGTAGTATGCTTGCATTAAATCTTGTGCAATATCTTTCCATCCTTTCATTGTTTCAACTCCCGATACTTAAGTGCAAAGTGTTTGTAAATACCCATAGCAATATGTTCCATATAATCTGTATGAAGATACATAGGAATTTTAAGATTTGCACAGAATGTTTGTGCGTTTGACCTCAACAGACAATTTCCAATATCTCCTTCTTGTTTCCATTCTTTATAGTCATCAATCATATCCCATAAAGTTTCTTCGTTTCCATTGTCTGCGAAGTGTTTTACAAATCCGTCAATGGTGTAGTATTTCATTGAGGTTCTCCAACAAGTCCAGTAGGATAAGAACTATTCAGGTATTCAACATTAACACGACTTTCCCAACCATCTTCGTATCCTTCATTATAGATTTCATTAGCAAACCTCAAAAGTTGTTCTCTGGTTGCTGCGAAATCAGTGGGAGAATTCAGTTCATCGTCATCAGCAATCAATACTTCAAGATGTTCTCGGGCAAGTTCAAGAATTCGTTCGTTGGTAATCATCGTGAGGTTTTTGTGTCTGTTTCCTTATGATACCACAAAATCCACCACCTCTCAAGAGGCAGTGTGCCAGTTAGTCAGGTGTCTTCAGTCATTTTTCTTTCCATGTCGTTCATTAAACTCTTTTTGTTTTTTGACTAACTCTTGTTTTCTAAATTCTAATACTGCTGCTTTAAATCCGATAGAAAAGTATGCAAAATCACTTGGTTTATTGCTATATTCTGTTTTTATTTCTTTCCAACTTTTCTCAATAATTATATCCATTTCTTCGTCCCAAATATAAGGGAATACTGAATTATCACTTGTCATTTTCCTAAAACTCCTGCAATAATCGCAACTAATAACCAAGTGACACCCACACTACCTAAAAAACTTCTATCATCTTTATTACAAAGTGCAATGAACATAGAAGAAAGTAATAAGCAAAATTGAAAATAAGTCATATAATAACGTTGGTGATGTTTTCATAAAGTTTGTCTTCTTTATAATAATAATCTAATTGTTTTAGAAAATTTGGGTCAGTCATTCTTGTAAGTTCATTTCGTTTCCAGTCATACCATAGTTCAAATAGTAAAAGAATTGTATTCTCAATCTATCTGGATTTTTGAAACCATCTAAATGAGGATACATAGTTCCTCTCCAAGTGTATAAACAATACTCAAAAACACTAATAGATGTTTGAATAGTCCATTTATGTTTTATCGGTTTCATCTTTTACCTCCGGTAGTTTGATTGCCCAATGAGGCAACCAGTGTGTGTAATGGTGTGGATAATCATTCCTCTTATTAACTTCACGAATACTATGAATTCCTCCCATATCTCCACATAAACTCTCATAACATTCCTTCATTTCATCCCACCACCAACAAGAACCACATTCATCCAAATCAGTATGGTGTGGTTCTCTATCTTCTAAGGCAATTGGTTCTGGGTTTCCCCAACGATTAAGTGCTTCACGAATAGTATTTCTAACTTCAGGATAAAGATTGTAATAACCTCCAATCTCATCCCAAAGTTCATCAAGTTGTTCGTCAGTTGAGTTAGTCATTTACTCCCTCCCTTGCTTTGCGTGCAGCATCAAAAAGTTCCCGAAGTCGTTGCGACCTTTCATCTCGTTTCTTGACTTGTTCTGGGTCATTATACCACGCACTATCCTTTCCGTGCAAGGGGCAATCTGGATTGAGGTTTTGAGTGTTGGAGGTTTTGGTTCCTATTTGAATGTAGGAACAGGTACATTTAGTCATTTCATCTATACCTCAAATAAGTGTTCCAAGCATTTGCAGTAATACGATTTTGAATTTCTTTAGATAACTTATGTCCCATCTTATCTAATGTTTCTTGAGTTATGATGTCGTTTTCCAACTCATAAGCAGATGCAAACTTTAGATACGACTGATACTCTTCTTCATTAAAAACTTGAGATGGAATTAGACCACCATAATATACAGTCATTCTTCCACTTCAATCTCAATAATTTCATAACTTCTCCTACAGCATTTATCTACATATTCCTTTGCTTCTTCGTAAGTCTCACCCTGTAGCATTCTTTGTTCAATCAAATAAGCATCCTTTTGTTTGTTTTTTATATCTAATGCTTCTTGTGCTTTATCCTTATGAAGAGTAGCAAATTCAATATGATAACCTAAATCAACATTATCAACCACGGCATAGATTTTCATTCTTCCACCTTTACATAAACAACATCATTATAATCATCATTACCCTCATCATCAGGACCTTCAAAATACCAATCACAAAATTTTGGATTTTTTCTATTGATAGAGGGAAAACGACTTTCCATTTCCCAAATCTTATCTTTGATTTGCTGATAAGTTCCTTCTAAAATATAGAGTTTATTTTTAGCAAAAGTTGAACTATCTTGCGGTCCAGCACCAGAAGCACCATCGTCTTTGTAAATAATGTAGAGTTTCATTTTAGTTCCTCAAATAATAAAAACATCTCTTTTAGGTCCAAGGTTCTTATGATACTGAACAAATGCTTCTTTGAGTTCTTTACTATCATAGACACTCTCCCAACTTTCACACATCAAAACCTCCCAGTTCTCAAAGTGTTCGTCAGTCCTATACCACAGAAACTCTGGGTCATCTACATCCTCATCCAGTTCCACATAATAAGTGATTTCTTTAGATACATTTTTGATTTTCATTCGTAAGCACTCCACTCACCGTTCAAGATTTCCCAGAAGTCCCATTCTTCACCTCTCATATGTCCTTTCCAGTTTCTAAAGTTATCTATACAATCCTTGAAACCCCATTTGATATTCCATAGAACCCGTTGAAGTGCATTTTGGTTCTTGTAGTCAGTAAGTACCTTGTATGCATCCGGGTGCATTAGAATAGAAGTAAGTTGTTCATCAACTGACTGTTTAATATTTTTAATCAGTTCATCTTTTATGAGTTGTTCCAAGTCAATGTTTTTTAGTTCTTCTGGGTCAGTCATTCAATACCTCTCATAACAAACAAACTCATTGGGTTTAGTTGAATGATACCACCACTTATGTTTTGGGTGGTGATTTCTATAACACCAAGTTTTTTCAATAATTACTTCCGGAATATCCATCATTGTAGATTCGTGAATAGCATTTACATACTTTCGCATTCTCTTTGCCGACTGAAACCATTTTGTTCCTCTTTTACCATCATACCAAAAAGAAACCTCATAGGACAATCTCCTTTTGATTTTCCGTTTCATAATGCTTTGTAGTTCTTCTGGGTTCATTTACTAAGAACTCCAATAATTTGATTAAACATCCAAGAAATTAAGAGTGCTTGTCCCCAAGAAAGAGAGAAGAATGCAACCAACCCCCAGGCAATCAAACCAACAATAATCAAAAATCCAATAAACTCTCCAATGAGTTCAGGAGTAGATTTGATAAATCCTGTTTCTTGTAGTGCTCTAATGTATTTGTCTTTTAAGTTCATTTCATTTATTCTCCAAGTTTTTCACGAAGTTTCAGGAATTCATACCTCTCTTTGCATTGTTCTGGTTTTTCAACACAAAGAACTACTGTTTTGTCCCGACCATCATAACCTCCAATGTGCCTACCGAAATTATACCAGGCACCAGAAAGAAGAACAAGTATCAAAATGGAAGGAAAAATCATCCAAGTATCATCGTTCATCATTCAATCTCCAACAATTCTCGTTGCTCTAAAGTAAGAGACGCAATCAGTGCCTTTCGTTTTTCTTCTTTGAGTTCTTTTTGTTCTTTTTGTTTTAGTTTTTCATCCAGCATACTAATCCAGGAGAGAACATCCCATCCACCATATCCATCACTTACATTATCTTTACTAACGAACACTTTTTCATAAGACCATCCACCAATCTCGTCAGCATACCAAGTTACTACAAATTCAATAAAATAACAATTACACTCTGGGTCTTCATAAACTTCGTAATTAAGTCCAAGTCGTCGTGCTTTCTCAAGCATCTCAAGAATTTGTGTTGCGGTGATAGTCATAGGGGTTTCTGTGTTTCTCATAGTATTATAACACCCCACAGGAACCTGTGAGGTGCGGAGTGGACGGTTTCTTAAGTGGTTGGACTATATCTTTTAGACCAATCATAAGTTGGGTCATATTTCCAATTCTCTTGATATTGTTGAATTAATCTTGCAGTTTCAGTGATGAGTTCTTGAGTAATATGAGAATACTCACATTCTACAGGAACCCAAGCATTAAATTCTTCTCCGTGAGGCAACCACCCTCTCCAGAGATTTTTTTCAATAAACTTTACACATTTCTCTCCATTTTCATTAAATGGTTGTTGTGAAAGATAATGAATTGCATCGTGTTCATACCAGGCAGTCATTCCTTCATCAGTTGTGATTTTAGATGAGACATTTTTGAAAACATCTCGGTTTGGTTTATTTGTAATGTGATGAATTGAAAAGAAATACAAATCACCGAACAAACTGTTCTTATAAGTATTCTCTTTTATTGATTGAACTGAAATCACTTCAATCTCTTGTGCATATGTCTCACACATTTCGTCCATCCATCATAAGGTGGAGATTTGGGGTCTTCTTTAGGCATCCAGTCCCTTACAATTTTTACAATCTCACTCACAATATCATGAGAAGATTGTATCGCATTATGAGTTTGATACCAGGTCATCAATTCTTCATAAAGTGTTGGAGGTTTGTTTTCTTCAAAGTATTCATCCATTACACGGAGAATATCTTTCAATCTCTTGTCGTTTTCTTCTTCAGAAATCATTATTTACTTTCCCCTGTAACATCTCATTAACTTTGGTGCATTCTTCTGGAGACAAATTGTATTTTCCATTTTCACTCCAAAACTCATTACTTCCATCATAAGAGTACATACCGTAAATGCAATGAACAAGATAAGAAATTTGATTTTTATTTAGTGTAAGAGTAAAAGTTTCTTCTTCAGTCATTTTTGTTCCTCCAGTTTTTCAATACGAGTTAGAATTTCTTTGAGTAATCCAATAAGACAATCATAGTCAATACTTTCAATATTATTCCCATCTTCCATATCAATATAATTAGAATAACAAAGTTCCTGCTTCAGATTTCGGTCGTCACTCATTTTTCAAAATCTCCATAATAACATTTACACAATCAGGACAAGGAACCAATCGTCCTCCATTCATCACACTATAAGTTGCGTGGTCAATATCTTGGAATGGAATATCAAAATTATGTAGTTTTTCTCCACACCAAGATGTTTTAAGTTTATCTGCGTGAGTGTGTTGAATGCACTTGATGTATTCTGGTCGGTTTTTACTCATTTTTACCACCATCAAAGTAATTAGTTGCGTTTAGTGTTTCCATTCTTACAATTTCCTCAAATGCTTCTCCAAGAGTATCAGCATATCCAGAGAATAGGTCAATGTGTTCAGGACCAGTTTGTAAGTTCCACTGAAACCTACCAGTTCCAGTGCAATCTTGTTCTATTTGGATTTTCATCTATCGCACCACTCTCGTAAATCTATAATGTCCCACCAATCACAATTCCTATCACCATAAGTCCCACCCTTTACAACATAAGTTTCGTGAGTGGATTTGATTTCTCCTTTGTTTTTACCTTTGGTGTAATAGGTGTGATGTTGTTTGAATTCTATTTGTTCCTTTGCTTCTTCATAAGTTTCAAAACAGTCAATCCAATCACCAGTGCCTGATGAGGGATAGTAAGCATCTCCCGCAATAAGCAAAAATGGTTTTCTCATCGTGATTTCTCCCATTCACTATATGCAGCAATTAGTTCTTCTGCAAGTTTATCATCTTCAACAAAAGTCAATACAGTCCTTTGAATTCTATACCAAAACCTACCAATCAGTGCATAATCTTTACCATCATAAACAAATTTATCCCCCGCAATACAACTAACATAAGTCAGTTTGGGTTTATGGAATTTTTCGTATTTCTTTAAAATTGCAATTTGTCGTTCGGTTTTATTGCCGAAAGTTTGATTGAATGCATCGTAAAATTCCGCAGCAATTTCCTCATAGTTTGGTTCAGTCATTTTGGGTTCTTCTGTGGTTTGAATGGACACAACTGTAGGTTGAATGGATACAATATCATATTTGCTTAATTTATCAATTAAAATCTCACCACGTCTGGTATAAAAATTATTTTCAAAAATGTAGGGGTAATCTTTAGCATAAGGAGAACGAAATAGTGTTCCAGTTGCAGTAAAACCATTTCTAAATCTTACTGTAACTTTACGATTTACAAATTGGTCAAGGTTCATTTTAGTGTCCTCAACAATAACTAAAGTGGAATTTTTGTTGAAATGTGAAGAATGAGGTTTCTTTTTCTTTCATCATTTTCCTAATCTTATAAGGAACATAATCACCATATTTTTCAAGAAATACTTTTTCAGGGAACTCATCAATACCACCATAGTAATGTGGAGTTCCTAAAAAGGACTTAAAGTTCTCAAGAATTTCACCTTTGTCCCAATGAGAACTGACCATTATAAAAATGGTTCTACCTTCTCCAGTCCCAAAATAATCAACAACATAACAAGTGAAATGGTCTTCAGTCATTCACTCTCTCCATTGTTGCTAATTTTTCGGTCCCCCATCGCATAGGTGCATCATAATTAACACCTAACATTTTATTCCAATTTCTTGGAGAATTTTCACTCTCAACCACACCTTCTTCCACTGCTCGTTCCCATGAAAGTTTATGTTCAATCACTTTATAAAGGTCATAAAGAATTCCATTACTTTCTGGAAGGTCTGGATGACCGATACCCAGTGAAGATGCACTACCGTCAATGTTATCAATCATATGTTGAGAAAGAATTGAACCAATCAATCTCATATCGTTATGAAATTGTTCATAGTCAATTGGTTTCTTAAGGGGAAGATTATCTTCAATTTCTCTAACCTGACCTAACTGAATTCTTTGTAAGAGGTTGCAGGCATCCATCAGTGCTTTTGCTTGTTTTTCAGTGATGGTGAGTGTGTATTTTTTAGTCATCATTTAGGAAAGAAACGAATAGTGTAACCCTTCAAAGGTGCAGAACAAACGACACCTCTCACTGGAGTTCCATTAGGACTTGTTGCAGTGAAGTTGAGACGATACATATCGTCTTGACTACAAGCAAAAGGATTAAATCCAGTAATTTCTACATTGGTGTATCCTTGTTCCTCAAGAATTGTGGTTGATGTTGCATTTCCATTGCAAGATGCAAGAAGAAAACAAAGAGCAATAATAGCAATTAGTTGTTTCATTGGGAATAATAATCAAGAAGTGAAAGAAGTTGTTCTGTGCCTTTATCAGTGGTAATAAGATTTGCAGGAACCTTACCATCCAGATGTTTATTTGGTGTTTGCATCCAGTGGTGCATTAAAACTTCGTCGTGTCCCATTAGATTAGAAAGTTGAGACCAAATGAGAAGAAACTTTAAGTCATCATACCACTGAATGAGACCTAATATTTCACCTGCCTTTCCTGCAGATTTTTGTAGAAGGTGTTTGTCGGTCATTTCCTATCCCCCCATAGTTGTTCAAAATACCTACCATTTCTACCACAATACATCTCATATTCTCTAGCATCTTTACACAACTTACCTTTTTTGTCTCCAGTCACCATATCACCAGTTATGATTGGGTTGTAACATTTATCAAGTGAGTTGCTCCCAAAAAGATGTCCTAACCAACTTTTCTCATAATAGAGACAATCTTTACATAGTTTGCGTTGTTCAGTCATAAGTTTTCTTTGATTACTCATATCATAACACAAAATCCACCACCCCACAAGAGGTAGTGTGACGGTTTCTCAAGTGTCCTGTAGTTTAATGTATTTAAAATCTTGGTCATTAGTGCTCCAATGAATTTCTTTAATTGTAGGACAATTGGTAATGATGTAGTTGTAGCAAATTCTACAACAGAAACTATTTCTCAAATCATTACCACCGTGACCTCCCACCCTACAAATCACAAGTTTATTCCCAGGTTTTTGTGCTTTCAGGATACAATTGATTTCACAATGAAGATATGTCTTGAGACGCAAACTCTTGTCCTTATACTTATTTGCCGCCATTACTGCAGCATAAAACTGTTGAGTATGCGTGTTCTCATAAGAATTAATGCCCGAAGAAATCAATTTATTTCTTTTATCCAACAAAATTGCACCCATCTTTTTAGGTGCATTAGATGCTTTTGCAACTGCAATGACTTGATTGAGAATAGAATTCTTCAAATACGAAGGTTGTGCAATCAACGAGGCATCAATCATTATCAAGGAGTTATCAGTGGTATTATTGTATCACAGGTTCCTTGGATACCTCAAGGTCATTGTGACGGTTTGGAGAGTGTCCGGTAGTAATAAAACATTGCTTTAATTCTTAAAAGTATATTCTCATCACTTGCGGGGTTTTCCCTGATATGTTGAATGAAAGTTCTTGCGGTTACACTCTTTAGATTTTTAAATGAATAATCTAAAATAATATTCAGTTCTTCTGTTGTAGAAAACATAGAATAACTTTTTTGATATACATAAGACAACTCACTAAAAGATGGATTTGGATTATTAAAGATTTCGTGTAAGTTCATTCACTTTAGTAAGTGCTTTGATTTTTAAAAGTAACTCCTCATCACTTGCGGGATTTCTTTTGAGGTTTTCTAACAATCCTTCTGTACTAATTAAACCTACTCTTTCATTGGAACCGCAAAAATTTAAAATAAGGTTTAATTCCTCTAGTGAAGACCCATAACGACTTCTATCTCCAATGAATATTGCTTCTTTAATTGATATGTATTCTTTAAGTAAGATTTCTTTTAAATCCATCCTTCAATATCTCCTCTAATAAGTGATTTAATTTTCAAAAATAATTCTTCATCACATGCAGGATTTTCTTTTATGTTTTGGACAAGTAATGCTCCAAAGTAACTCCATAATTTATCCGTAAAACAATAATCCACAAGAATATTAAGTTCTTCCAACGAAGACATTACGGAACTACTTTTGTCTAAAATATAAAGAAGTTCATTTTCACTTGGATAAGGAATAGATATAATTTCTTGTAAATTCATATGCTTTAATCAATAAGGCAAGGTCTTCGGTGCAGTTAGGATGTTGGAGAATTCTATTCTTAATAAGTAGTCTATCAACATTCCAATACACATCACTAATTTTAAATATAATATTTTCCAAGACTTTTACATTAGTGTTTCTATTGTTTGCAATCAAATAATACAAATGTGGGTCTGTATTAAGTTCATAAATTTCCTCTATGATTTTAGAAGATGCATTAGGATGCCTTGCAATAGAACTACGAATGTAAGATAAGTGATTTAATCTACTGAAGATTACTTCCAATTCTTTCGTTGATGAATTGGGATTGTGCGTAATGTCTAATGGACTTTTTAAGGAATAAGTAAAACCATAATCATAATACCACAAGAACCAATAACACTGTTTAAGAAACTTGAGTATCTTATTCATAAGGTCTCCACAAAATCCATTGCTTTTGTTCTTAAATAAACAGTTTCTTCTAAATCCGGATAACAATAAGAGAAATGTATTGCACGATTTCTATCATAGAAATTTTTAGAATATGCAAGTTTCAAAATCAATTCTTTAATAGTCATCTTCTATTACTAATTGAGACCTATATGAATAACTATCTACCCACCTCTTTGCCTTTACTGTTAATATGATTTCTTCTGTTGAATGTGGGTGGTTTTCTGCAATTTTCCTATTCAAATAAGAACTGGAGGTAGCAAGTTGCATCAACCATTTTCTTGTGCGTTCAAGTTTAACATAAGGAATTAAACTCTTAAACAAATAGTAGGTCATAAACTCTCCAAGAAGTTCATTGCTTTTGCTAGTAAAATGATTTCTTCTGTTGATGCATAATGATGTAGTGCATAATGTCTAAAATATGAGTTTTTAGATAAAGCACAATTTATTAAATCACTTTTTAACTTTATCCAATACAAGATTTCATTTTCCATTATCTCACCAGACCTTCAATAAAATCCATTGCTTTTGCAGTGAGAACGATTTCTTCTGTTGATTTATAATGATGCTGTGCATAATACCTATAAAAATAGTGCTCACTTACAGCAAAACGAAGTAATAATATTAATTCTTCTGTATCTTCCATCACCCAACAACAGAAGAAATCAGTTCCTCTACCTCTTTGCGTTCTTCAACTGGAATTGAAGAGTTACCAATTCCCACGCACTGTTTCACCTGAACCTGACCTTTCTTGAGTGCATTGTAGTCCAACTCAAAGGTATAGGTTGGTTTGTTCTCCTTCTCAATCAGGAAGATTGCACTGCGTTCTCCAAGGATTTTATCCTCATAAGATGCAACACAATTCCGCACTCTCTTACCCCAGAGTGTGAGTTCCAGAGTATCGTTAGGTTCATAGATTTTATAAGAGTTCTTCTCAATCGGTAGAGGAATGAACTCTTTCTTATGTTCCTTATTGGTTGTGGTAGAGACAATATAAAGATGAGACATATGGTCGTGGAACTCTTCCAACCTCCAACGACGAGGACGAGTGATGGTTTCTTTACGAGAAACCAGTTGAACCATCTGTTTGAAAGTATCTGCAATTATATTGTCTGTCTTCTGGAGACCTTCCTTATCATAATAAGTTTGAACCATATGCAGGAAAGTCGTAGAGGTCATCTGGTCTTTCATCCAGTCCCTTACTTCTGGTTTTACACAGTTGTAGAGTTCATAAATTTCCAGGATTTTTTCGTAGGTCTGGAAATAATCTACTGGAACATCATTCCACACTTGATTTACAAATGCAATGTTATTGATATAATTGACTGAAGTATAGAACGGCACAAGTTCATTGATTTTCTTGGAACCAAAATACTTCTTGAATGAAGGAGTGTTGAAAAAGTCCTGAATTTTATCAGTAATAGGTTCTTTTACATAAGTAAGAATTGCATCCAGATTGGTGTTAAAATCAACAGAAAGTTCAACAGGGGATTTAGGTGCGGTCATAATAGTTGAATTACTTGGTAGTAGTTTAACAGAAAATCAGTGAGAAAGGGAAGGGTCTTGTGACGGTTTGGAAAGTGTCTTATCGTCTAAATCAACTGGGTTCTTCAAATGGATTCTTTAAGTAATCAAATGATGATTTTTTAGATAATTGCAAGCAATTCAAAAAATAAAAAGTATTTGGTAATAAGTTAGTAACACCATAATCATTTCTTGAAATAAAGGTCTCTGCTTTACGCAAGAGATGCAAATAATCTTTCTGTTCTTCTGTTGCGACAGTTTTTGCAATAATAAAATTAATTAGATTAGAATAACTGCAATCATAATAATAAAAATTAAACTCATCTTCATCTCTGTAAGAATTTTTTGGTGAGTAATTAAATTTACCCAAATTATCAATGACCCACTGTATGTCTTTTGGGTCTTGGGTTTTATGCACTAATTTGAAGATGTTTTCAATTTTATGATTGGGATACAACATTGCAAAAATGATAAGATTTAAGAATTAGATGCATTTTGTCTTTAGTTTTGACTGATAGTTTCTCATATTGGTGGAGAGGTATAGAGTAAATAATACCCCTAATTAAATCCTTTTGAATGTATTGAAATATAAGATATGAAAAACTAATGGAATAAAAGTCATTCTCATCTTCTTCAAATTCATCAATATGCTCCATAATTTCTTCTACTGCTTCTTTTAGACGAAATGTAGGGCATTGATTAAGAAGTTGAAACACCTCTTTGATTGTGGTGGGTTCAGTCATTGCGAGTGTCTCCTATCCAGGAGTTAAATGATTTGGTTGTTCTATTCATCCATTTCATTGCTTTAATTGTCACCAAATCATCTTCCTTTGTATTTGGGTTTTTCCACACTTTAGACCTTACCATTGAAGTGTTGTCTGTGGATAACCGTTGAAGAATTCCTGAAGGACAATTAGGATTTTCTGCAACTACAGCACGAACAAAACAATCATTATCAAATGAGATTAAATTTAATGTCGTTTGAGACACATTTAGATGTTCTGCAATGTTTGCAAGAACAATCCAATCCTTAAATGCCCAATAGATTAGGTGAAGGTCTTCTGCAGATGTAGTTGGGTCTTCAGTGAGTTCCTTAAGTTCTTTAATTGTAAGTTCTTCAGGGTTCATTGCAAGTTCTTCAGTTGCATCATTCTACCACAGAAACTTCATCAGTTGGGAAACTCAAAGTCAGTTGCGAAAGTGTCCTTTACCCAGTTGTGATTGAGGATTTCAATACAGAAACAGATTTTCCAACAAGAAATCATAATGTCTATGATACTATTAAGACCAAGATAAAGAATTAAAGAAGGTCCTGTTGGGTAATCATTCCAACTGAAAGAGAGTTGAAGTAATGACCTTTCTTTGAACTGAATAATTGCGAGGCAGTATTCAGTGCCGAAATCCTCACGAATAAAAAAATCCAAGATTTTCATGAAGTTAGTTCCTCTGCTAATTGGAGTAAGTCATTTTGGTCTAAGACAATAATACCGTTCTGAGCATTATAAAATTTAACTTTAGAAGGAAGCAACTTAAGAATTTCAGCAACTAATTGTTCTTCTGTTTCTGCTCCATTGTTTCTTGCTTCCCATATGGAGTTCATAAAATCTTTTGTTCTTTCAGTCATCATTCACTCACATATTTTTTAAATGTAATCCCGTCCAAATGATCAATTTCGTGTAATATGCATCTAGCAATTATTCCGGTATGAGTTTCAAGAATGGGATGACCAGACAAATTTCTATACTTCACCGTAACTTGCTTTGCCCTCGGAATCTCATAAAACTGCCCAGCAAATGAAAGACAACCTTCTTCTTCTGTTACTTTTTCTTCACTCTCAAAGATAATTTCTGGATTAATCATTACCTTTGGGGTTTCATTTACTAAAACAATAATAATTCGTCTCAGGATTCCAACCTGATTTCCTGCTAATCCTACACCATTATTCTGTAGCATTACTTCAATCATACTTGCAGCAATGTTACGAACTGTATCATCTATTTTGGCAATACGTTTCGATTTTTGGCGAAGAGGTTTTTCACCATCCTGCAGTATAGTTAATGTCATGTGTTAAAATTCCTTTTGAATTCTTCTAGTTTTTCTGGTTCATTGATGACAGTCATTAGTCCGTACTGAGCGATGAAGGAATCTAGTGCCGGATCTTGAATGGTTTCTTCCAAGTACAAACCACTTACCTTGTCGTAGAATTTCTCAACGTCTTCGGAAACGTAAGAACCCACATCACTGTCAAGTCCTGATCTTGCGTAAGAGTAGAGAGCGTCGCTGAGAATTTCTAATTCTTGCTCAGAGAGTTGGAAAGTTACTTTATACTGGGACATTTTGGTTAACTTTTTTCTTTATTTAGATAAAAATCCTTTAAAGTGTTTGTGTCAATCGTCAAATGGTTAGTATTTGAATCATATTCAACTCCACTACCTTTTTCAGTGGAAAGTTGAGAAAGTCCAGCGAAAAGTATATATTGATGCACTTTCCAACCAAGAGCAAATCCAATAGCAAAAGCAATAATAAGAAATAGTTGAATCATTCTTCTTTACGTTTAGGTTTGTCGCAATTGTTGCAGTAATAACTGAATCCGTGTTTGAAATTTTTCACTTTCTGGAAGTTATCCAGACTGAGTGATTTAGTTTCCTTACACTTGGAGCAAGTTCGTTCAGCGGGGGCAAATGATGACTTCTTTTGCTCCTTGCTCTTTGACGAGCGATTCCCAATAAAAAGCATCTTCAATTTTAAGAAATGTAGCAGTTTCTTTAGCATAACCTTTCTTTTTAGGTTTAAGGTAAGTGACTTCGTACTTCATTTTTCGCTTTGTTTAAAAAGTTCAATTTTACTATAATCTTTCTGGTAGACAAGTATGCACACATTTCTGCGCTTTTCTTCCGAAAATAATCTAACACAAATGGTAACATAATTACTACCAACAAATGTAATAGGTCCGATATAGTTTTCATATCGGACCATTACTCCTTCAGCAAACATCATGGAACTTCTTGAGAACTTTATTATTTACATCATAAAGCCCAAGAGCACCTCCATTAGAACCACACTCCGGATCAAGGACGATAGAATTTTCACTGATAGCAGTGACATGGTAGTGACCAGAAACCATAACATAATCATGATTTCGGTTGTTATTCCACCACTCAACTCTACCCTTGGTTTCCCTATCAATCGGACCGTAGAGCATAATAGACTTTGCTGCCTTACTTAGATCATCCTCATAAAGAAGACAATGATCTTCGTACTCCGGAACATTAACGCGACTTGAAAAATAAGCGTGAGAAACACGGTATTCTTTTTGATTCTTATCCCGGAACACAACACCATACGGCATGGCGCACAGAAAATCATAAACTTCTTGAAGACTAATTCCGGCATTTTGGAAGTCATCAAGAGTCTTTTGAAGATCTTCACCAACGAAGACCTTATTTCCTTTGATGTACCGAATCAGTTTGTTTTGATGATTGGATTGGATGCAGATTGCAGAATTGTTTTCAACCTGCTCTCGCACCTGAAGGTAAACTGATGCAGAATCCGAATGGTCTACCCGAGAGTCAAACAAATCCCCAAGAAATATCGGAGTCAAATTATGATTGATGCAGTATTCAATTGCTTGTTGTAGCAAATGTGCTTGAGAATGCACATCACTGATAAAGGCGAAATTCATGGAGAGGTTCCGTGTCATGCATTAATTATACCAGTATGGAGGGGTTCTGGGAACTCCCGATGGTCGGTTTCTAAAGTGTCCCTATATCAATTCAGTTACCACGCTCAATGGTCTCAAAGTCTTCCGAGTTGTTCGGAACCTCAAATGAATGATACATTGAGGTCAGAACACTTTCGGGAATAACTTTACCTGGACGATGCTTGTTACGTTCGAGTGCTTCTTTGAGAGGAATCACGAAGTAAACAGCACGTTTACGATACATATCGGCAGGTACTTTGGAAGTTTTATTCTTCCGGGACTTCCGAGTTAGATTAGTCTGATCAATGATGATGTCTTTTCCATCACGAATCGCCAACTTCAGTTGCAAATCCATATGACTCGTTGCCTTTGAGATAGTGCTCTTAAAGACATCATCATAGGTTTTATTCTGTTCTTCCGCAACCCTTTGGATATAATTGTCAGTGGAGATTACCACTGCATTTTCCCAATAGGGCATTGCAAGTAGAGTTTTAACATAGGTGGATTTTCCAGAAGTAGGAATACCACACAGCATAATCAATTCCATTTGAGATTCCCCCACATCCAACGGTTTTCGTTTACTTTGGTTTGAGTATTGATAGAAGTTTTAATCTTTTCCACCAGCAAATTTTTGATGGGAACTCCATTACGAAGAGAGAACATAAAACTTTGGTGAGTTTTGGGAATATGGGAGTTTACAAGGATTGCAAACTCTTTTTGGCTCTGACCCCTTTCAAACTGCTTGTACAGATCATAAATGTCAGTTCCAACATCCTCCAAAGATGCCCAGAACGCAGTCTGGAACTTCTTGAGACGATCTACATCTTCTTCCGTAAGAAGAGGAATAAGATCATCTACATCATCATTAACAATGGTAGCAATTACATTTTTTTCCTGATTAATCGCTTCCTTGGACTTATGGCGAAGAACATATTGATTCGCCTTAATTTTTACCATGTGACCATTTTCAAAGCGCAGAACGATTCCTTCAGAATCCTCCCATTCGCGGATCTGATCCACAAACAAATGGATATTCTGAATTGCCAAACCATCTACTGCCTTAACAACAGGAATGTTCCAAGCAGTCGCATAACTAACCATAGTCTTATAGTTGACATAAGACCCATTGTAATTATAACGAATAGCCGTAAGAATCAGTTGATCTTCAGGATAATCCAGAACAATTCGGTTTTTGCGAGAGCACCATTCAAAAATAGGAGTGGTTCCTTTTTGAATACACTTCATAATAAAAGTATGGTATGGTTTATGTCGTTCATTAGTAGGAATCCACTTATCAGAAATAAACTTTTCTGCCTGCTCTGAAATTTCGGTTACACCCGCTTTCGTGCCAAGAAGAAAACCATCACCATAAGGAATCGGACGAATCATAGACCCATCCAATTTCTCAAGAACCACATGAGGTTCATAGAGATTAATCTTATTAGTTTGAGTTTCCAGTTTTTCACCTACGTTGAAAAACTTGTGATACGGACGAGAAATGAGTTTTCCATTAGCATCAAAAATCAGACCACGGCACTCGCGTCGGATAGCATACTGTAGAGTACGCTCAGCACGCATTTTCGCAGAACCACCAGAACACTTTACCTCAGGAAAAGTATCCTCCAGATTTACTGCATAATTAATTACAGTGTACCAACCTTTATTAATAACAAGAAATTCTTCTCTATCTTTGATGTGAGGAAGAACATCATCAATGGTTTCAATTTGTGGGAAAGAGTAATTAAACATAATCAAATCTCGTACATAACTATCATACAACAAAAAAAGGGGGCGTGGATGCCCCCTTGTGCCAGTTCAGGGATTGGGTTTTCTTGTCATAAGTTTTTTCGCAACATTGACTGTAGATTTGCCCAATTTATATGTTCCCTTTATTGCCTTTTTAGCATTTTTTGCATTTGCAGATATTTTCTGTCTAGTAAGTTGACTTTGTTGCGCTCTTCTAGCATTCAGTTTTTCAGTTCTTTGCTTTTGTTCAGAACTTCTTTTTTGTGCTGCTTGTTTTGCCGAAAGAGTTTTTTGTTTATTTTTAGTGACAAATTGTTTAGTTATCTGTTTTCTATTAGAAGATTCCTTACGAGCATTTGCTACCCTTTCAAGTCTTTTTTGTCTTTGTTCATCACTGAGACTTGCTTCTTCACAAAATTGCTTAAAGGATTTCATAAACGGAAAAGATATTTTTCTAATATTTATGAAATATCTTCATGAAAGGGCATAAAAATGTAGTTATCAGGATCTGGTTCTTCCCCATCAACTACAAACTCTTCAAATATAGAATGAGCGTCTTCAAAATGCTCATTTTCAACTAAAAATTTCATTCTGGAACAATAAAATTCTTCTATATGATAGATGTTCCATTCCTTTGGAGAAAGATCCATTAACATCCTCATACGTCATAAATTTTGTTGTGTGTTTCTTTGAGAAGTTTAATTTCTTCTTCCAGTTCTTCAATAGTAACAAGTAACTGCTGCAAAGTTTCTTTTGCAATTTTAAGATCACTAAAATTTTCCAAATTAAGTTCCATCAGGGTACGAAAGCCTCCACTACACCAGATTCTTCATCTTCCAATAGAGCAAATCTAGGTGCTCTTTGAATATTCTCACGCAGTTTAGTGTAATATTCCGGCCATGACTCATTATCCCACTGGACAATAATATCAAAGCATTCATCTTCACTTTCAGCGATGACGTTCAAAAGACCGCCATCGGATGTTGTAACGAAATAATCCACTACAAAAAAATATTTTTGAGTCATTGTTGTTTCTGAACTACTCCTTGAGTTTAGGACGGATCTTTGGATTTGTCAATAGGAGCAGAGTTCTTGCCGCTCCCGGCGCGAATTAAATTTCCAACAAACACTGCGATAGGAATGCTAAGAATAAACCACCAGATAAAAAATGTGATCATTAATAGTCTCCGCAGTTAAATGAGTCTGCAATTTCTGCAACTCTATTGTATTCTGTTAACAATTTAGTTATATGCACATGAATAGTCTTCAATTCATCGTCAGTTTTACCGACGATTGCTTCGTGAATCCGTTCAAATGCAGCAGCAGTTTGTAAGGTAAGTTTCTTTTCCATAAATTTGAATTGATAATTATTTTTGACGGACTTGTTCTACTTGAGATTGTTTTCCGTCTAGATTATATTCTTTATTCAGTTCAGAATTCCAAATAGTTCCATGAATAAATCCGGCACCACCAAGAAGAATCGCAGATGCCATAATAATTGCACCCTTTTTCACCTCATCTTCCGTTGGATCTTCATTATCCGCAAAATCTGAAACAGTGACACCAGTAAATTTTTGTGCCAACCAAGTTCCACCAGATCCATAAATCAACATAAGAACCCAAGGAGTAAAATAAAGGAAAAGAGCTGCTACGCCAAGAAGTCCTACAAACCAAGTTCCACCCCCAGAGGGCATAGAAATACCATCTCCACTACCAGATCCACGAATTTGACGAAGATTGCGAATGTTCATTGGGGAATAAATGTGTTGAATATTCCCTTTTGCTTCACCAACTGAACCTCCTTCCACAGTAACAGTAAAATAATTACCAGGATTGTTCAGAAGAATTTCTGCTTGCCAGGTTGCCATGATCAATTTATGTTGAATTACCAATATATCATACAGCAAAATGGGCGCATGTGGTGACTTTTTGTGCCAGTTTTTGAACTGGATCAACCACCCCTTTGCTGAAGAGAACGAACCATGAGATCCGAAAACCTTTCCATTTTAGTATAATGAACGGACGCTGGATCGTCATTAATAGCATTTTTAAGTGCAACTAATTCTTCCCACTCTTCTTTTGATAGATTTCCTGTCTTTGTTTTCGTTAAGGTCATAAGTTACTTACAATTAAATTGTCTCACTAATATGTAGTTAATTGTGTGGTTTTGCTGACAATTGATTAAAATATCTTCACAAAAATCAAGTGTCACTGAAGAAAAGTTCCAAACATACCAGAATCCCCAAACTTACGAGATTCAAGTTTATCCATAAGATCTTCAGTTTTTTGAATCATATCTACAGCAAAAAGAAGTTCTGAAATTTGTTTGCAAACTGCAGTTTTTTCATTGACCGCAGCACTCTTGAGAGCATTGCGAAGATGACTTTGCGCTTCAAGAAGTTCTTCTTTTACTTTATCGGATAGCATTAGTTTTCCTCCTAACTTTGGATTAGTTCTTGGTATTTTTCTTCGGGTAGCAAACAGAGTACACAAGAAGCAATCTCATAAATGTCTTCTTCTTCAAGACCATCTAGTGTCATTAGAGGTCCATCACCGAAAGAAATTGAAAATGAATATCCATCGGTGGGATTATACCCACCGCATGTTTGAATTCTACTTGCCATTTACTTTTTTAAGTATAAAGGTGCCATCATTATTATCAATCCAATCCACAGTATCACCCTCTTTTAGGTTTGCTTCTTTCAGCAATTCATCAGGAAACTGGATGAAATACTCACCATTTGTGCTGTCAACTTCTACTGGAATGACCCAACTTTTTTTATCAGTATTAATCATATCGGTAAGATCATTTCCTGCCGGATCAATCAAATCATTATTTTCTACCCAAAAATTGTAGTGATCAGGTTCAAATTGATTATCAGGAAAATTAGTGATTCTATCTAGAGTCAAATAGTCATTTGCCAGGTATTCTAGATCACTATGTCCCCAAGGAGGCATAAAGTCATCCTTGTTTTGATTTCCTAATTCAACTACAGTTTTATTCCAAGCATCTTTAAATTTTTCATCAAATTCATCCAAATAATATTTAAGAAATTCATCAGCAGCATACATCAATTTTTCTGCCTTTTCTCTGTTTCCAGATCCTAGGGCATCAATTGCAGAATCTAGAATATCCCGAGCGGTACTCACTTTACAGACAGTGAGTTCCAGTTCGTTCATTACTTCCCAAACTTTTTCATAATTAAGAGTCATGCTTTTCTCCATAAAGAATGTCAATACGATTGTCTACTGCTTCAATAGAAGACTGAAGAGTTTTGATAGATTGGGAAATTTCTTCCAATCTTGTTTGCATCATAAAAAATTCGATCCGATTTTCAATATAAGTAGGATCTTTTATTTCCCGCGAAGAAGAAAATAAATTTTTAAAAAACTTCATCATTTGGAACAGAAATTTGTCTAAAAGGAATGTTTAGAGTGTCCGCATAAGATGCTGGACAACCCTCAGTAGATCCATGAGCAGGAACCCAAGATCTCAAAAGTTTAGCGGCGCATTTTCCGCGATAAGAAAACGCTTCCGATCGTTTATTGAAGTATTCTTGGGATTTGAACGGAAAATTTTCTGCTTCTAGGAGAAGAGAGTATTCCGTTTGATTTACATATTTGAGGTATCTTTCCCGATTTTCGTCGGTAGGATTTTCAACGAGTGTTTTGATAATTTCCTCAATCATGGTTTTTTGTTAACAGATCAATAATAGCAGAAACCCTCCGACCATTCAGCAGAGGGTGGACAGTTTTTGTATTGTCACACAATTAACTTTTTTCATCCTTCTTTTGTGTTGGAAAGAGTTTATAAGAACCTTTTTTTAAGTTATATCTTTTGATATAGGATTCGCAATGTTCTTTACACATAAAAAAACATCTCTTAAAATCTTTACCATCCATGTGTTCCAAAGTTATTGGAAAGGACTCATGAAATGTATCAGATGGAATAATTGCATTTCCTGGAGATTTAGGTGTTGGGATCTGCGATTTCTTTTTAATATTTGAAGAATTTTTTCTTTTTGTTCCTGTAGGTTTTTTCCCTGTTGGTTTCTTATTAGTCATTCTTTGAAATTTAATTTATAATATTTGTTATATCTCAAATAAGAAGACACTGAGGGTTTAAATCCTAACGAATAACAACTTTCACAATATAAATTAAAATTATACCAAGGTGTTGTGTTGTCTAGTGTCGGGAACTTGTTTTGTTTCGTGTAACTTTTTAAGTGCTTCCAAAACTTCAGCATTTTCTTCCCAAGTCCATTCGTTATCGTTCTTATCTTTGTAATTTTTTTTAGTCATAGTTTACCACCTACAGTAGATTCATAAGTTTTAATAACTTCAACAAAACCTTCTTGTTTCATTTTGAGATATGATCTAGTAGCATTAATACATTCATCTTCAGTAAGAGAAGTTATAATACATTTACCTTCTAAATCGTAAGATCTCCAAGTACCCCATCTTTGCTGAGAAACCGTAAAGCACTCATCATAGATGTTTTTCGTTTCCAATTCTTGCGTCATCAAATTCCTTTTGAAGTTCTGTTGCTATCTTAGCATACTCCCATCTTTTAATCAAATTGGTAATTGGATTTCTGGGATGAAATTTTACCATCCAAAAAAACCGCTCAATATTTAATCTGGTCATTTTAAGGACTAAGGTTAAATATTCTGAAACATTTGGATCTACTATCATCATAAACCCAACCACACCAAAAATAATTAAAAGTGTTGCTTGTATGGGAGTCATTTTATTCTTCCAGGATTTTAGTATTTAGATCATCCAGTTCAACATCTTCAACAAGATTTTTTATTCTATCCATAAAAGATTCATCTAAAGGAATGACTTTTTCTTTCCCGGTTTTTATGTCGTGAGACATTTGTAGAAGACTATCTAAGAAGTATTTTGGGCAAATATCATCTTCTAAACTATCCCAAAAATACAGAATACACTGTTCTAAAGGATCATCTGTTTTTAGTAGAGCGTAATTCTCATAGTTATTTCCCATGAGATCCCCCCAATTCTTAAAAGAGTACCAGCAATTGTGCCATCCTTGTATGATACAAGAATACCAAATATATTCTAACCAACTTAATTTTACTTTATCGGTATTTGTTCCTAAGATGGGTTTTGAGAACATTATTTTTTTACCTCAGATTGAATACGAACTGGACAAGATGGAACCACTTCTCCAAGTTCTTTCATTATAGACACTTTTTGTTCTCTTGTCAATCCCACCACAGATTGAATTCTATCTCCAATTCCAATAACATCATTACAATTTAATAGTGTTATCAGAAAAATATTCATTAGTCTCTACGCCTCCACTCTCCATTATCATTATTATCCCTACGAAACCAGTCTGCAATTTCATCTGGACTATTGAACCCAGTTTTGTGATTGCTGGGATCAGGATCTCCCAAATCAAGTGCGTTGAGAAACCCATCTGTACTATTTTGATCCATTTCTGGATTCATAGATTTTCTTCGCGCCTGACGAATCATTGTAGCAGCACTAGCATTTACTTTTGCAAGTTTTTCTGCCCAAATCATTTCGTCTAAACTTACTTCTTCATGGGATACAATTTTTTCACAAATAGACTGAAGTTTTAGACGATAATTAGTGCTCAGCATGAATTCTCTCCTTAGTAGTAGTATTTAGAATTAAATTTCAATCCCAAAATCAGCATTGAAATTAAGATTAAGTCCATGATTGTTGTATCCATTGTAATAACCCCTAGGATTGCAAATGATTCTACATTCCCCAATAGTGTAGTCAAAACTCTCATGAGTATGACCATGACTCCAATATTTAATCTGAGGATGATCTAAAATGAGATCGTCAAGATCACTGACATAGGCACCGTTTGCAATTCCACTATTTCGGTATTTTTCATGAACAGACTGATAGGAAGGTGCATGGTGAGTGAGAACCCAGATTTTATCATTTTTAAATTCTTCTAGTTTCTCTAGAAGATATTGCTTGGATTTTTTATGAAATCCTAGAGTATCATCAGGATTCATCTTACGAAACTTTGGAGTAATACGAATGATTTTATAGTCATTCATACACTGAGAAGCTTCCATCATTTCCAGAGCATTCTCATTCCGAAAATCAGTCCAAAAAGTTGAACCAATAAAAATCCAGTCTTTAATTTTCACATAATCATTCTCAAGAAGGTGAACACCAACTGGCATCTGTTCTCTAAGAACATTCCAAGATCCTTCATAATTGTATCCGTATGCTTCATGATTGCCTGCAATATACAGGACATGCTCAAAGTTGTCGGAACACTTCTTTAGAAAGTCATCGTAGACCTTATGGAGTTTTCCATTGGTTTTAAAGTGGCGAGCACAAAGAATGTCACCACCAAGAATCAGAACGTCACCTTCACCTAGGTCTGGGACTCCATGACCATATTCACACATTTCCAGGTGAAGATCACTAACAACTTTAACTTTCATTTCTCAACCTTCCAGTGTTCATTTCCTTCTTTTTGAATCCAAAAAAAGTATTTGCGATTTATGGACGCCAAGAAAAACATAGTTTCAGTTTCTTGTTCCACTTCGCAAGCATGAAAAGAATTCATTATATTTGCAAATCTATTCTTTGCTTTTGAACTTAGTGGAATCACATTAACAATCTTTCTTTTCACTTTACCAAGTTTCAGTGGTGTACTAGTGCAGTTTAGCATGATCTCATCCCCATCAGAGGAACTGAGTGACACCTTGCCCACTGTCCTCCCTGTGTGATTTGATGAACGCATTTGCTTCATGAACAGTTCTAACATCCCCGATTTGCTGACCTCTATGGATAATCACAAGTCTCTTTCCCCAAGGAACTGCCATGTATCCATCTGGAGTTTCAAACCCATCACTTTTTCTGGGCATAATATTCTAAATCTTCATTATATCTTTGTATAATCATGAGGCAAATGTTATCAAAATTTATAATATTTTTTTCCAACTGCTCCAAAGAAGAATCAAAATTATTTGTCATTGATTCTATTAAATCAAAAGAAGGAATGCATGATGACAATAACGCCAGTGCAGATATGATATAAGCAGCAGTATGATGACCAGGAGAAATATCTGGCATTTTAATAATCTGCTCAAAAGGATTTACTGGAGCGTCTTCATATAGTGGATGATTTTCCGAATACCAATAGATTGCCGCCAAACCACAAAGATACACACAGTCTTTGATTAAAAAATCTTTAGATTGAACATCCATTTTATCCAAATCTTCTTTACTAGGCATCATTCCATTTTTCAGTGCCGAAGATACTTCTTCTGGAACATCGCCAAATTCTTGATCTTCATCCATAACCCTAAAAAGATCATGCCGATTTGCCAAACATTCCAAATATCTTAAAGCAAACTCTGTAGTTTGTTCGGTCTGCTCTTTTACTTCACTGATTCGTGTCTGTAGTGCTTTGATGTTAAATTTATCTTCCATTATTCTACCAAAAATTGTTTTTCATAGTCCAAAATTTCTTGAGGAGTTTCAATATAATTACTCACATAATCTGTTGGAGTATTATACCAGTTTCTTCCGTAATTTCTTCTGAGCAATCTAATGTCAAGATGCTGATACTTTTTATCAGTGGGCACATATATCTTAAAATCGCCCGCCTTATTGGACGTTAATAAAGAAAGTCTTCGGTTTTCATCCGAAGTAATGTCTATGGTGGTACACGCTATGAGAAAAATCTCTTTGAACTTATCGTAGTCTGTCAGGTATATATCTGGATTATCCATGATCATCCTAGCAATAAACTGAGGAGAGTAGCAGTGGTCTTTACAGATCGTCCATTTTGGGTTGCTTCTCTTCTCCAGTAAAGCGTTTTCTGTGATGTACCCCGAGGGCATTGAGAGAGCGTGTACTAGGTCGTAGTACGGTCTCGTAACCCCTCGGAGCACATCCTTATCATTCGGTTTGGACTGCCATAGATCTAAACATGCTCGTAAGCAGTGAAAAGCAATTAAACAATAAATATCAATTCTGTATTGAGTTGTTAGTTTCATTCAATAAAATAAAATAATTTGCAACCTAATTTTATATTAGGATCTACCAAGTCTCCACCCATCCCCAGGACACTCTACACTCATAGTTGTTTTTTGTCCATCTGTCCACCACACTTTTCCTTTTGTTGGACTAGATTTTCCTTTTCTAGTTCTACTCATCTTTTGTCTAGCTTCAAAACTATGATTTTTTCCCGACCAATAATCACATTTTTTTCTATATTCGTCATTCATTTTTTTACCTTTATTCCAAACATCATAACTTAAAGGTTTATTTTTTCTGGATTCTGAAAGTTTTCTTTTAGTTTCCAATGATCTTTTTCTGCCCAAATGATTTGGTGGATGATCGCCACCATTAGTCATATTAATAAGAATTCCTGTGCCCAAATCTTTTCTTCCAAATAAAGAAATCATGTATATTTCATGATTAAAAGCATGTATTTCATCCTTAAAATATTTTAAAATAATTATATTTTTGGGATTATTTGGTCGTATATCCAAAGATCCTCTTTTATGTGATTGATATGCTCTATTTTTAGATCCTTTTCCAATATAATAAGGAGTTTTATCTTCTCGCAGATATGCGTAGGTATAATACATTTATGTCTGGGGATAACTGCTGATATTTATATGGGACTTACACAATTATATCTCCCCAGACATTAATTGATGCCCACATCAATAATTTAGATCATTTAATTACATCAGCAACAATATTTCCCCTAACGAACACCTCATCAACAACATTTTCAACTCTTTTAGCAGTTGCAACACCTACTTTATTATTGTAAACTGGAATAACTATTTTACCAAAAGGTTTTAGATAATTATCAAAATCACCAGGAATAAGTTCGCCAGATTTGATACGAAGAGTATCTACAGGGTGAACTCTGATACAACGACCAATACTTTGAACAGTTGAAACAAAATTTTGCTGCCGCAAAAAAATGCATGATTGAATACCAGGAACGCTGATTCCCTCAGTCAAAATCCCAATATGAAGAACAACAAATTTTCTATTAGGATCAGAACCATAATTATTCAGGGTTTCTAAAAATTCTCTACGCGAAACTTTACGATTATTAATGTGAGCTCCCCAACGGCTAGTAATATGCATAACATCATAACCATTCTCTCGCATTTCTTCCAGGAAGGAAGTCATGGCAAACATTGCCATCATAACCCTGGTACTGGGAGCGACAATCAGAACTTTATCCATTTGTTCTTCATTGAAGATAGTATCACAGAGAGTATAGAAGTCTCGCTCAGCAGCATTGTTCTTGTCACGATAAGATCCAATTTCCATAACAGAAGTCTTCGGAGGAAGAATGCTACCGTTCTTGAGAAGTTCTGGTGCGCTAACATTATGAATCTTGCTACCAAACACTTCAGCATCGTTGTTTCCGGGTTTGGAAGCAACCTGACTGAACTTAGGAGTTGCAGTCATAGAATAGAAGTGATTGGACATCGCACTGAGATCCTTGACAGAATCAAAGAACCGACGATTAACAGCATTGTGACACTCATCAAGATACACAGTATCAATCTCAATCTCTGCCTTGACGATTTTATCAAGAGAGTGGTAAGTAGTGAAGATAAGTTTGTTACCTTCTGTAGTCTCATGCCAATAGGCAAGTTCTAGAAAATCTTTGATGCGAGTGTGCTTGGTTTCACCACTATGTACATGAGCAACGTGAACACCACTAATGAGCGTCTCAAACTCATGAGACAGTTGTTGACAAAGAAGAATCTTCGGTGCAACAACTACAATGGTTTTGTTCTGACCTTGCTCAAAGCGATACTTCGCATCAGCAATCATCATGATGGTCTTACCCGCACTCGTAGGAGCGACTGTAAGCATCATGGAATGCTCACGCATCAGAGAAAAAACTTCTTCTTGTTGGGGACGGAGTTCAATCATGGCGAATGGTTTTCTATGAGGTTATTGTACAGCAAAAAAAGCCTCTACAAGAACCAGAGTGGACAGTCTTTAAAGTGTCCTGATTCTTATAGAAGCTTATAACTTGTCTTGAAGCGGCACAAACCTATCCTAGGTATGTTTTAGATTCTTGTCAAGCCCTTGTGTTTTAGGTAATCTTGGTATAGGATTGACTCAAAATAATGTGCCTCAATCTCATGAGGTTGTTCCCAATAATCCAAATCATCAACACACTCCCCATCAAAATATCTTTTGGATGATCGGTATTTCATCTCCCCTTTCACCCATTGATACATATGCCAGAGTTCATGGCAAAGAACCTTAATGTAATCTTTTTTACTTAGGTAAGTGTTTATTTCAATTAAAAAACTTCTTGGTCTATAGGTTTCTCCGGATATGTCACAATATCCGATTACTTTTTCTTTATTGAGACCACGATGGAGAACTTCAATCTCTAACTTATATCTTGGGAGGTATTCGGACACGAACCAACAAACAACATCTTTACATAGACGCTTTGAGTATCCGTATCCAGTTGTTTCAAGGATGATCATTGGAGGTCATATGGGCACTAGGATGCCTTCATAGCATAAGGCACCTCACAGGCGCTCCTGGAGGTGCCTCAGACGGTTTCTGATCCGTCCTTCAGTCGGTGTCAAAGAAAAACATTTGCCATAGTCGTCCATTGTCCATAACTGTCCCAAAGTATTGAGAAGCACTATGAATACAACTTGCATCAAAGATAACCAGACGATTATAAACATTTCCTAGAACATCAACAGGTTCAAATGGGGTTCCATCTAAATGACACCCTCCAGGAACATCAATCCACGCATCATTCCATCCTTCCTCATAATAAGTTCTTGCTTTTGTTTTCTTGTTAGCGTATAATGTGGTTCCACACTGATATGGTGCATTCGGTGTGAGGTACAACATACCACCCCACTTTTGATCGTCGCAATGATAAACTAAAGGTTCACCAGACCACGCAACTTGAAATCTCCCATTCATCCCATGTTCTTCCCACTTTGTTATTTTTCTTCCCATGATTTCTTCAAATTTTTCTTTGAGTCCAGGAAATAAAAATTGTTGATGAGTTCTTCTTCCAATGAATCCCCTACCCAAACCACCTTCAAGATAGTCTTGTTTTAATGCAAACTCTCTTACTTCATCTGGGTTCTCATAAAAGTTATCTATAATCCAAGAAGTTGATTTGGAGTTAATATTAATATTAAATAGATTTTCTTGTTTAGGAAGCAAGAAATTTCTTACATTTGGCAAATTGAAGATAATTTGTGGTAACAGATTAACTGGATAATTTTTTTGACTTAGTTTACTAGTTTGTTCTACTTCAATAATATCTTTCATAGATTCTGAACTTAAAGTATTAAGGTTGGAAAGATTATCGGATAAAACAGTAGTTTTTGCTTTATATTTTCTTAAAGTTTCATCTCCCATCCAAGTAAAATGCCACCCACAGTCTTCAATTATTTTTCCATTTTCAGTAATCCAAACCGGATCCAATGGACTACCATATTGTCCCCTGAATTTTGTCGGAGATCCTCCATTTGATAATTGTCTTTTAGTACACAAAAGAAGAGATTGACTCCAATCTGCCGGCACATCTCCCTCATAAAGTCTTTTATTCGCTTGACCTTCTAAAAGAACTAAAGGAACTTTAATGATATTGTTTGGAATATTTCTACAACATGTTGAAAAATATAGAATAAATTCTGGATTGATTATTTCATCACAATCACTTACGATAAAAACATCATCATCATCGTATTCATCTATTACAGACATTAGAGCATCTCTTTGTAATCTTTCTCTAGTCCAATTTTTAACTTGAGTTGATTTTGCTTCTAATGAATAGACATAATCAGATTCATCTGGAATTAAATCTTCACTATCCGGCACAATAGTTTCAATAACCTGAATTTTATCCTTTGGTAAATTAAGATCTTCTATTAGTTTTTTACAAATAAAATCTTTATCATCTCCATTATGTGTTTTATTTGATTCAGAGATAATAAACTTATCCACATGATCTTTTAGTAGATTAATTCTAAGTTCTAATAATTCTTTTTCAATGAAAAAAGTAAAATAATCAATAATCTTTTTCATTTAATACCACTCTGTAAATTTAATTCTATTTTCCGAAAATACTTTTTTGTAATTTTCTATTTTATTTCTATAAACAACTAAATCATCAAAAAAATGTGGATGAAATTCAATGTAAATTTCATTAATGTATTTAATTGTGCCAGATGATATTAATTTATCTATAATATCAAATTCGCTTCCTTCAACATCTAATTTTACAACAATAAAATCATTAATACTAGAAAATGTTTCTATAATATTTGAAAAATCTAATACCCTTACTATCTCTGTTTCTGAATTATATTTAATTGGATTCTCTTGTAATTTTTGTGGGGGATTTAATAATATATTAGAAGACTGCCCAGTAAATGTACCAACTTCAGTTCCATCCCAAATAGTAGATTCGGATAGGTTTAAATTTACATAATCATTTTTATTAGATACACCAGCATTAAAATGAATAATATTCAATCCATCATCTAATAATTTTAAATAATTTTCTTTTGAACTAATATATGTTTTTGGATTTGGTTCAAAACAATAACATTCCCAACTAGAATCTATACCATAGATTTTAGATATTTCGTTGAACCCCTGAAACAAGTGTGTTCCGCAGTCAAAGAATTTTTTTTTTTTAAATTTTTATTAGTACTCTGAATTTCATTATTAATATAAACCATAAATTCACAATTATAAGTGTCAATAAAAGTATCATCAAATATTTTATCAGTTATGTCTAGTGATTTTCCCCAAGAAATATTTTGTCTGGTGCAAGACATTACCTTGTAATCGTTGAACTTAGTTAAATATGTATCTCTGAATTTTTTGAATTTTTCTCTGAAATTATAACCTTTGAGGTGAATTTCTATTGATATAAATTTAACATTATTGAATATAAAATCTATATTTTCTTCGGTAAAAATATTATATTCACCACCTTCACAGTCAACTTTCATATAATCAATATGATTAATTGAATATGTTGATATAAGTTCTTTAAAAGTAATGGGAATAAAACTCTTATCATTCCCAAAAACATTAATTTCATCAGTATTATTACTTACTATTCCATTATTAATATAAGTTATTGATGTATTAAAGTTATTGAATAATTTTTCGGAACAGTTTTTAACCAATGTTTTTAGTAAATTTTTAGATGGTTCAACACAATATACTTTTTTTGGTTTTTGATCTAAAATTGATATAGTATATGCACCAACACTTGCACCAATATCCAAAACAATATCATTTTCTTTTACATCTTTCCAAAATCTATAAACATTTTCATGTATCACTTCTCTTTCTATTGTAACAATGTCTTCTTCCGTTAGGTCTGCCCAATCAAAGTTGTTTGGATAATTAAATGTTTGACCGATTGAATTTTTTCCTAATCTAATTAAGTTTTGATTTATACTATTTTTGTGTAATTCATCAAAATTATCCCAGTAATTTTTTGTAAGAAGATCAAATAGATTTCTACTTTCATCACCTTTACCCCACCACCAAGCTGCAACTGCTTTTTGGAATAACAATAAATGTTTTCCACTATACTCAGGAATGTTAATACTTTCTATTTCATTATTATGACATTGTAGACCAAGATTTGCATAGGTATAACAACTTTGCCATTCTTGGTTCTTTTCATACAATAGAGATAAGAAATAATATGCCTCTGGTCTTTGTGGCAATAAGTTTAAGGCATTTTCTAATGTTACTTTTTCAGTATTATCTCTTGAACCTTGTAATTTATAACAAAACGCTGATTTTAGTAAACATTCATAAGCAAGTAAATCATTTTTAGATCTTTCCGCAGTTCTTAGATAATAAGTGTGTGCGGGTGCATACTGACCTTGTTTTTCATACCATTTCGCGAGATTATAATTATTTTCTGGATTTTCGGTATCTAGTGAAAATTTAATAAGCTCATTCATTAATAAAGTCCTCAACTACTGATTTTGAAATTCTGAGTATATACGCTGCGTTGTCTTGCGTTCCAAATGTAATTAGAAAATCATCATTATATTCGGCCATGCCACAAGAAAATTCAATTTTAAAATTTAAAAATGAAAATAACTTTGATACTTTTTGAAGTTTAAAATTCTTATCCCATATAACAAACCGATGACGATAAGTTGCATCTTTTCTACCTTGTTCTGAATTATAAAGTTCTGTTTCATGGAGAAGAGAAAGATATCCATTTTGATATGGAATAACTTGTGAACCACCTCTTAAATCATTTTTTAATTCTGTAGTGTAAGGACTTGTTTCAATTATTGTGGAATCTTTTCCTGTAATATCAAATTTCAATAATGCAGTTGGATTAGTCCATTTTAAAAGATGAAAAGGTTTATCTTCAATTGGAGTACAATTTTTCATACAATATTCATCATCTGGTGGAGGACCTGGAATTCTATATCTAGAAACTTCTTTAACTTCAGAACCATTGAACCTCAATTCAGAAAGTTCCATTCTTCCAGTTCCAATAGTGTCTACATCTCTGCGTACACCTATAGCGTAAATCTTACCGTTCCATTGAATCAAACGAACATCTTCCAACCCAACAAATTCCCATTGTGGTTGATAAGTATCAAAATTTGATGTATCTATTTTTGAGTAATGGAGTATATTTAAATCTTCATCTAATTCTGCAATATGATTTGCAGTTCTGAGGTGCATATCATTCTCTGGGTGTATGTAGGATAATGGTCCCCACATATGTTCAAATTTATTTAATTCCGAATGATATAATGTGTAATTTACATTTCTGATATTGACTAATATTCTTCCATCAACTACTAAAACTGATGGATTTGTGAGAGAAGGTCCACAGAGATCTTCGGGATTTATGAGAAGTGGTTTAATAATGCCACCATTATCTAATGCAAGTTTTACAAAATTCATAATACTATAACGAGTTCTTGAATGTATTTATTCTGGTTTAATGGGCCAAATAATTTCTCTAGGAAATTTTGATTGTTGAGGAATATCTAAAAGTAATTGTCTATATTCAGTCCAATTGTCTTTTTCTTCTTGAGTAAAAGAATTCCAACGAATAACATTTATTGTATCAATGTAAATTGAAAGATACTTATTTCTTCGGATTCTTTGTTTTTGGCACCATTCCTCATAGGTCATCCATCCATTTTCATTCCAAAACCATCCAATTTCTCCGTCGTTTTGTGGAGTAGAAATAAGTTCTTCTGTATCAGTCCAAGATTGGTCGTATAGAATATCTACACATTCTCTTGTATTCTTATTAATGACACATATTTTATTCATTTATTTTACTCCTTATAGTTTTAAATATTCTACTATTAAAATTGTACCCGCAGCTCCGGTTCCACCAACAACACCTGTAAGTAAATTTATATTTACTGCACCAGAACCTCCTGCACCGGGTTGTGTTGCGTTTATTCCAGCATTTGAACCTGCAGTAAATCTTACTGGTCCGTTTGCTCCGCCGCCCCAATATGATGCACCACCGTTCCCCGCAGTAACCGTATTGTTACCCACACCCAAACCGGGCAAACCATCGAGTCCAGTATGAAGAATGTCACCTCCAGTAGGAATTCCACCATTTCCACCATTAAATGCCGATGTGTTGGCTGCATAAGCACTTCCAGTTCCAAATCCACCTTCTCCACCAGTTCCGACTAAAACAATGGAATCAATTCCAGTACAGGTAAAAATTGAGTTAGATCCATTTCCACCATTTCCGCCAAGAACAGTACCTGCAGCACCTCCACCTCCAACAGTATAGGTGGCGGTTGTCCCCAATTGTGCGGCAGTTAACCATTTAATTGATGTTCCTCCTCCTCCTCCGCCTCCAGAGCAACTACCAGATGAACCATCGGAGTCGGATCCTCCTCCTCCACCACCTCCACCAGTGACGAATACTTGAGCAATTATTGTTTTTGGATCTCTAGTAAAAGTTCCTGAACCTACTGAATTATATCTGGTTATTTTTACTGATGATATTCCTACGCTTCCATCTACTTCCACACTCCCATCCACTTTTACATTTCCAGCAACATGGAGTTTTGAATTTAATTGTGGATTCAATGTTCCTATACTAATAGAACCATCTAGAAATAAATTACTTGTACTCGGATTAAAACTGAATGGGGGTGATGTTGTTCTTATACTTGGCGTCTGATTTCCAGTTCCTGCAACAAACACTGGATAAAATGTCGAATTGGTAGTAGTATCAAATGCTGAAATGACATTAGATGGTCCATTTAATCCTTGAATTCCTTGAGATCCTGTAGTTCCTTGAATTGATATTCCCTGAGTTCCTTGAATACCAAAATTACCTTGAATACCTTGAATTCCTTGAGATCCTGTAGTTCCTTGAATTGATATTCCCTGAGTTCCTTGAATACCAAAATTACCTTGAATACCTTGAATTCCTTGAGATCCTGTAGTTCCTTGAATTGATATTCCCTGAGTTCCTTGAATACCAAAATTACCTTGAATACCTTGAATTCCTTGAGATCCTGTAGTTCCTTGACGACCTTGAATACCTTGAGTTCCTTGAGATCCTGTAGATCCTTGAGTACCTTGAATACCTTGAGTTCCTTGAGATCCTGTAGATCCTTGAGTACCTTGAATACCTTGAGTTCCTTGAGATCCTGTAGTTCCTTGACGACCTTGAATACCCTGAGTTCCTTGAGATCCTGTAGATCCTTGAATTCCCTGAGTGCCCCTAAAACTTGAATCTAAAAATGCGGAAAGATTTACTGGCATATTAAAATATTTTTAACTGTTTATTTTTTATATTATATCCCTGAACCACAAGATTTTTATGTATTATATGCGTTAAAATATTTATGTGTATATTTTTATTTCTTTATAAAGAGAATTATGTGTCTCGTTAATTTCTCTTTTTATTCTTGCTCTTTCATCATTAGTAATATAAACACCTCTCGCAAGTTCTATAAATTTCTCATCAAACACTTGAGATTTTTCCATCACTCTTAATTCATCTTCAATTTTCCAGAGTTTACGATTGATTGTAAGTAATTTTGAAACATAAGATGCATCATAAACCTTATGTTCTTGTGCAATTTGAATAAGTTCTTGAAGTTCCTTCTTTACATATTCATTAGAAGTGTGTTGTGACTTAATGGAAAGTATAGAAATTTTATCTAAAAGTTCACCGACTGATACTGGAATTTCAATTCTCATTTGTAGTATTATAAAGATTTAAAATTGCATCAGTTCTTTCTTTGAGATTTATTGTTTCTTGTGAAAATCCAGATGCAAATATAATGATATTTGGATTTTGTGTGAGTTTTCCAATGTTTAATAGATGAGTAAATGCCTTACCCATTAAATGACCACCAAGGTTCATTGCTTCACTTAATGCGTGAAATGCATAATTAGATGCTCTTGAAATATCTTGAAGTTGTATGAGACAAATACTCGTCATAATAAACACATCAACTCTTGTCGGGTCAAAATAAGGTTTAGACATATTCAAATATTCTTGACCCAATTCAACTGCTTTTTGAATGTTTTGAACTTGATAATAATGTTTAAATATAAACCAGAGATAATAAATGTTTTGATACTGTTCATACTCTCTTTCACAAATTGAAAGATAGAATAATTCCTTATCTATTGTATTATGAATATTTTTTGTAATCTTAATTGTGGTATCTACTGCAACTTCATTTAGATAATCTTTTGTTGGAATAAACATTGGAGTTTCATGAACTGAATTCACCCAGGTATAATTCTTGGTTCGGTGAAAGCGAATATGTGAAGTTTGACCCAAGGTTGGTTCATTGTCTCCTTCTTTATCATATCGTTCGTGTCTAAATGCAGTGAATTCATTTGAGATTACTTCAAGACCTTCTGGAAAGAAATCATCTAAATCTTCATTAAAATCCAATGAAAATGCCCAGTCAGTTTTTACATAAGATAATGCTTGATTTCTTGCGATTGAGAAATCAAACTCTTCTCTGGTTTGTGAGTGTTGATGAACTTCAATTCCCGCTTCTTGCAGTAGTTCTACTGTTTTATCAGTACTTCCGGTATCAACTACAACAGTGTGAGTGAATTTCTTTGAGTTCTCAATGAACTTTTGAATATTCTTTTCTTCGTTTTTGCAAATTGCATATAATGTAATTTCCATTTTATCTCCTTGTTTTTGATGTAACCAAACTTTACTTAATGTACAATCTCCACGATTAAGAAGAACTACAGATTTACCTGTAAAATATTCATTAACTGCTTGAATAACTCCATTCCAACTAATTACATAATCATCGCCGGTAATAAAACCTCCCGGTTTGACCTTTGGATACCATGCAATAATGTCTGCAAGAACATTTTCATAATCGTGAGATGCATCAATATGAACAAAATCAAGACTATTATCTTCAAACTGTTTTGCTGCCTCAATACTTGTGGTTTGTAATGGTATTACATAATTACTTACACCACATTGTTCAAGATTATATTTAAATGCATCAAATAAAGTAAAATTCTGTGTCTTTAATCTATTTAATGCTTCTTTATGAGCATCTTCATCACTACCTTCCCAAGTATCTACTGCATAAAACTTGATGTTTTTATTTGAGTTCTTAATCTGTTCTCCCATATAACAAGTTGATTGCCCCATCCAAGAACCCACTTCTACGAAAGTTGAGTTATCTGGGCAGTATTTGATTGCTAAATCATAAAGATTAGTATAAGAAAAATAACCCTCAATGTCTTTCCAATTCATAAGTATTTTTTCCAATCAATACAAGGTGATAAGAGGTCTGCTTCGCAATGTGTAGAATAACCAGGAATGGAAGATATTAATACTCTTCCATTTTGTGATAGTTCTATAAATTTTGAATGGTCTGTTGATGGTTCTACATCTGTTGAATGTTTGATATGAGTATCAAAATCATTCATTAAAGTTGAATATTCAACCGCAAAAGTATTTGTAGTTGAAGGGGTCGCCATCCAATGAGATGAGTTGGTATGAAGAACCTTGGTTCTAAAATCTCTGTAGAACTCCATGTATTTATCTCTATGGTCATATAGGGTTACATAATCTGCATAAAGTTCAAAACCCTCTAAAAGAATTTTATCCCAACCTGGACGATGAATATAGTCATCTTCTAAAAAGTAAATGATTTCTCCTTTACGATGAACAGTATTTTTAACAAGATTTAGAGTTTCAATAAAACTCTTTGCTTCTCCACCAGAGTTAATAATATGAACTTTTTCTTCTTGGGATAAAAAGGTGTCTTCAATCTTACCGTAATATTCATCATACACAATAGTGTAATTGGTGGTTTCTGGATTTAAAGTGTTCTTAAAATTTTGAAAAACCTTTTCTTTACTCCACCACTTTGGTCTTTGTTTTCCGGGAGTTTCTTGTATTTTAGACTGATAACAGTGTCTTAAATAAACATTAATTTTTTTCATTGAGTTTCTCCAAATCATATTCATTCCACCAGGATTTCCAATCAATAAAGAAATCTTTATCCCAATCTGTTTGCATATGTAATGCTAACGATGGAATTGGATTAAAACAGTAGTATCCTCTTTCATAATAAATTCGGTCAATACTTTCCATTTCCATTACTGGTGAGACTTCACTGGTTCCCATCTTGTAGAATAAATCCCAGTTCTTTTCTATTATACTCACATGGGTCATTAAAGTAAATGCAGGATGAATATTTGTTCTCCAGTATCTGTCTTTGCCGACAACGATGTTACAAGGTACTGCAGTGTTTTGTGGGTCGTGATATTCTGCAGGTTTGTTAAAAGGAAAGATACTTGCAGGAGCACCTAAATTACAACTGAATTGATTGATTGCGTGTATCATCAGTTCAATTGAATTCTTTTGATGAAGAAAATCATCTTGAACAAAATAAACCCAATCTCTTCCAAATGATTTTCCATACTCATAACATCTCAAAATAGAAGGCATAATACCATAAGTTTCAAGATGTGTTAGGTTAATCTTGAATTTTGCAATATTGATTAATTTTTGAAGAATATCTAAGAATTCTTGAGATGAATGGTCATCAAAAATTTGCAGTTGTATTTCATAATCAGGATATTTTTCTTGAGCAAAATTCAAACTATCAATTAAAGAAAATACACAATGAGATGATACTTCTATCTTTGGTGCATTGCAGTATCTTGTTTGACTATCATCCCGATTTCCTTTTGAGTGAGTTTGCAAAACAACTAACAAATGAGTTTTCATATATCAAATTTGGAATATAGTTTCATATTTTCTTCTCCTATAATTTCTATAGGGTCTTGTGAGATTTTAGAAAGATTTGGACGAATAGTGTGAAGGTCTTTCAGTCCCCATGCCTCATCTTTTTCTTCTCCACAAGCATTTTCAATATTGTGAAAAGTATTTGTGTGAGATGTAACTTCTAAAAACTCATAGATTTTATTGAGTTCTTGTTGTGGATTGTTTAGTAGTTGATTGTATTCTACCAGATGAACCCACTCCGGATATTTATTCAGTCCATAAATCATACTCTCATAAGAAGGAGAAACATAATATCTCCAAATGTATTCTGCACGATTGTTATTTGTAATGGAAAGATTATCTTTTTTTAAGTGATTATCAATAAAGTTATCTTGATGTCCTGTTCTTTCTATGAGGGAGATATAGGAAGTAAGAACTTCTGGAATGGGACGATAAGTTGCGACAATCTTGGGTTTGTTTGATAAGAACATTTGTACTGTATCAAGGTTCTTGCCCCAAAATCTATGTTTGTCTAATATGATTGATTTTGGAATATGATTATAGAAATTTGCAAGAACTGACTTATAGACATTATAAGAGATTGATTTGCGGTCAAAGGTGAATTGTTGGTCTATACGATTAAAAGATTTCTCAATATCAGTCACTACATCTCCTAATGGTGATGTAGGAGATACATAAATTTCTGGATGTTGATTGAGAATTGAACCTAATAATGTTGAACCACTTCTTGGAAGTCCTCCAAGAAAATATAAAGTTTTCATAGTTGTTTTTATAATGTTGGGTCGTTGTATGTGAGTGCTACCGTATGAGTAGCTCCACCATTCACTTGTTTCCAATTAGTTCCACCGGCAAATGTAGTGATTGGAGTACTTCTGTTTCCTGTAGTTGCTCCATTTCCAAGTCGTCCACTATCTCCACTACCCCAAATCCAAAGGGTTCCATCGGTCTTGATTGCTACTATGTGATCACTTCCAGCATTCACCTGTTTCCAGGTGGTTCCTCCAGCAAATGTGGTGACTGGAGTACTTATATTTCCAGTAGTTACTCCATTTCCAAGTTCTCCAGTACTTCCAAAACCCCAAGTCCATAGAGTTCCATCAGTCTTGATTGCTGCTGTGTTTGCTCTACTAACACTCACTTGTTTCCAATTGGTTCCGCCAGCAAATGTGGTGACTGGAGTACTTCTGTCTGTGGTTGAGGCATTCCCAAGATTTCCATATTGATTTCTACCCCAAGTCCATAGAGTTCCATCGGTTTTGATTGCTGCTGTGTGAGGGGCGGCGGTGCCGCTGACAGCACTTACTTGTTTCCAATTCTTGCCACCGGCAAATGTGGTGACTGGAGTGCTTCTATTTGTAGTTTGTGCATTTCCAAGTGATCCATTACCATTAAACCCCCAAGTCCAAAGGGTTCCATCGGTTTTGATTGCTGATATGTAATCACCACCAGCACTCACTTGTTTCCAGTTAGTTCCACCAGCAAATGTGGTGACTGGAGTGCTTCTATCTGTAGTATTTGCATTTCCAAGTTGTCCATTAGTTCCATATCCCCAAGTCCAAAGAGTTCCATCAGTTTTGATTGCTGCCGTATTCCTACCACCAACACTCACTTGTTTCCAATTGGTTCCTCCAGCAAATGTGGTGATTGGAGTACTAAAGGTTCCAGTAGTTGCTCCATTTCCAAGTTGTCCGTATCTCCCATAACCCCAAGTCCAAAGAGTTCCATCGGTTTTGATTGCTGCTACGATAGAATTTCCGCAACTTACTTGTTTCCAATTAGTTCCACCAGCAAATGTAGTAACTGGAGTGCTTCTATTTGTAGTTTGTGCATTTCCAAGTCTTCCATTACTTCCAAAACCCCACACCCATAAGTTTCCATCACGAAATAAATCCGCAGGAATAAAGACATCATCAAAAGAATAATCAACTCCGTCTTGTCTAAAGTTGTAAAATGTGGGCATTTTGGAAATCCTTAAGTTACTCTACAAATATTACTGAAGTATTCATCTTATCACCCCAATTTTGAAGATACTTTTTAACATCAGGGTTCATCTTCATATTATTTATTGCAAGTGCCTTTAAGTATTGTCCGTTCTCATTATTTTCCACAGAAACCAGTACATCACACTTATCAGGTCTCATTTCTTCAGGAAGTAGATGTTGAGACCATGCACACTGATAATTTCTACAAACCTCTGGTCGTGCCTTATGAACTCCACAACCTCCCTCTTCAAGAAACTTACATGACTTTCCGCATCCAAAGTTCCAACCAAATGCATCACCAACCAACCAAGAACAACACGCAGTGCATTCTCCACATTCACGAAACATAATTCACCTCTCTATAAAAGTATGTATAAGGTTCGTGGTCTTCTGGTTGATATAATGACTTGAATTTACCTTCACCACTACCAATCCAAAATTCACGGTCTAATCTAAAATCACTTTTCAAAAACTCATCATTTAATCTATTTACATAAGATGCATTTGCCCACCAAAAGTTTCCAACAAAGTGTTGAGTTCCTGCTTTCTCCCAAGATTGTCTCCCATCACTCCAAGTAGTCGGTCCTAAAATCTTAAGATTACTTCCCACTGCATCATAATTCTCCAAATACTTCACACACTCCTTCCATCTATCAATGACGAAATACTCCATCATCAATCTCCAACTCTCTGCATTCATACTTTCTTTTGATACTCCTTTTGTATGAAAGTAAAGAACTCTATAATCTGGATTTTCTTTACAAAAATCTCTTAAGGAAATTAGAGTATCTGTTTCTTCCTTATGATTTTGATTATAGGTCACAATGGTTTTTTCTGGAATATTAAAGAGTTCCTTATTTCCATTTACTCCAAAGTGTATATGAAATGCCTCTTGTATTAATCCTGAAGTATATAATCTATGAACCTGTTGTTGGTAAATAAATGCACCCAAATTACATTGAAAAATATGGTAAAAGATTGCAAGTTTCATATTTTGTAACTGTCTCCCTCCATTCCTTTAATTGTAGTCAATCCAAGATTAGGAATACTAATCACATTTTTTTGATTTAAGAACCGATATAAAGAGTGTTCTACATCAGTACCTGCAGTGTATTGCATCATCTTTTCAAGATAAGTAAAAGTTTTTTCAAGAGAACTTACAATCTCATTAAAGAGTATTCGGTCAAAAGACCAAAGACCAGTCACCATCATTCCTTTTGCACCATAAAGATATGCATAGACATTCTCAAGTTCTTTTTCATCATAATTTTCTGCCTCTTGAGAAAGGTAATCATATTTTTTAATTACATATCGTTCTTCAAGAAACTTTGATTTATAATCATTAATATCAAAGTATTCATTTAATAAGTATCTTCCAGTAAGTTTAAAAACTCTTTGACTATCTGGAAAAAGATTATGAGTTTTTATGTAATATAAAGTATTCAATAGTCCTCTGGTTTCTAATAAAGATTTACCATAAGTAATCAGTTCTGGTCTTTTTTCAAGATTGGAATAGATTTGTTGAAGAACTGGTTCATTTGAAAAATCTAAAAACAAGTCACATTTATTTCTTAAAATATTCTTATATTCTTCCGCAAGTGTTTGATGAGAACATTCAAATAAAATAATATAAGAAGTTGGTACTTTTTCTCTTACACATTCAATTGTTTTAAGTGTCTGTTCAAATCGTTGTTCTTCTGTAAATGCACTAAAGTTATTTTCCTGAAAATGTTTGAGTGCAGAACCAATTAGGAATAAAAATTTCATAGGTAATCTGTATTAAAACTAATAATTATTCTTTCTTCTGTTTCTTCTTCAGTATAATGAATTAAATCACTTGAGAAAATAACCAAAAGACCTGGATAGGGTGCAATAGATTTATTTGGAAATATCAATGGTGTCTTTCCTGAAATATAAAATGCACCACTGATGATACTTTCTTCGTGTTTATGTGCCTTGAGTTTATTTCCTGGTTGTGATATATTGAACCAACTGTTGATAATCTTAAGTGATGGAATGTGATATTTATTGCAATATGTATGAATATATTTTTCTATGATGACTTTTAATCCATTTAACTCTGGATACATTAAAATCGGCATTCCATAATTATAAGTAGAAACTCCATTTGTTACAAGACCGTGAGTACTGGTTTTGATTTGTAGAAGTTTATTTTTAATAGAATTTAGATTGAGAAAAGAAAGATTATATTCCTCTATCATTCAAAAACTCCTTTAGTTGTTTGAGGGGTTCATTCCAGTTTCTGGGTTTCTTTTGTTTAAAAAGATGAACATTATTTCCATACCACCAAGATTTATTTGTAGAACTTGTCCAAACATAGTATTCCATAATGGGAACAAAGACACAAACTTCTTTACCTTGTGATGCTGCGATGTGTGCAATGGAAGTACAGGAAGTAATCACCAAGTCCATTTGAGATACCAGTGAGAATGTATCTGTAAAATCACGATTTTGAATATCAAAGGTTTTGATATCATAACCTTCTGGTGGTGTTTGGTCTGGTAGTTGAAGTGAATATAGGGATGCTGAGGTTTTTGAAAGAACATCAAATAATGGTTCGGGTTCAATGGAACGAAAATGTGCCTGTTCAAATCCAGAACCAGAATTCCAGAACACTCCAATCTTATATTTTTGGTCTTCTTTTAGGTATGAATATTGTTGTTCTTTTTCTGGAAGTGGTTGAAGATAGGGTTCTTGACCTAAATCTTGAACTGTGAGATTGAGATAATAAGGTAATGCAAGAGCATAAACCCAAACTGAATTTTCTGGAAAAGTGATTTTATCATAGACACAAACTGAAGTAAACCCGTTATAATTGAAGAGTTTCACCATTTCTTTTCTGGTAGAAGTCCAGATTGGTTTCATTCCAAGTTCTTTTAGGTGTTTCATAAACCGAATGTGAATAATCTCGTCTCCTGCACCACATTGACTGTCTATGATGATTGTTTGACCTGGTGTTACGGTTCCGTCCCACTTTTTGAAAGGTGGGAGTTTCTTATTCTTATATGCTTCTACTTCTCCTGCTTTGAGAAAGTGTTGAAGACCTATATGTAAGTCATCTTTACGAAAATAATGTCCTGAAAGATTATGATATGCTTTTCGTTCTATTTCAGGTGAAAGTGATTTTTGAAGTAATTGAAACAAAAGTTTCTCTGACTTTTCTTTTTGATTAAGTGCAGAATAAGAAAATGTTTCTTCTAAAAGAAGTTCAATATCTTGTGAGTTTTTTGATTTAATCTTTGAGATTTGAGTGAGTGCCTTATCTGGGTAATTGTTTTGATTGTATGCGTTGATGAGGTTTTTTGTGGTGATATAATTTTCTTCTTTGGTTTTTGTGAGTTTTAATGCTTTTTCGCCATAGGTAATTGCATTGGAGAAGTCTTTGATTTCAAAGAATATCTTTGCAACATCATTGTATTGTTCAAATGTTTCTGCTCTTTTTCCAAATGCAAGGAGAACTTGTGTTGTAAGTTCCTTTTCTTCAAAGGAATGCAGGGTTTTTGTGACCAACTCAAGGGGGTTCATTGTGTGATTATAGTGTATCTTGAGTATTTAGAATGATACAAAATCTACTGATTGGATTGCTGTTGTGTGAGCATTTCCAGCACTCACTTGTTTCCAATTATTCCCTCCAGCAAATGTAGTGACTGGAGTGATTCTACTTATATTATTTGCATTTCCAAGTCTACCATTAGTTCCCTCACCCCAAGTCCAAAGGGTTCCATCGGTTTTGATTGCTGCTGTGTGAAAACCTCCAGCACTCACTTGTTTCCAATTCGTTCCTCCAGAAAATGTGGTGACTGGAGTACTTATGTTTGTAGTTTGTGCATTTCCAAGATTTCCATTATTTCCAAAACCCCAAGTCCAAAGAGTTCCATCGGTTTTGACTACTGATGTATGTTGATTTCCTGCACTCACTTGTTTCCAATTCGTTCCTCCAGCGAATGTTGTGACTGGAGTGCTTCTATTTGTAATATCATTAGTTCCAAGTCTTCCGTTATTTCCATAACCCCAAGTCCAAAGGGTTCCATCGGTTTTGATTGCTGCTGTATGTTCATTTCCAGCACTCACTTGTTTCCAATTAGTTCCTCCCGCAAATGTTTCATTTGGAACCCAATCAATACTATCAAGTCCTGATCCAAGTTGACCGTTAAGATTTATACCGAACAAATAAAGCTCTTTATTTACACCATCATCATATAAAGAAATTGTATGATCTCTACCACAACTTACTTGTTTCCAATTCGTTCCTCCAGCGAATGTTGTGACTGGAGTGCTTCTATTTGTAATATCATTAGTTCCAAGTCTTCCGTTATTTCCATAACCCCAAGTCCAAAGGGTTCCATCGGTTTTGATTGCTGCTGTGTGAAAACCTCCAGCACTCACTTGTTTCCAATTCGTTCCTCCGGCAAATGTTGTGACTGGAGTGCTTCTATTTGTAGTTTGTGCATTTCCAAGTTGTCCAAAACCTCCATAACCCCAAGTCCAAAGGGTTCCATCGGTTTTGATTGCTGCGGTAAAACTACCTCCAGCACTCACTTGTTTCCAATTCGTTCCTCCAGCGAATGTTGTGACTGGAGTGCTTCTATTTGTAGTTTGTGCATTTCCAAGTTGTCCAAATGGACTACTAAAAAGACTATTTGACCCCCAAGTCCAAAGAGTTCCATCGGTTTTGATTGCTGCCGTATGAGTGGAAAAATTACTCGCCGATATTGCTGTTCCACAACTTACTTGTTTCCAATTGGTTCCTCCAGCAAAGGTGGTAACTGGAGTACTAAAGGTTCCTGTAGTTGCTCCATTTCCAAGTCTTCCATTACTACCAAGACCCCAAGTCCAAAGAGTACCATCTGTTTTAATTGCTGCTGTGTAATTAACTCCAGCACTCACTTGTTTCCAATTGGTTCCTCCAGAAAATGTGGTGACTGGAGTGCTTCTATTTGTAGTTTGTGCATTTCCAAGTTGTCCAAAACCTCCATAACCCCAAGTCCAAAGGGTTCCATCGGTTTTGACTACTGCTGTATAATAACCTCCAGCACTTACTTGTTTCCAGTTAGTTCCTCCAGCAAAGGTGGTAACTGGAGTACTAAAGGTTCCTGTAGTTGCTCCATTTCCAAGTCTTCCGTTATTTCCATAACCCCAAGTCCAAAGAGTTCCATCGGTTTTGATTGCTGCTGTGTGAAAACCTCCAGCACTTATTGTATATAAATCTTCTGGTTCTGATGAAGGTACATCTTTCCAATTTATTCCTCCAGCGAATGTAGTTACAGGAGTAACTTTATTGGTTCCTATAGCAAATCTTCCAAGCCTTCCATTACCTCCATAACCCCAAGTCCAAAGGGTTCCATCGGTTTTGATTGCCGTTACATGAATAGTTCCTAAACTCACTTGTTTCCAATTCGTTCCTCCAGCAAATGTTGTGACTGGAGTGCTTCTATTTGTAATATCATTAGCTCCAAGTTTTCCATTATCACCATAACCCCAAGTCCAAAGAGTACCATCTGTTTTAATTGCTGCTGTGTAATTAACTCCAGCACTCACTTGTTTCCAATTGGTTCCTCCAGAAAATGTGGTGACTGGAGTACTTGTATCAGTAATAGTTGCATTTCCAAGTCGTCCACCACTTCCACTACCCCAAACCCAAAGGGTTCCATCGGTTTTGATTGCTGCTGTGTGAAAACCTCCAGCACTCACTTGTTTCCAATTCGTTCCTCCAGCAAATGTGGTAACTGGAGTAATTCTATCTGTAATTGCTGAATTTCCAAGATTTCCATTATTTCCAAAACCCCAACACCAAAGTTCTGGAGGAATACCAATCTGTTGTCCAATAGAAGGATAAACACTCAACAAATAATCCTTACGAACTAACTTACTTCCCAAATCAACTCCATTACTATCTTTAAAATTGGTAGTGATATTTTGATTAGAACTCATTCCAGTCCTCCTAAGAAATCAAAAGGTCTTTCTGGTTGTTCACGAACCACTACATTATAAACATCATCAATGGTCGCACACGCATCAATTTCCTGAAGTTTTGAGAGTTCCCAGTCAAATGCCTCTTGAACTTTTAAGTCAACCTGATGAATAATATATTGAAGTTCTTCAGTGGTAATCTCCAACCAAGTGTTTTTAAACTTAAAGTTATGAGGACCAGGAGATGCAGAAAGTTTTGCTGCTAATAAAATTCTTTCTTCTCTTGAGGTTGATACTTCTACTTCAGTTTCATTTACTGTGAGTGTAATTGTAGTATTTTCTTTTTCTCTTCTATAAGGTGCAACTTCTTGTTTGCGACGTTCTTTGACTTCTTCAAGGGTTTTATCAGTAACTGGATAAGTCAATAAAACCTTAATAGGAACATTGTTCTCTTCAACAATTGACCAAGTAAAATTACCAATATTTTGATACTTGGGGTCGTGTGATGGAATATCTTTTTCTATTTGTAAAAGATGTGTAAGACCATCACTAAAATGAATTGGAATTTCTGTGTAACTTGAAGGATTGAGAGTTTCTTCTACTTCAAGGTCTTCTAATTCAGCATTCATCATTCGGACATTGTAACCAATCGGTCCTAAAATCAATGAGTTGTTATGAATAAGTGCGAGTTCCATTGGTCTTTATGAGTATTTATGAGAGTGGAAGGTCTGCTGGGATACCTGCGGTGACTGCTGCTGTGTTAGAAATCTGTTTCCAGTTAGTTCCACCAGCAAATGTAGTGACTGGAGTACTTCTATCAGTATTATTTGCATTTCCGAGTTTTCCACTAACTCCAGAGCCCCAAATCCACAAGGTTCCATCAGTCTTAATTGCTGTTATGTAATTAACTCCACAACTAACTTGTTTCCAATTAGTCCCCCCAGCAAATGTAGTGACTGGAGTACTTCTATCAGTATTATTTGCATTTCCAAGTTGTCCAGAAGTCCCAGTACCCCAAGTCCACAAGGTTCCATCAGTCTTAATTGCTGTTGTGTGATAAAATCCACAACTTACTTGTTTCCAATTAGTCCCCCCAGCAAATGTAGTGACTGGAGTACTTCTATCAGTATTATTTGCATTTCCAAGTTGTCCAGCATACCCATAACCCCAAGTCCAAAGAGTTCCATCGGTTTTGACTGCTGCTGTATGACTATATCCACAACTCACTTGTTTCCAGTTCGTCCCTCCGGCAAATGTGGTGACCGGAGTACTCGTGTTTCCAGTAACTATCCCGTTTCCAAGTTCTCCAAAAGACTCACTACCCCAAAGCCAAAGAGTTCCATCGGTTTTGATTGCTGCTGTACAATAACCTACAGAACTCACTTGTTTCCAGTTCGTCCCCCCGGCAAAAGTGGTAATGGGGGTGCTTCTATTTGTAGCATTTGCATTTCCAAGTTGTCCAGAATACCCACGACCCCAGGTCCAAAGAGTTCCATCTGTTTTAATTGCTGTTGTGTGATAACTTCCAAATCCCGAACTCACTTGTTTCCAGTTGGTTCCTCCTGCAAATGTGGTAACCGGGGTACTTCTTACTGTATAACCTGCATTTCCAAGTTGTCCACTATCTCCACTACCCCAAGTCCAAAGCGTACCATCAGTTTTAATTGCTGTTGTGTGAACACTTCCAGCACTCACTTGTTTCCAATTAGTCCCCCCAGCAAATGTAGTGAGGGGGGTACTAAAGTTTCCAGTAGTTGCTCCATTTCCAAGTCTTCCATTATCACCATAACCCCAAGTCCAAAGTTCATCACCAATATATTGGTCAATTAACCAATATTCACTCACATAATAATTCTCAATGTCTCCTTCTGGGGATAAGAACTGATTAGGCATTTATCTTATCCTCCAATTCTTCAATGCGAATTTGTTGTTCCTTAATTGCTTCAATTAATACTGCAACAATGTTTCCGTAAGAAACTGTTTTCAATCCTTTTGCATTTGTAGTTACAACTTCAGGTAATACCTTTTCAATTTCTTGTGCAATCACACCGATAGATGATTTATTATGTCCATCAATCCAATCATAATAAACACCATCAATTCGTTTTACCAATTCCACTGCATTCTCAATGGGTCTTATATTTTCTTTCTGGGTTTGGTCAGATAGTGATGTGAATACAGTTGCATAAAGAGTTCCAGTGCTTGGTTGGAATTCTAATTTATTGTCTGATGCATATGTTGCGGTAGGTGTTCCGGTTGCAACATCCGAGAATGTTGGGAAGAAAATGTTTGAAGATGCAGTTTCGTTAGTGATGCTACCACTTCCACCGGAGGTTCCTTGAATACCTTGAATTGAAGTTCCTTGAGTACCTTGAATACCTGTGGTTCCTTGAATACCTTGTGTTCCTTGAGATCCTGTGGTTCCTTGGCGACCCTGTATACCTTGAGTACCTTGAGATCCTGTGATACCTTGTGTTCCTTGAGATCCTGAACCTGTAATTCCTTGAGTACCTTGAATACCTTGGATACCTTGTGATCCTGTGATACCTTGTGTTCCTTGAGATCCTGAACCTGTAATTCCTTGGCGACCTTGAATACCTTGTGATCCCGTGGTTCCCTGGATACCTTGTGTTCCTTGTGATCCCGTGGTTCCCTGGATACCTTGTGTTCCTTGAGATCCTGTAGTTCCTTGAATACCTTGTGTTCCTTGAGATCCTGTGGTTCCTTGGATACCTTGTGTTCCTTGAGATCCTGTGGTTCCTTGGCGACCCTGTATACCTTGAGTACCTTGAGATCCTGTGGTTCCTTGGATACCTTGAGTTCCTTGAGAACCAGTAGTTCCTTGAATACCTTGAGTTCCTTGAGATCCTGTGGTTCCTTGGAGACCCTGTATACCTTGAGTTCCTCCAGATGACCAACTTACTCCAATTCCAGTAGAAATTAATATCGAACCTGCAGTACCTACCTGATTATTACTATCATAAAGACCATTGCGAATTCTAATATTTCCAACTATATCTAATTTTTGTGATGGATTGGTAGTTCCCAAACCAATGTTCCCATCAAAAGGTGCAAGTTGTATAGTTCCATTTGCATCCACATCAATACTTGGAATACCGGAAACATCGTTAACACTAAAGATAGAACCACTTGTAAGATTATTTGTAATGCTGAATAATTGTCCAGCAGACGCTTCAAATGATAGTGTCCCAGAATTGAGAGTATCATAATGAATAATATCAATAATAGTTCCAATACCAACTGTACCAATACCAGATGATGGTCCACTATAAGTTAAACTTGTACTTCCAGTTGGGTTATTAGATGCATCTTTATAAACAATTTGATTTGCAGAACCAGCAACAGGACCTGTTATTCCTTGAATACCTTGAGTTCCTTGAGATCCTGTGGTTCCCTGAATACCTTGAGTTCCTTGAGATCCTGTGGTTCCCTGAATACCTTGAGTACCTTGAGATCCTGTGGTTCCTTGAGATCCTGTGGTTCCCTGAATACCTTGAGTACCTTGAGAACCAGTGGTTCCTTGAATACCTTGAGTTCCTTGAGATCCTGTGGTTCCTTGACGACCTTGAATACCTTGAGAACCAGTGGTTCCTTGAATACCTTGAGTTCCTTGAGATCCTGTGGTTCCCTGAATACCTTGAGTACCTTGAGATCCTGTGGTTCCCTGGATACCTTGAGTTCCTTGAGATCCTGTGGTTCCTTGAATTCCTTGAGTACCTTGAGATCCTGTGGTTCCTTGAGATCCTGTGGTTCCCTGAATACCTTGTGTTCCCTGGATACCTTGTGTTCCTTGAGAACCTGTGGTTCCCTGAGAACCTGTGGTTCCTTGAATTCCTTGAGTACCTTGAGATCCTGTGGTTCCTTGAGATCCTGTGGTTCCCTGGATACCTTGTGTTCCTTGAGAACCAGTTGTTCCTTGACGACCTTGAATACCTTGAGATCCTGTGGTTCCTTGAATTCCTTGTGTTCCCTGGATACCTTGTGTTCCTTGAGATCCTGTGGTTCCCTGAGAACCTGTGGTTCCTTGAATTCCTTGAGTACCTTGAGATCCTGTGGTTCCCTGGATACCTTGTGTTCCTTGAGATCCTGTGGTTCCCTGGATACCTTGTGTTCCTTGAGATCCTGTGGTTCCTTGACGACCTTGAATACCTTGAGAACCTGTGGTTCCTTGAATACCTTGAGTTCCTTGAGATCCTGTGGTTCCCTGAATACCTTGAGTACCTTGAGATCCTGTGGTTCCTTGGATACCCTGAACACCTTGCAGTGCAGCACTTTGAATAGTATCTTTCTTTAACTGACCATCAGTTACATCATAGAATAAAATAAAATCATTACTTGCTGCGGCAGTTTGAGTTCTATCATTAATTAATCCAGGATTTGCACTTCTAATATTGGAAATTGTTACTCCAGTACCTAAAGTAGTAGAAGATAAAACCTCAGTACCCCCAATTTCATATACTTTTCCAACTTCAAGATTAACATTATCACTAAATTTTAATGCGGAATTAGTGTTATCCCAGGTAATTGTTTTTCTTATATTTGTAGAACCAATACCAATTCCTGCACCATCAAGGAGTATATTTGTTCCAATAGTAGATGCAACTCCAATTTGATAATCTGCAAGTTCAATAGTTGTAGAATTTACTTGTGTAGTTGTTCCGTCAACATACAAATCACCTTTAATTCTTACAAGTCCAGTATTATCTCCTATTGTAGTTGGGTCAATAATAAGTTCAGTTGGACCATTAATTTGATTTACATACAGTGATGTTCCATCAAAAGTTAAATTTGGAGAACCAGTTGGATTATTTGAACCATCTTTATATACTACTTGATTTGCAGAACCAGCAACAGGACCTGTTGTTCCTTGAATTCCTTGAGTACCTTGAGATCCTGTGGTTCCTTGAATTCCTTGAGTACCTTGAGATCCTGTGGTTCCTTGAGATCCTGTGGTTCCTTGGATTCCTTGAGTTCCTTGAGATCCTGTGGTTCCCTGGATACCTTGAGTTCCTTGAGATCCTGTGGTTCCTTGACGACCTTGAATACCTTGAGATCCTGTGGTTCCTTGACGACCTTGAATACCTTGAGATCCTGTGGTTCCTTGAATACCTTGTGTTCCTTGAGATCCTGTGGTTCCCTGAGAACCTGTGGTTCCCTGAATACCTTGAGTTCCTTGAGAACCTGTGGTTCCCTGAATACCTTGAGTTCCTTGAGATCCTGTGGTTCCCTGGATACCTTGAGTTCCTTGAGATCCTGTGGTTCCCTGGATACCTTGAGTACCTTGAGTACCTTGAGTACCTTGAGATCCTGTAGTTCCTTGAGATCCTGTGGTTCCTTGAATACCTTGTGTTCCTTGAGATCCTGTGGTTCCTTGAGAACCTGTGGTTCCCTGAATACCTTGAGTTCCTTGAGATCCTGTGGTTCCTTGAATACCTTGAGTACCTTGAGTACCTTGAGAACCTGTGGTTCCTTGACGACCTTGAATACCTTGAGAACCTGTGGTTCCCTGGATACCTTGAGTACCTTGAGTACCTTGAGATCCTGTAGTTCCTTGGATTCCTTGAGTACCTTGTGATCCTGTGGTTCCTTGAACTCCTTGCAATGCAGCAGTTGATATTGATTCCCACTTAATACCAGAACCAGTGGATAATAGAACTGATGTTGCAGCACCCACTTGATCAAAACTATCATAAATTCCACCACGAATTCTTACATCTCCCGCAACATCTAATTCTTGTGTTGCATTCGTGGTTCCAATACCAACCTTACCAGTAACCTCAAGTACTATTTGATTTTCAGTATAAGAAGTAATACCGATTCTGAGATTTCTTTGACGATTACTAATATATCCTTTAGGCATTGTTCTTAATTAGTTGAGGGTTTCTAAAATACTTGCGATAAATTTCAAGTTGGTCCCATTACTACCCGATAGAACTAATCTATCACCACTTTCTAATACTAACTTTCCCGGAAGAAGATTTGCAGTATCATTACCAGAAATTGGAAATTGTTTCAATATTTCCGTATCAGTAGAACTTCTACGATGCGTAAAAGATATATCTTGAGAAGTTGACCCAATATTCGTGACTTGCGCAAGAAGAACTACTCCAGTATAACCAACTGGTGCAGTATAAATTGAAGTTGTTGCGACACCAACAACTGCAGTGACTGTTTTAAAAACATTAAGTGCTAACGCCATCTTATTAATCTCCTCCTAATGCAAGAATGAATGGGGTTACTGTTGAGAACAAACTCTTTGAATAAAATGTTCCACTAATGGTTCCAGTTTGTTGATTGATTACAACACCATCACCAATTCGGAAGTTACCAGATTGGTCTGTGGTTGTAAAAACAACAATACCTCCATTATTTGTGACTGTTTCATTTTCCTGAATTGGAACACCACCAGCAGCAGGAAGTGCAGTTGCAATATTTGTTCCAGAACCAATATATTCAAGTGAATGTCCTGATGCTAATACACGACTTTGTTTAAAGAAAGGAACCTCCATTCCCGCAGTGACTGCATAAGGAACATTATCAGTAAAGGTAATCGTACAAATACCTGCAGAAACTGGAGTACATTTTTCAATGATATAATAAGTTGGGATCATATTTACACTTCCAGTTGCAGTATTAATTCCTACATCTGGTGTGTTGAATGTAACTCTTGGAGTTGTTGTATATCCTCTTCCGTTTGAAATCATTTCAACAGAAACTACAGAACCGTTTTTAACCTCTGCAACTGCAGTTGCTGGAATTCCCCAAGGTGTTTCTGGGTCTTCTATAGTAAGTTCTGCAGTTCCCGTATATCCAGTTCCACCAGAACCAACCGTAACTCCACCAATACTATAATAAAGTTTATCAAAATAAACTACCTGACCATCAAAAGGTCTGATGATATTAATTTTTGCGGTTCCGCCTGAATCATAAGTATGGGAAAGTGTAGATACTCCCACATAAACACTGAATGTTGTACTTGCAGCAGATACTGTGGGAAGTGCATTTCCGCCATTAATATTTCCAGCATCCAAACGAGTTGTAATAATTCCTACAAGATTATCAATAAAGGATTGAACATCCGCACAAGAATTTACACTTGTATTTGAACCAGTTGCAGGGTCGGGTGCAATTGTTAAGTCCTTATTGGTTAGATTATTTGTAATTGCAAGTTTCATCAAATCTCTTGCAGATGTAAACCCTACAATTGTTTGTGGAACTTCCCCATCTACACCATTTGTAAGTATAGTTCCATCTATCTTAAAATATGCTTTGGTTGCTTCTAAAGTATTTCTTGATGTGAAATCTCGTACATCAAGAGATACTGCATCCACAATAAATCCTAAGTCTCTTTTACATTTATCGGGACTTGGATTTGAGAACGAAGGATATGCAATTCCAATGGCATCATATGCATCATCAATGATTTCTTGACGATTTGCTTGAATAAGATTATAAGAATCTACATATCTTCCGGGCGCAACAGTGACCGTTTCAAATATATACCCTTTATTCCCGGATGGGTAAGTTACAATTCCTGGACCAGAAGAACAAGTAAATGCAAGTCCTGCAAGTGAAATTCCCATTCCCACTGAAAAATTATGTGCAGAATTCGTAGTTGCAGTAAGAATTCCAGTTACATTATCATATTTTGCAGAAGTGATATTTAAAGTTGGAGTATTTAAATCAACAACAAATTCAAATGCATTTGGTTCTTCGGTACTTGTAATAATTCCAGTGTATTTTCTTGGTCCAACTCCATCAGCAACCAATCCAAAATTACCAAATGAAGAGTTTGAGTTTGTTAAATCACACGCAGCACCACTACCGCAGAAGATTGCAGTATCATTACAGATTGTAAAAATTGAAACTAACTGTGCGTATCCTTCATTGGTAATGGAAACTCCAATACCACCTTGATTGTATTGAGTATAACTATCAACAACCATTGACTTTAATGGTCCAATTGCCTTGGAACCATCAATTTTCATTCCAATACTATTTGGAATAAAATTGGTGCAGTTCTGCACATAAGGTGATTGATTGAAGTATCCAATTTGATTTGGATTAAATGCAAAAATTGCCTTACCTGAATTTAAAGTTCCAGTGTAAGACATCTCCGCAATATAGTTTCCATTTGAAACATAAAACAAGTCCTGATTTGCATTTAATGGTTGAACAGATACCTCTCTTAAACTATCTCCAACAATTGAAACTTGTTCTGGAATAACTAATGGATTGTTTTCTAAATAAGATCCAGCACTAACTTTAATAACTGTTCCTGTTGTTGCTGCTGTGAGTGCTGCTCCGATTGTTGCCTTTGCGTCTCCAAGTTTTTTTCCGGTGTTGTTGTTGCTTCCGTCTTTTGTGACATATAGGATATTAGTAACTGTTGCTCCGGCACCAATTCTTATAATATCGGTGCCTATTCCTACTCTTTCTCTGCGGGCAAAGAGTTCTGCGTCGTATGTATTAAGACCAAGTTCCCCTAACGGTAATTGTTCTATTGATGGTATCTTGCCGGGAACCGCCGACCTTTTAATTCTTATATTTGGATTACTCATTTAATTAAGAATGGTATTTACCGCAGAACTCCTTATATAAGAAGTTATTAGTTATTTATAGTTTTTTATAATCCAAAATGAGATTGAATTTATTATGCCTGTGCCTCAGACCAAGAAATTCTTGCATTGATAGTAGTTGCAGCAGCACCTACATTTCTTGCTGCCACAATAATTAAATCTGGACCATCTGGATATATATTGCTAACAGTAGTTGGTGCAGTTAATGTTGTTCCTCCTCCCAATATACCATTACCCAAATCTCTAACTAGATTCAATTCTCTGACAATAATACCATTGTTAACAAAAAAGGAATACACAGTTTCGCCACCTGTAATAGTTGTTCCCGCTGCATGAACACATATTTGGGAAAGAGATGATCCACCGGCTGCTGCATATGTTCCTGCAGAAACACGTCCATTTAGTATTAAACTGATTAGAAAATTTCCACCAGAAAGAATTCCAACCTCACGAAGAGTTAATTGCATTCGGTTAATGAGTTCCCTCGCACCAAGAGTTCCAGTAAGTCCAGAATCAACACTAGGAGCAAGACGAAGAGAAAGAAGTGCATTAGTAGCCCCAGCATTCACAGATAATGCAGTAACCATACCTGAAGTAAATACAAAAGATCTATCATCATCATATCTACCATCCATAATAATTGATGAACCCCAGTGACCAACATTTAATGCAGTTTGTGGGGAATGCAATTCTACTGAAATTGGAGCAGTTGCGGAAAAAGTAAATGTTCCTCCGCCAGCAGTTGAAGTTCCTCCACCTCCAGTTAATCCACCAGGACCAGTTAAAGATGTTACTGCTCTAGTTAGTCCAGTAAATGATGTGGTGGTTTTTCCAGTATAATTTACATATTCAACAACAGCACCAGTATTTCCAGCAGCACGAATACACAAAGTTCCAGAAGATGGAAATTCACTTGTACTAGCAACGTTCACTGTAGTTGCAGCATTTGCTAAAGTTGATGTTATATAGGTAATTGGTGGAATTGTATTACATTCATATCTTGCTGGCAAATTACCAGATCTCATATATGCTTCAGTTCTATAGTTCGCATTAGGAATTCTATGCGCATGAATCACTTCACCTCTTTGATTTTTAAAACCGTAACGAATTGCACCAGCACCATACCAGGAATAATCAATATAAATCATCTGCATCTTAGTAAGATCGAGATTGAATCCCGAAGGACCAGTTCCATCACACTTATCAATATTCCATTCAGATTGTGGTACTCTTTGTTGTGTTCTTTTTGTAACAATAACTGCACCACTAGAAATTGTAGTTCCTCTATATTCTGGAGAAACAATCATTTGAGTATCACTTGTAATAGAAAGAACAAGATATGACATTCCACGAATGGTAACATAATCACCGGGTTTCAATTGAGATGAGAAGAAAGTCTGAAAGTTTCCACTCGCATTTCCTGTAATCACAGGAGAACCATTTGTAACAGAAACTCCTCCAGAGATTTGATCTGTGCTCGATCTTCTTACTGCATATAAAGTTTGTCCATCATATTCATAGAAAAATCCATTTTGTTCATCAAACATTCCAATTCTAATTCTAGATCCATACCAATTTCCTGGTGAAATAGTAATCGGAAATCCAGTTGCCGGAGAAGATGAAGGAGTACTCAATGCAGTATATGTGAATGTCAAATCTGTTGGTACAGTTGCAACTGTAAAAGTGCCATTATATGCAGTCTGATCTGCACCAGAAACAATTACAGTTGCACCTGGACCCAAATTATGTGGGAATTTTGTTCTTACGGTTACTGTAGTTCCAGATGATGTAACTGCGTCAACTTGCAATGCTGCCTTTAAATTAGTTCCAGTACTAAACTGAATACCTTTACCGGATTGATAACGAAAATATCTTCTTGTCTGTCTTATTAATTGATTTCCATGATATGGGCTTCCTGCTGAGAAATTAACACCACCATCAAAAGGTCTATGAATGGATGAAGTATAAGGTCTTGCATAGAGATTTTGTGACCCTCCATTTGCAGTAATTGTACCAGTTGGTGCTATGTCAACATCAAAAGTAAATGTATTTGATGTTGGAACTGTCTTTACAAAAAATGCTCCATTTGGAGGATTGCCAGCTGCGGTTGTGTTTCTTACAAAAATACCATCACCCACCGTTAATCCATGAGCATTTGTTGTAGTGCAAGTAACTGTAGTTCCACTATTAGTAAATGCAGCACCTGCAGTAGCACTTACTGTAATTTGAGATCCAGTAAAGAAACTTCCACCAAATACATAAGTTTTTGATGCATCAAAGATCTGTCCATTAAATACGTTTGCTCGTGCGACATAAGTAAATGATGACGCTGAACTTGTTTCGGTTAACTGCCATCCATTTGCAATTGGATCTTCTGTATCCTGGACAAAAATAGGTACACCAACACCAGGGTTTGTTGTTGAGGTTACAGTAACAGTTCTAGTACCATTTCCTGTTATATTAGTAACATTATAGGGTAAAACTGGATCATAAAATACTGATGGCCTATTGTTAAGTAGTGTAGTAGTTTCCCATTTTGTTTGTTGAGTACCATATTCAAAGTCAGTATCAATTAATGCCTGTGGCGTAGACACACGCATCTTACCAACGGGATCCATCAGTTCTTCAGATGGTTCTATTTTCTGTGCAGGATCATCTACAATAATCTGTAGTTTATCACCTGAACTCATTCCTGTGGTACTGTAATTTAATACTACCGTTGTTGTATCTGTAGTTCCATTTATTGTATATGAGGTTGCTCTTAAATTTGAATCTGCAAAATTATAAATTACTACATTCGTTGTTACATTTGTAATTAATATTAATCTTTCTCTAGGTATTGCTCTAGGTAAGACAACATTACCTATACCACTTTCTCCAGGTGTAAATGTATATCCACTTTCCAATATTACTTTTCTTGCCATAATTTTGGTAATTTTTTATTAGTTATTAATATTTATAAATTAAATCTACCTTTACTTGAGTTGTAATTTATAATTATTTCTTCAGTAGTAAGTGATCTATTATAAATCGATAAAAAAGCAAGAGACATAGGCATTTCATAACCAAAAAACCTTTGCCAAGATGCAATTCTTCCACTTCCATTATTAAAATTTCTATTTGAACTATTTTCTGTACCCTGTTGTTGAGATAAAGTTTGTTCTACTGTATTAATATACATTTTATTATTTGTATAAGAAACATCACTTCTCATTTCAAAAACATAATGTTTCCAATTATTCACAAGACCTAAAGAAGATACAGTTCCTGAAGATATTCCATAGAGATCATTATTTGATGTATTAAATCCAAATGATCCATTTCCTCCCCAAATAGTATAAGAACCAAATCCAAACAAGGTATTATTTGTATAATTTGATCCAATATTTGCCCAAATTTCAATCGTAGTAGTAGTGTTTAAATTTGATACAGTAATATCTAAATAATTTCCTATTCCATTAAAAGTTATGATTCCTCCATTTGAGGAACTATATGATGGTAAAGATGTTGATGGTGAATTTGGAATAATATAATCGGCAACTTCTAAATCATAAACTTTATAAAAAGTATCCTTTACGGATAGTTCAGTATTTGTTTGATTGATTGGATTTGTAACAGTTGTTCCAGAACCAGAATACGATTTTGTATTCCCAATATCTATTACTAATCCAAAATTACTTGATCCTGAATTTTTTGGTCCAGCATAAGCACCCACCTTACTCTTCCTCCATCGGTGAAGACCATTCGGAAGTACTCAAAATACTCAACATTTCTTCATAAGTATAATAACCAACAATAGATGTGAGTGCTTGTACTGATGGTGGTGGAGTTTCTCCGTCCCATTTTACAAAAGTCAAATCACCCGATGTAGAAACTCTTACAGTCTCTGCAGAAGTTTCCAGGACTTCTTCAAAGTTGATTTGGTTGAGTTCTGATGTTGCAAAGATTGCGAACTGTCTGTTTTCGTACATAGTTTTTTTAGTTATTTATTAGAAGTATCTGGATTTAGTTGCATTAAAGTTTTGTTGGATTTCTGATGCTGTGAGGACACGGTTATATATAGAATAGGATGCAATATTGAGATTTGTTTTCGCAAGCTCTCCTGAAATTACATCTAGATTTGTGCTAATTCTAGAGGTATTTTGAAAATTTATTGGATAAAGACTATCTGACCAATTTTGAGATCCAATTGAGATACCATTAACATAAACGGTGATAGTGTGGGTTATTCCAGAAAATTCATGAACCATGTCTGCTCTATACCATTGTTCCGGTTCTAGAGTTGCTTCCGCATTTTCAAAAGAAATAGATCCATACCCCTGCGTTACTCCTGGTGTTCCATTTAAATTTCTAACTCCGCATCTAAGAGTAGCCCTTGTCCAAAATCCGTCTACACCATCTAAGTACGCCAAATTGATTCCATATGATGGATTATATGAACCTTTCTGTAAAAGTCCGCATATTCGCGGACCCCTAGGAGGGAAAGGTAAGTTGTATCTAAATGTGACCGAAAAGGTGAAAGAAGAACTATTTCCTATGTTGTTAACAGGTGTTAAGTTGGTTGTGAACTGTATTGAGTCATCAGCATTATCCAATACAATATTTTCCGGACCAGAACTACTATAGGTTGGACCATTTACAAGAGACGCATTAATGTTATTACCACTCAAATCAGTCCAAGTGGTTCCACTACCAGGATAAGATTTTGGATTTGCTGCGTCAAGACACAAAACCAATCCATCAGTAACCACCCGACTATTGTATGCTACTCCCATATTCTCTCAGTGCCTCTTCGTTTTTGTATTTAGGTTATTGGTAACGGGACTTGAGTGCATTGTAGTTTTGTTGGATTTCTGATGCGGTGAGTGCTCTGTTGTATATGGATACTTGTGCGATGTTTCCTTTAAGTAATCTATCAGTATTTGATATCTCCCCCCTACCAATTATCCATCTTGCACTTGTTCCACTTACGGGAGTTCTAAAGTTTCCAGTAAAAGAAACTTGATTACTCAAAGTACCATTAATATAAATTGATGCAGTTGAACCATTATAAGTTCCAACTAAATTGTAATAAGTGGATTCTAAGGTAGTTGTAATACCGGAGACAAATGTTACAATACCAGATGTATTAACTAATTCAAAATGAGGAAAACTATCAGAAAAACCATTTATACATAATCTAATTGGTTCATTATTATTAACATTAATTTGGTCTTCCCACATTACAAGATTTTGAAAAGATATTCCAATACCAGTCGTTCTCCCCCAACAAGAAACTGTTACCTGTGAAGTTCCTGCAAAATATAATCCATTGGTTGATGGTACAGTTACATAGTCATTAGTTGCATCAAAACTCAAAGAACCTAAATTACCACTACTATAAGTAGGTCCATTCACAAGAGTTCCATTGTTCCCACGACCACTCAAATCAGTCCAAGTGGTTCCACTACCAGGATAAGACTTTGGATTTGCTGCGTCTAAACAAAGGACTAAATTTTGAAGCACTATCTGCGGACTGTGAGACAAAGACATTATTCAAACTCTCCTTCTACCTTTGTGCCTCTTTTGGGTTTTTTGAGTTTTTCAATTTCTTCATTAAGTTCTATTACTTTCTTATTCAATGCCTCAATAAGTTGATTTGAATTCATTAGTCGTGCTTCTAATGCAATCGTTTGTGCAGTTAAATCACTTACTCTTTGTTGATATACTGTAAGAAGATTTTTAATTTCTTGTTCGTTCATTTCAATTCATTCTACTGTCTTATTTAGAATAAAAAAGGAGTGAGATAAATCTCACTCCTATTGAATAAGATTAAAAATTAATTATCAGACAAAAAACCCACCATCAATAACAACATTAGAAAGTGCAAGTTCATTGTTTACACAAGAGATAACTGTATCAGTACCACCTGTGCAAGTATTATTAATTTCTAAACCACCAGCAAGAACTGTTGCATAAGCAGATGCAGTGAGAACACCGTTAGACTCACTAACTTCACTTGCGAAAGTAATTCTTGAAGTACTTTCATCCCAGTAAACCGCTGCTTTCTTAGCTGCAGTATCATAATAATGGAATACTACACCGATATCAACTGTAGTATCAGTTGAAGGAGCAATAAGGTTGCCACTGCCATCGTCAACAAGACCAACTTCAATTAGGGAGTCCTTAACAAGAAGAGTCTCTGTTTCAATAGTGGTTGTAGAACCATTAACAGTGAGGTTTCCTGCAATGGTAACACTACTTGCAAATGAAACATTACCGGTTGTATCGGCAATAGTGATAGCAGCAGCACCATTAGAAGCCTTAACTGCACCAGTCTCAACAGTTGAAACATCAAGAGTATTTGATGATGGATTATAAGAAATTCCAGCATCTACACGAATTGTTTCACTTTGAGTTGAAGAACTATTTGTAACAAATGGAATATAGAAAGATGCATCAGTTGATGTTGCAGTAGTATCAACTTGAGTTGAACGAGTTGCAGTTGAAATAGTACCAGTTAGAGTACCGAGGAATGTAGCATTAGCGTTAACAGTAAGAGTATCTCCACTGTCACTACCAAGAGTTACATTACCATTCGCAGTAACGGCACCAGTAAATGTGGAAACACCAGTTACGCCAAGATCATTATTTAGAGTTGTTTGACCGGTTACATCTAATCCAGCATTAGCGTCAAGAAGACCACCGATAGTGCTGATTCCAGCGACATTGAGAGTATCAAAGTCGTTAGGATCTAATGAAAGTAAATCTTCAAAAGTTGCCTTGGTTGTTGCATCAAGTGTTGCAATTCCAGAAAGTGCAACTAAACCACCTTCAGTGGAAAGAACTTTAGTAGATCCAACATAAAGTGAACCTACAGTAGAAATACCAGAGGTTGTTGAATTATTATAAGCAAGTTCAGTGAAAGTACCTGCAGCAGCAGAAGATGCACCGATTACAGTACCATCAATGTTACCACCGTTGATATCGGTACTTGTAATAGTACCTACACCAGTTACATTGATGTTATCAAAAGTTGAACCACCGGTTACATCAATACCACCATTTGCATCAATAAGACCACTGAAAGTTGAAATTCCACTAAAAGTTGAATTGCTAATGGTAACATTATCAAATGAAGCGCCAGAAGTTACTGATGCCCATTCAAGAACACCAGAGTTACCTAATTTGAGGAAGTGACCTGTTGTACCGCCACCCTGAGGTAGAGTATAAGTTACAGGAGTAGTTACTGTTGCTGGAGCGCGAAGTGAAACGCTATTAGTACCATCTTTATCTACAAGATTTAACTTGAGAGATTCGTCAGTACCATTTTCTTTGGTCCAATAACGGTGTGATCCGAAAAACTTGTTTCCGCCTACACCACCTACATAAAAATCGTTTTTGTCTGTTGTAAATCCTGGTTCGCCTGCACGAAGTTCAGGAAGATTTACAAACAGACCTCTTTTAAACTGAAGTGTTGGAGATGCCATATTTGATTTGTCCTAAATTGTTAATTTGACTACTAGTAGTACAAAATCAAATCAAAAGATAATACTATGTAAAACTAAAATTCCATTATATTTATTTATTTAAAATTAAAAATTAAAAATCTCCACCATCAAAATTAACCCTATCATCAAGATCTTCATCAAGTTTGTTAATAAAATCTTCAGGTAAAAAGTTATCTGCAACCGATTTACTTAGTATTGTATCAGGATCTGAAAATTCATATTTTTTATCTTCATCGTTATACATTAAAACATAACCATCTTGAACGTTGGAAATATCTATATCGTCAAGAACAGTTATGGTATCTGGTATTACAATCTGAGTTTTGACTTTTATTTGAGGCGTTCTTGAGAGTTTGATTTGAATTGCCATTAGAATTCTCCAGAATCTGCAAAATTTCCGGCATCTAGATCAATCTTATCATCCAAAATTTCATCAAGTTTACCAATGAAATCACTAGGAAGAGAATTATCTTCTACAGACTTACTTAAGATTGTATCTGGATCAACAAAAACATACTTTCTTCTTTCTGCATCATACATGAGAACATATCCATCTTGAATATTAGTAATATCAATGTTTCCAAGACCATCTAGATTATCACTAATTGCTGAACCTAGAGTTGCACTCTCATTTACAATAATATTTCCTTCAATGACTTTTTTAATTTTACCATTCCTATCAATAAGAAACATATCATAATAATTTCTACCACTTGTAAGACCAGAAGTTTGGTCACTATCTAGTGATATTTTTATTCTTCCTTGTTCTCTATTAATAAAAGTAATTGTAAAAGATTTGTGTTTTGGTGATGTTGGATATTTTCTTATTTTTGCAGAACAAGTGTAATCCGAAAGATTTAGTGGAGATCCATCATCTTCGGTAAGATTTAATTCTGTCTCAAAATCAGTTCCTTTATCTAAGATATAATTGACGGCGTATACTGCCATTTGAGTATTTGTGTCTTTTAATTATTTATAGTTTTTTTATAGATCTCCGGTATTTGTGGATGGGTATTCTCTTTGCAATCCCCATATGATTCTTACTGCACCATCCGCACCATCTGCACTATCATGACCTGCAGTAATATCTCCACCACCTCCTCCGCCACCATAAAGACCACCATTACCAGCACGAGAATTGATATTGCCGGGATCTCCATTATTACCACCACTTCCAGATCCTCCACCAGCAGCATCATTAATTCCAGCAGAACCAGTAGAACCAAATTGTATTATTCCTACTCCACCACCTCCACCACCTGATTGACCTCCTCCGGCACCACCTCCACCTGAACCCGAATTAGTTGTTCCAGGATTTCCACTATTTGTTCCTCCAGCACCTCCATTCCCAAAATATCCACCAGCGCCTCCTCCACCACCAGCATTTCCGTTTAATAATTGTCCATCTCCACCTTTCCCACCATTTCCGCCACCAATATTTCCTCCAATTGTAGATCCTCCGCCACCAAGACCCCCAGCATCATCTACTCCAGATTTTCCACCATCTGCAAATAGTAATTTAATCACACCTCTAGATAATGATGATTCTCCACCATCTGTTCCATTTATTGTATTTATTGTATTATCAGCAAGTCCACCAGTTCCTCCATAACCAACTACAACGGTTAATGTTTCTCCTGGAACTACATCTAAATCTTTAATCCATCGCAATCCTCCTCCACCACCACCCGAACCATCATTTACATCAGAACCTCCACCAGCACTGGATCCAGTATCTCCACCTCCACCACCACCAACACAAACTGCAGATATTCTAAAAACATTTTGAGGTACTGTAAAACTATAAGTTCCCTTTTCTGTAAATGCGGATTGTCCTATAGACACATTTGATGCAAAAAAAGATTGTATGATTGTCATAATTATACTATAACTCCAGCGATAACGAATGTGGAAATACCTGCATTAGAACTTACGCAAAGAATGTTTGCAATTCCATAAGCTAAAATTGTTCTATTTCCGGTCAATGTAGTTCCAGAAAAACGAAGAGTCACATTACTTCCTTGAGTAATTGTCTGTCCTGTAGCAGAGTCATTGTAAATTGTAATTGCATCGCCAGGATTAAATATCCCAGCAGGAACTGTAACTCCACCACTAGTAATTGAAATATGTTTTCCTGCATCAGATATCTGTAAAGTATATGATGTTGTTTGTGAGTTTTGTGGAATATCTCTAAGATTTCCTGAAGTATCTGAAACTATTCCAGAGAAGTTTCCGTTGTTTACATTAATAAGATTTCTAGAAGAATCAATTACCTGATTAGAACCCACATAAAAACTGTTCGCAGTTACAATACCACTAAAGTTTGCTCCAACGACATTAATAAGATTTCTGGTATTATTAATTACTTGATTTGCATCAACATAAAAACTGTTTGCAGTTACAATGCCACTAAAGTTACCACCAACGACATTAATAAGATTTCTAGAAGAATCAATTACCTGATTAGAACCCACATAAAAACTGTTTGCAGTTACAACACCACTAGAATTTAGTGAGGTTACTGATATATTTCCTACAGAAAATCCTCCATTACTTCTTGCAACTATAGTATTTCCAGTAGTATCTGAACTTTCTGCATTTAATCCCAACGTAACCGATGATGATCCATTATAAGATGAACCAGTAAAATATGTTCCGAAAGTTAATGTATTTAAATCACTGCCTAATCCAACTCCAGAAATAGTAGAATTCTCAAGTTGTCCATTTGTAATTGCTGCACCAACCGCAATATCACTACTTGTAATTGAATTTGTGAGATTTAACTTACTATATGATATTGCCGCATTTGTAGAAACATCTGAATTAGTAATTCCGGAACCATCTACAGAATCAAATGATAATTTACCATAAGTAATGCCTGCACCAACTTCAATATCTTCTGATTTGATTGTACCATTGGCAATCATTCCAGTTGTAATTACACCCACTGACTGCGGTGTAATTAATGTAGCGATTCCAGAAACTGAAGGTAAAACAAGAACTCCAGATGCAGTAGGTGAAACAGTTAATGTTACTATTCCGCTTGAAGAACCTTCAAACAAAAGTCCCGATCCTATGCCACTTATAATTGGAGATGTTAGTTGTTTATTTGTTAATGTCTGATTGTCGGTGGTTCCTACTATATCACCAGATGGTGCCGATTTACCTTCAAGAAAAGAAACATTTAAATTTCCTACTTGCGCAGTAGAATTTACTGAAAATGGTGGAAGTGAAGACTCTTCAGAAATAAATCTTGCGGATTTTACAGTTCCAGATACTTCTAATTTTTCTGAAGGAATAGAGGTTCCAATACCAACATTTCCAGTTGGACGGTAAATATCACTTCCGGATTCTTGCCAACGATCTAAAGTTGGATTAACTAATGGTGTTCCATTTAAAGTAAATGATTCTGCGTTTATATTCCCTAAAACATCTAATTTATATTGGGGATTCGTAGTACCAATTCCAACATAAGGAAGTTCTCCTGATGTAATCGCAATTTCCTGCGAAGAATTCTCCACATAGATGAAGGAACCAAATTGCGAAAGTTCTCGGTTTCTTATGATAGACATTTAAAATCTTCCTTATGAATATATTTAGAATAATGTAAATGATGTACTACCTATTCCAGACACGGAAATGGTAATTACATTATTGGAATAAGAAATATTAATTGGTGCCGAACTTTCTACATTAAAATATCCACCAAAATAATTTTCATCAGAATTTATAGATATAATTTCTACAGTTTCTCCACCAAAACATGAATCATTTAAAATGATACTTTCGCCATCTGATGCGTCATATTCATTGGATGAAAGTTTAACACCATTTATGAAAACATCCATTAAATTTGGAGTATATGGTGTTAAAAATGTAGTTTGTAATTCTGATGCAGTAAATGTAACTGAGGTTCTTTCCGTCACATTACTTTTCCAAGTAACACCTGTACCAGTTGAAACCAAATATTGACCAGCAGATCCTAATGAACTTCCTGCACTTAACCTCCCATCAATTCTTATGTTATTGACTGTAGAGACGCCAGCAACAATTGAATTTCTGGTTATGTTTAAATCAGTAGCACCAATTCCCCCATTTACATCTAATCTATAAAGTGGATTGGTTGTTCCTACACCAACTCTATTATCAAAATCTCTTGCGAAGATTAAATTTTCATTGACTTCAAGACCGTTTTTTACAACAAAATTTTTATTTGCCATTCGGTTTCACTCTCCACCGATTTTTATACTATTTATAAATCTAAATAGTAAAAAGAAATATTGAAGATAAAAATGACAACACAAGTATTAACTGGATATTTTGCCAGAACTGGAGATTTAAATCTTTATACTAATAATACTGGACAAAATGTGAGAGTAATATTTAATTATCTGTCCATTGAAGGTACTGGAACAAATGAGATGCGTATTGTTACTCCAGCACAAACAAACCAAACACCAGCGTTTGATGAACTTGGTAGGGCGATAACTCAACAAACATCCGTACCATCCACTTATGTGCAATTACCAAATCTTCCCGATGTTGATAATGATTGGATTGAAGGCATTATTGGAAATAAATTAACTTCTTCTGGAATAAATTATGATTGGTATTGGAGAAGATGGTGGGGATTTAGTAGATATAGACAAGGTGGTGGAGATAATGCTTATGGTTATATATTTTTAACCTCAAGAGAAGATGTTGTTGGAACTAAGTATAAATTTTTTGGATTTGATTATAATTGGTGGAGAAAATATAGAAGATCTATGGAGATTCCTTTTCCAGTAGAAGTATTTTTAACTCCAAACCAATCTATTGTTTTTGTTTCCAGAAAGCAATTAGCCATAGATGAAAGAAATAGAGCTACAATTCCTGTGGCACCACAACAAATCACATATAATGTATTAGTGATGCCAGAAGGAGGTTGTGCTTAAATAGGAAGTGCAAATCCTCGGGTATTGAATGGGGAGAAGTTTGAAGTGACTGTAACCTTATAATCAATTTTATCAGTAATGTCATTATATTCAATAGTCATTCCACAAACTACTCCCAGTTTGTTTATAATTGCTCTAGCAACTCTATCTTCCCTAAAGTATAGATTTGTATTACCTTCAGGAAGATCATCGGTTGTAGAGAGACTTAAGAAAGACTTAATTGAAGTCCAACCAAGAACACCAGGAGATACTGAATAAAGTATACTATTTGCAGCACCAACTACATTTGGAAGTGTCCAAATTAGATTTGTATTTAATGATGGTACTTGGAATCCTGCATAATTTGATCTGGATGAATTATAAATTCTTATTTGTCCAGTAACTGCAGTATTTCCAATTACATCTAATGCAATTCCGGAAAGAACAGTCAAAGTATTAATTCCAACATTACCATTTACATCAATTATAAATGGTGTAGTGTCCCCAACTGTATTATCAATTCTTACTATATTTTCAATCGGGGCGCCAGCAGAAGAACGAATGCGAAGACCTGGCTGATCAACAACTTGCACATCAAGTTTTGCTTGCGGAACTGCAATACCAACACCGATTGATCCATTATTAGTAATTACAAATGGCGACGCATCGTTTGCCTCGTCTTCAATTAAGACAGCATTTCCGGTTCCAGTTTGTGTTACTCTTATTGCAGAAGATTCTGTTGTCACTGCCACATTAACAGTGGAAACAAGATTAACTATATTATCAACAGTATCATAAGATGAACCAGTTACTCCAGCGAACAGTAATCCATCTTTATTATATTGAAGTTCTCCGATAGCACCGCCCACTGGTGGAATATCTGGAAGTTCATCCAATGATAACCCATCCATTGTAATAGTTGCAATTCCCGTAGTTGGATCAAACGCAGATGTGATTGTTATTCCAACACCAACAAAGTTTAACTGAGTTGCCATACCAACATAGTTGTTGGTAACATTTCTAGAAACCCCGATTCTATTTGCGCCAGTGATAGTAAGAGTCGTGATTCCTACTTCATCATTATTTTCTCCAGTAATATTAATATCACCTAAAGTCTTGAAGTCTATTAATGTGCAGATTCCAACAAAATTATTATTTGTTGAAATGCCAATTCTATTAGATGGACTTCTTTGCTGTTCACCAATAATTCCAAACTTTTCCCAAATATTATTGGTAGTGTAAACCCAACCATAATGTTTTCCACTTTCAGGGAATGCATTAATTACAACATCTCCTGGGTTTCCAGATTCTATGGGAGTAGAAATTCCAACAGTGGTTTTTCTGGAAACAGTGGCGTCACCTTGCAGATAAAGTGAAGATGCTTCTATACCCTTAGGAGAAGTTGATGTAATCTTGTTATTGAAAATTACTGGGCCATCAAATTGTGAAACTAATTTTCCATTTTCTCCACCTTCAACACGAATGGATCTATTGACATTTATTTCCAGAGGAGTAATAACATCAAATCCAATATTTACAATACTAGAATTTAAATCTTCTCCAGTTACTGTGGGAATAGGTGCATCAAATATTTCTTCTTGTCCGGTAGTTGAATTTATTTTCTTATTACCAGTGTAGAAATCTCCATCACTATTCATACCAGTAAAGATACTTACCCCACCATCAATTTTTGTTGACTGTGAAAGTAATTCTTCTTGACCCGAAATTACACGATCTTGTCTTTCTGGTAATGCTGTGGAATAATTACCGGGACCAAATCCCATATATTCAAAGGTATGTCCAGATGCACGAATAATAGAATTTCTTCTAAATTCAATCGGAAGAACTTTTATCTTCTTAACAACTGAATTATCTAAGTGTACTTGTTTTTGAGTTCCGAGAACTGCACGGAAACATCTTACACTATTACTTACAACAGATTCTTTGATTCTGAAAATTTCATTATCAATTTGTAAGTAATCACCAATTTTTAGTCCAAGTTGAACAGCATTTTCTATTTGCAGAGGATCATCATCTGTTGCAGTTATATCAATTAATGCAGTTGAAATAGTAGTTACACCATCATAATATGTAATCAAACGAGAAGAAGTTATTTCATTGTCTCTCGCAATGCTACCACCATAGGATGATGCACCAAAAGGATAAACCGTAATATCTCCACCTGTTACAATTGTATTATCTTTAATTCCTAGATCAATAGTAATTGAAGTAGTTGCAGTTCCTCCTGGGCCAAATGTAGATTTAATAATAAAATCGCGGTTGAATGAACTATTTTCGGCACCAGCAATACGAATCTTATCATTGACCTTAAGACCATGGGCAGAATTAAAGACAATAGTAGAAATGCCAGTGTTGGAATTATAAAAAGAAGTTGTAATTCCTAGAGTCTTTCCAACCAAAATTACATTTGATTTTTCTGTAGCAAAACTTCCAAGACCAACAGTGGATGGGTTTTCTACTATAGTTGAAGATTCAATTTCAATTTGTTTGGAATTTCCGGTTGTAATTCCTACAATTTTATAAAGAGTATCATAATCTTTAGATATTCCGGAAATACTTAAACAGTCTCCAATATTTTGTTGAATATTTTCTACACGAACAACCGCATCAAAAGAACCAAAGTTTCTTGGTACATCTTTAATTGCAAGAGTATTTCCGATACCATAAGCACTACCACCATCCATTATAACAACATTACTAATGGTTCCTGCAGCACTTACTGTTACTCTTGCAGTTGCACTATTACCTCCTACTGATTCACTTATCAGAGGAACATTATAATATATTCCAGTGACATAAGTTGATCCTCCACCAACAATACTTAAGTTGGTGATTGATAATAATCCATGATCTTCATTTGTAAATATTGTGTGCGCCGTTCCGGTTGGATTGGATACAATATCAGTAACACCAAATCCAACATTTAAATCAACAAGTAAATCATTTAAAGTTTCTTTGGTGATTGACTTTTGTGGTTCATTAATAGTAACTCCTCCAATTAAATCGGATGAAGCATGACATCTTGATGGTTCTGGGTCGGATACCGGATTATCGCGATTTAATTGAGGATAAAGATTTTGAATTGGTTGCGAGAATTTTAAATTATTAAATGGTGTTACTGTAGGTGAATTTGAACAGTTGGTAACAATTAAGTGATATATTCCATCTTGAACATTTGCAATATATTCTTGAATTTCTTGACTTCTATAAAGTTGATATGTTCCTTGAAGTTTCTTTCTTGAAAACCTAGGAAGATTTGAATCTCTAATTGAAGTATTGTTAGTAAACTCACCGGGATTGACTGAAAGATCAAAAGTAAAATGTCTTCTTGATGGAATAGATTTTACAACAAAAGTTCCGTTAAATCCAAAATTGTTTATGCCAGAAGTGTTTTGAGTACTTACTACGTTTACAATTTCAACTTCATTTCCTACTTTTAGTCTATGTGGAAGTTCTGTTGTAACTGTTGCAATTCCAGAAGAACTCCATGTGCAAGTTGCAATAAATCTAGGACTTCTGAGTTCGTTTGAATTTGTTAAAACTGCAGAATTTGTTGGATCAAAGTATTTGGAAATTTCTTCGGTTCCTGTTCCAATTCCAGAACTTGATTCTTGAAGAATAAATGAATCTAATGGAGGTCTTCCCGAAAATGAACTAGATCTTGGAATAATATAACGTAGTTTATAAATTTTATCAGATAGACTTCTATTATCAGAAATTCTTCTCACATAAGTTCTTGGAGTCGCTGCCCCCAATCCTGCTGTTCCGACACCAACAATTTTCGGATAAATTGTGTTTTCAAATTCTCCAACAGAAACATTGATGTACCATTGATTATTGTCACTATCCCATTGAACCGGATGACCAATATCGCCAGAATTTTTATCAGATACTCTACTTACAATAGTTAATACACCACCTTTTTTGTTTGGTGAAATAGATTCTCCTCTAAAGGCATCGCTTAAAGTTTGTGCAACCTTAATTTGTGTACTTCCTATTCCAACACCAGGAAGTTGATCTGTAATTGCATAATAAATTTTGTTTGGAGAAATGCCATCTGGTAATGATGCATTATCACTTATGATTCTAATGGATTCTCCTTGCAAGAATGAATGGGGTTCTATAAATGTAAAAACACCATCTGCTATATTGTTCTCAATATCTTGATTGTTAATTCTTTGAACTTCAAAAGATTTTTCAAATATAGATTCTTCTGCAATATTATCTACAGAAGGCATTACAATAAGAGAAAAATAAGAAGAAGTAATTCCAGACTCAAGAATATTTAAGTTTAAATAATCATCTTTCTTTGCACCAATTCTATAACCATCTATGACTGTTTCTGGAATTACATTAATATCATCATAATCATAAAGATACAAACGACCAGTTGATGCAACACCAATAGTTTTTTCTACATCTATGGATAAGAATTCAATAGAGGATTCTTTTGTCTCTATTTCTTGAGGAGATACGATATGTGTAATATATCCAGTATCATCTCTAGTGAATGAATTTCTCTTATATCCTTTTGCAACTAATGATTTGGATCCAAAGTTGGAATTAGAGTTGTTAATTGAAATATCGCCACCATTTTCTGCAACAAAATGATTTGCATATCCAATTGCGAATACCGATACTACTTGAATGTATGCATCATTTGTCGCCTTAATGTGGAAACTTTCATATTCTGGTCTATATTTTGAAAGTGAATCTGAGAATAGATTGGTTAAATTTGAATTGAAGGAATACTTATATGTTCCTGTTGCCTTATCATATCTCGTAAATGCCCTGTCGTCTTTCTGTAAACCAATTCCAGTGAATTGTGCAACGACCATACTCTTAAATCCATCTGCCTTATCACCATCAGCCAAAAGTCCAGACATTCCATATACCGTTCTCATTGAAACATTAAAAATATATGGAGATGCTGATGATACAGTATCTACAGTTAATCTAACAAATGCATTTGCAGTTCCACCAATTGCGTTTGGTGGTGGATCTTGAACAACATATTCAAATTCTTGTAGATCATTTACCTTACTTACCACATACTGACCATCGTATCCGGGATTTGATACACCTTGTATCTGAACCGCAGTATCAACATTAAGTCCAGGTAAAGGAGTTGCTAGAGATACTGTGATGGTTTTATTTGCAGTAATACCATCACCGGCACGAATACTTGTAATTCCAATCTCACCTCCGCGAGGACCAACAATTCTAAATTCATCAATTGCTGGTTCAATGTCCACATCATCTGGATAGTCGGAAGGAATATCTCTACCTGAAGTTGGTCCGTATGCAAGTCCAATTTTTTGATAATATAATTCTAAGTCTGTTCTATCTGTAGAGTAATCCGAAATATAATCATCATCAATCTTTACACTATTCACACCATCCGCATATTCAATTGCGGTTAATTTGTGATGTGAAAATGCAGGAACAAATGTATTTCTAGTATAATCAGAATAGCAAAGACCATTTGGATCTGCATCCAAAATAGTAAATTGCCATAGATAACAAGCACCAGTCAAACGAAAAACACAAGAAGGTGCAATATCATTCTCTACGGGATTTGGAACATATTTTGGTCTAATTCTTGTTTTACGAAGATCCATTCCTACAATGGATGTTCCACGAGGAATTATAACACCACCATAAACAGAGTTTAATTTATATAAAACATTGTTCTCGGAAGATACATCAAAGTTTGTATTTAGATCCCACTGATTAAAGTCTGAAGATACTTCACTACTTCTGAGTCTAAATTTAAGAGTTCCCGCATCCTCAAATGGAATCCATCCTGGACGGTTATCTACAATATGATCGCCTGGATAAAGAACAATTGTAGTCTTTCCAAATCTATCGTTTTTATTTCCTCTTTGATATGAAAATCTGGCAGATTCTGCTAAGGCTCTTTGTAAGGTTCTAAATGGTCTTACGGGAGAAGTGCCAGTATTTTCTATAGAATCCGTTGCATCTAAACTGTTTGGATCAACATATAAAATTGTTCCTCGGGCACTACGAAGAAAATTATCTAGGCGACTTAATCCCATTTTATTAATGTTTATAGTTCCGTTATAAGTTATTTATTCATAAAAAACCCCCGAATTTCTTCGGGGGAAAATAATTATAATATTTCATCAAGTACTTCTGGATTTTCTAGATCTAATTCAAATAGGCAAGGATGACATTCTTCATCTATGAGATAAAATGAACATTTGAAAAAAATTTCTGGTGTCATTAAAAGTTGTTCTTCCGCCTTTTTAATTATTTCCGGATCATTTTGTAAAGTGTCTGGTATCTCATCAAATGTAAAAGGTATCATATTGATATAATATGTTTTTATAATAAACTTTTCATAATCTGTTTTATACCAAGTGTAGGCATATGTGATACGATACATTATTGGAGATTTTATGAATATTTATTTGAATTCAATTGGGTGGTATTTTAGATATTCATAAAATGTTAACTTCATTTCTTTATTTGTCATTCCACAATGTTCTGCGGCTTGAGGAAGATTCATTTTAGAATAAAAGAGTCCTTCATTAGATTCTTTTACATTTTGTGGAGTTGTTTTTACTCTTACTTCATTTGAGTTCATGTTGCATGATTGTTTAGAGTTTATTCATATTATCATGCAATTCCTGCATTGTCAAGTCTCTGTTTTAGTTCATCAATTTGTTGTTGTTGGTTTTCAATGATTTCTTGTTGTTCTTGAATTGCTTTGATGATTGGGGAGATGAATTCCCCATAACTTAACCCCTGTATACTATCCGGATCACTTAGATCTGTCAGAACCCAACCTGCAAAATCAGGAATATCAAATTCTTTCCATGTTTTTTCCACTTCTTGTGCTATAAAACCATAATGGGTTCTTAGTCCTGGTTTAGATTCGGTTATTTTTTCTCCGGTTTCTTCATCCACTTTTTCAATGTAACCTCCAGTTATCCATTTATAAGAAACTGGATTTAATTTTTTAATAAATTCTAACCCAAGTTTTGATGGTGTGATATCTATTTTTTCTCTTCTATCTGATGGTTGTATTTGTTGGTTCTGTGCATATACTACAGACCAAAATCTATTAGTTGTTCCAAGGCTGTAAGTATTTGAATCTGTTGGCTGAACATCATCTTTAAATCTTATGTCCCCATTAGTGGATTCAAATATCATATTTCTATTGGTTGCTTCAATTTTAATTTGACCACCATCTGCCCCGATACTAAATACACTATTATTATTTTGAACAATACCATAACAACCACTTAAATTAGTATTGTTCCTATAAGCGACAATATTTCCATCAGATTGTAGTGCTGCAAAAGGAAAATTTCCAAAATTTGAATTCATACTTCGGGCATAAAAATCCAATCCTTGTTCAATACCATTAGATCTCACATTATTGACTGCACCGTTTGGTTCTGTTGTTTGCCATGCTGGGTTTGTTGAATATGTTAATGTTGCAGCTGAACTTTGCCTTCTTGATAATTCATAAACATTAAATCCACCAAAATCGGATGCCTTTTTAACCCAAAGTTGCATATTGGTAGTCCATCCACCACTGATAACTTTGAATGAATCATTAACAATATGGAATGAATTGGTGGTTCCTCCTTTAGATAATATTTTAACCTCTACTGTTGGATTTGTATTTATTGAATTAGATCTAAAGAACACTGATATAATAGCAGAATCATGTCCACTAGTTGCTTCATTTACAAAACCTAGAATCAAAGTACAATCAGCAAACTGAACTGTTCCTGTAGAAAATGTTGCAATTAATGCCCATGTATTTGCTGATGCGGATGACCCATTTTGCGTGGAACAAACCAGTCTTCCAAATGATCTAGAATCTAAATCATCTAATAAGTCGGCATTTAAATTATTAACTTTGGTTGTTGAATTAACGGAAAGTGGTGAGGTTCCAGTTGCAATACTGGAAATTAATTGCGATGAGGCAGTTATTGATCCAGTAACATCTAATGCTGTGGTTGGATTATTCTTCTTAATGCCAACATCACCATTTGTAGTAATTCTTATTCCACCAATAGTGTTTCGCCAAGGGGCAATGACAAAGTTTGCAGTGCTATTTTCAGTTCCTCCTGAAAATATAATTCCTTTATCGCCAGCAGATACAATAGAATTGTAACTACCATTCAAAAGTCCATTATGAAAATCTATAAATCCTTGCCCAGAAATTCTAAATTCTGGATCATTATTATTGGATGTACCTGCCCAAACATCTAATCTTGCATTTGTTATATCAGTTCTTATACCAACATTACCAGAAAAATTCAATAATCCATCGGAAACATTCGTTATTCTATATGTAAAATCATTATCATCAGTATCTGTCAAATGAAAATCAATATATCTACCAATTTCCATTACACCATCACTACCAACATAAGGAATAACGCCAAAATAATTTTGTAATCCTGTTGTATCAAACCCATCTAATAAGTCGGCATTCAAATTAGTAACAACTTGAGTAGAATTAACTGAAAATGGTGCCGATCCTGATGATGGTGTTCCCGCAACAGTTGAAATAAACCGACTCGCTGTTATATTTGCAGCAACAGAAACTTGTCCCGGAAAACTACTATTTCCGGAACCGTCGAGAAGAGTAAGAGTTCTTGAGAGTGTTGTAAAATCTCCAGAGTATTGTCTTACATAAATCGGTTCAGATGCATCATCTGCAGTAGCAATTTCTGCATATCCAGCATTAGTTGCAGTTCCACCAACTAAAATTCTGAACTGATCATTATCTGCCATCGAAGCGCGAATAAGTTCCGTTGTACCTGAACCAGTCGCAGTTCTGATAAGTCTACCAGTGAAGTCATTTGCGCTAAAATTCCCCGAAGAATCTCTTCTTATTAGAGTATTTGCAGTATTTGCTTCATCTTGTATAATTGAGTTCATACTCTCATTAGCGGATAATGTAATACCATTATTAAAATATACTGAACCATTATCACCATTTCTTATGCAAATTAGAATCCAATTATAAGGAACATCTAAAACGGAAGTATATGAAACAACGCGGAAGTTTTCTGGTTTAGTACCATTGTTAGATCCAATTGGCAAAATATAGTAAAGTGCTTCCCACGCATTAAGAAGAATACCATCGGAAGTTGCATTTCTAGTTGGAGCACCACCATCTACAGTAATTGGTCCAGTTATCGGGCAAACGATATCAAAATATCCATTACTACTAAAATTATTACCGTAACCATTTGAAATTACAATAAATCTTGATGACCAAGAAACACTATAAGAAGGATTAACTTTAATTGTTCCACCACCAGTCAGATTGCGATTTGATCTAAGTGCGGATGCAAATAATGTTGTTGTTATTCCACACCAAACATCAGCATCTAACCCACTACCAAAACCATCATTTAAATTCGTCCATATTTTAGCCCAACCACTTGTCCCTAAATTATTTGTTGAACGATAATATAGATTCAAACTATCTGTATATTTTGATGCAAATTGCATTGCATAGTAAGTTGGTGATGCATCTGTTGTTGTTACTGATAACAAGTGCATTTGATTTCCGGCAATAGGCCATCCTTCCGCAGTTGTGGCAGTTTGAGTTTGATAAAATCCAGTATCAATTCTGGATGTTATATTTTCTATATTTTGAGATCCTAATGTAAATGTAGTAGTAAGTGCCCCACTAATTCCTTGAATTCCTTGTATACCTTGTGCCCCTTGAGTTCCCGTAGCACCTTGAACTGAAGCACCTTGAACTGAATCCCCCCTAAGACCCTGTGTTCCTTGTGATCCTTGTACAGAATTACCTGGAGAACCTGCAGTACCTTGAGTGCCTTGAATTGAAGTTCCTTGTGTTCCTTGAGTACCTTGAACAGAAGTGCCTTGAGAACCTGAAGTACCTTGAGTACCTTGTACTGAAGTTCCTTGAGTACCTTGAGTACCTTGAGTTCCTTGAACCGAAGTACCTTGAGCACCTTGAGGTCCAACATTTGTATAAATTTCCCAGGTAGTTCCATCGTAAATAAAATCTACGATTATACCTTTAACATCAAGTATGAAATCGTCATTAATTCCTTCTATTAAAGAACCATTTCTTAATATAGTTAAATTATTTGTTGACCAATCTTGACCATCGGCAAAAGCAACAAAATCACCCTCTGAAGGTAAAGCGGGTAGAGTAATTGCAAAAGATCCTCCAGAAGTATCTGCAATAACTCTTTCGTTTTTTATTGCAGTATATGTGGTAGTTACTCTTTTCCAAGGATTAAATTGTCCAGAAGGACCATCTAAACCTCTAGTACCTTGAGTACCTTGTACTGAAGTTCCTTGAGTACCTTGGATACCTTGAGTTCCTTGTACAGAATTACCTGGAGTACCTGCAGTACCTTGGGTTCCTTGTACTGAAGTTCCTTGTGTTCCTTGAGTACCTGTAGATCCTTGAACACTTGTTCCTTGAGATCCTGCAGTACCTTGGGTTCCTTGTACTGAAGTTCCTTGTGTTCCTTGAGTACCTGTAGATCCTTGAACACTTGTTCCTTGAGATCCTGCAGTACCTTGTGTGCCCTGAATTGAAGTACCTTGGGTTCCTTGAGTTCCCTGAGATCCTGTGGTTCCTTGAGTTCCCTGAGATCCTGTGGTTCCTTGAGTACCTTGAGTTCCCTGAGTACCTGTAGATCCTTGAACACTTGTTCCTTGAGATCCAGAAGTACCTTGAGTGCCTTGAATTGAAGTACCTTGGGTTCCTTGAGTTCCCTGAGATCCTGTAGTTCCTTGTGATCCTTGAATACCTTGAGTACCTTGGGTTCCCTGAGTACCTGTAGATCCTTGAACACTTGTTCCTTGAGATCCTGCAGTACCTTGTGTGCCCTGAATTGAAGTACCTTGGGTTCCTTGAGTTCCCTGAGATCCTGTGGTTCCTTGAGTTCCCTGAGATCCTGTGGTTCCTTGAGATCCTGTGGTTCCTTGAGTACCTTGTGTTCCTTGAGATCCACCTAGTCCTTGAACACTTGTTCCTTGAGTACCTTGAGAACCTGTGGTTCCTTGTGTTCCTTGAGTACCTTGAGTACCTTGAGATCCTGTAGTTCCCTGAGTACCTTGAGTACCTTGAGTACCTTGAGATCCTGTAGTTCCCTGAGTACCTTGTGTTCCTTGAGATCCTGTGGTTCCTTGAGTACCTTGTGTTCCTTGAGATCCACCTAGTCCTTGAACACTTGTTCCTTGAGTACCTTGAGAACCTGTGGTTCCTTGTGTTCCTTGAGTACCTTGAGTAC